CTATTTCCCTTTTGGTTTGCCTCTCCTATGGAACATAATGGCGAGAGTCTGTTTTTGTTGAACTCCTCTTTTGTTATTTTGTTTTTGCACCGTTTAATGAAGTTGTTTTTCCCTCCGAATATTATATGTTTTTGATTATTTTGGATTGTGAGAAACTTCCCTTCCTTGGCGGCACAAGCGAAGAACCAACATTCCATGAGTGGTACGTTGTTCATATTGTTTTTGAACCAATGTTTAATATTGTTTTCGTTCCACCCTTCCAATGCTCTGTTATAGGCTACTCTTAGGCAATGCGAGTACTGCCTTTGATATTCCTTTACCAAGACAACATCCTCATTGGATAGTTGTTTATATTGTAGCTTAATAGTTTGCATTGAATGAATTTTTTTTCTTCTGCATTTTATTTATAAATATCTTTTAATATGAAAAATAGTACATAAATTAAAATTATTTTAGACGTTAATCAAGAGGTTGAGAGTTCAAGTCTCTCCGAGTCCACCATTTAAACTGTTAAAACAATGTTAAAAGCACGAAAAAGTTTTGTTAATTCAAAAATTATTCGTACCTTTGCATCGCCAAACAGAAAAACAATGCTCCTTGGTGTAATGGTAACACTACAGGTTTTGGTCCTGTCGTCATGGGTTCGAGTCCCGTAGGAGCATCAATACATAGGTGTAGCTCAGTTGGTAGAGTTCGTGGTTTGGGACCACGCTGTCGCAGGTTCGAGTCCTGTCACCTATACTATCAAAAATTCAAACTCATTAAAAGAAGGTAATGAAAGCAATTCTCAAAGAACGGTTCGTTCAATCAATTAAGGACGCGATAGTTAAGTTCTACTATCATTTACCTTATTTTGATTATGCCATGGGAAGATACACTTACATGAGCGCCATAAAAGAGAACCTTCCTTCTTTGTTGACTGAATGGCTAATACTAAGAGCAAGCACTCTTGTAGGTGTAAGAAATTCGGTTAGGGATGTGAGACAATGCTTTTCATCAAGGCTTAATAAACTTGGCATAATGATAATTGACACCAAGACAAAGGACAAGTCAACATTCATTTACTTAGTGACAAAGGCTTTCAAGGAAGGAGGAATAATGGAATCTCCAAAGGCATTGCAAGAATATCTTGACAAGCAAGGCATTAAGATAACGATGGATTTCCTTAGCCAAGATTCTTTTGAGAAAATAGTCAAAGAGTGCCATTCAAATTTGCCTAAATTGGTGTCCATTATTGGAGACTACAAAATAAGAGAGGCAGACGATTTCGTCAATGCTCTGTAAACGGAAAATCAAATGCGGAAGTAGCTCAGTTGGTTAGAGCGTTGGCTTCCCAAGCCAAAAGTCGCGAGTTCGAACCTCGTTTTCCGCTCCATGTATATCCAAGGCGCCATGGTGGAATTAGGCAGACACGTCAGACTTAAAATTTGATGCTCAGTGATGAGTGTACGAGTTCGAGTCTCGTTGGCGCTACATTCTTAAATTTCGAACAACAAATAGTTTATTTAACTTTATAATTACATTTTTATTTAATGAAGCGATTAGTTTTATTTTTCACGCTTCTGCTGACTATGTTGGCAAACGTGAACGCGCAAAAGGCTGTGGAATACGGCAAGTTAACTGACAATTTGTATATCGGTGCTGGAGGAGGCATCAGTTCGTCATTGGACTTCAATTCGGTGACACCGTTCAACCCCTCTGTATCTATCTTTATTGGTAAGGACATCACTCCGCTGTTCGGTCTTGAGGTGCAAGGTACTGCAATACTCGGTGACAACCATTTCGCTGATGCAAAGACATTTGTCCGCGCTACCAATGTCGGCTTGAATGGTAAATTCAATCTATCGAACGCAATCGGTGGTCTTAGGACTGTTCCGCGACTAGTGGAAGTAAGTACTACTGTAGGGCTAGGGTGGCTACACTATTTTAGCCAAAAACCAACCTCCATTACATGCCTTTCCAATTATAACGCTCTGAGTGCCAAGACTGGTCTTGATGTCGCCTTCAACCTAGGCAAGAAAAAGAACCATGCCGTTGTACTTACGCCAAGTGTCTATTGGAATCTGACCGCCCATGATAAGCTACAGTTCAATAAGAACCATGCTCAGCTATCTCTAGAGGTCGCCTATAGGTGGTACTTTAACGGACGATACAAGATACACGACATTAGTAATTATAAGCAGACCATAGCAGAACAAAAGGAAGTTATCGAGAGCTTGAATAAACAGCTAGCAGAGAAACCTACTGAAATTATCAAAACTGTTGAAGTTCCTACAACCAATGCGATAAACACTTCCAACGCATCATGTTCGAAATGGTATGTGCTGTTTGCAAAGAATAGTGCCAAGATTACAAGCAAGGGGCAGAAGGTTCTCGATAGTGTCGGTGACAATTTAATTGTCGATATCGAGGCTACCGCATCACCTGAAGGCTCTGAAGACTATAACAAGCAACTATCTGTACAGCGTGCCAAGAATGTAGCAGAATATCTCACCAAGCGAGGTGTTAAGGTGCGCAATACTGTCGGCAAGGGTGTCGTAGGAGAGGCAAGCAATAGGATTGCCATAGTGACTGTAGCCGATTAGTTCATCGAATTCTGACTTTTTTCATAGTTCTAAATATTTTCCCTCCTATTTGGAGTTCTTTCAAAACAAAGAATAGGAGGTTTTTAAATCCCTCTGTGGTGGAATTGGCAGACACGGTTGTTTCAAAAGCAATTGACTAATCATCGTACAAGTTCGAGTCTTGTCAGAGGGACTTTATCAAATATCGACGTGGCGGAATTGGTAGACGCGCTACTTTGAGGTGGTAGTGGATAAAACCGTGTGAGTTCGAGTCTCACCGCCGATACAACACATTCCTCTATGGTGGAATTGGCAGACACGCATGCCTTAGGAGCATGTGCTGAAGAGCATGTGAGTTCGAGTCTCACTAGAGGAACAAAAAAAAATCTCTCAAAATTTGGAATTCTAAAATCTTTTCCATATATTTGCAGAGTTGAAATGAAGAACTTTTCAAAAGTTGCTTATATTTATATATAAGAGAATACGCGGAAGTAGCTCAGTTGGTTAGAGCGCAACCTTGCCAAGGTTGAGGTCGCGCGTCCGAATCGCGTTTTCCGCTCCATTTGCGAGAATAGTTCAGTTGATTAGAATGTTAGATTTCCAATCTGAAGGTCGTGGGTTTGAGCCCCACTTCTCGCTCAACAAAAAAAGTTTTGCGAAAATTTGGAATTTCAAAATCTTTTTCATATATTTGCAGAGTTGAAACAAAGAAAACAAACATCGTGCGATGGAGCAGTTGGTAGCTCGCAAGGCCCATACCCTTGAGGTCGGAGGTTCGAGTCCTCCTCGCGCAACGATAGCTCGCCTTCGGAGCTTTGGGATAAAGACAGCAATGCCATATAAACGCTTGGCTAAATCCCATAATAAGCCTTGCGGATGGAGGAAACTCCATTTCACAGAAAGGAATCACGAACACTCTCTGTGGTTGTACAGTGGACAATGGTAACACTGTCCATGTTAGTGAGCCACGAGAAATCCTCTTGAAACATGGGATTTGAGACGATAATCAATAGACGTTCGGATTAGGGTAGGTTCGATAGAGTTGCGACTAAAGAGCTTGCTCGCGTTGGAAGACATTAGGCGCTCATGAGGATACAAAACTCGGAGAGGCGTGACGGTGAGGAACCGTAGCTTTCGACATCAAGGAACAACGCAAAGATTTCTTGGAGAACGGCGTTAAGTGGGATGTGGTCAAAAGCCACGTATGCTTGAAGTTGCGCCACGTCGTTCAATGTTATGGGGAAAAATATAGGAAAATCCAATTATTTTAAGCAAAAGTGCGCAACACTTGAAGATTGAAAATGCACTTATTCTTCTGCAACATGGAGACTGTGAAAACTCCGCAAGAGTTTCATGGAAAGAGTAAAAGTAACCGACTAAGTCAGCAGCCATGCAAGGCTGTGAGTCCGCAAGAGCTTGTTGGAGAAATGAAATTTATAAGACCTTCAAGTAAGATTCTGAGAAACTTCTCAAGTTTCTTGTGCATGGTACCTATTGACTCGTAAAAAGCCAATGTGAACAATGGAATTCCAACCTCCATCAACGGTATCACAAATCTCTCACGTTCTCAAGGGATTTTTTTTTATTTTCATTCACTTGTTATTTCAAGATAAGATGAGAGAATTTACTTATAGCGGATACGAAAACCAAGAAACATGCAACCATTTGTTGAATGGTGAAACTTGCAAGGTAACTGGTATCGGAAATTCCATGCTCCCCTTGCTCAAGTCTCGTCAATCCGTCATCTGTGAGCCAATAACGGAAGAAACCACACTCAGAAAACGAGACATAGTCCTTTGCAAGGTAAAAGGGCATCACTACCTTCATCTGATTCATGGTATCAGAAATGATAATGAATATCTGATTGGAAACAACAGAGGACGTATGAACGGATGGATTTCTCGAAACCAAATATTTGGTAAGGTAGTTGAGAAACTCTAACAAGAAAAAGGAGGAAAAAAAAAATAATAGGGACGTAGTTCAGTGGAAGAATGTCTGGCTGTCTACCAGAAGGTCGTGGGTTCGAGCCCCATCGTTCCTGCCCAAAAAGATATTTATAGATGAATTATATGGGGATTTAGCTCAGTAGGCTAGAGCACTTGCCTTGCAAGCAAGAAGTCATCGGTTCGAGCCCGATATTCTCCACAAAACACGATAGAGGCGTAGACATGTAAGCGTAGGCACATGTGGCGCACGGGTTCACACTAAGAAAAATGTAGGCTTTCACAGTAACGGAATGCTCCGAGAAAACCCATTTATCAAGCTTGGGGCTACTGCAATGATTGCCGATGCTGCCTAATGGTGTGAGAAGCGGTTCTGAGACTCTTGAGTGGGCAAGTAGAAGAATGTGTCAGAATGTCAGCAAGATTCCCTATTAAAGCATGTCCGTGTTTTATTTTTAACGAATCGGTTCTTCCGTCAAAGGTTGAACCGATTTTTTTTATCCTAACGTTATAAGATGTTAATTCAATGTTAACCAATCTTTAATCCTTGGTTTTCTTGTTTGTTTTCCATATATTTGTCTCAAACAACAACTAAAAACAACAAGATTTTATGAAATTTGAAAACATCGAACGAGCAGCAACACTTTACAAAAATTATCAAGCTGCTATTGAGAAAGAAAAAAATTACGATAACCTCATCCAACGGCTTAAAAATATTTTACATTCAAGTAATTTTAGGCACCATGGATGTATTCAGACTATTAGTATTGACCAAGTAGATATTGCATTCAATAGAGAATGTTTAGAAAACTTGGTTAACTTAGTTAAGTCAGCAAAAGGCTGTGAATCTACAATGTTAAAAAAAGAAATTGAGCTTTTATAAAAAAAAAATAGAACATGAAAGGTTTTCTTTACGGATGCATTATTACCGCCTTGTTGATTTTCGGAATTAACTTCAAGAATGGGTTTATGGCGGATTTGACTTATCAGAAAATATTTTCTGCTTCTGAAAATGGTGAGATTAAGGATTCCATAGATGAGAACTCCGTGGACATTTCCATTGCTCGTTCCCTCCAAGGAAAATATGGGGAGGATAGTCTGAGTATTGAGAGCATAACGCCAAGTTCTGAATCTTATGAGTATTCCGTCAGTGGAATCATAGGTGTTAAGAAATTGGATGGTAGCAACTTGCGGTGCAAGAAAGTAAAGTTCACTAGTGGTAAATTCAAACGCTCATGTATAGTCATTTTCCGCGTCCCTAGCGGCACGATTACAAGCATAGAGGAAGATAGTAAGCCAATAGAGATTAAAGCGCCTCAGAGCTCAGGAAATGCCCTTCCTGCGAATTCTATGAACCATTCCCCATCCATATCTGTAGGCGTAAGTACAAATCTGCCAAATCATAACCCTAACAACCAAGACATTGGCGGTTGTAATAATGACTATGACAATCATTCAGATGTTTAAGAACTGCTTTTTAGTTTTTGCACTTGTTTTCCTTGGTGTGGCTAGTCCATGTCAAGGAAAAATGTTTGGGTTATTCTATGGCTGTAACGGTGATGACTTGTTATATGCAGAAAATGATGTCAAGGCTCTTGCCGACCTTTACCGCAAGAACAACGGAAACGTGATATTGATAAGAGGTGATATGGCTAGCAGAAAGATTGTCACTGATTATCTTACGAAGCAATCCAAGGCTTGCAGCGAGGATGATATCTTTATTTTCGCTTATAGTGGGCATGGTTGTAAGAATTGCATTTCCACTTGCGATGGGTTTTTGAACTTTGTAACAATCAAGAATATAATAAAGAAGCATTGCAAGGCGAAAAGAAAAGTTTTCATATTAGATAGCTGCTTCAGTGGGAACTTTGCTAATGTTTCTATTTTAGGGAACGAAGGGACAACTCTTGTCATCACATCAGCTAGAAAAAATGAAATGTCATTTGAAGGAGGCTTTGAAGAACATGGAGAACTGACACAAAAGATTATTGAGGCTTTTAGTGGCAAAGCCGACTATGACAAAGATAAGAGAATTACTGTTAAGGAGCTATATAGATATTGCCAAAGTGGTAGTATGCTTTCACACGTTACAATGAAAGGGCGTTTCAATGATAGCATGCTTTTATACACTATAAAAAAGTAAATTGTAAAAGATAAAATATCATTTTTTATGGAAGATTTGGTTAAAAAGATTGGAGATTTATTAGTCGCCAAGAATATGACAATTGGCACTGCCGAATCATGCACAGCTGGACTTATAGGTGCGGCTCTTGCGTCAGTCAACGGTGCCTCACGTTATTTTCGTGGCGGATTCATCACATATGCCACAGAAATCAAAGAAGACCTTCTTGGAGTTTCTCATGAGACAATATCGCGTTACGATGTTGTCAGTTACCAAGTGGCAGAGGAGATGGCTATCAATGCGCAGCGTTCGTTAAGAAGTAATTATGTCATTAGCATCACTGGTTATGCTGGTGATACTGGCGGTTCTGCTCAGTCTCCGCGTGGGACTGTTTGGATTTGTGTCGCCTCAGCCAATTCCAATGTCACTGTCCGCAAGCTCTTTGTAAATGGCAAACGAGGCGAAAACATACAAAAATGCGTTATTGCCGCCTTGGAATTGGCATATAATGTAATAAATGGTAATGTTTATGATTAACAACTGTTAAAAACTTGTTAATCCCCCTTAATTGATTTGGTTTTTAATTTTGCTTGCCATATATTTGCACCACAAGAAAACAACAACGCTATTATGAAAAAGAAGTTTGAATTAATCAGAATCATTTTCGACCATGTCATGGAGCATGGAAAATCTTATTGCAAGGCGGACGCTATAAGTTCCGACTGCACAAGAGACTCTTTCGTTCATAGAGCATATATAAAGAAGGTTGAAAATGAGTTTCCAATCCATTTGAATGGCGATAAGGTGACAGTCAGTAACATTGCGGTCACTTGCGTTGAAAAAGATTATTCTGATGCAACCGATGCTGATGTAAGAATCGAATTCATCCACGAAGGGAAGGCAAGAACAATCTTGTATGCCAACGAGCTTCCCACGGAGAGTTTAAATGAGATTGTCGAGAAATTAGGTAAGTAAACTTTTTGTCATAGACAATTTAACAGTAGGAGCCTAGGATAGGAGATTGTACTGCAACGCCATGCAATTGTGACGGTTCGAGTCCGTCTCTTCTACCACACTTTTATAAAAAAAACAAGAGAAACATAGACAATTATGGCTTTATTCAAAGTTTCAGATGCCAATACAACCATTGAGGAAGCTAGCCGTATAGAGGCTCCACGTCAGCTATGGAAGTCTTATTGGTTTGAAGGTGAGATGTGTTGCCTTTATGCTGCCTCCAATCTTGGGAAAAGCGTCTTGGCAGTACAGATTGCGGATTCCGCTTCTCGCCTTCTAAAGCCTACAGAGTCTGTTCTCTATTATGACTTCGAGCTGAGCGACAAACAGTTCCAAATGAGATACAGTGATGAAGAGACTCATACTAATTACCGCTTTGCAAATAATTTCAAGAGGGCAACACTTGACACTAGTTCCTTGACATCCTATGAAATCTCACACTTGGACGAAATTATAGCAGACGCTATTGAGGAGGACATCAAGTCATATAACGCAAAGATTGTCATAATAGACAACATATCTTGGCTGTCAAAGGCTAGTAGTTCTGCGAAGATAGCGAACAGCATAATGACTTATCTTACCAAGTTCAAAAGAACATATGGTTTGAGTATATTGGTGTTGGCTCACAGCAAGAAGAGAACAAGCAAAACACAGCAAGTAAGTCAAGATGACTTGTCTGGTCACAAGACTTTCATTAATTTCTTTGATGCTGCATTTGCAATCAACTCATCGAATTTCCGTTATCCTTCCAAATATCTGAAACAGATAAAGGTCAGAACTGGAGCGTTTGAATACGGAGAAGACCATGTTGAGGTATGCAATATTGAAAGGGAAGGCTGTATGCTGAAGTTCAAGACCTTGGGTTATTCAAAGGAAGTTGTTGAGTTAAAATCCAAGCCTAAGGCAAAAACCAAGACAGAAACGCGTAAGGCTCGTAAAACAAGCATCAAGCACAGTATAATTGACAATATTAGAAAGTCAATAGAGGAAGAAGAGATTGCCATTAGGCTTCCAAGAAAAAAATAAAAAAAAAAATCTCATCAAAATTTGGAAATAAGAAATTTCTTCCATATATTTGCATCACCAAAAGAGATAAGATAATTCACAACATTTATTAATCAATAAAAATTCTACACACAATGGGAAAATTTGTTACAAGAGCAACCAATTCGAGTGCTAACGTTTTGCGCGACCGCGCCATCATCATCGAGCAGACCCTCGCAACTGAGCAGAAGAAGCTCATCAACAGCTACGATGCTGAGATTCAGAAGGTGAACTTGGCTATCAACAAGCTGACTGACGTCGCTCCTGATGAGTCCACATCTCTCCGTGTCGGTGGTGTCATCGACCCTGCAAAGTGGGTCAATGACCTCCAGCACCTCAAGCTCAAGCTTCGTGACCTCCTTATCGCACGCAAGACCGCTCAGGACACCTTCAATGAGTTCTTCGGTGACACTGAAGCTCTCGCCGCTGAGAACGCTAGCGCCACACCTGAGGTGGACGATACCGAGCTCGTAGAGGACTAATTGGTGCCCGTGCTTAAAAAAAGAGATAATGGGGAGTAGCTAATGCTCCCCTCTCTTTTAGACGCTTTTTTACAATTCAACATTTAAACAAAAAAACAATTCAACGAATGGTACAGACAAAAGTATACGTACCTCTTCAGAGCAAAGGTAACGCTATCAATGCCATTAACGAGATAGCAGACAAGATGAGTCTGTCTAACATTTCGCTTGTGGTTTACGACCTTGCTGAAAACCACTTGGTTGCCGCTAGTGATGACCCACACCTCTGCGGTGGTCCTCGTGGAGTAGAGGAGAAGTACAAGCTTTCATCAGACACAGCTTCTCAGATTCGTCGTGATTGCCGCAATGGTGGTATTGCTGTATTGGCTTACACAAAGGACAACAGCAATGTGTTCCTTCTCGACTCTGTCAGAGACCCTATGGCTGCATCAGCCTTGATGATTGTTGTTTCCAATGTGCTCTTGCAGCGCATTATGGGCGGTGGTAATTCATTTATTCCATCTCCAACTCCAAGGTTTGACGCTCCGCCTCGCGAGTCAATGCATACTCCTAAGGGACGTTATGACGTATTGATTCCTAACTTTAAGGACATCAACACATCAATCGACGGACTGCCATTGCCAGGTATGGCGTAATCCACATAGTTTTGAAACATAAACTAAAATAAAAAAGAAAGGGGAAGTTGAATATTAAACTATTTGGCTTCTCCTTATTTTTATTAAATTGATTAAGGATGACTGCAAGAGATTTAAGAAGATTTAAGAGTGCGAACAAATATATTTCACGCATCAAGAAATATTTTTCCAAATTTCCTAATTTCCATAGAGTCAAAAGAAAGGCAAAACCTTCAACATGGAAGGAAATGAATGAGGATAAGTCCGTCAAGCACTTTAAAGACACTCCTACAACATTCACTTCTGAATGGGATTAACATCTGTGGAATTAAAAATATTCATTCATATCAAAAAATGTTCAAAAATAAGCAAACTTTTTAAAAGTACATGATATTTATATATGAACACAAAGATAAATAACACAAGAATAAGTAAGCTTATGAAACATAAGAACATTAAAGTTGTTTCGATTGATACTGAAAATATGCTATATACTTGTGACGATGGCAACGAGTATCCGTTAATGGATGGGCTTGAAACATTGTCAATAGAAGAATTACAGAAACATATAGACTGTGCGAAACAAACAACACTTGATATAATTGAAAAACTAAAAAATGGATAAACTACTGACATTAAAGGAAACTGAGCATTTGCTTAATGTCAGTAAATCCACACTTCAACGATGGGACAATAGCGGTAAGCTAGTCGCATTAAGGACAGAAGGTGGGCATAGACGTTATAAGCAATCTGACATTGAGCGATTAATCGGAGAAAATAGCAATGAAACCACAGATAAGAGCGGTGAAGTAATAGTTGCTACATACGCAAGGTGTTCGACACAAGACCAGAAAGCACACGGTGATATTGACAGACAATCATCAAGGATATTTGAATACTGTGCAAAGAAAAAATACAAGGTTGGGTACATTATAAAGGATATGGGCAGCGGATTGAATGATAAACGGAAAGGTTTCATTAAACTGTGCGACTTGGTTGTAAACGGCAAAATCAACAAGGTAGTAATTGAGCATAAGGATAGACTAACGAGATTTCAATATAACCTAATAGAGTTTTTCTTTAACAGTTATGGAGTTGAGATAGAATTGCTTGATAAGAAGGAATATACTGAACAAGAAGAACTTGTCAATGACATGATGATGCTAATTGCATCATTTAGTGGACGATTGTACAGTGCAAGAGCAAAGGAAAACGCAAAGAAAAGAAAACAAGAAATTTAAGTAATGATTATACAGAGTAAGTACACAAAGATATTCAATTCAAAGGATTTAACTCGTCAGAAATATGACGAGCTATGCAACTTTGCTGTGCTTATTCAAAATCATAAAAACGCAGTATCACAATACGTTAACGATAACTTATTACATTTCTTGGAATATAATAAGTTTCAGTTCTTAAAGGCAATGAGAGCATCTTTCAAAGATACAATACCAAGTTCATTCGATGCACAACTATACACACAAGTGTTTAATTGCTATCAGAATAAATTTGATGCGATACAACGTAAACTTGTGTTTGATGTTGCTACATTTAAGGGATTTGAATTCTATAAGCGTGATACCAAAAACCATAAGAAAGGTGATTTGAAGAAAGTAATTCTTGAAAAGAAGCAAACACCATTGTCTAACTGTCTTACTTATCTTGCAAGATACGGAAACGAAAGTATCATAGACTATATCAATAGCAATATAAGTAACTGTGATGAAAAGAAACATGGGTTTTATAACAATATACTAAGGTGTTGCGAGAAATACGGATTTGAACGTCTGTATAATCTTGCTCTCTCAAAGAGAAAACGTATTGCTAAACAATATTCAGAACATCCTATTGAATTTAAATCATTAACGTTCAGTGGTAGATGCAGAAAAACAAGGATAATAGATTACAATAGTAATTTTGGCTCAAAGATTAATTCATTTGTAAGTCTTAGCGGTATAGGTAGAAAATCATTTGACATACCAGTTACCTTTAATAAAGGTTGGCATGGAAATATGAAGGATTACAGAAAGAAAAATCCTGATTATGAATACACTCTTACCTTTAATGAAAAGGAGCATCAAGTAAATATCCATTTATGCAAGGATGGAGAAAGGTATATCCCGCAAGTAAATGGTAATACGATTGGTATTGATGTTAATTGTAAGCATAACTTGTTTAGTTTGTCAGATGAAACCACTTACAACTATGATAGAGAACTAGTTAATGATTTCTGTAAGCTGTCTATTGAAATAGACAAGTTGAAAGGAGAGAATAAAGAGTATAATGTCGGTAAACGTAAGAAGCAGAAACTTGTTACGTTAAAATCCAAGATGGTTAAGTCTGAACAGCAACTGATTTCAACAATGTGTAAGACCCTACAGTCACAAGGAGTTGGTCATATTGCCATGGAGGATTTGAATAATGGGTTTGGAAAGTGTTACGTTAAAGACAAGGATAATGGAGACATAAACTACAATAGGAAAGTCAAGTTCCTTGGCTTAAGCAGTCTTAAACAAGAAGTTGAGCATATTGCAAGGAAGTATGACATTGCAGTGTCAACAGTTCAAGCAAGCTATACCTCGAAGATGTGTCCTATATGTGGATGTATTGAAGATGAGAACAGACCAAATCAAGAGACATTTGAATGTGTTGAGTGCGGACATAAGGATAATGCAGACTTTAACGCTGCAAAGAACATAAGGAATAGAGTGCTCGTAACCGTGTTACGAGAGTCACTCTTAAAACAATTGGGTAACGGTGCTTTTGAGCCTCGTAAGCTTAAACGTGAGAAAGTTAAAGAAGTACTGTTATCGTTTCGAAGAGACTTGCAAGAAAATGCAAGGAGTGAATGTATAGAAAGTAGTCATGCTACTTTTGACTATATTTAATTCTTCGGATAGTATTAATCACCATAGGAGATTGAAAAGTGAGAGGATGGAAACGAGGCACAAGATGCGTGACATAGTCAATAACAATAAATCAGAAGAAGATGAAGAGCAGTTTTGATATGGCTCAGTACATTTCCATGCAAATGGAGATGATGGGCAATGACGAGCCTTTGTATTCATTGTCTCGTAGAGGAAAGACAGTCAAGGAAGCTATTGGCGAAGCAAACACAGCCCTTGAACAATACTTGAAGCGAATGGAGGAGAATCCTAGTGATTATCCAACTTATGACGATGACGAAATCATGGTCAAGGTTGAGATAATAAGGAAGGACGGTTATTTGAAAAAAAAAAAATAACAAATAAAGCATTAAAATGAGAAAATTAATTCTTGCGATATTTATATCGCTATTTGGAATAGCCTTTTCTTCGTGCAGTAGTGATAAAATAAATATTGACTACAACGCTCAGAAGTCAAATGAGTACGCACTGAGCTGGCATCAATGGGCTTCCAAGAACGCAATTGGAAACATCGCCTCTAACCAAACATGGGGATGTTGGGATTTTGTCACCATAGATACTAGTGCGGTAACAAAATCAGCGAATCCCAACTCAAATCAATGGGCTGATTTTTCAACTGTGCCTTCAAACCTCACAGAAGAGCAAAAAGACAAGGTTATGGACTTTTTCGGACGAGAGGATGCGGCAAGTAAGACAACATCGGTTAATTGGTCAGATTTCTATGTTCAACAAATAGGTAATGGAAATGATGATACACGCCATTTCATGAACAAACTGATTTGCTCTAATGGCAAACAAGGAACAGAGCATGTCAATAACTTCAATGCAAACACTCCGTTCAATACTAAAATGCTTATGCAAGATTGTTCTACTGAATGGTTTGGATATCATGATTCTCGTCATAGCAAAGATGAAGAGTTCTTTATTTGCGTTAACGGAGCCGTTATTGATGAATCATTGAATGGTAGGTTTTTTATTGGCTTCGATTATGAGGATAAAAATAAAAACAGAGATAACATATATAATGATTGGGTGATTTGTATCTCTCCTTGTGAATACACAAAAGGGACAAGAATCATTTGTGAGGACATGGGAGTGATTGGCGATTTTGATTTCAATGACATTGTGTTTGATGTTGTTAGTTTTTATGATTACCCGAAAAGGCAATTTGACTACATAATAACATTAAGAGCTGTCGGTGGGACAATTGAAGCTTATATTGGTGGAGTCGAAGCGCATCAAGCGATAGGAGTTTCAACTACAACGATGGCAAATACTGGTAAGCAAGTGTCCCCCATTGCGATTTTCCGCATACACGGCAATTACAAAACAATTAAGGACATTCCAATTTCATGTAAGAACAATTACGGCGAATGGATACTCACTTGCGCAGATGCCCATCCTACACAATTACTTGCTGTTTCTTTGGATTTTAAATGGTGCAAGGAACAGAAGTCAATAACAGATGTCTATCCTTTATTCAAAGAATATGTTAGTGAACCTTCTACTAAATGGGAAAGCAACGTGAACCTTAACAATGTAATGGACATGTAAAACTATCGATAAAACCTACTTATGTCTTTTTTCTTGAGAATAATAGGTAGGCTTTATTTTCAAGGTGACATAGCTCAATTGGTCAGAGTACGTGAATCATAATCATGAGGTTGTAGGTTCGAGCCCTACTGTCGCCACAAACAACTGACATATATCAAGATAAGGGGCAAATTTTAGGTTTAGCCCCTTTGTTTTTTGGGTTTCAACGGAAAAATCCATATATTTGCATTGTCAAAGAAACAAGGAACTGAACCGCTTAAAGATAGCGGTTTTTTAAAACTCTATCCTTGTGTGCGTACACACCACGCTTGACACAAATCAAGAAACATTGTGTGTCAATGATTTAAGGGGTTCTGAAAGGTCATTTTTGACCATGTTAGGAATAATTATAGTTGAAGTAAGTTAATTTAGAAATTAAAAGAAAGGGAAAGAAAGACATGAAGAAGTTTAAAAAGTACCTCCATACATGGATGGTCAATTATGCGAAATTGGTTCCAAGCGCCGTTGTACAGAATCAGATGTACAAGTTTGCATAGAGACTGCTTGGGAAATGTAAGTAAGTGTTTATAAAAATCCGTTTCATTTGGTCGGTTGTTTTGGTTGGCGTGGATGAAAGTCCATCCGCCATTCAATTGCCATTTGAAATTTTAAAAAAAGACGACAGTAAGTAACAAAAATAATTAAGAAAGGGAAAAAAGAGATGAAGAAGTTTATTTTTTCGATTATCGCTATGCTGACTATGTTTGTCGGTATGGCAACTGCTAGTGACAACTCTACCAATGAGTTGACCAATTACAAGATGAACGTTAACGTTGAGAAGCTTGCTCACTTCTTGAATGTTAATGATGACATGAAGAGCGAGCTTAAGATTACCATGGGTGTTTTCATTGGTTCAATGGATAACGCCGCACACGAAAGGAACAAGGATACTCGTGACAAGATGGTTCTTAACGCAGTGGAGCATAACTTGAACTTTATGCGCAGTCTGCTTACTAATGAACAAATGAGGAAGTATCGCATGGTCTTGAATGCAACATTATCAAATAGGGATATTTTGCCGTTGACAACTCGTTAAAGTTTGTTAATTCCTTGGTTTTTCAAAAAAATATCCATACCTTTGCACTTGAAACAGCTAATTATCAAGTTAAAAAAAAATTAATGGGAAAATTACGCAATTGCCCTTGTCTTGACAAGGAAAAGGCACTTAAGTTGCTACTAAAGATTTGTGAAGAAAATGGGTATGATAGTGGCAAAATCAAGGAAGCTCTTGAAGAGGCTACAATAGGATGGTTCTCAAGAAGTCTTGCTGTTGCATTGTTCATCTTCGCAAGAACCAAAGACGGTATCAAGGTGTTGGCTTCTGAGAGAGGCAAGGAAGCTGCTGATTTCCAAGGTTTATGGAACGTTCCTTGTGGGTATGTTGACTTTGACGAAACAACCAAGGAATCAGCCGCTCGTGAATTATTTGAGGAATGCGGTGTCAAGGTTGACCCATCACTTCTGAAGCTTGTTAAGGTTCAAGATGGCATAACCGAAAACCACCAAAACATTACATTGAGATACGTATATTTTGCTGACGAATCCATTTTGGAACAAGAATTCAGCAAGACTCTCAATGAGGGTGAAGAGGTTGGCGAAATCAAATGGCTTTCCTTGGACGAAGTGAATGAAAAGGAATGGGCATTTGACCATGACGATGCGATTCATTGGATTCTTGAGCACAAGTCCAATCTTAAATGGATTTAACAATAATTTTATTTATTATTTTTAATTAGAAGAAAATGAGAAAATTAGTTTTCATGTTCGCCGCAATGGCTGTTATTGCAATGGTTTCATGCGGACAAGGCGCCAAGGGCGATGCTTCTGTCAACGATTCTGACAGTATTGCAGTGGTTGACAGCGTGGACACTGTCGCAGTTGATTCGGTAGTGGACTAAGCCTTGGCTTTCCCACACAAGGAAATCAGTAATTTAATTATATGACGAAAAGCGCCTTGTGACACTTTTCGTCATTTTTCTTTTTAATTAATTCTCAAGTCATGAAGATAATAACGAATAGGGGAAACAAGGATTACTATGATTTTTACAGTGGAATCATAGGAATAGACGAACAGATTGTCTATGATAGGCGTAATTGTACTAACAGTGCCGAAGTTATGGAGCATCCATTATTCTCCACAAAGAAGTTATGGGGTGATAGGAAAAGGGAGACATTCAAGAGGCTTTGGGGATTAAAAGGCACTGTCAATTATAAAAAATACAGAGATTCCGATGTAAAGCCTCCTTATGAAGAGGGAGCAATCTTCCATTTTGTTTTGGTGGTTGGAAATCACTATTACTTTTTTGAGATTGAAAGATATCTTGACGACAAGGACAAGGTGGTTTTGAAATATTATTTGCTCAAGGAAGGGGACAGATTCGGCAAACTCAATGAAATAAGCACGGAACCAATGTTCTTTATTGAATGCGATTGTATGCACAAGTATTGGGAAAGTGACGATACTGAGATGGTATTGAATAGGGACAAGATGCGCGCTTGGGAGAATCCTATTTTGAGGGATACATGGGTGCCAAAGGTCATTGCACCAGAAACAGTATGGCGTTACCTATACGAATACATATCGTCATTGAAGGACAAGCCAATAGTTGACACAAGAACTGACATTGAACATCTTGAGTCACATGGGTTTGACAAAAAGAAGTCATTTAGGCATAGAAAATAACTGTTAAATATAGTTAATCCAAGGAACTAATATTTGGTTTCTTGGATTTTTTTTCATACCTTTGCACCAAAATCTAAATAACATTCCACACAAACATGGCAAAAATTATAATATTGGCAGCAGTCAACAACAAGGGTTTCATCGGAAAGGGTGGAGACTTGCTGTACCATGGGCTAACTAACGACTTGGAGAATTTCAAGCGAGCCACAGAGGGGAACGTCGTTATTATGGGTTCAAAAACATTTGAATCCCTTCCAAATGGTGCTCCCTTGAAAAATCGTATCAATATCATACTCTCGCATGATAAGGAGTATAATATTGAACCATCCGACAATGCGTACATCGTGAATTCTGTAAAGGAAGCGATTGACTTGTGTAATGGATTGTTCTCTGACAAGAAGGCTTTTGTTATTGGCGGTGGCTCAATTTATGGGGCTTTCATGGACATGGGTCTTGTAGATGAGCTTCGTCTTACTGAGATACAAGACGATAGCGAAGGGGATGTGTCGTTTCCGAAATTCAATGTCGATGAGTATGACGTCACTTTCAAGACTCTCCCAATGCGCGACAATGATGATGTACCTTTTTATAACTACATAACATACAAACGGAAGGCAAAATGAGTCGAAATCCCTTAACAGATACACTTTCAGCAGATGTGTTACGAGCGGAAGCGCAAAGGGAATGGGACAGCAAGTCGGAAGAAAGCAAACTCAAAAAGGGCAAAACCTACTCACATATATTCATTCAAAGGAAATTCAAGTATAATGATTGGTCGTTGCCGTTTGACAAACTTACAAGGCATCAAAGGAACATTCTAATAAAGGGTGTGCTGATACGCAAGTATGACGCCTTGGATAACAAGACAAAAACATTAATCAAGGAAAACTTTGGCTTGTCAGCGTTTTCAAGCAAATGGTACCGCCTTCCGTCAGCCGACAAGAAGAAAATGCTCAAAATTTACTTACATAATGGTTAACCCCAATGCATTTCCGTCAGTTGAATGCTATTACGTCGCTTATTTTATCGACCATGCGCCACAATGGGAGCTAAGAAAGAGCCTTATCGAACAAATAGGTTTCAAGGTTGGCGTTGACGTTGTTAAAACCGACAGCAAACCCAAGAACATAATCATAGGGAAGAAAGGTGAGTACAGAATGCAAGTGACCCACAAAGACAAGAAACTCCCCTTGGCTTTTTGCGCAATAATAGAAAACAACAAGCGGAATGGCAAAACCGCAGCAACACATTAATAAAAAATTCAGTTGGAAAAAATAATTAAACAAATCACCGAGATGATGAATAATGACTCAGTTACACCAAATGAGAAAGAAGTGAAGTCGGTAGCGCAAGCTCCCAATAACGGTGCCGTTATTGAACCAAGTGACAACACTACACCAAGCACGGAGACACCAAGTGCTTCTGAAACAAACGAGAGCACTGCCACAGTCGTGCCTATTGCACAGACAGAAACAACCGTGGAGAGTGAGAAGACACCACCAACTGCTAAAACAGTAACAGAAACGCCACAAGACCCCAAGGATGACATTGAACTGACATACTTGAACAAGGAATTTGCCTACGATATGTTATCTGTTCCATCGTCAAGCTACAACGAACAGCGTTTGGTTGCCTACATTATGCTTTGGGCAATGCGAAACAACATCAAGTTCGAGTATGACGATTACGGCAACGTCTATCTTACCAAGGGTACGCTTGAGGATGGTGAATTCTATCCTTGTGTAACTTCTCACTTGGATACTGTTCAAGACAAGCAAACCATCTATGTTCATGCCAATGTGCCTCTTGAGATTATCACGACCAAGACAGCGGCAAATGACACCAAGCATCCTAACTCGCACAAGTTATCACTGCCAAGTGGAGGTATCGGTGCCGACGATAAGGCTGGTGTTCTTATCTGTCTCTCCATGTTCGACCATCTGCCAAAGCTCAAGGCTTGTTTCTTCTTACAAGAAGAGGTCGGATGTAAGGGTAGTACGGAATTGGATAAAGAATGGTTCAAGGATGTCGCCTATGTGATTGGTTGGGACTCGCCAGACTTGTATCGTGGTGCATATGCCTCAAGTGGTACAAACTTGTTCAATTACAAGTTCTATGAGGAGCACTTGAAGGAGGTTCTTGACAAGTGGGGTCTTGTGAAGGGAACGCTTCATTCAGAGCCTATCACCGATGTCAAGTACATCCGCACGAAAACTAATCTCATGTGTATGAACTTTGGCAACGGAGGCTACTGTGCCCACACTCAGAGTGAGTACATAATCATTGAGGACACAGACCATGCTTTGGGTATGGGTCTTGACATTATCAACCACTTGGGATACGAACAGTTCATACTAGATTCTTCTTATGGAACCAAGGCTTCTAGGACGCATTACTTCAAGAAGGATGATGGATATATCTATTCCAAGGAGGACGCTGATGACGAGAAGCTTCTCTCTAGCTTGTCTAGCCGTTATTCAACAACAACATCATACTACACAACCTCATCGTCTTCGACCAAGGATGTCAAGTTCGAGGTATTGCAGTACACTGTCAACCGATTTGACAAGTTCATCGAGACAATCAAGGAGAACGTTTTGACTAAAATCAAGGCACACAACTCTGAGGTCAACTCCATGGAAGACCTTGTCAATAGCGTTGAGCAAGAGTTTGCCAAGGAAATTACATTCTAACAAAGCTTTAATCAAACAACAGAATGCGCTATAAGAAAATAATAACAACAAAACAACTCAAGAATATCGACGAGGGAAGGCTTACTTCCCTCCTCGTTACTCATGGGGCTACTGAGACTAGGACTTGCCACGCTTTCAAGAATCCAAAAAACGGGCAAATCACACTCTTTAACAATTTTGCCAATTCTCGTGACTATAGCGTCAGCAGCGCATTTTCCGCTCTTAATGGCGTCTTGTCTAATGATGACATGGCTTTCATAAGCCGTCATTACCAAGGCGCTGTTTTGGTACAAAATGACGAAACATTTTGGCATAATTACAATTTCACTTCCCTTGAACTCTATGACGAGGATATAGTTAAAGCTTGGTATGAGTTCGCTTCTTCCAATAAGAAGTTCATATCCACCCTTAAGAACGCTTACGGCAACGGCATTGAATCAAATAATTCAGTAATTGTAATATATGCTTGGGCTAACGGCTCAAAGAACTATGTAGAGTGGGCTATCAAGGCGCATTTCCGCAACCGCATAAGGATGTTCCGCATCAAGTATATCCTCGAATGGTGCGCCAATTATGAGAATCTCGTCAAGCAGCTTCATAAGAGCACAATTACGGCTTACAAGAACTCAAGCGACATTGATGATTTGTTCAATGAAATCAAGCTTCTTAGACAAGCAAAGAGGGCAAATGACTCAATTGCGGAATTCAACACAACCCAAAAAAAGTTGTTCCGTGAACAAGACTTGTCAAAGAACAAGGAGTTGGAAGAGTCATTGTCACAGTTTGCTCGCCTTAGTGACGTAAAGCGTAGGAACTTTATCCGCAAGGTATCAACCATCGATAGTTTTGACGAGCTCTTCAAGAATTTGAAATGGGCGGTCTCAAAGCACTTTGAGTGGAACAAGGATTCCTTTATGGAATACCTTAACAATGTAGAAGAGCTTGATTATGAGATTAAGATTGTCGAGAACAATATCGTTCTGCTTAGTGTCAATAACTTTGACACGATACAGAAACTTGCGAAGACAACCAATTGGTGCATTTCCAAGAACAAGTCCTATTGGAAGCAATACACTCAAGGGAAGAACAATCTGATACAATACCTTCTCTTCAACTTCAACTGCAAGGAAGATGACTTGTTGTCGATTGTGGGATTCACTGTCCAGACAAACAAGGGTATCATTTATGCTCATGACTTCTCCAACAACAACATCATGAGCGACAACAAGGAAATTCACCACGTGCCGTTGCACTCCCTTATTCCTTGCGTTGCCCAAAACAGCGGTATTTACAGTGTTCTTGACTCTTGCGGCATTGACCCAAGCTCACTTGTCAGATTTACATCTGTTCCATATAAGTGGACTAAGGAAGAGATGTTCAATTATCTCTTCAAGATTGTCAGCAAGAAGGATGTTGAGATACTGCATGACTTGGGCAACAAAGTGGTTTTCGTGATTGAAACAAGTTGTGAGCTAGGCAACTTCTTCGGTAGGGCTTATAACGACAACTTAGGAACATTGGAATCTTATGTGAAGCACTTTGTGTTTGCTGACTTTACCAAGAACCAATATGATTCCGACAGAATGCGCGTTGCCCTTATCAGCCAAGGCTCATACAACGAGGAGTATTGTTATGCAATGTATAACTTGAACTTCAACGAGAATTTGAACCAATTCAACACTTTGCTGTCCGACTATGGCTTGCCGTATGACATAATACGTAGACCAGCTAATACGGAGATAATGCTGTGGGAAGCCTTGGATTCATACAATATAGAGCTTGCCGAAAAGATGGTAGAGGATGGAGCGAGAATACCAAATATTGTTAGGAACTATTGTGAGGACATGTACCTTTTTATGGAGAAAGTATCACAAAGCATCATAACATACAATTCTCTTGACTACCTTGATTTCTTCTATAAGAAGAATTTGACACTCTTGCATGTCATGGGAGAAGAGTGTACAAAAAACTTGCTCATCCGCATTTACCAAGACATTCATGCCAAGTTAAGACACGCTCTGCAAATGTTCAACTCACTTACAATGGAAATCACTGAAGGCGAGAAAAAGAGCATATTGAGCGGCAATGTGTCTGAAATGCCAATGGATAGGGCTATAATTGTCAAGGATTTCATAGCCTTGGAAATGATAGTTTCAAAAGAAGCCGTACACGAGCCTTACATGATTTCATCTTTGTGCAATAACATCTTGCAAGAGTGTGGAAGTGAGAGACCACTGATTGCGCAATTGCTCGCAATGGTCATACCATACGCCAATACTGATTGGCATTCTTCGGTTCTCAACAGCTTGCTTAGACACGTTGCTTTCAACTACAAGGACAATGAACTTGTGCAAAATGCGCTTAGAAAAGTACTCGACAAGTACAGTCAGTTAGATACCGTTTACAAGTCACACTTGATGGCGGTCAACGGAAAGACGACAAGTAAGCTTGAATGGCACTTTAGTGATATGAGTGATTTGATAGACATGCCACGTGTTGAGTATGTTCGCGCCCCAAGAGGTGTTGAGATGGATTTCAACGATGAAGGCGATGACCAAGGTGCAAATCCATTTGCCCCTCAATGGGATTGACATTTGCTGAATGAAAAATATTCAAATTTCAATGCAGCAAAAAATATAAGGAACAGAGTGCTTGTAACCGTGTTACGAGAATCGCTCTTAAAACAAATGGATAATGGTGCTTTTGAACCTAGGAAACTTAAACGTGAAAAGGTGAAGGAAGCATTATTATCGTTTCGAAGAAGCCTACAAACGGTAGGAAGTGAATGTATAGAAAGTAGCAGCACTACTTTTGACTATATTTAATTCTTCGGAGGCTTAAAAAAACAATGGCATGGGCAAAATCATAATATTCTTTTTGGCTTTATCCTCTACTGCTTGGTTTTTGAACGCCAAGTTCTCCCAAGCTGTGAGGGTAATAGCCTTCCAAGAGCAAGAGCCCAAGAACGAGGCAATAGCTAATATTATATTATTATTCGTTTGTGTTTGTTTTTGGGTAGCTTTTTACACAATAATTTCTTAAGCTTCTTTAACTTTTCAGATTTTGTTTTGGCAAAATTAATCTGTATATTTGCATCGCTGAAAAGGAAAAACAAATAGAGTTAATCTTTTTATTACAAAATTTAATCACAATATTACAAAACATGGCTTATAACAAGAAACAGATGCAGCCGCTGATTGATAAGTTCCAAATCAATCCAGAGACCAACAAGTTATTTCAGTCAATTGTGGAGCTCTTCGACGGCAAGCCCAACTATCAGATTTGGGCGGTTAAGGCAGTATTCTCGAAGATTATTGACCCACAGAACTTGAAGCTCGTTGCCGAGTGGATTGACCACAACAGCGACTCCATTGTGAAGCTTGAGAAGCAGAATATTGTTTCATACAATACTGCCGAGCTTATCAAGAAGCTCAAGAAGGAGATGGAGGGTATTGACCGCATCAATACCATCAACCATGTAATCTCCATGTACAACACAGCACAGCGCAAGATACTTAAGGAAGCATACTTGAAGGATGACGTGACACCGCTTAGCGCCATGTCAACATCCTCAATCGAGGAGTTCTACAAGCTGTGCCAAGGTTTCCTCCGCTTGCCGTTGAAGAAGAGAACAAATGTTATCAACAACTCTTCTTCGTTCACGACTGCAAGACAGATTGCGAATCATATTGCAGAAGCATTGAAGGCAACCTATGAGTGGAACAAGGATGACATGCTCGCTTATATGGCGAACAACGCTCCTGATTGTACAAAGGTGTATGACAAGGGAGACATTGTCATCATCAACGTGCCTTCATTCAACTCTTCAAAGGCTATGTGCGGTGGCGGTCGTACACAGTGGTGCATCACAAAGGCAGAAGACCATTTCCGTTCATACGTTCTTTCAAACGACGGCAGCGGTCATCCGAGAAAGCAGTTCTTCTTATTCGACTTCTCTCGACTAGACCATGACAACCTCGCACACATCGGTTTTACTGTAAGTGACCGTATTATCAACGCTCACTCCACACAGAACAACTCGATGCTTGGCGGCTCAACCGTCACTGACTCAAAGGACAAGAAGAAAAAGGGCATTGAGACCGTGCTCAGTGAGCTTGGCATCAACAAGAAGGTGTACCTTGGAATGATGCCGAATCCAAACTACGATTGGAACCTCGACGCTTTCGAGTATTTCCTTGCATCGCATGATAAGGACTATGCCATTGCCTACAAGAACGGCAATGTAATCATTGTCACTGCGCTGAACAACGATGCTGTCGGTAAGCTTACAGCTAACTCATACCTCAAGATTGACTCATTACGTAACATGGGTGATTCTACCAAGATTTACTTCGTGTTCGACTTCAACAAGAACTTCGACGATGACAACGCCATGCTTGGTCTTGGGTTCGTCAAGGACATCTATGGAACATTGTCTTGCAAGAAGGCAATCAACAACTATAACGCAGATGTTACATCCAAGAACTATGTGGTGAAGGAGCTCCACATCAAGTATGATTCGTTTATTGAGAAGGAGCAGATTCCGTCTGAGGTGCTCTTCCACAAGTATATCGACGAGGGTGATGAGGAGTCCGCTATCAAGCTCATTGCTGACGAGGGCAAGGACTTTGACGTGAACTATTCGTTCAACTCAAGGGTTCCTATCTACATGGCAGTCAACAGCCACATGTCAAAGCTCTTCGATGCAATCGTGAGTCACCCCAAGTACGACCCATCCATAGAGGACGGTATCAACGAGTCTTTGCTTGAGTCCCTCATCTACACCTATGGTTCTGAGGATGACGAGATGAAGGAGAGTGACATGAAGGAACTGAAGCATATGATTTGCTCAGTCGCTAAGTCACCGAACTTCGACGTCAACGCACAAGACTATAACGAGGACACTGCCGTCAACTTGGCTTGCGAGTATCCCAATATGACTTGGCTCGTTGAGATGCTTGTCAAGAACCGCAAGACCGACATCAACCAAGTGTCATTGTTCGAGTGTACCGCACTCACCAACTGCTTGAAGAACGACAACAGAAAGTCGTTGGCTATCTTGGGTCAGAGACCTGACATCAAGGTTAGAGAGATAGACCGTATCGTCGCCAAGGAGATGGGCATCAAGCTTGAGGACTATCTCAAGCCTAACGAGAACATCTTTGACGATAATTGGCTTGGAGCAGTTGAGGAGGCTGAGGCATCAGCAGCAGCCGCAGCAGCCTACTAATCCATGACAAACGAAGCCATGTTTGGCAGACCACTTCGAGTGGTATAACCTCAATCCAACGGAAGTTATTCTCCGTTGGATTTTTTTATTGAGGCAAATTTGGTTTTTTGACTTTTTTTTCATATATTTGCCGTAGTTTAGCAGTCATTAACAATTTTTCAAACTCTTACTCATGAATAAAATTAATTATAAGGACATTAACTCAGTTATAATTGTTCAAAGTACATACGGAACAGTCAAGTATTTGCTTGATGACCTAAACGCCTTTAGAAACATAAAAGCAGAAGCAGTTAACGACATATCTGTAGAAGGGCAAAAACTTGTGATGCGGAAAAGCTCAAAAACGAAGAATGGAATATATAGGTCTAAAGTTCTTGGAATTAGAATGCCAACCAATGCTCTAATTATCCTCAATGGAGGGGCAGAAATCAACATGTCATCGGTTGATTTTTTAATTCATGAATTCGCTTCAATGAACGAATGGCTATCAGAATACAATGTACATATTGGCATAATAAGAGGCGCCAATGATGACCCATCTCTATTCGCACAAAAACCAATTAACTTCTCCAATGTCAAGATGTATGACGATACCATGATTATTTCGTGTGGTGAGAAGAAGATATTATGCATAGGCGGTGGTTGCTCTATTGATAAGGCATGGAAACTCAACAAGGAAAAACATTCGAATTGTCGTTTGTATTACGCTAATGATGAGCATCCCACATTCGATATTAACGAAATCAAGGATTTCTTGTCAAAGGAGATGATAGATTCGGTAGTAACTGCCTTGACACCGACATTCGTAGGCGAGTCATATAGTTCAATGAAAGGCAACAGATGGCTTAAAGATAACGTTGACAGCTTGGAGGATATAAACACGCAGCGTGCGAAGATGGACGAGCTTTATGTTGAGTTTGTGAAGAGCGGTAAGTTACCAGAAAGGTGGTACACACTCCCATTTTTCTCAAACATCAGTTTCACCAACGGATATAACGACATCTGTTTCATCTCACAAAAGTATAATACGAGTTCAAGCCAAAGCGTGACAAACTTGAAAAATAAATTTGAGGAAATGATGCAGAAGAAAAACAGAATTAACGAAGGCATGGATTTTGACTTACCAATCGCTGGAAGACAAGAATTTGCAAGAGGACGTTTATAAAATGGAAGGACAGTCACGTTTTTTCTCAGTTATGGTGGTCGGAGAAGACCCAAAGTCCCTCATGACTCCGTTTGACGCGAACTTGAAAGTGGAGCCGTACATAAAATATGAGTTCACAAAGGCTGCTGATTACCTCAAGTATGCCATAATGTCGTTGGAGGCTGTAATCAAGCAAAAGCATGAACTGAAACTTGAGGAGCATCTTATCGACAATCTTAACGCTAGGATATCAATATTAAAGAAAGTGACTCCGTTTGAATATTACCAAAGCCTCACGCATGGCATGGATTATACTGAAGACGGAGACGCTTTGACTGACGTAAACCCACAAGCCAAATGGATTACATGTAGGGAAGCATCCAATTTTGCCATCAAGCTGAAACTCGTAGATGGCACCGAAGCCTATTCAGCAAAAGCGGAAGACATTGATTGGAGCCTAATGCACAAGGTCAACGAAGATGTTTACAAGGCAGCATGGGAGATTGTCATGGAAGACAAGGAACCCACAACCGACGAGGAAAGGCTGATATATGAGAACATGAAAGGCAAGGAGGCGTATTTCCAAAAATTCGTGACCAAGGACAAGTACGTTTCATTCAGCACTTGCTATTGGAACTATGCGTATGTTGACGCAAACGGATGGGTTGACATTAATTCCGCACCTTCAGAATACGAATGGGTGGAAGGTTTTTATGACAATTTTGTCACTAATTTAAAGCCAACAGACAAAGTTACAATCTTTGAATGCTCAACAAATAATAGCATTTAAGTTTTTTTAACGTGGGAATTTTCCGATTCTCACGTTTTTTTTGTACATTTGCACCCAAAATAACTAAGAGCGGCATGTAAGGGCATTTCGAGAATTTTTCGTTCTGACACGCTGTTTTGCATTGCATGGATAAAGTTATCCACCTTAACGGAGAAAGTCGCTCAGAACGGCTAGAAATAGCCTTAAATCGAATTATTTTACTACTCAAACATGGATAAGTTTTACGAAAAGGCAAGCCCACTGACAAAAAAAATAATCTCCACATTGAGAGAGATGATAGACGGTACCGATTTCAAGAACAAGACCTATTTGGTCGGAGGATGCGTGAGGGACACTCTTGTTGGAGTGGAGCCCCATGACTACGACCTTGTGGTGAATCTTCCGAACGGAGGGGTCAAGTTAGCGAATTACTTGACGGACAAGGACGGAAGCCGAAAACTCAACAAGAACCCAAAGATATTCGATGGGTTCGGAACGGCTAAGTTCTCTCTCGTTAGTGTTAAAGAGTTGGAAGGGATTGAGTTCGAAAGTGTTTATACACGCAAAGAGTCCTATACAAGGGGATGCAGAAAGCCGTCCACCGTATACGGTACTTTGAAAGATGATGCCAACAGAAGGGACTTGACTGTAAATGCTCTTTATTACAACATTTCAAGCGGTGAAGTATGGGATTTCACTGATTGCCAAACTTGTATCCAAGACTTGACAAATGGTCTTGTAAGAACGGTCAAGGACGCTGAGACCTCGTTTGAGGAAGACCCATTGAGGATATTGAGGACAATACGTTTTGCGTCAAGGTTCGGATGGGGCATAGAAAGGAACACATGGATGGGCATAATCAAGACCGCCTCACTTGTGGAAGAACTCTCAAGCGAAAGGGTAAGGGACGAGATTGAGGAAATGCTGCTTGCTGACAAGCCTAGCGAGAGCATGTACAGATTGCTGAGAAGCGGAGTTATGGGGAGATTGATTCCAGACCTAGATGACTTGGATGGGCAAATGGAGAACAAGAGTGCAAAGGTCTCTCTTTTTGACCACACTATGAGTGTTCTTGACGAGGTTCAGCCTTGCATTGAGTCTAGACTTGCAGCCTTGTTCCATGATGTAGGAAGGCTCTTGGGAGAGACAACACGCAGCAAGACGTTAAATTCCTTCAGTGCTGAAATTGCAAGAAGCGACTTGAAAGACTTTAAATTCCCAAAGGATGTCATAGAGTCGGTTTCCATAGCAATTACCCATCACGGAGACTTTGACATATACAGTGACACGACAAGACCGTCTGACAAGAAACTTAGAAGGTTCATTGCCAATTGCGGCGACGATTACGGTTTTGCGCTTGACCTCATGGCGGCAAACAACAAAATGCGTTCATACAACAAGAAACCACACCAAGTTGGAATTGTCCTTAACGCCATCGAGAAAATGAACATGACTGAGGAAATCAAACACCCAAAGATTCCCATTAATGGTCATGACTTAATGAAGGAGTTCAACATTAAGGGCGGAAGGCATATTTCCATAATGCTCGACAAGGTAAAGGAGGCTTTCTTCGATAATCCAAACATCACAAAGGATGATTGTTTCAAGGTCGCTCAGAAGGCTTTGGCAAAGATGACGGTTTAGAAGTTATAAATAAACAAAAAAAATACAAAAAGATAATGAGTGAAAATAAGAAAAAGTTATTGCTTATTGTGGATGCACAGTATGACTTCATCAGCGGAAGTTTACCAGTGAAGAATGCTATCTTGTGCATGGGAAGACTAGGTGACTATATTGAGGAAACTTGTGAGTCCAACCCTTACAATACAATTGTTGCCACTGCTGATTGGCATCCGATATCACATTGTTCGTTCAAGGAGAACGGTGGAGAATGGCCGATGCATTGCGTGGCATATTCCAACGGAGCTGCCATCTCACACTTTGTGCTGAAAGGAGTGATGAGGTGCAAGTGTTCAGACTTCCATGTCTTGACAAAGGGAACGGCTGAAGACCATGAGGAATATTCAGTCTTCCGTAATGCCGCTAGCTGCGTCAAGCTCCATAAGATTGTGGAAAGCCAAGAGATTGAGGAAATAGATATCTGCGGTATTGCAGGTGACTATTGCGTTCTCGAATCCCTTAAAGATGCCTTGAGGGAATTCCCTTCCATGCAGTTCAAGATTCTTGAGAAATTTACGGCGTCCATAGACGGAGGAAAGACTTTGGCTGAGTTTGTCAACTCGACATCACGTGTTGAGTTCGCATAAGTGTTAAAGTTATGTTAAAACTCATTGAAAGTTTTGTCTTGTCGAAAAATCTTCCTACCTTTGCACTCGAAATCTAGACATACTGTCGAGATAGACAAAAAAAATAGAATTATTACATGGACGAGCAAAAGCCATATGTCATAAACTATCGAATGTGTCATGAGTCTTCTTGCGAGACTCTGTGCACTTCAATATACAAAGAAATTGTCCTTCTATTAGGAATGAATCCAAACATCATTCTTGATGAGAGAGTACAAATACCTCTTAATGAGAGTGTTAAAATAGTAGGTTTGTCTCTTGGGCTTAATGGAGTAATTAACGTCAATGTGTCAATCACTAAGAAATTGTTAGGCAAGAAGGGGGAAGACTCTTTTGTCTTGGGGACATCCAACAACGACTCTCCGTTAAGTGAACTGTTCAACAAGACATTCCCTCCGTACAACTACATTACTCTTATAGAGGCAATAAGGGATACACTAGGCATTAAACCGACAGAATCAATGGAGGACAACGAAGATGAGAAATAACACTTTCACTGCGGCATTGGCAACAATGCTCCTTGCTGTAATATGTGTCGGAGGTTGTGTGCAAGGCATTGCCTACATGGGCGAGGTGACAAACGCTCGACAGAAGACATATTACAATTATTACAGAAACGAGTATGGCAACCGTTATGTTGATGACGGATGTTCCGTTTCATATGACAATGAGGAAAGTGTCGATACTGTAACTGTTGACACTACCGTATATAAAATTCTATGAAAATCTATGATTTACGTATGTTTTATTTCTTGCTTCAACGAACCACTGCTTTTTAGGTTGTTCTCACAACGGTCATCCACAGTTGGGTTCTCCACAAGCGTAAATTCGGCAGTACGGCTACCTACTAATATCTTATTTCCCTCAATCAATATGTTAATTGCGGCATTCAAATCCCTATCGTGATGCTCACCACAAATCGGACAAACCCACTCTCGTTCTCCAAGCGTCAAGTCCTTATAAACGTAGCCGCAGCAATGGCAAGTCTTAGAACTTGCAAACCATCGGTCAACCTCAATAACAAACTTGTCGTTCAGCATAGCCTTGGTCTTCAACGTTGACTTGAACGTGTAGAAACCAAGCTCTTGAATGGCTTTCGCAAGATGGTGGTTCCTCATCATCCCTTGCACATTCAAGTTCTCCATAAAAACGTAATCATACGTCCGCAGCAATGAGTTGGCAACACTGTGAATGTAATCAATCCTTTGGTTCGTCAAATGTTCGAATGCCTTCGCAAGCCTTATCCTTGCCTTGTTTCTGTTGTTTGAGCCTTTGACCTTCTTGGAGAGTTGCCGTTGGAGTTTCTTGATTTTGTCTTCGGTTTTCTTGAGGAAATGTTTGTTTTCAAACACCTCTCCGTCGGAAGTGATTACAAAATCCTTGACACCGAGGTCAATTCCGACACGATTGTTGGTATGCTTGAATTGACTGAATTCATCCTCGTTCATTGACAGAAGGACAGACAAGTAGAACTTCCCACTCTTGGTTTTCGATAGGGTAGCACTCTTGATATTATCCTTGTATTTTTGCAATCTGTCGATATACAGACTTGAACAACGGAATTTCAGATTTTTAAGACTTTTGATTAAGGAAATATGTTTTGTTTCAAACGTGTTTGATTTGGATATTGCTTCGTAAGGGAACAACGCTGACTGTTCATCCTTTTTCGATTTGAACTTGGGGAATCCTTTGCCAAGTTTGAAGAAGCCGTCATAAGCGGATAGCATCTGTCTGATTGCTTGTTTCATCACTTTGGTGTTCTGTTCTTTCAGCCAAGAATATTGCTCATCTTTAAGCAATTCTCCATGGAAGAACTTGGACAGTTCACAAAGTCCGAGGTTGGTTTTGTCAGTATTGTAAGCCTCTTGTTTGCGAGCGAGCATTTGATTATATACAAATCGGTAGCAGCCAAGCACTCTGTTGAGTGTTTGTTCTTGTTCCTTGTTAGGATATAGCCTTATTTTGACTGCTCGTAATATCATAAATTAAACAAATGGGTTATTACCCATTCCTATTATATAAATATATCATTATATTAAAAAATATTGCATTTTAGTAATTTTTATTAAACTTTTAATGAACTGTTAACAACCCAAACAAGTTCACGTAGTGAATATTACTATTGATAGTTAAACACAACAACAAACAAAAAGAAATGAGTAAAAGCATTCCTCAAATTATTACCAAATTCTTGGATGATGACTTGTACAAATTTACAATGCTCTTCGCAGTCATCGTGAACTTTCCAACCGCAATAGTGCGCTATACCTTCGTTGACCGCAACCACACTGTTTATCCGAAAGGTTTCGCAGAGGAGCTGAAACGGCAAATAGACGCATTGGCGACACTTGTCATCACAAACGACGAGATTGAGTTCCTCTGTAGAAAGTGCTATTACTTGCCGAAATTCTTCATCAGAGCCTTGCTATTGGGGTATAGGTATGACCCAAGCATGGTTAGAATTGGGCAAGACAAGGAAGGGCACTTGCATGTGACTTTTGAAGGACCTTGGTGGAGGACAATCCTACTTGAAGTAAAGGTCTTGGCTATTATCTCCGAGCTTTACTACATCATGACAAACCAAGACATCGCCTTCAATTACGATGACTACTACAACAAGACGTACAAAAAGGCTGAGCGTCTCTTGGAAGCTGGTTGTGCCTTCTCTGACTTCGGAACACGACGCCGCTCTTCGTTCCAAACGCAAGATGTCGTTATAAAGGCTATCACCGACTGCTACAAATCACGCAATTGGGAAGCCCTTACGCATGGCAAGTTCTGCGGTACTTCCAATACATACCTTGCCATGAAGTATGACTTGACACCTATCGGAACAATGGCACATGAGTTTGTCTGCGGCATAGCTGGACTGAACGGTGGTCCTATACGTGCCAACATTCAAGCCATGGACGCATGGAACAACGCCTTTCATGGGGCATTGGGAATCTACCTCTATGATTCTTACGGATTTGACATTTTCAGCCAGAACATCACTGAGGCTTACACTAATCAATTCCGTGGCATGAGAGTCGATAGCGGAGACAATTACGAACAACTCCGCAAGATATGCAAGCTGTATGCCGACAAGGGTATTGACTCTCGAACCAAGCAAGTTGTTTTCAGCAACGCCTTGGATGTTGACAGAGTCATACAGATTCATAACGTGGCAAAGAAGGTGTGCCTTCCAAGCTTCGGAATCGGCACCCATTTCACAAATGATTGGGATGGCATAGAGCCAATGAACATTGTGATAAAGCTTATAGCCATTGCCGCTGACGAGTCTTGGGGATTCTTGGCTGATACATGCAAGCTTTCAGAGGACGAGGGCAAACATACTGGCGTCATGGAAGTCGTACATCGCTTCATGTCCCAACTCCCACAGTTCGCTGAGTTCTTGACAAAGAACCCACAAGCGGCGCAAGCCATAGCAGCTGCCGCCACAAGATAAAACAACGTAATCAAAAATAATAGAAACTTTTAAATAACATTTTGCAAAATGACAAAATTTCGTAACACATTCCTTGGTCTTATTGACCGTGCGGCTGAGCACAGCAAACAGATTGTAGAATCACTTGACAAGGCTGCATCAGACTTCAATTTCGGTGATATCAACAAAGAGTTCGAGACACGCTTTGGCTCGCTCCTTTCAAGCGGTCGTGAGTTCTTGAACAAGATTGATGAGGCTGCTCGTTTTGCACGCGACACCAACAAGCCGTTTGTGGTGACACTTGAGTTCGACGAGGCACGAGGTGAGGAGTACAAGTATTCTGTCAAGGGCAATGTCATCAAGGTTGAGGTCAGCTACAACAGCGAGACTGAGACAAGTGGACGCTCGAAGATGGTTACGGTGCCTGAGGGCTACGACATGTCACGCGTAGACGTTGAGGTGGACGAGGGCAAGAAGCTCTTGAAGATTTCAGTACCAGTGCTCGATGATGAGAATATTGAGCATACCGCCGAAGAGGAGGAGATTCCTATGCCACAGCATGAGGTAGAGGCACCTTCTGCCGCAGCCAATGCAGAGGAGACTCCAAGCACTACCAACGAGTCACTTGAGCAGACTGTTGCCGACAATGTACGCAAGGCTACCGCAGCTCGCATGCGCCGCACAGCAGACGGACGCTTCTGCGGCAAGATGGATGCTTAATCTTTCACATCGACTAATTTTAATAAATGTGGGTTGTCTTAATAAAAGGTAACTCACATTTTTGTTTTTTTAAGAAATATTCCATATATTTGTCAAAATAACATTTCAAACATTAACAGAATCAAAATGAGAATATGTGGAATTAGCGACATTCACGGAGATTTGTCGCCCAAGATTGAGCCTTGTGATGTCCTATGCATCTGTGGGGATATTGTACCACTTGAGGCACAGATGAATTCAAAGAAATCAAAGCGATGGCTCCAAGAATTGTTTATCCCTTGGTGCGACAAACAACCATGCAAGAAAGTCCTTGTAATAGGAGGAAACCATGACTTTTTCCTCTATTACCATCCATTGCAGATGAAGGAAATGATAAAGGACAATGAAAAAATAGAGTATCTTAATAATGAAGGATATGAGTTCGAGGGGATTAAGTTCTTTGGGACACCTTTATGCAAGATATACGGAAATTGGGCTTTCATGCTCCCATATGAAGAACAAGACAAAATACTGAATGAGGCTTTTGATGAATGGGGAAATGAAATTGATGTGCTTTTGTCCCATGATTCACCTTATGGAGTCAGCGACATAATACTTGACAAGAACTGTCCTTGGGCAGCTGACGACCATATAGGGAATAAATCCTTGGAAGCTTTTGTATTAAAGACTGCCCCAAAACTACACTTGCATGGACACCTTCATTCTACAAATCATGACGAAGAACTATTAGGAACAACAAAAGTCCATTGCGTCTCAATATTAGGGGAGCAATATACAGTTCAATACGAACCTCAATATTTTGAAATTTAACATTAACCAATATTTTTTAAACATTCTTATTACGGTAAGTTTGCTTAAAAAATAAAATTTATATATATTTGAACCATGCTCGAAAACATAAGAGAAATTGAAGAATACACCATGAGGGAATTCATAAAGCTACTCCATGAACACAAGCTTTACACAAGGTTCACGGCAATGCTCCCCCATCAATTTAACTACAGAGCCTTTTTAAGCAAGAATTATCTCTCCAACCCACATATAAGGGTTTCGTTATTGAAGAATATAAAATCCTTTGATAACCTTGTCGATTTCTTGCATAATAATGCAATGGGCGCATCAAAAACAATACAAGAAGCGGCAATGAAGGGGTCGAATTACTTGGTTCATACGTTTGTAGAGCCATATTTAAAAGGACATCAAAAGGCTCCAGAGATAGCATGTGGGTTCTACAATTCAATATGCCGTAAATTCCTTGGTGATGATTTCACTGACGAGAAAGTTGAAGACCTACATATAGGAGATGACATAATACAAAAGATAGGCGACATGTCTCCAGAAGACAGAAGCCGTATCTTCTCCCAAATGTTGGAATACATCCAAGGTCAACTTGCACAAACATCATCTATCCCTAGAAGCACTTTTGAGCCTCCGTTCTATACTAATCCTTACCAAGCAGTTAATACTTATACCTCTAACGCGCATTTTGAAGCTACAAACAACGCAAGCAATGGTTATAGAAGATATAACGTGGTTTGAGACACCATTCAGACTAATGATTTGGATGAACTATTTTAATTGATGATAGCAACAAGCAAATGAAAAAAATCATAGATGATTCAATGCCATATCATCCTTGCCATGGTATAGAATGCAAGGAATGTTCCAAGTGCATATTTGATGAAGAGGTGTTTCCTCCGTCCCAAGCAAAAGAAAAGGAGGAGACCAAGTACTGTGACAAATGTCCTCACATGGACAAGCTCTACACAAACACTTACAAAACCACATGGCATTGTGTATGCAACGCCAAGATATTAAATGGGAAGTGGGGTGAGAGACCAGCTAGAATAAGTTTCAACGCGCATGAATATAGCAAGATATTGACACCAGATTGGTGTCCTTTATTAGATAAAAACAAAAAGCAACAGCAACCAAAGCAACAAGACATGTTTTTAGATTCCTACACGCCGCAATATTCTTCACCCTCTTCATCAAAGCCATATAAAACGCAGAGGGAAATGGTCGAAGAAATTACCCCAACGCTTAAGGTGGATGAGTTGGAGATTGGGAAACTCTATGTAATACCTTCATTCAGCTACAATGACACCAAGGTTATCAAAATCGTAAGCAAATACCCTAGTTCCATAACTTACAAGGAAATATCGAATTTGAACACGATGAGTGAAAGCGCATATTCTTCCACACTTTTCAACTCATCAACAGAAATGCACATAATAACACCTTACAGACCATTCTGAAAAGCAAATTTACAATAACCTAATAAAACAACAACAAGCATGGACACTAATAATGCGAATTCCTACAAGACGTTAGCCTTAACATTAACAAGAACTACGCCTTGGGAGACAATCAAGGTGAAGACTATTTACCACACTCCCAAAGTCCTTGATGAAGACCCTATGGACTTTATCGTTCTTTCAAAAAACGATGAGGAACAAACCATCAAGGTGCGCGTATACAGTACAACTCCTCGTGAAATCAGCATTCACAAAAATTCACTTTGGGGGAAGGTGCTAGTTAAAAAGCGTTTATTTTAATATCCTTTAACCAAACTTTCTTTGTATTCTCGCTAAAAAGTAGTATCTTTGCAGCAAAAATAACAAGAATATGCTTAAAATATGCACTAAAATATCACTTTGTTTTGCTTGTTTAATGGGAATAATAGTGATGGTTAACAAAGGAGAATACCATTATCTTTTTATCCCATGCGCAACGGTACTCTATTTTCTTGGAGAATGGCTGATTGACGCAAGCGAGGAATACATGTCAAGGAATCCGTTACCGCTTGACACCACTCGCCCAAAGCGTAACCAAGGTTATAATGGAAATTATGCCGTTCAGTCAATGACAGAGGAAGAACGAAGGGAATGGTATAACGAGAGAGGATGGGAATATAATGGCGCCACGACCGACTACAGTAGGTATCAGCCGCCAACCAAAAAGCAAAGACAAGAAACCGCAGCAATGTTGGTGTCCAAGTGCTCACGCAACGTGACATTGTCAATAGCTAAATAACAAAATCAACTAATAAAGCAATTAAAAAGAAATATCAATGAGTATGGTACAGACCTTTGTGAAACCTTACACAATTTTTTCTACTAAAGAAAAACAGACTGAGGAAGTAGAGGAAAGGACAATAGAACCGCTATCTCCAGAAGTCTATTACAACTAATAAAATAACAAACCATCAAATAACCACACATGGCACAAGAGACAACACAGACGGTTGTTGAAACCGTGAGCAACGAGACAGCGCAAGAGACGAATGATACACTGACAATCTCAGTTCCAATCTTCATCTTGTTTGCCGAACATCTTGGATATGTAAGTTCACTCAAGAAATTGGTGGAAGAATGGACAAAGGGTACGCCACCAGCTGTTCCATACCAAAAGCTCTTGAGAGTTGAGGCTTTGTCAATCCGACAACAAATGATTAAGGACTACGAGGTTGACTACATCAAGGCTAAGTACAACGAGCTGTACCCAATCTTCTTTGCGGAGCTTGAGGAAAAGATGGACTCGATTCTCGAAGACCCTTCACTTTATATCTAAGCAAGCTGCGGAATGAAAACCGACAAAAGTATTTTTGACCTTGAGGCTCTAGAGAAACGTAAGATTGCGTCTCTTATCGCTCGCGGAAAAAAAAGTAAAAAGGAAAAAAATGCCAAGGAAAAGACTGAAAACGAAAGTGAAAAGCCAACTCCTTGGCACCGTAAGGAACTATCCCAAAAGGACTTTCGTACTGTATTTGATGAGAAGAAGGAGATGTACTACATAAGGCACATTGAATGGAAGCCGACAACGTACATGGGTCCTTACCCAACAATGAAGGAAGCCCAACGCGTCATCAAGGAATATATTGAAGAATCCAAGAAACCGTTCCTAGAAAGACACGGTCTTAAGGATGTCCATTCCTACGTTAGTGACAAACCAATAGAGGAAAAGAAAACAAAGAAATCATGAGAATCGGATTACTCTTCGGCTCCTTTGACCCGATACACATAGGGCATATTGCAATCGCCACAACAATTTTGAACGCAAAGGTCGTTGACAAAGTGCTATTCGTGGTGGCAGCACAAAACCCATGGAAAGACCGTACGGCAACTGAATTTAATATCAGATGCTCTATGGTTCATCAATCCATCCAAGGCATATCGGATGTTGATATATCGACTGATGAAATGCTTATCGAGCAACCATCCTACACATACAAAACCATTGATGCAATAAGGAAAAAGCACGAACCCAATGACAAATTCTTCTTGATTGGAGGCTCCGACGTCATCAATACAGTGACCAAATGGAAAAACTTCAAAGAAGGTATTTCCCCTTATGTGGAATTTATCGGTGTTGGGGAAAAATTGGAAGGTATTGATGATTTTGTGGATAATCACAAAGTTATCAAGGTTGAGATGCCACCAATATTAATCCATTCCACGCACATAAGAGAAATGGCAAAGGATGGAAAAATATTGTTTCCATTAGTGACAATAGAAACCGAAGAGATAATTCGTAATCACCAACTCTATAAAGATTAAAACATTACTTTAATATGTTATTCAAACTAGGAACATTCATTACAAGAACATATGGCGATGCAAGTAACTTCGGCATTTTTGAAGGCGAAGTCATCCCTCAAAGATTTTCAAGCACAGGTGAGAACTATTCCCTTATCTTCTTTTATAATCCACAAGAATGGGACTCAAAAACTGGCACACGCAAACCAATGTATTCCTTTACCACTGATGACGCTCTTTGCTATGAAACCGTAACCTCATACTCAAGCGGAACTTGCAGCTGGAGGGAACTGACACAAGCGGAAATAGAACAAGCCATCCAAATCATGCACGAATGCGGTTTGCATTGGGATAGCGAAAACGCCAACCTCGTTAACTTCAACACTGGTGAGGTTCTCTATCATATCATACAACCGAACACCCAATACAACGGTCAAGTGGTCTCGCCAATCGACTCCACACGCCAAGCAATCCTTAATGAGGCTTTTAAGGAAATGCTGCCAAAACCAACAACAACGACGACATATACAACGCATACCCCTCACGCATCTCACTACCCCTCGCAATCCATATACGACCAAGAGTATGGTTGGAATGGTGAATATTGGGGTTAGAGTAAAACTATTAATAATAACTTATTCAATTTCAAACCATGCAACCACAAGAAGCACATATGTGCTATGACCTTTGTCAAGGAATATATGAGGAAATCTCACAGACAGCCTCACCGCAGCTTCTCAACAAAATCATCGCATTATCAGCTATCATCAAGCAAGAATGCGAACTCACTGACCAATTTGAGGTTGGAGAACGCACAAGCCAAAATGACTTGTCAAGAATCGACGTAAGAAAGCTTATTGCCGATAACTGCAAACTTGTTCAAGAAAATAATGCGCTTATGCACGGCATACATGAATGGGCTCCAAGCATCTCAAAACATTTGGAAGAAGTAGGCAAAAGATTAGGGGAAATTCAAAACAAACTTTAGCATGGCAACGAAATCAGTATTAGCGGCAGCAATCAAAAAGCTGCAAGCGGCAAACAACAACATTAGGGCTGAAATAAGAAGCGGTCTCAGAAAGAAAGAAGACGGCGAGCAGAGAATACAAGCCAATAAATCAATGATTCTCGATTTCCAATACCGCTTGGACAATAATCTACCATAAAAACAAATATGTTTAATGAGCACCAAACAAGAGCGCTTATCTGTCTTCAAAGAAACCATGAAGGCAGCACTTTCTCACGAATACCCAATTGGGCGTAATAAGGAACGTCAAATAGACAGAACTGAAGAAATGATGTCCACTACCAAGTTCTATACGAAACGAGTGGAAATTGACACTTCCAAAGTAACCAAGTCACATACGGAACAAATTAGCATCCGCAATATGGATTCATTGGAAGCGGCAAAGGAACTGATTAACCAAGGCTTCAGACCAGCAGTACTTAACATGGCATCATTCTCCACACCAGGCGGTGGCGTTGAACGAGGTTCACAAGCACAAGAGGAAATCATATGCCGACGAACCAACCTTCTTATGTCTCTTTACCAATTCCACAATAACGGAGACAAATATGGGATACAACAGTCACAAGACCAATATCCACTCTCGTTTCCGTTTGGCGCTGTTTATACCCCACAAATTGCAGTGTTCAGAGACACGGACGCAAGACGTTATGAGTTTCTTGATGAACCATGGTATGTTGACATCATCACCTTGCCAAGCCTTAAGAGACCCAAGCTTACAAGTGATGGCATGCTGTCAAAAAGAGACGCCTCAATAATCAAGTCCAAGGTGGAACAGATACTCTCTATCGCTATCGAGAACGGAAACGACTCTATTGTTCTAGGCGCTTTCGGATGTGGGGCTTATGCAAATCCACCTCGTCATGTTGCCGAAATATTCCATGACGTGCTCGTTAATAACCCAACCTTCAAAAACGCGTTCCAAGAGATAATATTCGCAATTTTGGAAGATGCTTCATCATTTAAGGAGCATAACAAGGAAGGCAATATACAGCCATTCATTGACGTTTTTGGAGAAACACTCATAATCAAGAACGAAAATAACTAAAACAATGCTCAAAGATAATATTCATCAAATGATTGCCGATGCAATGAAGAACAATGACCAAGATGCCCTCAAGGTCTATCGACTCATATCAGCAGAGCTTACAAACGCCGAGAAAAACGGCACTAAGCTCGATGAAGCCACCGAAGCGAAAATTTTGCTTAAAATGGCTACGCAACGCAAAGACTCAATTGCAATATATGCCGCCAACAATCGCAATGATTTGGTTGAAAGCGAAACCAAGGAACTTGACATCATCACACAATTGGCGCCAAAGCAGCCCACTGAGGATGATGTGGCAAATGCGACTCGTGCAGCAATAACGGCATACAAGCTCTCAAAGGAAGACGGCTATGCCTTGACAATGAAGGACATGAAACCAATCATGGAGATAGTCAAGGAGACATACCCGACGGCTAATGGAGGCATAGTCAGAAAGATTCTTTTAGAAACTATCAGTTAAAAAATATTAAAAGATTGGGGAGAATTTGGTTATTCGCTGAATTTTCCCTATCTTTGCATCATGAAACAAAAACAAAATAATATAATTTCAAAAAACGGACTCTTGAAAGTCATGTTTCCTTACGGTTTTTATCCGTTCAAGGGCAAAAGACTAGACAAAGAAACAATCCGTTGCGAATTCCTTTCAACGCAATATCCATATGTCAGAATAGTGTTGGTATACGACGCTCCGTCAACACATAAGGATAATGTCCATGAAATCGAATTCAGCGGCGAGAAAATAGCCTCTTTCCAAGGCTTCATGGAGTCCATCAAGAAAATAAGAGAGATAAATAATAAGCTAAAACGCCAATGTCAGACAACTCATTCAAAAGCGGCTCATTCGTTAGAGCCATTGACACGGAAGGCAGATTGTTCATCGGAATATACATGTACCAAGTCAAGGGAATTGGGCATTTTGTCAAGACACCAGAAGGACAAAGACTATTCTGTAAGAAAAATCATGTCGCCCTTGCCGAAGCCGAAGAAATTCAGCTCTATGTGAAAGCAGTATCAGCGCATTACAAACGACTTAAGGGAATGTCTGAAGAAGTGCCATTGGCAGCACAAAACATAGAGTGTATGTAATGGGCAAAGGAAAAATACCAATAATAGGGGACAACGAAAAAGGAACAAAACTGTTCTGTGTCCTTAAACGAGACAAAAAACAATTCGTAAAGGGATATTACTGCTTCACTGACGAAACGCTTCATGTAGAAAGAATCACAAAATATTTGATGGAAGAGGGCGAAACCAAGGAATCCGTCATGAAACTCTTCGCAGATGAGGCACATAAAGAATACGACTGGGACATTAAAGACATCATCTTCGACCATGGTAACAAAAGAAAATATAGTGGAACTTTTCGACGACGCTGGGAAAAAGGCAAACCAAACACTCCACCAAATCCACATCAATCCAATCAAAATCCAAGGTAACACACACCTAAAGGCAATAGAACTTCTCGCTAACCAAATCAAGGTGCTTCTTGTAAACATCACAAAAGAAACCGAAACAAGCGGAGAAGTTTGGGTTGATTACACATGCTTGGCACAAGACTTGTTCTCAAGCGCTTTCTATAAAATCAAAGGACAAATAGACAACGCACAAGACGGAGTGCTAATCGAAACAGAATACCGCGAACACGGAAACTATGCACTAATTAATCATAATATGCTATTCCTTCATACCTATAAACGTGATTTCATCAAGGCAGTAACTGCATTGAGAACAGCATTCGACAAAGTCAAGGTCAAAAGCCATTTCCTTAACTTTGCTAACACTAAAACACAGAAGTTCGAAGCAGCAGCTGCACCTTGCTATTAACAATTTTATAGCTTATCACTTGCCACGTATAGTAGTGAATTTTTCCAATCACAGCGGTCCCTCACAAAGCCCTATTTATAAGGGGTTCAAGCCTTTTTTCAACACTTTTAAGCATAACGAAAAGTAGGTGTATCGTCGTTCATCATCATTGTTTTAATTCTGCAAAATAAATATATTTATCAACAGAAAACACAACAAGAAACGATGGCTGACTTAACAAAACTCAAACCAATAATCCTAAAGTGGGAGGGAGAATATCGTGGAAATATTGACGGAAAAATCTGCACCATGAAAGGTGTGACCTTATCCACTTACAGAAACTTCTACGGTAGAAACAAAACATGTGCCGATTTGAAGAATATAAGTGACCAAGAGTGGAACAATATATTTAAGCAAGGCTATTGGGACAAATGGAAAGCGGATGAAATAAACAACCAATCAATTGCAAACATCTTGGTCGATTGGTTTTGGCACAGCGGTACAAGCGGTATCAAGATGCCACAAGAAATCCTAGGAGTCAAAGCTGACGGCATAGTCGGTAAGATGACAATCAACGCCGTTAATTCATGCAACTCGAAAGAACTTTTTGACAAGCTGTGGAAAGCAAGAAAAGACTATCTATGTGACTTGGCAAAATCATCTTCCAAGGCACAATTCCTTGACGGATGGCTCAACAGACTTAACGATTTTAACTTTAATTAACATATAGGAGAACTTGGCAACAAGCTCTCCTTTTGTTTTTCTAACAAATTCTCCATATATTTGTAGCATGAATCAAAAAGAATAAAACATGAAATCACAACCTTCTCCGACAAACATTCATCAATATAAAGCGCAATTATTTATAGAACTACTGATAGTAGCAATATTACTCGCCTTCTTCTGTATCTTCTTGCCGCAACTCAAAGCAGCCTCATTAACTGTCAAAATAATGGTTGCAATGGTGGTTGTTTTTTGGATTATGAGAGCAGCATTAACCTTAAACAAACTTATTGACGGATTTAAGGAGAAATTTGTAAGAAGATAAAAGTGATTCCCAATCAAATAAAATTCAATAATGGCTAACATTGACGGTCACAATAACTTGCAATGGTACCTTGAAATGGATTATGACACGGAAAAGAAAGAAGTAATACTGCATATCTTCAAGATATTAAAATGCAAAAAAATATTGTTGTTTGGCACACTCTACAAGATTCAACTTCAAGAGTATTTTACAATATACTTTAACTATAATACAGTAACATTCCAAGTCCATCAACTATCCATAAGCAAAAAACAAACCACTGTAATATCTAAGAAACAACTCCTTCAACTTGTGGACTTCTTCCAAAAGCCGTTAAAGCTGTATTCATACATAAGAAGACCATTGTTATTAACACAAGTGAGATTGAAGGAGTTCTTGTTGTTCATATCAAACGAAATAACCAACTTTAAGCCGCACCAACATTTAAAGGAAACTCCATTACTTGAAACAACTAGAATGATATGTGGACTTGCCAAGATATATGGAAATAAGTATCCTAGGATGGACTATACCGAATACTTAGGAAAATTGACAGACACATTCAAAGCTGTTTTATGGTGTGGAGAAAATTCATATTATAGACTATATCGTGATGAAAAACAGATTTACCACAATTCTACCTTGCCGATTTTTATGGTACCTTGATGACACAAGCTTCTTTGCGGAATTTTTACCATATGACCAACTTAACTCAAATCCAATAGTAGCTAAACACTATTTGAGGATGCGTTGGGAATGCCATAGTCCTAAATTCAGCAAAGACATTGAACAAAATTGCGCAGCATTTAGAATTTCCAAGGACAATATAGATTTTTCAATTTATGACGCTATAAAACGATTGTTAGACGAAAGAAAGGTCGCCATTTTTTTCGATTTTAAGAACTTACCAAGAATAATCAAACAAATCTGTTCTTTAACAGAATATCGCATTTCTGATTGGAAACAATTCATTAATGATTATAGAGCTAATGTCAAAGGCATCTTAAATGAATTAATGAAAACCCCTTCTGAACTTAATCCAATAATGGTAAAAGCATGGTCTCAAAAAGATTAACCGCCATAGCGAAAGATTACTTGTCAATGCAAGGAATCAAGGCTGAGCTAGCCAACATGGAAGAGGCTTGGCACGATATAACCAAGAAACCAAGACCTTATTCCAATATACTTCTTGCTGATATTGAAGGAGATTGGCTCGACATACAAGACTACAACCCTATAATGGAATGGGAGGATTTGGTGGAAAGGTACTCAATCTTCAAATGGGCTTACATCGAGGAATTATTTATATAGTTTTTTTAACAAACTGACACAACAAACATGGCAACATTACTTGAGACGGTTATGAGGAAATATACCATTCCTTGCAGACTTTGGTTGAATGATGATGTTAAAACATGGAAATTCCCATATTCTTTTAGTTTCTATATTGATATAATAACTGCAACACCAAAAACTGGAAAAGAAAAAGCTTTCTACAATTGTCAATACTTAGCATCTAATTCCTCAATAAAAATCAGAGCTTTAAGTAAAGATTGTAATTCGGCATTTCGTAACAATAGGTTAAGAATTGACACAAAAGGCAATATACTTTATTTGCCTTATGATATTAATATATTTGTACCGCTGATTGATTTGAAGGACATTCCTCGATTCTTTAAAAAATTACTTACACAATCATGTTTCAAAACACCAATAAGTAACATGAATGAATTTATCATTGCTATTCATAAATGTAAAGCAGAAATAATTCACGACATTCTATCACCACAAGAACTGACCAAGGTAGGACAATATATCCGAAAATCGCATGAATGATTATATAGAATTGTATAGCAAGCTTTCCAAGAAATGGATTTTTCCTTGCCGCCTTTTCATACCATCAAATTTTGGTGAAACAGCATTTGACGGCAGTATTAATAATGAATTTTACATCGACTTTATTAGCAAGGTTTTAATTAAATATCAAACAATCCACTTTAAAGGATATTTGAGCATAAACTTAGAAAAGGATAATGGTTATCTAATACCATCAATTCGATTATTAAAATCTGATGCGCCATCTACTTTTACTTGTAATGGAATTCTAGAATGTAACGGCAAATTTATATCAAGGCGCAATCACGGACCATCTTCATCACAATCCATATTATGCGATTACAAGGATATTCCACGGATTTTATATCGCGAAATATTACCTCAATTCCCTCACTGTAAAGGTAATATGGAAATTGTGGCTAAGGATATCATAGCTAAGGCAAAAACGTCAATGTTATACGCGCAGTCCGTTAGTCAAATAAGTCCGCCATCACGAGACTGCTTTATCAATAAACCTTATGATGAAGAATAAAATATACTATATTGAGAAGTTCTGCAAACAATGGTTTTTTTCCTTACCGCATTTTTGTGCCAATTAACTTCTCCTTTTCCAAAACGCTTGACGAACGCTATTTCTATATTGATGTTGTTGATGGTTTTAGACTATTAACTAACACAATCAATTTCAGTAGCTATTCGGAAATAAGATTAACAAAGCAAGATAACATTATAGTGACATCAACCATCCAATATACTCGTTCCCCAAATTCGCAAAACATTGATACCCTTACGTTAGAAAATGGTAAATATCTAGCAAATGGTGATTTTCTTAAAAACTTTACACATGGAACCATAATATGTGATTATAAGGATATTCCACGGATTTTATTTCATCATATACTCCCTAAAGTGCCATGGATTCAAGACGGCATCATAGCAACTCTTACTAATGAAATATTAAGGAGCTTAAAACCTTCGATTAGATGCCATCAAATGACATGTAGCAAAAGAATGTCAATGGCACCAATACTTTACCAAATAAACCGACAATGAAGAAAATATTATATAACAGTTCTGAAATTGAATTCAACGCAAGAATGGTAATATTCTTTCTTGCGCTTTTCATATTTTTGGCATCGCTACATGTTGGGTTGATAGTGCTGTTTGGGCTAATAGCTCCAATTTTGTATGGTATTACATCGCTTTGTTTACTCTTGAAAACAAACTTGAGAAAAAGCAATCTCCATCTAAGAGACCTCAAGAATGTCATTTGGAGGAAAACAAACTTTGAAAAATACCTCTCGTCAATATTGCCATTATGCTACAATGTCAACGACAGATATTGGTACCGTACAAAGAGATACAAGGATTTTTTCTTTTCATCTTATAGGAAATTAGAAAAATCATTTCCCTTAGTGAGGGTGGTTTATGTTTATGATAATTTTACAAGACAAATCAAATCCATGCATGTTGACCATGTCGAAAGATATGGAAACCAATTCAAACAAGACAGAAACATGCATTATAAGTTGATTATCCCAAAGAACCAACACGCGTCTCCATATTTCCGCCTAATGAATGGGGCTTTTAGGGAATACGACAACACTCGCCTTTCCATTAATGATTTTCGTCATTTGCCTCAAATTTACACAAATGGACGAGTCATTGACGAATCTTGGCTTGCGATAAACGCCATCTTCTCAATAATCTTGCCTTTGCGTGAAATGCCAAGATACTTCATACGTAATCCGATGCATAAAAACCAATGCAAGCCATACACTAAAGCAATTATGCAACTGCACAGACGAATGCTTGCTGATGTCCAGCAAGGACAAATAAACTATGTTTTGGTTTTATCTTAAAACAATATAGCCACATTATGACAAACACAGAAAAACAAATAGTGCAAGGGTTCTTGAGGAACATACAAGGACTTTGTGAACGCTCATCTGAATTAGGTGAAGAACAAACAATAAAAGCAATACAAGTGCAAGTCCAGTCAAACTTGGACTTTATCAAAAACTACATTGAATCATGAAACTGAAGGCATTTCTAAGGCTGCTGACGAAAAACTTTATTCTACATCGTACAGACCCTCTTATCTACTGTCCCTTAGGAAGGATGGGCATGTGCTGTCATATGGACTCACCAATCTGCAACTTTCCGCATTGTAATATGTTTAAGGAAACACTTAGAGTTTATCCAATAAAGGAAAAAGAATGAGAAACATTAAACTATTGTGGTTCTTTTGCTGCTTCAATAAGAACATAACAAAACGAATTACATTTACAAAGGAAGAAAAATGTAATATACGGCGTTTCTCTAAATTTCTGCTCTCTCACAATGCTTTCAATGAATTTTTCTTAAACTTCAATGACTATTTTAAGAATTACGGTCAATGCACTATATCGTCAACGCTAAGACCTTGGTCATATATTCAATGTGCATTTTCTTGGATGGACACACCAGAAAGGGCACTTTTTTGGAAATTCTTAAATGATAAATGGCATAATGAAATCAGACTATAAGATAGTAAAACGGCATGAAATATAGAATAAAATACAAAACGCTTTTTAGACCACGTAGTACAAATGATAAAGTAAAGAATATGACCATTTCTGTTACACCAAGTGGAAAGTATTTTGTCTCCATCCTTTCAGAGGTTGAATACAAACCAGTGCAGAAAACCAATGCAAAGGTTGGTATTGACCTTGGAATTAAGGACTTGGTAATTACAAGTGACGGAATTAAATATTCAAGCAACAAATTCATTAAGTATTACTCAAAAGAGTTAGCAAAAGCACAGAAACATTTGTCAAAAAAAACCAAGGGGAGTATGTCTTGGAACAGACAAAGAGTTAAAGTTGCTAAAATCCAAGAGAAGATTCACAATTGCCGAATGGACAAATTACATAAAATATCAACTGATTTGATTAAAAGATATGATGTAATTTGTTGTGAAGATTTGAATGTGAAAGGAATGCAAAGAAACCACAAACTTGCCCAATGTATAAGTGATGCAAGTTGGGGAACATTCTTAACATTATTATCTTACAAGGCAGAAATGAATGACAAACAAGTAGTGAAGATAGGTAGATACTATCCTTCATCAAAGACTTGTCATCAGTGTGGGTATGTTAAAGAGGATTTAACTCTTAAAGATAGAGAATGGATATGTCCTCATTGTGGCAATGTAATAGATAGAGATTTGAATGCTGCAATTAATATCCTTAATGAAGGTTTAAGAAATATATCGGCTGGAACGGTCGATTACACAGATGGAGCAGATGTAATTCCTATTCGTAGGTTATCAGCAATGAAGTCTGAAGCCCACCAATCTTTAGTTTGTGGGTAGTTCACTTACTACATGTTCCTAGTTTGCTTGGTTCCAAAAGGATACAAAGGAGATATTTGGATTTTTCTCAGCGTGTTAATTCCATTTCTAATGGCTGTAATTTCAATAATTTTGTTTCAACATAAAAAGCGTGATTAAGAGTTTCTTCAAAAAGATACATAGGTTCTTTTACTATGATTATGTGAAATCTGACTACCGCTCAGCTATAAAATACATGAGGAGATTCGGAAGACATGGGATAATTCCAAACTTGTCCAAGTCAGATTGCTTTATATTGCACATGTTGGCGCAATGCGGATTGGCAGAATATTATGTTCGGATGCAATGTCCTAAAAGAATCAGAAAAGGATGGGCATATTTATCGGATTTGTTTAAAGTTGAAGGCTATCTCTGCAACAACTTGGTCATTAATCCGCTTCTCTTCTCTCCATCGCATCCAATGAGTAAAAAAGAAGAATTCATTTTAATGCTCAATCAAACATTCCGCCAAGACATGAAACCTTGGCTTCGTGAACACAACCTACCATATAGGAGTACTTTTTTGAACCCCAAACACCAAGATGCAAGAAAACACGCCAAAGGGCTTTTCAATCTGTGCGTAATAATGCATGGCAGAGGTTTAAAACTAGTAAGATAACGAGCATTGATTTGTTTCATTGGTCGTTATTTTTTTATGCCTTTAACTAAGTTTAACTTAAAATATTTGGCGGTTCGAGAAAATCTTATTACCTTTGCAGCCGAAAACATGAAATCACATAAACAACAGTTTGAATCATGAAAGTAGCTTATACTCCACATGGAGATTTTAATTTAACGCCATATGCACAATATCTATATGCAAAGGCAAAGTTTCCAAACACTCCGTTATTTGTGTATGACAATAACCACAAGAAACTTACCACCAAGGAAGAGATAGAAGATGCCTATTATATATGGATTTCATTTAAGGACTTTGGTGAGACACTGCCATGGACTTGGGACGATAAAGACATGCTTCATTATGAGTTTTGGAGAGAGGTACGACACGACCCACTTCTAATCCAAACAATAGAAGAGTATGGGCTTGAGAAAAGCGGTGGGGATTATGGAGTCATATCAATAGACGAAATCAACGAGCCCTACGTAATAATGGGAAACGAGATGGGAGAATATGTCATGACAATGTCATCGGTCAAATGGCAAGGAACTGAACTACTAAACAATTGATAACATGATTACCGAAAATAGACATAACATTTTCACATTGGACAGAAATTTTAACGTAATCTATGTTGAAAATGCCCTTATCGAATATATTATTCCATCAGACCACGACACCAAATTTACAAAATATAAATTGACTGATAATAACGGGATTGTGTGGAACTTGGCTTCAAACTCATTGAGTTTTGGTTGGGATATAGTTCCTACGATATTAGATAAAGATGAATTTTACGTAAAAGCAGAAATAAAGGATAAGGTGCCTTATCATGTTTATTCTTTGTACCGCGAGCCGATGCAATTACTTTCTTTATTGTTAAAGGAATGCTACCTCAAACAATGCTCATATGCTTTCTGCTATTTAGATAGAATTTCTTTCAGTCTATTTAATATAGATTTTTTACATCCGCAAGACTATAGATTAATCAATAAAATCTATATTAGAGGCAATAGTTTCTTTTATTGTAACGCCAAATTAGAATATCTTAATGCTATCAGGCAACATTCCAAACACCCTTCCTTAGTGAAGTTCCCAAACGAGGACAAGAGACTGACAAGAATTGTCACAAGGGTATATCAAATGCGATTCAATCCTCCCAAGAAATACGTCATCAAACCACACCAAAAGAAATGGGGTTGTACATTGACCCCACAAAAGTTGTAGAATGCGTTTCTAGACATTCTGACGGCATTTCTCTTACATAATAGATAGTAATGAACCCACCTTGAAAACAATGGCTTAGAATGAAAATTAACAGTATTTTACACTTGTGTTAAAGTTGTGTTAAAACATCAATAATATTTGGTGGATTGTAAATAATTCACTACCTTTGCACCGTCAAAATTAAACAAGAACAACAACATTAAATAAAAGGAGATTATTGAAATGGAAGATTTTACAAACGCAAAGGTTGGTGATGTGGTTATCGCAACATCTTATTGGGTTGAGAAAGTAAGTAAAATAACTCGCGTGACCAAAACATGCGTCGAGGTCGATGGCGCCCTTTACAGAAAAAGTGACGGCTTTAGATATCGCAGTTCAAACTACTACCGTGCCATCAGCCATGCAACGCCTATTAAAATCCAAGCGATTAAGGACAAGAAGTACAGAACAGAGCTTGTTGCCAAGATAACTGAGGCTGTCACGCCACAGAAGATTGAGCACATGACCAAGGATAAGCTTGAGGCTCTTGCCAAAGTACTTGGCATCAAAGTCGAGCAATGATTATACTATTATATGTCCTAATATCATTCATCAACGTTTTCCTACATATAGTTAGGTCAATCTTGGTGATTAAGTCAAGTAAGCTAATTGCGTCACTGTCAAACTGCATCTGCTACACATTCTCAGCAGTGGTAATCATATTTATCTCTGAAGTTGACTTGACAATAGCGATAGCAGTCCAAGCAACAACAAACTTCATCGGATGCTACATGGCTATGATGTTCTGTGAGAGATTTGAGAAATCCTCCCTATCAAGAAGATAATTGTTGGTAAGGAGGATTTTTTGCTTGGTTGAGTTAAAACATGTTAATGAAATTTGGAAAAGATGAAAAAAATCTATATTCTTGCAACCGATAACATAACTATATCCAAAATAAAAACAACTAACAATGGGAAGTCTCTTAATAGGAATAATAATAATTGGAGCAATGTTATTTGTAGCAATAGCATTGGCAAGCGCAAACGGAAAGGACGAGGATGAAATGTAACACATCACTGATAGAATCTGTTAGAGTTTTTATAATTGATAACTCTGAGCCAAGTTGCTCAAAAACAAGAATTGCATATTTTTTCCATTGGCTAAGGAAAAATAACTTGCTGTATGGATATCTAAGCAATTTCAGTTACAAATATAAAAATAGCATTGGTCATTCGTTTTCTTTGCCCTTGTTGCTGACCTACTCATTTCATTGGGCACCCTCTAAAGAGGGACATGATTTTTGGCAGAATATTGCATTAAATTGGAACCTTCACATTAGAGAGAGAAAAGAATGGATAAGGCTTTTGAATTAAAAGATAAGATGGGTTGGTTTATTAGGTGGTGCGATAGAGATATCAATCGCTCAATAATATTTTTTTTCTTTCATTGGTTAAGGAAAGAACAAGCCTTGATTCCTTTTCTTCATAACTTACCTATTGAAAGACAAACAATATATTACGCAGATGATTTTATAATCTCATCTTTTGAATGGGCTAACAAGCCACAAGGAGCACATTACTGGGTTAATATGAATAAAAAGTGGCTGAGAGTTCTTTCAAAATACTACAAGTACATTTATGAAGAACAAGAAACTAATTAATGTAATCCACTCACTCACATTGAAATCCGTTGAATGGACTTATGAACATCCTCTTCTTATCCGTTATTTCATGCATTGGCTGAGAAAGAACAACGTATTGTTTTCCTTTGTCGAGAACTATGATGAATTCTTTGAAGAAGAGGTTTGGGACATGGAGGAGTTGGTGGGGAATTCATTCCTATGGGCTGATTCCATTCAAGGGCATTTGTTTTGGGAAGAAATAAGCGCAAAATGGGACTCTTTTTGTAAAACAGATGAAGCCAAGTGTCTAATTATTATAAATCACAATATCGCATTGTGATTAATCGCTTTGAGGATGGATGATAGAACATAGCAGAATCAGAAATTTTACTTTACAATGATAACCAATGATAAAATAAAGAGAATCGTTCATGACTTGTATACTAAAAGTTCTCATCTTGAAGGATTAGCTTTGGATGTTAATACTAAACTCAATATCAAGGCTGTTTACTATTTCATCCATTGGCTGAGGAAAGAAAACCTTCTTAAAGAATATATTGCTAATTACGACAGTACTTTTGTCAGCATCATCTATCGCATAGATTCTATTCTATCGTCAAGCTTTTTATTTCGTTCTACTCAGCAAAAATCTCATTTTTGGGGAGAAAAGTCTGCTAAATGGGAAATCCACATTCTAGACAACATTAGAACGTTTATTTTACTATATGGAACCAAGAGACATTGATTTTAAGGCTGTAATCCACACATTACATGAAACATCTCCATCAAAGAAGTTGATATGCTATTTCATTCATTGGCTGAGGAAAAAGCAAGCATTGAAACCATTTTTATCCAATTTTATTTCTCATAACAGATATCGTTTACGATTACCTCAATATTTTGTTAATGACGCTTTTACATGGGATGGAACACGAGAAGGTTATGATTTTTGGCATGGCTTGGATAGCCAATGGTACCGTTATTGTAATAAGAACCAGTTAAGTGTTTGGGACGCATGACACATCTAGAAATACAATTACTTATCCTCACCAAGGAATTAGGGAGTTATTTATCGTATGCAACGCCTAAATGGGCGTTACCGTTATTTTTTCATTGGCTCCAAAAAGAGAAATGTTTGCTGAACTATTTAAATAACTTCGATAAGAAATTCCTTATAGCTGTTACTTGGAGGTTTTTAGACCCTATTGAATTAATTGAATCCGCTTTTGAATGGCGCCGCACTGATGAAGGTGAGGATTTTTGGATAGAACTTTCTAGCAAATGGAGAAGACATTACAATATACAACTGAGATTACTAAAATCCTGGAATCACGTGGGTTCTTGAAAGGAATACCAAAAATGGATGTGGCACGGTTCTTGCATTACCTACGCAAAAAGAACCTGCTTAAGGAATATTATGGTGAACTCAAAAACTGTAGCAAGATGCCATTCCAACTCCGTGGCATCCACCAAATGATAGACATTCCTCTTGTTTGGGACTCAACCGAAAAGGGATTTGGATTTTGGGAGACAGTTGACATGGATTGGATACATAACTGTAATCATTGGAATTTGGTTACACAGCCAAAAAAGATAAACAAGAAGTTATGATACCTTACTTTAACAACCGTAAACTTTATCAAATAGCAAACGAAATAATCGGTCGTTCACAAAATGGCTTTGGGTGCCAAAAGATTAAAATACCTCATGTAGCATTGCTCTTTCATTACCTAAGAAGACACAATGTACTTGTTCAATATGCCAATAACTTTGTCTTTGAAAGGCGGAGAATAATTCCTTATCCACAAGACATAATTGACTTCTCCTTTTATTGGGATAAAACACCCCAAGGTCATGAATTTTGGCGTCTCATACATGAAGAGTGGAAGAAATACATCAAAAAACTATCTTACATTCATGAAAGAAAAAATTTTAGATTTAATTAAATATTTATCGCGAACTGATTATTTGGAATATCATAATGGATTGGAAAGCGATTTCATTGAAACTTACACCAAAATAGGCGGATACTATTATTTCTTTCATTGGCTAAGGAAACGTGGCGTTCAGCCTATTTCCTTTTTTATTGAAAATTACGTGAAAGGTTACAGTGAACAAAGAAATGATATATCAAATGTGTTTATTAACGCATTTTCTTGGTATAGAAGTCCTCAAAAAAAGCCATATTGGGTAAATCTCAGTAAGGAATGGATAAAGCATTTAGAAACCAATGAAAAGATAATTCATGAAATGTATGAAGGATAATACTATTAAATCTGTCATTGATTCAATCATCAAGACAAATGGATATCGCGGGACAAAAGCAGAGCTTTACTATTTCTTTCATTGGTTGAGGAAAAAACATGCCTTGAGAGCATATCTTACTAATTTATGCTCTAACCATATACCTAATGCATATTTTCCAGATTTCATACATAGTACCCCAATGACAATATTATTTTGGTATAAAACCCAAGAAGGATATTACTATTGGGACAAAATAAGGCATGCATGGAATAAACATTTGTTCCGACACATTAACTGTGTGATATTTAATTATTACAATAGCATTAACAAAAGTTAACTATGGTTCGATTGCATTTAATAAATCTTTTTTATATATTTGCAACTGAACCATTTTTTTTATAGTCAAATCATGATTAACGGAAAATTATTACTGATTTTTGATATACAAAAGCACAATAGAGAACTTATCAACATCTTTGCAATCGCCTCAAATGTTGGACAAATGTTGTTGGAGAAGAAAGTTCTCAACAAGCGTTTTAATACGCCATCAGTGACCGCAACCACAAGTTACTACTTAACTTATTACAAAGGTAGGTTGCAAGTAAATATGTCGGCATATGCAAATACCGTTTGCATAGAAACGACAATAATGGATAAATTCTTGAAAGGGGAAACATTGCCGATAAGGGATACCTATTGCGATTCTGATAGGCTTGTGTCATATTGCAACACATGGAAGATGATGTCAAACTTGGTAATGATGGGAAGGGAACTTGAAGTACCCAAGGAGAAAATGAAAGAAATAATACAAACTTTCCAAACCGACCGTGCCCAGAAATTCTTGAACTATGTAAGGGAGCAAAAAAGAACAAATGAATTGTTTGTTAACAGAAAATTAGAATTGAAACAAAATGCAACAAGGTAAAATATTGGTGAAGATAAGCAAATTGGCACATGATTTTTATATATGCCTCATGGCATCAACTTGTGCTGAGGATATAGAAAATTAGTATTACTACTTTTGAATATGTTTAATTCTTCGGATTATTAAAGAATGAAAAAGCTCTATTTTTTATATAACATAAAGGAAGGAACTGCCGTGTTTGGTACCCCTATGAGCGGTTTGCCTACTCAAGAATACGATGAAGAGAATAGGATGAAAGTTTATATAGATGCTTATATCCAATTTAAAGTTATTCACGATGGCATTGCTATTACACATTATTGTTTTGACTCAATAGATACATACATCAGTTTCCCAGATGAGGTTGCCGATAAACTTGTAAAAGGAGAGAGTCATGGGGTATTCTTTAATTGCTATGGAGATAAATTAATAATAATTTATTCAACTCCAATGAGGATGCCATCCTTGACTTTGTCAATCATGAGCGACTACCAATATGCTGACCAAAGAAAATTCAGAAACAACTTTTCAATGATTTTCAACCACGCTAAATACAAAAAACTTATTGAAATTCTTAAAAAAAGCGCATGATTAACGGTAAGATATTGTTTGTGTACAAACACACTCCAAACGCAAATCTCTTCTATTTCCTTGCGTGTGATATTGGCGACATGGTCAAGAATAAGATTAACTTATCAAACCGAACCACCGTCACTCTGAATGCAAATGGATTGTTTGCTTTTGGAATGGATGATGAAGGAGCAGAGATATTTAAACATTGTTCTTCATTTGGCAAAAAATACCAAATAACATTTAACACTGGTTTGATAGCCCCAATAATCAACGGATGTGATTCATCATATGAACTCAATGTAGATGATAATAATAGGTGCCTTTTTGCACTTTATGCCTTTCCATGTAAGATTGAAGCTTCAGTGGCGAAAATAGTTAAGAAAATCACTCGTAATAGAAGAATAGCAAAGAAGTTCTTGTCAGAGCAATTACTAAGTGATGAATATAAGGAATTAATACGCATGGTTAGTTTTAACAAAAAATACATCAAGTTTTCGGAAAAATGATTAACAAGAAAATATACGCATTTCTTTATAACCATGACACTCTTGGAATCACAATTACCTTGATGGCTTCGGATTTCGGTGAAACAATCAATAATGAATGTTTTCCATTTAAGGACAACATTCAATTAGTGCTAGTTCATTCTCTTATTGATTATAGATTTAACTTAAAAAATAATCATAGGGAGAGTTGGAGGATTAGTCAGTATCAAATGATGTCGAATTTTTTTTATGTGCCAAGGTCATATGTGCTAGAAATATATAATGGTAAAGAAGTTGTCAAACGCTCAAGTCAAGCTTGCATTGTTTATGCTAGACCATATAAGATACCTTCATTATTGCTGAAGGCTTGCAAGATAATGATGCCAAATTCAGACATTCGCCAAACACGGAATGAGATTCTAACTAAGTTGAACGACCCTCATTTCAAGGAGCTTTGCCAAATCGTTGAAAACGGTCAAACCTATCAAGAACTAAGATTAAGCCTACTCCATGAAGATTTATTCCAAAAAAACCAAGAGTGAATATAGGAAAGCAGTTGAATATTTCAAGGAAATGCTTGGCGAAGAATGCAAGGGCGCACAGTTGCATATTGTCAAAAACAACACTTTGTTCTTCAGAACCTTGTTGCTTTACCTCGCAAGAAAAGGACAAGCTGTCAATTATGCTTATGAATGTTTCGACTACAACCATGATTTTCCGCCTTTAAGCCACGGAAAAATACCAGTGTCGGAGTTGTTCGCATTCAACTTCTCGTTTAGGTGGGCTGCAACGGAGAATAAGAGCTACCCAGAATATTATTTGAAACGCTATCTAATTTATTATCTATTGCCAAACACGCCAATGACATTGGATAATTACGGAAGCTATCAACTCAGAAACTCGAATGAAATGGCTGACTCACCTAGGCTTCTCCAAAGAAACAGAATCTTTGCTGACTTGCTCAAGAATGAACTTTAATCATCCATTCAATGAACTATTTATTATGTAGAGCCGTATCTCTTCATAATGGATGGTTCTTTTTTTTTTATAATGGAATGACATGGAATTCGAAAGGAAGATTTACATAAGTGAGAACACGCTGAAAAGACTTTGGCTGCCATTGATGCTTGAGGGAAGTAGGGACAAGCTGCTTTCCCCTTATCTGCCCTTTGTACAGAGAGCCAATCCACAAGCCACGCTCAGCACGTTAAAGCAGTTCTTGTTGGCTAAGTTCGTGAATGAGGGATTGATGAGGTCACTCTCAGAAGGCGGCAACTATTATCTTTGCGGAGTCGCAAGGTACTATTTCAACGGAGACTTGACAACGAACAAGAGATTAAACGCAATATATCCTAATGTAAAGGATAGGTTCAATGCTGAGGTTTGCGAAAGGTTGAATGCGTTGATTGGAATATTGAGAAACTCTTACATCGACACGGTGGGAAAGGAGTTTGAACAACCAGAGGATTTTGGGACACTGCCAATAGACAAGCTGCTTAGGAAATACAGAAAGAAGATTGACGATGCCCTTGGACTGAACAAGCCGAAGGAAGTAGAGAAGCCAAAGGCAAGCAATGACTACACGACACCAAACGGATACACATACGAGGTGATAACGAGTTATGAGGAGTGCCAGAAGTATAACAAGGCAACGGAACCTGGGGCATGGTGCATCACCTATGGTGAACAACACTACAACGGCTATGTCAAGCGTAACCGAGGTCACTTCATCATCTTCTGCAAGAAAGGCTTCGAGTCCATACCAAGACGTAAAGGTCAAGGGTTCCCTCTTGATGAATATGGTCTTTCCATGTTAGCCGTAGTCCAAAGTGACAAGTCTACAAACATACTTCAAGTCACATCACGTTGGAACCATGGCACGGGCATTGACAACACCTCCGTCAACAATGCCGACCATGTAATGAACAAGGACGAGCTCTTGCAAGTTATCGGAGGTGACGAGACACTATTGCAGAGGATATTTGAACAATGGCAAGAAAAAGTAAAATTGAACGGCAATAACACTCCATCGAGAAAGGAAAAGATAAGGGAAAAACTCAATGTTTTGAGAACGTTCAAGTATTTCCAAATGCAGCTGAATAACGGTCAAGACCCTAGGAACATCAGCGGATTTAGAAACGCTAGGCTAATAATAGGAAACCCAGAGAAAGCCAAGTTCAACAAGTCGTTGGTCACACTTAGGCTTAGCATTGGAGAAAACATTTGGTCTGCGATTTGCGATAGGGGACAGATTAACTTCGACACAATATATAAGGACAGCGGATGGGGAAACGCTAGCTTTATGAAATTAAATAAATTGGATAACTTGTTGAAGATTGAAGATGATGATACCAATAAGTTTATGCTATATGATGTGGCAGCACGGAAGCTAATAGAGTTGGACGGAAAGAAGAAATTCACCAACTTGCTTTCAAACGGTAGGTCACAGTTTTATACCATACTGCTCTCTGGACACCAACTAGCCTTAATGGACAAAAGCACAAACAAGCCAATCGTCTTGCCCAACGGAAGCGTATGGTGCGAGAAGATAGCGGCAATGGGCTCATATATGAGCCGCAGCCAAAGCAACGAGGTCGTTGAGGATGACAACAACTTCCTTATAATGATATATGACAGCGCTAGCGGAGAATCATATCTATATGACATCGTCAACAAGACATTTGCTCCGATTGACACTACTAATATCGAAACCATCGACAATATTTCCAAACGATTTGTGCGATTCAGATTCACAACCCCTAGGGTTGAGTTTTATGGAAGCGCTCGCGTTTTGGACTTGGAAACAATGCAATGGGTGGAGATAAATGGTCAATCCGAATTCAAAAGAAGCCAAGTGTTGGCAAGCAACGAAGGACTACTCCTATTTTCGCCAAAAGATAAGGAAATGTCGAAATGCGTATACAACTTTAATGTCGGCAAATTCGTGACACAAGAAGACGGTCAGCCTCTTGTAGTGACAGATGCGTTGTTCTTAAAGAAGGATTGGGTACAATTCAGATACTACAAAAAAGGAAACTACGCACTTGGTGGAGAAGGCTGTTTTTATAATACGAAAACTGATGAGTTCTACCATTTTGAGGAACAAGGAGGAGATATTTGGTTTAAACTTCCAATCTACAAAAACATATTAGCAGACGGCAAGAATTATGGAAGACAATTGATAGGATGTGAGGTAAGATTGCTGAATGGAGAATTAGCGAAAGCGATATTTAATTAAAGAATGTTCTAATTTTCATGTTTTTTTATATTTTGCTATTAACCAAGGAGGAGAGTCATATACAATATAGTAAGGCTTTCCTCCTTCTTTATATAATAAGGTTTAAGGCTATTTCCAACCCTTCTGACGGACTTTCTTAGCGGTGATGGACAACTATGAAGACTCATTGGAGATAATGTCTCAGAATCAAAATAAGCAAGTTATGTTAAAATTGTGTTAAAATCCCAATAATATTTGGTTATATCATAAAAAGTTTGTACCTTTGCACCGTCAAAAATAAAACACGGAATAATGAGAAGGGCTTGGAACATCTTTGCGATATCGCTGTTAATATTTAGCATATGCTTTTACGTTAAAGCGGACAAATACGTCGGTGACATACAAGGTACAATAACCAAAAAGTATGTAAAGACTAGGGTCGTTGGCGGTGATTCCAAGGTTTATTACTATTTTACGCTCAAACCAACTGACACGAAAATGAATTCGTTTGACATCGACGTTCCATGTGATAACTTCAAACAGTTCAAGGTTGGCTCCAAGGTGGTCTTCCATGACATGAACTTGACGAAACACTTGAAGAAATGCCAATTCAGACAAACAGAGGAATTCAATATAATAATGTTCTTTGTCTTTGCCCTTGTAGGGACATTGACATTGTTTGGTGCCAACTCTAAAGAATAAATAGTTACTATGGAAAAAGAAATAGTTTTGAAAACCATGACTCGGCAAGAAGCCATAAAAGCTGCAACTGCCATGTACCAATTGGGCGACGAACTTATGAAGTTTGTCAAGGAAAGCCAGCCAAAAAAGATATATAAATTAAAGCGCTATTACCCATCTATCTTAGATAAGGAGGACTTCCGTGAAATCGCATGCAAAATAGTCCTTTCGTATGGAAGTAAATTCCGTCCATTTACATGCTCTGAAGAGGCGCAAACAATTCTTTGTCTTTACAATGACTTATTTGGGAGTCAATCAAATATAATATACAGAAAAGCAGACAAAAAAGTATATAACATTTATGATACTTGCAAAAGCGGCTTTGTGCTTGGATGTCAAGGGAACGCTGCATTGTTCGTTCCGTTCAAGGAAGCACTATGTTATTGCCTAGTAACAAATGATTTGCCGCTTGGATGGACTTCGGAAATCAGTCAAGACCCAATCCTATCACCGTATAACTAACATCACAACCACAACATCATGCAATTCACAGTAGTCATACCTTTTAAGCCTTCAAACGAGCTGAAGAACGACATTGACAAGGGACTCAAACTCTTGACAACTCGTTACAACACGGAAGCCAAAAAGCTCAAAAAGCGCTATGACTTCTGGAAAAACACCAAGGCTTACAAGATTGCCGAAAAAGAAGGTATAGACTCTGTATCAAAGTTTTGGGAAGAAAGAAGTTTTAATGGGGAATATGGTATTGATAAACTTTTTAAAATAAACAACTTTAAAACTCATACCAAACCTAAAAAAAATATCTATAAAAATACGATTGTCAACGCTAGCATGCTCCAAATATTAAGGGCAAATTTATGGCGAAGTGTTGATAAATTGATTAAAGGTAAAGGAAAAAATATCCGCTATGTAACAATGCAAACAATACCATTCAAAAGTTTGAGTGGTATTAAGTGGAATCAAAAAGACTCTGTTTTCTCATTTACCCATAAGCGTGGTCATGTTATAACCCAACATATTGATGTTAAAACACCATATGAGCTTCATGCCTTTAATAATTGTGACATGAGAATGGTCACTATCAAAAAGGAAATCATAAGGGGAAAGGAAAAGTATTTCTTCCATATCTGTTTTGAAGGAACTCCATACAACAAGGGAAGGGCACTTGGTACTGCTTCAGTAGGAATTGACCCCTCATTGGAAAACATGTATGCTTGCTTTTCAAATGGCGACATGGAAAAACTATCACTTATACAAAGGATTGACGAGGAGTTTGACATATACCATAAGGTTCATGTCAACAAGATTGACCTATTAAGACAAAAGTTAGACAGACAGCGCAGAGCAAATAATCCACAATTCTTTAACGAAAACGGAACCATAAACAGAGAAGCACTTAAGCAAGCTAATTATACTTGGAACGATTCTAATGGATACAAGAAAACAAGAAACGCCTTGAAAGATATCCAAAGGAAAATAGCCTTAAGAAGAAAACAATGCCACTTTGCTCTCGCAAATTATATTCTCTCCAAAGCCAATAAAATAATTGTTGAGCATAATAAATTTGCAGCTTTTGCAAAAAAATCTCAAAAAGACACATATAAACCTAATGGTCAGCAATATTCTAAACGACGTTTTGGACGTTCAATCAATCACGGAGCCCCTTCATACTTCATTACAATATTGAAGAACAAGGCTTTGTGTTGGGGAGAAAAAGCATCCTTCAAACTGCTATCTGAGTTCAATGGCTGCACCAAATTCGACCATACAAACCAAGAATTCAACAATGAGATTAAACGCAATGACAAGGTGGTGACGCTCTCAAACGGAGATAAGGTTGACAGAGACCTTCATGCTGCTATGAACATTCTTTTCTGTGAGAACGGAATAGAACAAAACGCTAGAAGAAGGGTGGAAAAGAGTGCTGACCATTTTAATATCGCTATTATGGAAGAATTTTATAATCAACATAAAGATAAAATGATAGCCATCTAAATCTTAACCATAAACACCAAGAAGCCAAGGAAATTGTACTGTCCGTAAGCACTTCTTGGTGATGAAACAAAACCGTGTTTATTACCATTGAGGTAATATCATGGTGCTTAAAAGATATTATACGATTGACACCAACTGTCAAACACCAATAAAGGCATGAAAAATCATGGAATTTATAGTTTGACTGCCCGCCATAATTCAAAATATGGAGTAGTTTTTTTCGTTAATATTAACCCTTATTATACTAAAACAGAGGAAGTTACGAGCTATGTACTGTTTCTTACCTTAAAAATAAGGGTAAGTACAAGGATTTGTTATATCAATCCCAGTACTGTTTACTGTTTCTTACCTTAAAAATAAGGGTAAGTACAAGCTCATCTATTTCTTTCAAACCTTCCATAAACTGTTTCTTACCTTAAAAATAAGGGTAAGTACAAGACATGGTCTCCTATCTTGGTTACTCCATTACTGTTTCTTACCTTAAAAATAAGGGTAAGTACAAACTATTAAACCAACTTAAATGAAGCTCGAAGATTTGATATATAATACCAAAATGGTCTCTTTTAGTGATTACCAAAATCAATCATTAGATAGGCAATTGAGAGTATTTAGAGTACCTAATTATACCATTAGTTTTATTCGTCATAGCTGAACTGACATTGTTGTCAGCTACGGTGGTATTGGTTTTAGCCATATTCAAGGACAAGGACATTTATATGATTCCAATATATGCGGCAGTCCTATGCGCCTTGGTAATATCAATGCAAATAGCCTACGTATTTTTATGGTCTCATTGTAATTTATAACTTGCATGGTATAATAAATAATCACGTTTTTTAATGATTTTTTTAGAATACTCTTGAAAAAATTCCTTTAATTAGATATTTATTATTATATAAGGAACTTGTGTGTGTGCGTTGCACCTCACACGCAGTCCTTTTGACATCGTGGTATGGGGTTGCACACGACCTTGGGTTTAGAGTCCCACATGTGCGTAAAACCGCAAGAAAGAGATGCAGCAAACGAAACAAAGGACGAGCCGACGGCTCGTTAACTATTCAATTTCAAACATCAGCTTTCAAGAAAGTAGGCGAGATAACACCGCAAGCGGTGTGACTTGGTAGGAGCGTGTAGTACACTCGCAGTCTCTGCGGCTGCAAAGCAATTTTCATTGATTTTCATTGAAAATTGCAACTATCCATATAACAATAAAAGGAAAGAAAGCAACCTAATGCAATCTTTCCTTTTTTTTTTGTCATTATTCATCACATGTTGTTATCAGAAATCTTGTTTCTTTTTAACATTAAAAGGTATGGGGTTATTGTATTTATCGCCATTCTTGAGCAATATCTCATATCTTTTCAATTCATTTTTTCCCAATTCCAAATTTCTCATATTGGTATACACATGTGTTTTTTTACCAATCTCTGAATTGGTCAAAATATCATATAAGGACTCTCTCTCCTCCTTGTTGTAATCGTTAAAGGCATACAGCATTAAGAGGATGTCCACTCTTAATATATAGGAGCTTGCATTTGGTACCTTATTGGCGCTTGTCGTTAGTCTGTCTTCGGCTTGCGAATAAGGATGCCCTTGTTTGTCACCAATGGCATTGACAAATTTCCTTTTCTTGCCGAAGTTTATTGGAAGGTATGTTTCTGTATCATTGTCGCTTTGCATCATCCATCCCTTGCCATTTTGGGCGAATATCCCGTCTTGTTCATCGGCGAACATATAAGGGTCTCCATCGCCATATTCCTTGTATGCCCAATCAAACGGCTTTACCGATAAGTTGTGCTGCTTTCCGTTATACTTGAAATTAGGCTTGCGGTTGATTAAGTCACCGTCTACTGTCAAACGTATCGCACACCAATCGTCACCCTTTCCATCTAGTCCGCTGTACATTAAAACAGGCCATCCCTCCCTAAATGTCTTTGTCCTAGACAACGACAATGAGTTCTTACCCCCTACATACTTCTTCTCAAAAGAAGTGGGCTTGAAAGAATCCGTTTCAACAAGTTTTTCAAAACTATTGAACGATAAGAAATGGTACAATAACCTTGAAGCCATTTCATTCAGCATCTTGTTGACCGACTCTTTTATAATACTATGAAGTTCTTCTTCTGTTACTCTTATAATGTTCTTGTTTTCCATGTTTTCTTCATCACTAATGTAATTCAGCCGCGTTAAATAAATATCTGTCTACACACAAATCTTAAATGTTAAAGTTGTGTTAAAATGACTCTAAAATTTGGTCATATCAATTTTATTCGCTACCTTTGCACCCAAGAAATCAAGACATAGTGTCAAGATGAGGAAAAAGGAGAAAAAGAGATGAAATATGTTAACAACATTTCCACTTCAATAAATCAACTGAAACGAAGATTTGAGAAGCAATCAATGCTTCAGAAAGAAATAGGCAAGAGCCTTGAAAAAGGTATTAATCCAAAATACTGCGTATACAGAATGGCGACAACGCAGATGCAGTACACTTGTGTTCATCCTAATATAAATGGGCGAGCCGTCTGTGATGGGAAGTGCATAGGACTCTATTCTTCCGTCACAAATAAGAAATGCCCATTCTACAAATGCCAACAAGCGCCAAGACCATTGTATAAGTGCATACTTGGAGCATTGAGGGAAATCGTAAAAATAACCGTCAAATAATATACAAAGCCATAAACAACATCAATATGTTAATAAAAAACGTAAACGGTAACATGTCAGCCGAAATTGACCCAAGCAAGATAAAAGTGGTGTCCACAAAGAAGGAAGACCAATGGAAGTTCATTTTTCCCAAGAAGGGATGGTTTGTGGGCGCGGCAAGACATGAATACAAGGCTGAGTATCTTTATGAACCTAAATGGATGTCGTATGGAAACGGTTGGGGAGGATACCACCTTCCACCTTCATGGTCAAATGAAATAGCTAATTTCCAATCCTTTAGTCGCCGTATTGACAGTCAACGCGTAAACATTAATTACCTATATCTCTGCGAAAACAAGGATACAGCCGTTAACTTGGCGAACATATTGAACGCCATCCCATCCAAGGATGTTAATAAAATTGTAGAAGACATTAAAGTGATACGTGAGAAAGTCCACGAATGCATCAACACAATGACAATGCTGTCACAGTTGAATGCAACATTGGCAAGGTTCCTAGTGACACCTAAAGTATAACAAATAATAATAAAGCTATGGAAATAATAAAAGATAATAGCAAAAGCATTGACATTGCGGTTCAGTGCTCAGAGCTAAAGAAGGAGAGATTTCTACTGATGGAACAGAAAGAAGTGTGAGGGAAATTGCCAATTCTGGCGAAATTATACTCACTCCACGCAAGACCAAGATTATCTCCAAATGCCCTTGCTGTCAAGCACAGAACCCAGAGGTTCTTTATTTGAAAGAAAAAGAAAAGGAGGATAAATTCGAGGATTTAGTTAATGAAGTAATGGTATCTGACAATTTCACAATGGAACGTACGGCTCATGGCGGATATCGCTTGGCTAAACTACGGCACCTATAACATTCAACAAATAAGATATAAAACAACAAGCAACATAAGAATTATGGATAAACTTACAAAAAGATTAATTCTGCTGATATTGGTCAGCATAGTAGCCATCTCATTAGCAATCATTGGACTGCAGATGATTATCAGCAACGCCTTTGCAATCAGCAAGGAATTGGGGCTCATTGTAATAGGATTACTTCTTATGAAGTTGGGGTTTGTTATCATCACCCTTTACAAGAATTACGATGACAAACAATCAGTAGTATGAGCCTACTTGTGTTAAAATAGTGTTAAAAACACAAGAATATTTGGCTATCCCAAAATAATTCACTACCTTTGCACCCAAGAAATCAAGGCACGGTGCCAAGATATAAAACAATAAATAAAAATATTAAATTATAAGAAGATTATGAAAAAGTACATTTACTTGTTCTTGTCAATCATCTGTTCAGTAACGATGATGACATCATGCCACGGAGTCAGACCAAATGCGGATGAAGAGGCTGTATTAATCAAGAAGCCATGGTTCTTCGGACATGGGGGCGTGGAAGAGAAACCTGTCACCACAGGCTGCACTTGGTGCTTTTGGAGCACAAGCTCTGAGACGTTCAAGATTGTACCAGTGAAGTACGAGGAGAAGCTCGATGACATCATTTCCAACGAGAACACTCCGCTCGACTTCCAAACCAAGATTATTCTGAAAGTCAAAAGCGGAAAGACACCCATTCTGCTCAAGAACTACGGAACGAATTGGTACAACACGAACATCAAGGAGGTCTATACTAACATGACACGACACTATGTGTCTCAGTACTCGCCGTTCGACCTCACAAGTAACAGAGAGGTCATTGCACATATAGACTCATGCGTGAAGAAGGGAATGGTGAGGTACATTGCACAGCTGTCAAAGGAGAAGGAATTCCCAGTCACGGTGGAGAATGTCATCACTGGTCGAGCCATACCCAACGAGGCGCAGCTAGCCGAAATGAACAACACTGCCGCACAGATACAAGCCAAGCAGACACAAGAACGAAGACGCGAGATGGAAGCCGCTCGCGAGAAGGCTGAAAAACAGAGGGCAATCGCTGACAAGGCATACCAAAACGAAATGGGACTCACCGCTGAACAGTTCATCAGCCTCAAGGCATGGGACATCATAGAGAAGAAAAACGGTGCCAACATCGACGTGCTCTTCAACTCCAATGACACGAAGAAAATGTGGAACATAAGAAAATAACTGCCATAACACACCAAAGGAGCCGTAGGTGACAGATGCGGCTCTAATATTTAATCCATGCAACGTCAAAGATTCCAAACACGTCCGCTCAGCCACTTGCATTTAGGTGCATGGGTCTCAGAATGGATGGCTGACACAAATACGCAAACGTCATCAGATGAAGGATGAAATAGAGTATTGGATGCCAATATTAGAATTATCATAAATAGGAGATTAAATCATTATGGAACCAAAAACAAAAAGAACAAAAAACCTCTCCATACGTGAAATCCATGTGGGAGATTGGGTGCAAGCATGGAACCCTTGGAAAAAGAGTTACACAAAGCCAATGAAACTCAAAATCATTGCCGAAACCGTGGTAACACATACCGATGACGGATACACACACTTCATCAAGGTGGAAAACATCGACGCACTCCCAATAACCAAGGACATCCTCGTCGCCTTGGGATTCCAAGAAATCATGAACAGCGGATGGTTCATCTACAGAGACAACCAAATCAAATATAGCCTCAACACCCACACACTCCACCTTAAACTCAAGGACACATACTATGATGTCATCCACTTCCATCAACTCCAACAAATCTTGTTCAACAATGACTACGAAATAGATTTCCAATGGGAAGAGAAAAACAACCAATAAAAACACAAACAACATGTCATTCATAAAGCTCACAACACTAAAGGATAACGTTGAAGTGACGGTCAGAACGGAAGATATCAAATTTGTGCAGCAAAGCACCACCCGTGGAACAATAATAGCTTTCAAGGATGAAAACCTAAAGGCGCATGTACGACAACTATACTCCGCAGTGTGCGAATTAATCAACAAAGCAACAGAGGACGAAAGAAGATTCCAACTCACAAAAGCTGTCATAGAATCGACACACCTACCAGTCACACAACTCCTTGGCAATAACAACCAAACAACACCCATAACACAACTCGTAGATAAACTACTTGGGGAAATAAAGGAAAGACAAGTGTAAACAACACATCAACAATAACAAGAATCCCTCCCTTGAAATCCATAAAGGACAAACAAGGGAGGGATAAGCATATACACAAATATACAGAAAGATAATGGCACAAGAGAAAACAAAAACGGAGAATTTCATAGAAAAGGCTAGGAAAATACACGGAGACAAATATGATTACTCAAAAGCGGAATACATAAACGCAAAAACAAAAATTTGCATCATATGCCCAAAACATGGGGAGTTTTGGCAAACACCAGACACACATACGAACCAAAAAAGAGGATGTCCAAAATGCGGTGTAGAACGGTGTAATAAAGGAAGAAAAAAATGGACAAAAGAAAAAATACATCAAGAGGCGGCAAAATATAAAACATCGAATGAATTCAAGTTCGCTAATGGCGGAGCTTGGTCAGCCGCTCAAAAAATGGGAATACTTAAAGAACTTCGACAATATTATATTAAGAACGAAAGCCAATATGCCAATTATTGGAATCTAGAACGAGCCAAGGAAGCTGCAACAAAATGCCACACTAGAACCCAACTTCTACATGAGTATCCAAGAGCCTATTACTTGCTGAGCAAACACAACCTACTTGGTATGTTTTACCCTAACCTTCGCGACAGCAATGAAAAAGTGCATGCAGTGTACAGATATTTTTTCCCTCAAACAAATGCTGTTTACATAGGAAGAACACTGATGAATAGAATCGCCAAAAGAGACTATGAACACAAAACCAACAAAAATAGCAGCACCGTCTTCAAATATGCACTCAAAGAAAAACTCCCAATACCAAATATGGAGGTAATGATTGATAACATAACATGCATGGAATCATTAAATAAAGAAAACGAATTTATTGAATCTGCCAAGAAAAGTGGATTGCATGTCATCAACATTGCAAAAACAGGAGTCAAGAGTGGAAGCATAGGTGCACTTGGCGCTGGTAAACTAACACGCGATTTTTGTTACTCCATAGCCAAAACATGCGCCACAAAACATGAATTCGAACTGAAAAACACTTCAGCTTATAGAAAAGCTAACAAAAAAGGATGGTCAAAAGACTACACTTGGTTCAAAGAAGTACACAAGCCAAAAAGCTATTGGGATAACTACGACAATTGTTACGCAGAATTCTTAAAATGTGGAAGAGATTTGGAAACCTTAAGAAAACAAAACAGTACTTGCCACAAACACTCAGTCAAAAACGGATTTACAAAGAATTGGCATCAAAAAAGAATAGCGCCAAATAAAAAATGGACAGAAGAAACACTGAAAGAAATAGTCGCAAAGTACCCAACTCTAACTGAACTGCACAAACATGAAGGAGGCGCCTATAACGCCTTGAGAAGAATGAATTTACTTTATAAGTACTACCCAAGACAAAACGATAAACCATGCGGATATTGGAATGTTTTCGAAAACGTACAAAAAGAAACCCAAAAATATACAAGCAGATGGGATTTCGGAAAACATAACGGTAGTGCATATGACGCGGCAAGAAGAAATAAATGGATAGACAAACTTTTTCCTAACAAATAATTCTTGCATATTCAACCATATTATCTCTATACACAAATCGCCAACTATTGATGAAAGCTTTTCCATGAAAGTAAGTTTGGAAAAATGAACATAGAAGCTAATAATAAGCTTAAAAGTAGGATTGGAACAGAGTTAAAAGAATAGAAAAAGAGGTTAAAACTTTTTTGTGAAAGTTAATGAAAAACCGAATTAAAACGGTTTGTTTTGTAACTCTAGGAAGAAAATTTCAAAAATTTCCTGAAAATTCTGGAGTAAAAATTCTTGTTTCCTTCTATGGTGGTCCCCTTTCTTGTATTGCTTATTATTCTTTTTTTTGGGGGTTCATGAATCATGGTTAGTTACTTTGGTTCATGAGCCATATTTGTTTTTCTTGGGCTCATGGATATTGTTCATTTCTGTTATATGTAATAGTTAATAATGTTTAATGTGTTTGTTTTTTTGTTTTGATTTCCATACATTTGCCTTGGTTATATAATGTATGCGTATATGTAACCATATTATATTTGTTTAATGAAGCGAAATAAAAAAAAAGTAATAAGAGCATGGCTAGAAGAATGCCTACGATATCGTTATTGTGTGGTGGTAGTATTGGTCGCCCTAACTTGTCATCCGTATTCAAGTCTCACATTGTAGAGATGTTGGGTAAGATTAAATACCCTTGTGGTTTGACCAAGGAGCAGTTCCATGATTGTGTTTGTGACTTTTCGAGTGAATGGTGTAGGGAATATGACGAGTGTTATGAGTACTTGTTGGATTATCCTAGCTTGGTTCATGAATGGATGGTATTCAAGGGTTTGACCAAGAGCAAGAATGTTGGGAGTAATGCTGTTCCCAAGGAATTGTGCTTGGTTGATGACTATGGTAACATCATAGAGGGTATAGGTAATGATTTCCCTTGGGAGGATGATATTGACGATTGGGCTGAGAGTGGAAGGAGTTATGATGTCCGTGATATTGATGACATGGGCTTTGATGAATACAAGGGTCATGGTGTTCCAAGGGGCTCTGTTGTTGACATGGAGGGGAACATATTGTCTGTTGGTGACGGTGATATTGACGGCAGTTTGTCATCATGGGTTGGCGTTAAGGATAATAAGGGGAAAAAGGGTAAGTTCCAGAACAAGGAATTGGATGCCATGGCGATGTCTGAGGAAGGCAGATGGCATTGTACCATAGAGTATTATGACAATCCCTTGAATTTGAACAAGTATTCTGTGTTTAATTCCTTAAGGACTTTCAGCAAGTTCTGTGAGAGGGAGAAGATTGTTGTTGACTCCATTACCTTGAAAGAATTGGTTGAGAACGGCAAGAGTTATTGCTGTTTGGATGTGTTTGATGTTCATTCAAGGTCTTTGGTTGCCTATGATGATATTCAGAAATTGAAGGATGACGCTGACATGATGTATGGTCATTGGAATATTAAGAAGGGCTCTTCCAAGAAAAGAGGGGCAAGGGGAAAGAAGAGTTCCAAGGGTCATACAAGCAAGCGTGGCAGTACAATATTATAATAACTTAACAAAGAAGAATATATTACAATAATATGGCAGAGATATTAACCCAAGGTGTTCTTGCAAATAACGGTCAGAAAGCGTTGCCTTGTCTTCCTTCAAGCTCATTGGTCATACCATTGTTCATGCCTTTGTTGTTCTTGCGTTCAAGGAACCGTTCAAATGCCTTAAGGAATGTGTTCCAAGAGCATAGGAAGACGGTTGATGAACGAAGGGTAGGAACATATCATCAAGACAGCATTTCAAGGGTTTCGAGTCCCAATTTCCAATCTAGCATACAAGCCCCTTTCAGTAATGCAAACAAGAGGGTGAAGATATTCTTTTATGAGTGGTCTGATACTAATAATAATCCCCTTATCTTTCACGAGCTCCATGTCTTTCAGAATTGGTGTGAGCGCAATCATGTTACATATACTAATGACATTGGACAAGTTATTCTTACGATGGGAGAGTGTCACATAGCTTGTGAACCGAACAAGACACTTGTAATGATTGCCAACTGCCAATGGAGGCTACAGACAATGCTGAATGAGAAATGGAAGATTGCAAGGAGCAAATTTTGGTAAAGGAATATATATATATATGTACTTAAAAAAGTACATCACGCGAGGGGTGAGCCTTGGAAGATAAGATTAAGTTCTTGTTTTTCCAAGGCTTTATTGTTTCAATACCTTTGCAGTTGTTTAATAGGATTGGCAATTGGGATGGCATAAAAAAAGGTTTCAAACCAATCATCACGACTAATTTGAAACCAGGATTAATATATGAACATCATTAATTCATTAATAGGCTTAAGAAGCGCATGATGCTATCGCCTACTCAAAAAATATGCCCTAATAATGAGTAATAGTTAAAAAAAAAGTGTTCCGAATTATATTAGGGACTTAAAAAAGTACATCATGCGCGAAGGTTAAAAAAATAGATATTGGTTTGATTAGATGTTAAGCTTCAGCCTCCATGTCTGCTTCAGACTCATAGCTTTCATCATCATACATAACCTTCAAGGTTTTAACGAGTTCAGGCTCCTTGTGTGCAACATGCCACTGGATGAAATCCCTTTCAGCGTCAGCATAATATCCGCTTGAGCGGTGCAGAGCCTCGGACCTGTTCTTTGTGAACTCAAACTCATTGGTTATTTCGTTAACACCCTTCCAATACAAGTGGGTGCCGTCCTTTTTCGTGAACCTAAATATCATGGCTTTTTATCTCCTTTTATGTTTGATGAATGTTAATAAATGTTTCTTTTTGTCTGTGGCAAATATATGGAGAATATTTTGGTTTTCCAAATTTTTAGGGACTTAAAAAAGTACAATCACCCTTTTTTTTTTGGTGGGGTTAGAGAGGAGCTTCCCTTTGTATTGAAGTCCCTAAACTAAAGATTGGCGGTGTCGCCTTGCAATGGTGTCGTGCTTGTTCCATGTCGCTGTTGTATATATTGTGTTGTTCTGAAAGTGTGATGTATGCCGTTGTTTTTGTTTTGGCGATGCAAAGGTAGAAATAATTTTTGGATTGTGCAAGAAAAAGGATGATTTTCTTCTGACTTTTTTAAGTACACCTTATATAATATCGCGCGTATGCGCATGTGTAGTTTGTTTTTCCCCATTTTTTTTGTGTTATGGGATTTGGTTTTGTGATGTTTTATCCATATATTTGTATTGTTACTAACCAATTATTGATATTTATAGATATAAGGAATGAAACTGTTCACAATAAGGATATATCTGTTTGACGAGCTTTCCCACAAGCTGTTTGAGTTGGGGATGGGGTGCGGTCTTGTGACTGTGCTTAGGAGTTTCGAGGGTAAGAATGGAATTGACGTTATCAAGGACGTTGTTGTTACCCAAGATGTTTTGGAGTGTCTAATAAGATATGGGCTTGTATATTTCCCATTGGACTGCTACGCTCACTTTGAGATACGTTGTCCCCAATGCGGTGAAGTTATCGAGGATAACATGATATTGAAGGAGTATGATGACCATGTTCTTTCTGGTTTCAATATCCTTTCACCTTGTGGCTACCAGACAGCTGTTGTCAAGTACAAGCCTTAAAAACTCATTCAATTTTTTGTTTTCATAATTTTATAGTTGTTTTTCCGTTCTTCATGTTCTGTTATTCATAAATGGAATATGGAGGACGGTTTTTTTATGTATGTGTTAATATATGGTCTGGGCTCTCCCTTATATTATAATAAGGTATATTATATATAGGGGATTTCAAGGTTGAAGTGTTAAAAAAGTGTTAAAGTGGGAAAATTGTTTTGTAGATTGGGGAAAAAGTTGTACCTTTGCACTCGTTAAGAAAACAAAGTAATGTTGAACAATTAAAAAGTTAAAAAGAAAGGTTTTAAGAAATGGCTAATTTTGGAACTTACAGAGAAATGTTAGACAAGGTGGGTGTTTCCTACATTGGCAGTGTTGCACAGAGTGCGAAGTTGAACTATTCGCTTAATAACGGCACGATGACCTATGGCATTTACCTTGCACCGAGCGACATGAGCGGTCACAATGTTTGTCCTTGCTCTAAGTATTGCCGAGACGCTTGTCTTAATGGCAGCGGTCACAACAAGGCTGACATACTTCATGGCGGCTATGAGAATAGTAGTGTGAACAAGGCGAGGATATTGAAGACAAGGCTTTTCTACGAGAACAGACCTTTGTTCATGGCTCTTGTCGTGAAAGAGATTTTGAGATACAAGGCTAAGGCTGAAAGGTTGGGCATGGAGTTTTCAATAAGATTGAACTGCACGAGTGACTTAAGCGGTGAGTTGTTCATTGACCCATACAGCGGCTATAACTTGTTCGAGCGTTTTTCTGACGTTCAGTTTTACGACTACACCAAGGTATTGCCAAGGCTTAAGCTGATTTCCAAGTACAAGAACTATGACCTCACCTTTTCCCATGACGGTCATAATTGGGATGATTGCAAGCGTTTCCTCGACAATGGCGGCAAGTCTGCGGTTGTGTTCAAGGACAGAGAGTTGCCAAAGCTGTTTGACGGCTACAAGGTGGAGGACGGAAACCTTTGGGATATGAGATACCTCAATTCGCCTTCAAGTGTCATACACCTTCACTATCATGTTGTGGCAAACGACTTCAAGGTAATTAATGGAAAGAGACGTTTTGTTGAACCCTTCTCACCATTCATCATTGAGAAGAACGATGCAAGGTGTTCTTATTAAACAAGACCAACAACAAATTATTATATATTTTTCTTTTTAAGGACTTAGGATTGCGTGGGGTTATAAAGTGTACCCCACCTTTCCGAAAGTCCGTCAGAACGAAAGGAAACGGCATTTATGGGCATTTTCCAAGGCGTTGCCCAAGATTAAATATTAATAATAAAATAATATTATATATTAAGTAACAAAGAAAGATTATGGGAAAGTTAAAGGTGATTGGATTGCTGCTTGCTTGCATATTGGTTGGCTGCAACAATGGTGACATAAGATTGTTGTCGTGTGGGAGTTATAGCGGCATTGAAGGTGATTGGGTGGAAGTGTCCGATACTTCCGATTTGCCAATATCCATGAAGGTGACACAAGACAGCGTTTATGTTTGCTGCAAGGGGAGTGGGTGCTTGATGTCAAGTGACAAGATTGCCTTTTTGCATAGGAACAGAATTGTGTTGGAGAGTGGCGAGACCATAAGGATTGTCGTTGTTGGCAAAGACATGGTTAATGCCTATATGGGGCAAGAGAAGGTTGGTTTGAGAAAGGTTTATTGCACGGAGGAGGAGATGAGAAGGAACGATGCAGCCTTGCTCAATGTGATGAGGGAACATTATATAAGAAATTACAATAAATAGCTTTGAGCCATTTTTTTACCATTATAAATTATTTTTTTTAACAATGATTAACACCGCATTAAGCCAAGTGGAATTGGTTTTTTGCGGTGTTTTCCATATATTTGCAGCGAAACAACAAAATCCGAATATTAATTTATTGAAAAACAACAATTAGAGAGATGAACCATAACACTGAAAAGATACTTGAAAAGATGTATGGGAAAGTGGTTGCAAGGGCGAAGGTGAACTTGGGTCAAGGTCAAGAACCAGTGCCGTTTGACATATATGACGGATATGCCACTTGCGAGAACCATAATGGGCACAAGTACGACATATTGTTTCCCATGATGAAGATTGTCAAGGGTTCAAAGGCTTTTGAGGACGCTATCATGAACTATGTTGGGGGATTGGAGAGCGAGAAGGCAATATCACCAGTTCAAGTGATGATTACGTTCCCAACACTCTATATTGACGGAGTGAAGGTATCGGAGGAACAAGAGACCTTCATACCGAGGATTTAAGGCAATTAGCAATAACAATAAGAAATAACATAGAAAGGCAAGATGAGCAAATACGTTATATCAGTGAACTATGACGCTACCTATGTGGCGGAAGTGGATGCCAATGACGAGGGCGACGCATTGGGAAAGGCAAGACAAATGGCAGAGGAAGCCGATGTGAGGGAATTCCAGATAAGGAACGAGAAAGAGGCAAGGGTGCTTGCAAGAAACGATTAACAAGGAAAAAGTTGTTGTTTCTCTATAATTATTGACAAGGGCACAAATCCATTATCAAAAAAGATACATCCTAATGGGTTGTGCCCAATTTTTGTGTTTTAAGGTTATTTCCAGACGTTTTGACGGACTTTCTCTTGTCACGTGGATAACTATAAGGGAACGCTGGAGATAATCACTCAGAATGAAAAAATGAAGGTTGAAGTGTTAAAAAAGTGTTAAAGAGATAAAATTGTTTGGTGGATTGGAAAAATTGTTGTACCTTTGCACCAACAAAATTGAGACAAGAATAATAAACAATAAAAAAAAGAGCGACATGGAATTTCAGAACAACAATGTAATCGTTTTGAGGAATGGTGCGATTGGATATGTTGCATCGTTCAATGGAAAGCCGAGTATGCTTATCTTCAAGAACTACACCAATACAGTGGGTGTTTACAACGGAGACTTGAAGAAGGGCGGCAATGCCAATTATGACGTAATGTCAGTATATGACGGAGCGTCTGTTGAAAATCCCAAGGACATATACAAGAAGTCCTTCAAGGTGGAAGAGTTGCCCAAGGTTTGGGAGCGTTCAGAGTAAGGAGACATAATGATAGTTGAGATAAAGTATGAGCCGTCCGAAAAGGACGAGGAACATCTGTCCGAGATTAGGGATTTCCTCAATGAAGAGGGGATACCCTATATCGAGGATAATGAGACATACGGATTGTTCCACTTGAACGAGAAGAGTGTCCAGCTAAGATATGTTGACAGCTATTATTTTCCCATGGACAACGAGAAGAAGTTTGGGGAGATTGGCAAGGGTGTGCCGCATAATTACTTCATAGACATATCCCATGAGAACGCAGACAATGGCATAAGGACTATATGGTGCTTTGACTTTGAAATGGAGCAGAGCAATAATGTTGTCATTGACGGAGTTCTAAACGAGGGATACAGAAGGCAGTGGGAAGTTATCAAGAACACCATAAGGACTTGCTGCGGTCGCATACACCATAGGATATTCGCAAGGGATTGCTATGTGAAGGAAGTTGACAACAAGGAACTTAGACCATTCTTGGAGACTAATTGTTTCTACGGCTATCGTTCAGCGAGTGTCAATCTTGGGTTGTACTTAAAAAAGTCCAAGGGAGAATATAAGAAGGACACTTTGCTTTTTGTCCTTACATTCGGTGCCAACTTCTACGGAAACAAGGAACATCAAGACCAACCCTTCATAGAGATTATCCGTGCATCAACAAAGATTGGATACCAAGTCATTGGAGGTATGTCAAAGGCTCTTACCCACTTCTGCAAGGAATATCCAACGCTGCATATTGGCGAGAGGGACATAATGGTGAACGAGCTTATCTTCTATTGTGACGCATCGCACAATGACGGAAGGGGAATGTCACACTCCGCACTTGCGTTTAACTTCATATCTTGGGAGGGTTGCGGTTTCATGAACAGATGGACTTGCGACTACAACGGAGACGAGGACAAACGCACGATATTGAACAAGAAGGGGGAGGAAAAGACGTTCAAGGGATTGAAGGGAAAGAAGGGCGAAATATTCCACAGGAAACCGCTATTCCATACCCAGATTATGAAATTGATGTCAGAAGGAAAGATTGTTTCCATTGCCAACGCTGGAACTTCCGTCTATTCCATACGGCGCAAGACCTTCCTCCAACGCAATTCCGAAAAATGGTACAACGACCATTGGGACGAACAAGTGCAAACGTTGAAGGAGCAAGGTTTTGACACAAGTCTTCTCGACATTGACGTTAAACCAACACTCAAGTCATAATTCTTTCTGCTATTGCCAAGGGGGAGAGGGGGATTTTTTCCTTCTTTTCCCCTTTAATTGAATTGTTAAAATTGTGTTAAAGTGGGGAAAATCCTTTGTGGTTTCCTCATTTTTTTGTACCTTTGCACTCGAAAAATAAAAGCACATAAATATAACAACAATTAAAAATATAGCAATAGAGTTATGACAAAAGAGAAGAAAATCATCGCACGCTTTCATGTTGCCGATTGTGAACACAATGGTGATTTGAGGTGGGGAGAGAACCAAGTCAAGAGCCTTTTGGGTTCTAACGTGGTCATTACCAAGACTTATTGGGACGGAAGAGATTGTGGGACTGCATACATAGAGTTTGAGTTTCCTCTTTCCAAGTTGGAGTTTGTTGACAAGAAGATTTCAGATAAATTGTCATTTTCCTATGTCAATATAAACATAAACGACTATCTTTCCATTAACAAGCTGTCAAGTTCACTTCTTTGGAGAAAGTATGATGACTTGACAATGAATTGTTTCTTGGATATAATATCCAAGGGACGCAACGATTATGAGGAAGGCTTTGAAAAAAGGATAATGGTTAAGTTGTTCTTTGAGGACACGAAGAGGATTGATGACGAGATTATCATGTCAAAGGCAGTGTCAATGTTGGGAAAGAACGTGAATGTTGTGGGGTATAATTACGCAAGAGTTGACGGAAACAAGTTTGTCAGTGTCTTGTTCACACTTCCATACACTGATATAGAGGGCAAGAACTTCAAGGAGTTTGGGGATTATTGCTTGGGTCATGGCGGTTGGCTTGGCAAGAACGGCATATATGGCGAACTTGTTATTGTGCATGAACTTATGTGCTGTGGCATGGAATATGACAAGTTCAAGGAGGTTGTTAAGAAAATTGCTGCCAAGGAAGAACTTGAATACAAGAGTTTTTCGCATGAGACAATAACAATCCCCTATGATGAGTACATGAAAAACAATTCTGTGCCAAAGTCCATAATGAGGGGAAGAGACGAGTATTTGGTCTATGTGTGTTAAAATAGTGTTAAAATGGGAAAAAGGTTTGGAGAATTGAAAAATTCTTCTTACCTTTGCATCGACAAAAAAGATAAAACAACAATTAATAGATTTGGAGTTATGGAATACAAGGAAGTTTTGGAAATAGTGGTTAAGGACGGCTTTTCCCATGCCTACACAGCCACTTTGAACAATGGCGGACGTGAACAAGTCCGTTTGTTCTACAAGAATGGCGGAATATACAGAATACCACAGAGAAACAGAAAGAACGGCTATCCGTTGTGGGGCAATTCTGACTGGAAAAGCCTTAAACTTATCAGCGGCAACAAGCAACTTACAGATGAGGAACTTGCCAAGCGCATGACAAGAAGGGCAAAGGACGCCCTTAAATACCTTTCAGCAAGCGGATTTTGGTCTGACTTAAAGAAAGAGATAGAGTATTTCCTTGCTGACGATGCACTTGCATTGGAAATTGTCAAGGACTATCGAAGTGAAGGCGGCTTTTATGAGAACGTCTATAACAAAATGAACGAGGGGGAGAAATATGCATGGATGCGTACACACCAAGTGTTTGAAGCCTTCCTTTCCCCAAAGTGTTGGATGACAATACCATGGGACGGACACAAGGGATTTTGTGAGGAACTTTACAAGAAGGCTCTTGAAGAGGGCACAAGACAATCCTTAAGGTGGACTAAGGGGTATGATGTCACATACACCATTGACAAGACGGAGGAAGGCAAGCCAAGAGGGGCATGGTATTCAAACGAATACAGAAATTGTGGAAACGGGCACTACGGACTTCTCTTAGACGCTACCCATGCAGTCTTCTATGAGGATGACTAAGTATCACAAGCACGGCTTTTCATTTTTGTCATATTCATATATTATAAGTTTTAATTAAATTGTTTTGCCTTCATGGTCGTTGCGATAACGGTCATGAAGGCTTGTTTATTTTCGTTCTGACGCATTATCTTTCCTTTGTCCTATAAGTTTGTCCACCTTAATGGAGAAAGTCCTTCAAAACGTCTGGAAACACCCTTAAATGTTAAATTTGTGTTAAATCCCTAAAAACATTTTGCTGATTGGAAAATATTTAGTACCTTTGCAGCGTCAAAAGATGACAAACGTTCTTCACTAAATATATAAATTCATAAACTTTTTTATTCGCCACATCAGTTTGATTATTGTTAATGTTAAATTTGAGAGCGGTTCGTTGTGATAACGAGCCGCTTTTTGTTTGCTAAATATCAGATGTGTTAAAATTGTGTTAAAATGGGAAAAACTTTTTGTGGTTTCAATAATTCTTTGTACCTTTGCACTCGATAAGAATAAAAAATAACATTAAAAGCAAAAGAGTTATGGAAGAAAAGACAAAAAACGTTGAAGACTTGAGACGAGAGTTCTTCACTTCAAAAAAAGAGTTCGTTGAGAAAGCCAATGATTGTGTCGCTTTGGCTAAGAGTTACCTCAATACCTTATTGGAGGGTTGCGAAGGCAAGAGGTTGGAAGTTTCGTATGAAGGGGAGAAAGAGCCTTTGTATATATGGTTTGATGATATTGCTGTTGACACTGCACGCATAAGAATGGACTTCAATGCGGTTTATCTTGACGAGAACGACCAACTCATGATAGAGTTATCACAAGAGGGAGAGAATGCGATAGCCACAAAACTGTCTTTCTTGTCCTATGACGAGATTATAAAGATTGCCGACTATGTTGAAACGTATCATTGGAATAAGAACAAGGAGGTTGCAAGCCATGAGGGATAAGAATAGCAATAGAAAGATAAAGTTTAACGACTATCTTTATGTGTCCTTTGGATTGATTGCTGACAAACTTAAGTCAGAAGAGAATTTTGACAAGGAATTGATAAGGCTTTCTTCTGTTTACACCATACAGAAGGGAGATTGGATAAATGGTCAGCGTATTGAAATACGTTGCTTAAAGCATGAGAGCCAAGGACTTGTGTCAGAACTTAAGAAACTCGGTCTTAAGGTGGAATACACACCATTTCCGATAAACGCATTTGTGCATTGCAACTTGAAGGGGAAGGCTGACATATCCAAGGACATTGCACAGAACTTGTCATCATCGCTTTCAAAGCTGATTAAGAGCATTTTGACAAACATGACGATAGAGCCTTACCAAGTGAGGGTGAACCAAGACCACAAGATTGTCATAGGTAGGGACTTTTCCAACAAGTGTGACACGGAGATTGCCTATGTCGCAATGATAGAGGACAATCTTTGCGTAATTGACACAACGGACAAGATTTTTCCCATTGAGGAACTGACGATAAGGGACAAGTTCGATGTCATAGACGCTATGCTAAAATTAGGATAATAACAACACACACAACTGCATTTTTCTTTCATTGTTTTTTTTAGGCTTGCCATTGCTAATATTTGCTTTGGCGAGCCTTTTTGTGTTAAAAAAGTGTTAAAGTGGGGAAAAAGTTTTGTGGATTAAAGAATATTTAGTACCTTTGCACCAAGAAATCGAGGGATATTCCCAAGATAATACAACAATTAAAAAAAAAACAATTAAAGAGTTATGAGTACACACGCAGTAGTAATAGTTGAATTGGATGATTACGGAACGGAAGGCAATCGTAATCCAATCAGCGGCAATGCGAATAACGTCATCAGTGCGTCTTTCGACAATATGCCTTTGGACTTCATCAAGGAGGAAGTTGTCAATGAATATACCTCCCTTCCATACGCTGAAAAGGATGCTACGAAGTTGCAGTATTGCAAGACAAGGGTCAAGAAAGGTGACAAGTTCATAGCAGTATATGTGCATTGGGACGGAGACACAATCATCAATGTGTTGAAGAACCATGCCAAAACTCATGAGGATGCAATCAAGATTGTGTCATACGGCTATCTTTCTGTTATTCAAGAAGAAGGCATACTTCCCTATATGTTCCGCACTGGCAAGGGAGTTCAAGAAGAAAGTGATTGGAACCTCATCAAGCCAAGAACCTACAAGACACTTAAGGGTTGCATAAGGTCGTTTTCTTGTGAATATGCATGGCTTTTCACCAAGGAAAACAAGTGGATGTCAGCAAATATTGACAGCGAAACAAGGCTACTTGTGTTAAAAAAGTGTTAAAATCAAGAAAACATTTGGCGGTCTCAGGTTTTTTTCCTACCTTTGCACCGCCAAACTTAAAGAAAGAGGCACATCCTAAATATCACAATCGTTGAATTACTAAAAAGAATAAGAAAAGGAGATTTGAACCATGGCAAAGGAAGTTAAAGAGAAGAAGACCACTCTTGATATGCGTGTCCGTGCGGCAGCGGAAGGCAATGGTCTCGACAATTTGGAAATGGACGATGAAACCAAGGCTCGGCACATTGAGATATGCAAGCAGCTTGTGGAGTTGTCGGACAAGCACGGAAAGTATCCAATCACGTATTTGGTGTATTTCGCAGTGGGCAAGAACGCACACAGAACAATCGTCTTTGACAGAGGTTACAAGAACATCAACCCCTCCAAGGCTAACAGAATACTCATGTGGCTCGGTCAATACGCAAGGCATGAGGGAGACCCAACGGCTGCAAGGGACGCAAATGTTGCACATGCGTTGACGGCATACTACGACAAGAAGACGAAGAACCCTGTGACGTTCAACAACTCCCTTAAGATGTGCGGCAAACTTGACAAGAAGGCAAGGAACTTCAAGTCGGTCGCATTGCAGTTGGGATTGGAAATCGTTAAAAAGATTTAACACGTTTGCTTTTCTCGTTTCTTCTCCATATATTTGCGGCACGAAAGCAAATGAAAAGGACAATGAGCAAAAACAAAATGAAAAAGGCAATGGATAACAAGAGAGTTATCGTTGTCAACGAGAGAAAAGTAAAGGGCAAGGACGGAGAAATGAAAGTGATTTCGACAATCGCCCCCTTGAAGTAACAAGAAATACAAAGAGACACCTCCTTTCAACAACGGAAATCAAAAACAATCCGACTTTCCGCAACCACCTTCACCCAAGCTGATTGAACTTTGTCGGATTACTTTATATTCAATAGAGACTACGTAAAATTCTTAACTTCATAGTTTTAGATAAATGAACATTAATGAAACGTGGACTTCATAACTCGTTGTGAAACGAACAAGTCCACAATGTCTAATTCAAATTTAATCATAAGCAATTTTTCAATCAAGTTTTTTATCGGAAAATCATGATTTTTCCATATATCCGTCTTGTGTCGTGATGACATGGGACGGATATTTTCGTTTTAAGGTTATTTCCAGACGTTCTGACGGACTTTCTCGTTAAGAGTGGATAACTATGAAGGTGGGCTTGAAATAATCGATTACAGCGAAAATATGAAGTTTTTTTTAACAGAAGTGTTAAAGTTGTGTTAAAGTGGGAAAAAGTTTTGGTGGATTGAAAAAAAAGTTGTACCTTTGCACACAGAAATCGAGGGATAGTCCCAAGATATGATAAACAACAAAAAGAAAGAGTTATGGAAGTAAAGATTATGGGCATTTTGTCATTAGTGCCGAACAAGAAGGATGAGGAATTTCGCCCACTTATTGAGAAGGCGAAGTTGAGTGAACTTGAAAGTCAAGACGAGTTCGTTGACACATGGATTGACAACGAGGACACGGAGAAGGATGAGAAGGAGTTTCTTCTTCATGCCAAGGACAAGGGATATTCCGTGTATGGATACAAGGAGGATTGGCAAGTTGTTGCTCTTGTAGCCATTGACGAGTAAAAAGAAACAGATTGAAGGCTTATGGGAAAGAACACCATTTCTGCTTGCATGAGCGAGGTGCTGATTAAGCAGTGCAGATACGTTGCAGTATTAAAGAGGGAAGACATCATAAGACAGATACAAGGCACTCCGATAATTCGGATACCGAAGGTTGAAATGACGAAAGTGGACGAGAACACGGACATGGTGGCTGTCAAGTTCGATGACATGACACTTAAGTTTCACTTTCATTGGAAGAAGAGCCAAGACGGAACAAGACACGTTGTAGAAGACGTTACTTCCGTTGAGGAACAACCCAAAGCCGCAATGGAGTGCTAAAAAGGGAAAATTCAGATAATTCTTTGCATTTTGTTTTTATTCATGATTGGAAAATTGCCGCAGGACTTATTCTAAAGCCTCCTGTGGCATTTTCTTTACCTCTCCCTATAACTTGCCCACCTCATTGGAGATAATCGCTCAGAACGTCTGGAAATAGCCTTAAACGTTAAATTTATGTTAAACTCCCTAAAACATTTGGAGGATTGGAATATATTTTGTAACTTTGCACCCAAGAAATCGAGGGATAGTCCCAAGATAGAAAAACAATATAAAAACAGAATTTGAGTTATGGCAGTAAGCGTTAGCGTTGAACAAGTTCAGTCAGCCTATGTGAAGAAGGCTACCCTCGTTGAGGATTACAACCTTCTTAAGGCATATTTCAAGTTTGACAATGCGAGTGTATTGGGAATTGCCGAGAAAATACTTCTTGACAAGTACAACAATCCATACATACGCAAGGAGATACACAGAAAAGTCCTTGCGTTGCAAAACACCACAAACACTCCATTGGTGATTGAGAGGATTAAACTCAATGCAACTCCCAAGGAAATCTTAAGGGATTACATTGAGAAGAACTTCAAGAAAATCATCAATGACAGAAAGAAAATGCCTTCTCGATACCCTATCTTCCTTAGAGACATTATCGAAAAGGTAGCTGCGATAGCAAGCAGAACCTCGTCTTGTTGAAGTTTACTTGATAAGTGATGTAAAAACCTTTTTTCTTCCATTTTATTCTTTTGGGGAGGATTGGAATAAAAAGATAATCGTTGAAGGTTGTCTTTATTGTTCCTTTCCTCCCTTTTATTGTTTGATTATCTGTATTGGAAGTTTTTTTGTTCTTTTACTTGAAATTTCGCTTACACATTATTATATACGTGCGCACGCACGCATTATATATATAATATATAATTAATAATAATATTAATTATAATATTATTATTTATATTATTAATTTAATTATTATTACTAATAATTAAATATAATAATAATTATAAGCCTTAATTAGGCCTTATATATAGTTATTATAATATTATATAAAATAATATTATAAGGACCAATATTAGGCCTAATATAATGCGCGTGCGCGCGTAAGAGAAAAAAGACTTTCAACTCACACAACTCTTCCTCTTCCAAGAAAAAACAATCACAGAGATTGAAAACAACAACTTCCAACTACATGGACTTTCCCTTACTTAAACAGCTTTCTATTAAAGAAACTCCATTCACAACCTTCCAACATTTTTTCCTTTAGGGATTTTCTCTTCTTAAGCAAAGAACAAGACATAGAGAAAAAAAACTATCAATTCTAAGGATTTTTGCGTTTCAAGAAGAGAGTACGAAGTCCAGAGTACCAAAACATTCGATTTAAGGCTATTTCCTTTCGTTCTAACGAACTTTCTCATCAAAGGTGGACAACTACAAGGGTTGAACAAAAATAATCGCTTAGAACGAAAATAAAGAAGTTTTTGGTTCAAGAGTGTTAAAGAAGTGTTAAAGTGGGGAAAAAGTTTTGTTATTCCAAGAATTCTTACTACCTTTGCACCGAAAAAAAAACAAATACAAGTAATAAACAATAAAAAAGCAAAGAAAGAGTTATGGATAAAGCAAAAGTAATTGAACATCTTCAAGATTACAAGAAGAAGGGTTTCAAGGTAGCCGTTGTGAAGGCAAACATAGCATCCCAAGGAGTTGACGTTTACACAAACGAGACAATAAGGGTAGGTCTCAATAATCCGACACCATTAAAGCCAAGGTATGGACAAGAGTACTGCGCTTGCGACACCATAGAAGAGTTCAACGAAGGAATAGTGTTTGGACTTGAAGGGGCAAGAAAGGCTTATACAAGATACTATGTAAGTGACTTCATCAGTGTCGAGGTTGGCAAGACAATATAAGCAACATAAATATCCCAAGTGTTAAAAAAGTGTTAAATTGGGAAAAACATTTGGTAGGTTCAAGATTTATTTGTACCTTTGCACCGACAAAAGAAAAAAAAATAGAAAAAGTTATAGGAGATTTAGTTATGATTACGAAAAACCTTATGGTCTTGTTCTACGTTGACGAGACGGACAACACCAAGAATACAATCCTTGTCACTGACAGAGATTTGTTTGGTGAGGAAGAACTTCAAAAGGAAGTTTCGAGACAAGTCAAGGAATATCTAAGCATTGAACTTGACGAAACGAATTTGTATTTTCTTTCAAGCGGTGATGATGTTTCCGTTGGGGATTATTCTTTGGGTTGGGAACAGACATCTTGCATACTGCCCTACAACGATGAGGGGAACACTTCCTACCTTGTGAACTTGTCATACGGCAATGACGCAGAGATTGAGGTTCAAGAGTGTGACACAATGGAGGATGCGGTCACTCTTTGTAAGGAGCGTGGACTTCCAATAGACGCTATCAAGAAGAAAAACAAGAAGAAGGAGTGACTTCCAATGACGGAAGGAGGATAAAAAATCAACACAAACGACCACATAAATATCACAAACAAGAAAAAATATTTTGTTCTATGACAGAGACATGGAAAAAGATTGAAGAGTTCCCCAAGTACGAGGTGAGCGACCAAGGAAACGTGAGGAACATAAAGACAAAGCGACCATTGAGAAGTGTGCCGCACAGCCTTAACAAGCAGCCTACAATAAAGATGAGTTCCTACTGCAATAGGGAAAGACACTATGTTTCCCATGTTGTCCTTGGAGTTTTCAAGTATGGAGGAGTGTATTCACTTAAGAGTTTCAAGGTGAGGCACAAGGACGGAGACATAGCCAACAACAAGCTGACAAACTTGGAAATAGTCCCACAGAAGGCAATGGTGGGAAAGGAAAAGTTCCTTCTTTATCCCAATGGGGAAACAACAAAGATTGAAGGCTAATGAAACAGAGTTCTTTTCATGATAACATAACTTAGAATAATGTGAATAATAATTTAACTTGTGTTCAGCCGTGCTTGTCCGTGAGGATTATGGCACGGCTTTTTTCTTTTATTCTATTGTGAATTGTTAACGTAATGTTAAAATGGGGAAAAAGTTTTGTGGATTGGAAAATATTTAGTACCTTTGCACTCGATAATAATAAAACATTATAAACAATTAAAAAGAAAGAAGAGTTATGAGCATTGAAAAAGGTTTTACCACCACAAGAAGTTATATTGAGACCTATAAGGGTTTTGATATAATCAAGGAAAAGACAACATTCTATTGTCGTTCCCACATTACTTACAAGTATGACACTTGTTTTATTGACAGAATTGTTACCAAGTACCGCTGCTGCAAGGAAGGTGACAGAACAAAGCGTATGGGTTGCATCAAGTTCATTTATGAGGATAAGATTGCCGAGGTCAAGGAGAAGATAGACAAGATTATCGCCAAAGAGGAAAACTATGATGTTATTGTTACTGATGCGGAATACAAGAGAAACGTCACCGACAAGGACAGGGAAAACGATTGGAGGATGAGTTATGACCTTATCAAGAAGTTCATCAAGGAATACAAGAAGGGTGACAAGATAAAGCGGTTCTATATACTTGAACGTCTTGAAAACTGCAACTTTCACACATTCTGGGCACTTTTCAAAGAAGAGAAATACGATTACATTGATGAACTTGCTGCAAGGGAATTTCCGTTCAATATTGACTTCTGCCTTTCAATCGAAACCAAGAGAAAGCCTTTGAAGTATGATAAAAAGATGTTGGAGGAAATCAAGACGGCAGTCGAAGAGATTGTAAAGAAACACTCCAAGGAAGAAATTAAGGAAATAACCCTTGTCAAGGAAAGAATACAATAGTCCTTAAAATCGTCATAGAGGGCATTTCCTTTCGTTCTGACAGACTTTCTCCTTCAAGGTGAGAACTATAAGGATAAGGCAAAAATAATCGCTTAGAACGAAAATTAAGGTCTTAAGATGATGAAGTGTTAAAATAGTGTTAAAGTGGGGAAATTATTTTGTAGTTTCCCCATTTTTTTGTACCTTTGCAGCGGAAATCAAGGGATAGTCCCAAGATATAACAATTAAAAAAGAAAGAGTTATGGAAGAGAAGAAAAACGAAAACATTGAAAAGTTGGAGGATTTTGTGAAGAACATCAATAACCTCACCAACGACTTGAAGGGTAAGTTTGTTGCCCTTGTCAGCAAGTATGGCTGCAACAATGAGTTGGAGACTTTCGACTATTGCAGTGAGTATGGTTGTTCTTTGGATGAGAGTACCATTGACAAGATTGCAGTTGAAGGTGACAAGCTGATGTTCTATTACAACGAGAATACCAATGACTGCGAGGAATTTAACGAGTTCCTTGTGTCTGACTTGAACAATTTCTACAAAGACTTGAAGGCTGCGATAGGTAATAGCATTTGTGAGAACGAAGGCGAGACAGCAGCTGCAAATCATGACATGGGTGTGTAAAAAGCACCCATAAATATCACATTGGTTAAAAAATAAATTAAAACATTGAAGAGTTATGAAAGTAAGTGAAAAAGTGGATAAATATGTCAAGAACCTTGTTCCCATGTGTGTAGAGGAAATCAAGTCACTCATGGAACAACACAATGTGCAATATATTCCCTATAAAGATTATCTTATAGACAGGATTGCCCTTTTCGTGGGAAAGCCTTATCTTGTCTGTAAGGACGGAGTATTGAAGGATTTTTCTTCGTATGCGTTTGATATGTTTTTGCACTTGTCATGGCTGCGTATTGTTGAAGATTACTTTGACAACGTTCCCAACAAGAACATAGGATATACCTACGAGACAACACTAAAGTATGAGGGCATTGAGTATGAGAAGAAGGAGGATGAAAATGAGGTAGTTCTTGTGTGCAAGCTGCCAAATGGCAAGACTGAATTAACTTTCAAAATGAACAAGGTCAATGCCTTATGGTCTTGCAATGGTGAAGATTTTATGACATTTTCACTCTTGTTCAATAAATACAAATGGGATTTCTACAAATAACGACAATTAAAAGTAATAGACATGGAATTTATAACGAACAATGCAATGGTAATTATTGTGGTAATCTCTTTCCTATGCGGACTTAAGAGTTACCACAACAGCAGAAAAAAGCTGCGCCCAAGATTGGAGAGTGTCCTGTGTGGAGGTCTTTGGTGGGGTTTCATTTACATATCGCTCATACTGATTTGGTCTATGGTCTCTTGCACCTCCAAGCTGATATATATTCTGCCATAATGTTAAAATAGTGTTAAAATGGGGAAAATCTTTGGTGGTTTCCCCATTTTTTCGTACCTTTGCACACAGAAATCAAGGGATAGTCCCAAGATAGCATAAATATAACAATAAAAAGAAAATAGAGTTATGGAAGAGAAAAAGGATGAAACAAGGTTTGTCTTGCTATATGCAAGCATAACAAGCGAAAATGAGCTTTTCGTTGACGGAATTGGCTCTTATCCCACATTGGAGGATGCACAGAAGGCGATGAACGATGAAGTGGAGGATGATGTCAATGACGGATATACCAAGGAGAATTGGACTATAACATCCACCCAAGCAGATTACGATGACGCTTTCGGCGAGGAACGTAAGTCATACAAGATTAAGGAATTGTAAAGTTGGAGGGGCAAGGTATGAATGGTATTAAGCAAGTGTCCCTTGCGTTTCCGATAGTGGAACTTAAGGGAAGGAAGAAGACATACGAAGAGACTTCAAAGGCTCTTAGGGAAATGCCAAACGCAAGGCTCTTGTGGCAGCTTACCAAGGAGAGCAAGGTGAGAAAGGGCAAGAGGTGTTCGGAGTTTCACGAGGTATGGGATTTGAGAAAGGTTGTCGGAGAGGATGACTTGTCCATATACAGACTTTGGCAAGCCTTCAAGGTTTCAGTGCCATTGTCAGAGGTTATCAATGAGTTTGAACAGCCAAGCGAGGTAAGGGCAGACCATTACTTCAAGGCTGACGGAAATCTCGATGCGTGTCACATAGATGCGTGGTTCAATGAAAGTGACGATGAAGAGGGTACAATGGTAGCCACTGTATATGAAAACGGAAGAATTGAGGTGGAAGAGAGAAATCTCGACATTTGGAACACTTCAACGGAAGTGCAAAACATAGCCTTCAAGGTGAGGGAGGAAATGTTAAAGTAATGTTAAAATGGGGAAATTATTTTGTGGTTTCCCCATTTTTTTCGTACCTTTGCACTCGATAAGAATAAAACAACAATTAAAAAACAGATTGAGTTATGAAAAAGTTTAAGTTTTTTCAAGACCTTAAGGTGAAGGTTTGGCAGAGATACACCTTCTACGTTGAGGCAGAGACAAAGGAAGAGGCTTTGAAGGAAGTCTCAAAGTTCAACACAGAGGAAGGCTTTGCGTGCATTGAGGGTTGGGATACGGAGACGTTATTTGAGACGCAAGAGACGATGAAGACTTGCGAGAATGAGGGTCAAGCAACAATCCAGCTTTGGGATGCGGACAAGAACGAAATGATTGGTTCTAACGCTCCAAAGACGGAAGACTTCATTGAACTATACAATTATTCCTTGGATATTGACAAGCTGCTTAGAAAAGCGTGCATTGACTATATCACAAAGGTGTTGAAGGGAAGGGACGGAGAAATGATAGTACTTGACCCCAATAGCATGGATGAGGAAATGGGAGAGCATTTCTATGCGTTCACTGTACCTTACAATGGTGGAAACAACCCAGACTATGACTCTAATTGTTTCAGCAAGGTGAAGGCTGCATACTTGAAGAACAACGAAATCTATCTTGATATAGAAGAGACTGATGAGTATGCAATAGAGAACATCAATGCGTCTGACATAGAGAACGTTGCCGAACACATCAAGGAGATTATCGACTACGAGAACGAAGAAGAATAATATCCTTCAAAGTGTTAAAATAGTGTTAAAGTGGGGAAAACATTTGGTAGTTCCCCACTTTTTTTGTACCTTTGCACCATCAAAAGTCAAAACAATAAAAAGTAATAAAGTTATGGAAAGATACAAGATGTATTTGCCTATCAATCCGATAGTGATTGACAACGAGAGTGTCACGGATTTGGATGAGTTGGAGATAAGTGTATGGCACGAAGGCTCTTATGGTGTTGCGGTAAGCATAATGCCTTGCAGCCGCAATACAATGGGAGTAAGGCATATCTTCGCCAACGATAAAGTGAAGAACATAATGCTTTCTGCTTGCCCAATGAGAAAGGGCAACAACAAGAAACTTGAAAAGGTTTGGAACACCATACAGAAACTTTCTTCAAGGATTGCCAAGATGTATGACGAGGGACAGCAAGAGGGTATTATGAAGTTTGTCAAGGTCAACACCTATAAAATAAAATAGAATTATTAATCAATAAAAACAATAGAAAGAATTATGAAAGAGTTAAAGATTTGGATTGTAAATGAAATCCTCAACAATGACGGAGAGTGGATTTTTGCGTCTCATCCGTTTGTGACAGAAGACAAGGCAAAGGAGTTCATAAAGAACTACAAGAAGAAACTTGACGAGGAAGAAGGAAAGTTCCAAGGTTTCGTGCAAGAAATTGAGGACGATGACGATAGCAATTATGAGGTGGACTATGACGAGGAAGACCATTTCCTCATCTTCACTCCAAGCGATGATTACAGCGTGGAATTGGAGATAAACGACCATATCCTTAATATATAAAGGTATAGAATGAATAAGCCAAGTGTTAAAATTGTGTTAAAAACAAGAAAACACTTGTGTATTTCAAAAAAAGTTCGTACCTTTGCATCGTCAAACAGAAAACGAGGGCGAAAGTCACATGACAAGTAACCCTCACTTCTCTTGAAAAAAAGTTGCTCCAAAATTTGGAAATCAAAAATAACTTCCATATATTTGCAGCGTCAAAGAGAAAACGACTTGACAATGAGTTCTTTTACATGATGAAGTGGATACATTTCCCTAACCAACATTGACGAATGTGGCAAGGTAATAGAGACCTTGCAAAAAGAAATAACATGGTGGATACCAGAGATAAGGGTAATACCTTATACTTACCAAGAGAAATCTTGAAAGTGGACAAATGGGCAACATGGTAAGTGTTGTGCTACTTCGGTAGCTTCGGAGGTTCGAACCCTCCTCCACCAACCAATGTGAACATAATTGTGGAAAGCAAATAAAAGCCAACACATTGAGGGAAAGAATGTGCAAATATAGAGATATTCTTTGGCAGATACCAGAGCGGTCTATAATGGACTGACAAGATTATCGTTTTGTACTGAAAAAAGTACAATAGATTATTTTTGTGGACAAATGGGCAACATGGTGAATGTTGTGTTACTTCGGTAACTTCGGAGGTTCGAACCCTCCTCTGCCAACGCAGCACATTTCAAAACCTCCTTTTCCACACCCAAGGAGGGTGACGCACGCAACGCTCGTTAGCAGCCGACTACACCCTTTGAGATAGTGCCTTTTTCGCCCCGACAAAACATCCATGTACGGAGCGTAGCCGAAGCTCGCCTGATGCGGTATCTTGGCAGAAACATTGTACGTGCCTTGCAACTTGCTCACCCTCCTTTCCTTTTAAAAACCACACCATCCACTCCATAACTCATAATTTTTTAATTGTTAATACCCCACTCGTCCTTTCAACAAGGATTGGTGGGGTTTTCATTTGCCCATAAACCATGTTCTTTTACCATACAATCGACTTTCTTCTTCAAGGTGGACAACTATAAGGATACATGGAGAAAAGCCGTCAGGACTCAAGGAAATACCCTTATAAACGACTTAAAAAAGTACAACACTTCCTCCTTCCTTTAAGTTGAAGGCATGGAATACCCATGGTTGGCTTAAGGCAATGGCGACAATAAAAATAATAAATAAAAATAATATATAATAACTCCAATATATGCGTGCGTGTGCGAGAAGTGCCATGTGTGCAAACAGAATTATCCCCATGAGCCTTTAGGTGTGTAAGACCCATGGGGATTTCTCTTGTTGTCTCTCTCAAATCATCAAATTATTGCAGTGTATTGTGCATCAATGAGCCTTGTTCCTTCCTCCGTCTTGTTGACTTTCAACTTGACCTTATCCAAGGCTTGGTCAACATCTTGTGCAGTGACCCCTCACAATCTTGGAGGTTTCAAAGACTTCTTCGCCCCTTTGGTATTTGGCTAACACTCTGAACTTGAACGTCTTGCCCTTGACAAATGAGCAATTTTCCCCAATCCATAGGACTGCATCCTCTCCGTTGTGCTTAATCTCCACTGCGGTGGGATTGACACGTTCATTGTATCTCCCGACCTTGATTGTACCCTCTTCAAGTCCTCGTATCTCTCTTAGGCAAGTCTTGCCCCAAGAAGTGATGACCTTAACACGAACCTTAACTTTTGCCATAACTCAATTTGTTTTTATTGTTTTATATTATTAATATTATTTTGTTGCGCTCGTTCCGTGTTTCGGAATTGCGGGGCAAAGGTACGAAAAAAATCTGATATGGCAATGGAAATGGGTGATTTTTTATTCATTATTAACATTTTGCGTGCAAAATGTTAATATAATGTTAAAGTGGGAAAAACCTTTGGCGGTTTGGAAAAATTGTTGTACCTTTGCACTCGGAAATCAAGTCATAGTGACGAGATACAAGCAATTAAAGTTTTAACATTTAAGGAGTTATGGAATATTCAGAGTTTCAGAAAGCTATTTTCAATGAAGTTGAGAAAGGTTCTTCTAACCTTGTCATCAATGCCGTTGCTGGCAGTGGCAAGACAACAACCATTGTGGAGTGCTGCAAGCGTCTCCATTGTTCCCCCAAGGACGTGAAGTTTCTTGCCTTTAACAAGGCTATTGTCGAGGAACTTGAAACAAAGATAGGGGACTATGCTGACGTTTCAACGATGCACGCTTTCGCCTTGTCAATTATGAAAGATATATTTAACGACAGATACACGCACAAGTATGTTCGTGTTGACAACACTCGTTGGCAGAAATACGTTGCCGATGCGATATATTCGCTTAGTGAAGACATTAATGTGGATATGGACAAGAAACTTGTCTTTAAGTTCCGTTCAAACGTCTTGAAGGTTTTTAACCTTGCGAGAGTGAACCTTGTCGCTGCAAAGGACAAACACATAATATCTAACATTATGGAGCAATACGGAATTGCACCGATGTTTGACGAAGTGAACGTTGTTTCCAAGTTACTTGAAGAAGCATATAAGATGCCAAGCAACCTTACAATCGACTTCACCGATATGCTGACCATCACGGCTACAAAACTATCTAAGTGCATACCTACATACAAGTATGTGTTCGTTGACGAGTGCCAAGACCTATCCAAGGCGCAAAGGCAGATTATGCTTACTGCTGCAAGAAACGGAAAATTCATTGCGGTTGGTGACAGAAGACAAGCGATAAACGGCTTTTGTGGTGCTGACGCAAGTTCGTTTGACAATATCGTTAAAGTTCCAAACACAAAGGAACTCCCATTGTCAGTGAATTACAGATGCGGCAAGGAAATGATTAAACTCGCCCAAGGCATTGTTCCGCAGATACAAGCCTACGACAATGCAATACAAGGAGTTATAACAAACGTTTCAGAACTTGACTTGAATATGTTCAAGAAAAATGATATGGTGCTTTGCAGAAAGTGCGCACCGCTTGTTAAGCTGTGCCTTGCACTCATCAAGAACGGACAAACGGCGACTATCAAGGGAAACGACCTTGCAACCGACTTGAAACAAATGGCTCTTAACATCAAGGGCAATACCATAGGCGACGTAAGGGAATACACTGAAACGGAATTGTCAAACTTGAAGTATTACTTTATGACAACCTACGGAATGGACGAAATAGATGCAATGGGAACAAAGCCATACCAAGCACTTCTTGACAAGTGCAAGTGCCTTATTTACCTTGCTGAACACTCAAACGGAAACATCAAGGCAGTAATCGACAAGGTGTTTTCAGAGACCAAGATTGCCAATGCAATAACACTGATGTCAATACACAAGGCAAAGGGACTTGAAAGCGAGAGGGTTGTGTTCTTAGAGCCAAACTTGGCAATGAAGAAAACAAAAAAGCAAAAGCAATGGCAGTTCGACCAAGAACAAAACTTGCAGTACGTTGCAGTAACAAGGGCAAAAAAAGAACTCATACTTTGCTCTTCAAGTGAAATCAAAAAGGAAGACAATAACAAAGAATAGACATAGAGGGCATTTCCCTTGCTTCTGACGGAGTTTTAAGGGAGTGCCCTTATAAGTTTACCACCGATGAGAAAATAATCGCTCAGGACGAAAATAAACACCCTTTCCCTTAATCCTTGCACATACATGCACACACGCATATATAACTCCAATAATACATTGTTATAATGGAATTTTTGCCCTTAACACTTGTTAGCAAAAACGTTAAAGTTATGTTAAAGTGGGGAAAATGTTTGGTGGATTGAAAAAAATGTTGTACCTTTGCAGCGGAAATCAAGGGATAGTCCCAAGATAAAGCATAAATTAAAGCAATAATCAGATTATGACAAACGAGGAAAGAACAATGCTTATCCAAGACAAAAGTTTATGGAAAGCAAACGAAGTGTTGGACGAGAACGGAAAAATCAAGTCACCAAGCTATTTTGATAGTTTTTCCGTTGTTTCGCTGCAAGGCAAAAAGGCGATTGTCCTTTGTAATAGCCGCAACTATAACTGCCAAGTTGTAAGTGATTGGTATGACGATATAACGATGTTTGCATGGAGCGGTGATTATCGTTGGAACAATGACAGACCTTGCATCTGCCACAAGGACGGACTTTGTAATATGTTGTCAGTCCACAATGCCAAGGAACTGCTGCCGATATGGTTAAAGTCCATTACTCCCAAGTGGCATTACACATCTGCCAACGGAACGTATATGGACGGAATTGCCGAGAATGGGGAGGAATATGTAATATCACTTGACGGACACCTCACCAAGAAGAACCTCGCTGACCCCAAGCTATTGAGGGAACTCCTTATGCTTGTGAACTCTTACACCATTGAGCAGATTAAGTCCAAGTGGATTGCCAAGAACAAGCCTTGTATGTATATCCGTGGACTTGAATACAAAGGCTCTAAGAAGTCTTACATACCGACATACAAGGCAAAGGAACTTATCAAGACACACCAAAGGATAAGCGGTCAGTTCAATCAGATTGAATTTACTATATGGGACAGCCAAGTGGTATTGGTGTTCCGTGACTACGCTGATAGCGACTACAATTAAGATATAAGTAACTCCAAGTGTTAAACTTTTGTTAAAGTGGGGAATTTGCTTTGCAGTTTCCCACTTTTTTTGTACCTTTGCACTCGATAAGAATAAAATAATAACAATAAAAAACATCAATCATTTATGGAAAAGAAAAGATTTAGACTTACATACAATGGTGTCGTGTCGGAGTTTAACGCAACACCAAACGGACAAGGCGGCATAATGGTAGGCAAGGACTATGTGTCAAAATTCATATCCTATGCAGTGAGACCAAGCAAGACAAACACCATTGGAGTGACAAGGCTTGTTGTCAAGAAAGAGAGTGACGGAACAACAAGATACTCTTTCAATGCCACAACAAAGGTGAAAAGAGGACTTGAACCAATGGTGCAAGAAATCACCGAGAACACCATTTCCAAGCGTTCTAAGGCACTTTAACACCCTCGCCCTTATAAATTATCATCAACAATAAAATAATCGCTTAGAGACAAAAATATGACGTACCAAGAACTTTTTGAACTCATATCAAACGTGGAGGGAAAGAACGCAAACGTTTGGATAACCGCCAAGGAAAGCGGAAAGAGATACAAGATGAACTTGCATATAACTCCAATGAACATCTTGAAGTTCAAGACCATAGGGACAAGAGGGTTGGGTTACAACGTTTCACAAATGCATCTCGACAAGTGGGAAAAGATTGAACTCTGCAAGGGTAAAATGTTAAAAAAGAGTTAAAATGGGAAAAATATTTGGTAGTCTCGATATTTCTTCTTACCTTTGCACCGACAAAAGAAAAAACAACAATTAAAAAAGCATTTAGAGTTATGAAGAAAACATCATTAGTTGAAATGGAAACATTGGAGTTTTGCCAAGACTACGCAAACAACTTCCTTATTCCGTTCACAATGGAGTTTGGTAGGGCATACTACTTGAACACCAACGAGACCATCCATAAGGAAAATGACAACTATATCCAAGCGGTTTATCAAGGAACAACCGCAGAGATAGAGACATACGAAGTCGGACAGAACACTTATATGCGTCTCGGAGAGAACAAACTGATATTCACCATTGACGGAATAGATACAATGTACGTTCCTTTGAGCGGTATGCCGATTTACAATACATTGAAGGACGCTTATAACCGCAAGGAGAAAGAGATTGACTTCCAATGCATCAACTTCAAGAAGGCTCTTAGAAAGTGCATCAAGGGCAAGGCGGACATAACATTTGTCAAGGAACGAGAGACCTATAAACTGACAAGGTACGTTTGGTCGGAGAGATATAGCAAGGCGGTAGAGACCACTGTCACGCATCCAACGTGGATAATCCTCGACCAGAACGGACTGCACTTTGACGGAGAAATGAAGTTCGACAACAATTCAAGGCAGACAAGGGAAGAGTGTGAACTCGCAAGACACGCTGACAAGATAGACAACAAAGACCAAGCGTTTTTGGACTTCCTATCTGAATGGGGGGTTACACTATAACACAACAAGGCTAAATACTTTTAAGTCCATATATTTGATTATTGTGCGATTTGTATTTGTAAAAATCTTTTTGAAAGCGGTTCGTTGCGATAACGAGCCGTTTTTTCTTTATTGTTCCACGTGAAACAAAATGTTAAAGTTATGTTAAAGTGGGGAAAATATTTGCATAATCCAATTTTTATTGCTACCTTTGCACTCGGAAATCAAACCATAGTGGGGAGTAAGAAATAATAATCAATAAATTCAGAGTTATGGAAACAAGGCATTTGTTAGACATCGTTTTAGTGGACGATAACACACTATTGGGCGGCACATCGCATAGTGGCGAGACACTTGGGGAATTTTTGGAGGAAACAAACATCAATGTGAAGACTCCACTTGATAAGGTGAACATTGCACTGAAAGAGTGCGGCATTGCCCCAATCGACACGACAAAGGTGAGATTTACACTATACAACAAAATAGGGAACTCCGTTGTTGGTAAGTCAGAGGGGCACCACACATACGAAGCCGCTGAATACTTCGCAAGGCATAACGGCTACCACAAGCCAAAGAAAGATATGCCAAGGGACTATTGGAACTACGAGATTAAGGCAACAATTAAATAAAACAGAGTTATGGCAAAGAAAATTTTTATCTTATCAATCACCTACGCTAATTCAGAGTGTGGTGACAGTGGTCTTGACGCATATCCTTTCTCTACCTTGGAAAAGGCGCAAGAGGCTATGAACAAGGACGTTGAGAATTGGAAAGACGACTTTAAGGATGAACTCTACAAGTGGGAGATACAACAAAGGGATATGGACGTTGACTGCTACGAAGAGGGCAACTATGACGCTAATCACTACTATTGGAAAATAGATGAAAAGGAAATTGACGGAGACGTTAAGCCTTGGTTTATACCAAACGAAGAAGAAAACATCAATTAATATATCCCAACCATTTGGTACAGAAGAGGGTAAGAGCAACAAAATACGCTCCTTACCCTTTTATTTTGCCCATAATCGACTTTCTTCTACAAGGTGGATAACTTTATAGGCTGACAATAAGAAACTCTGTCAGAACGGAAATAAATAATGTATTCACGCATATATACGCACACGCACACACATATATAACTACAATAATACATTATTATAATGGACGGAAAATGTTAAAGTTATGTTAAAATGGGGAAAATCCTTGCATAAACCAAAATTATTTCGTACCTTTGCACCGACAAAAGAAAATAATAACAATTAAAAGCATTTAGAGTTATGAAGACAAAAATTCAAGTCATTGAACTTACGCACGAAGAGATTGTGAATATCTTCTCGACTGCATCATACGACAACTACTTATTGGAATTATCCTATGCCGATAGTATGGATGACCTCGCAAGTGAAGTAAAAAAGAAGTGGAAAGAGACACACGGAGACACAATGTGCTACGAGGACAAACTTGCTGCCATACTTGAAAACGGAGGGACAATAGCTGCCGTAGATAAGGAGGAATACGAATATGGTAGCTATGAAGGAGAAGAGCCTACAAAGGAAAATCACGTCTATCCAATCACGATGAAGTCACTCCTTGACGCTTGTTCCACAACAGAGGGATATTCATACGCAAAGAGACTGCTCAAAGACGAAGAGGGAGACATCTATGACGCTTGGAACATTATACAGATAGCAATGTTCGGAGAAGTCATCTACGGATAAGAAAAAGATTACAACAACTTCTACATTCAAAGTTTTCACAGATTTATATAATTTATTAAAATTGAAAGTCTGCAAGGTTCGTGAGGAATATTGCAGATTTTTTTTTTACAGCCCAACACAATGATGTTCCACGTGAAACATATAACTCCCATATCGTACTGAAAAAAGTACAACCCACCCCATCTTTTGCCCTATAATCAATTATTTTCCCTCGGATGATAACTTGTACCACCCAAGGGGAGAAATGCCGTCAGAACGCTTAAAAACCGCATCCTTGGCGATTTTTTCGTAATCCCATATAAGACTTGATGTTTATTAAACTACTTGGGAAGAAAAAAGCAAACATATTGAAAACACCTTTGCTTGCTATAAAAGACAACTTACATTATCAATCACACTCGCCCTTGGGCTTCTGTTTGCTATCCCACACTTGCATCACTATATTGGTGTTATTATATTGGAAGTTATTGTTTTATTCCCATTGCCCATATAACTCCCAATTCAATGCAAAAAGACGGATGGAAGAGAAAAGAGACAAAAAAAGAGGGACATTCTCACGAACACCCCTCATTTCGAAAACTTTTTTAATAAATTAATAATCTGAAAACAGAAACACCTTGGGGACTTTCGCAAGTGCCCTTGGATTAGTTTAATATGGATATTAAAATAAATAAATATATAAAATAAGATATATGTGAAACTTGCTATTCCATTTCGCCTTACTGAATTAAGTACAAATAAAGGGGAGGAGGAACAACCCCCAACCCCTTAATCTGTCGCTTACTTGATGTTGTCTTCCCACCACTTCTTCACGACATCACTCTTGCCAACCGAAACGAAGTTTGCAACCTTGTAATTACGGCACATCACTTGTTCCTCGTTAGAAATGCCCTTGTCGCTCTGTTTTGCCGATGAGTAGGTAGGTCTTAAATGACCCTCAATGAACTCAACTTCATCAGCAGTGGCAAGACGACCACCGACAATGTAACGACTTTCAAAACTCGTCTTGTCGGACTTCTTGAACGTCAAACGCAACTGCAAACGCTCGTTTTCTTCTGCCCCCTTCTTGGTGGAACGGAGAAGAATAGGCTTAATTACCCACTCGTAGCCGCTCAACTCGCTTGCCTTGAAGTCCTTTTCAGAACCATTCTTGGCAAGTGTGCGGTTAACGGCTCTCTCGTAGTCGTAGCACCTTGCGTTCAACACCTTGGTAATTTTCTTTACAGATGCAAAATCTGAACCAAACTTACCAAACCACTCCGCAGCAGTCTTTTTGGGTGCAACCACTTGGCAATTTGTAATTGCTACAAAGCCATAACCAAACTTGTTGGCTGCAATGTTTTTACACTCGGCACCAACTGCCAACGGACTCACTCTCTTAAAAGTATTACTCGTATTCATACTTAAAAAATTTAATGTGTTAATAATGTAAAAATGTCAAATAACTCTTGCGCCTCATTTTTGAATTGCGATGCAAAGTTACGAACTTTTTTGCAAACCACCAAACAAATTTCCCATTTTAACACAAATTTAACACAATCCACCCAATTTTGAAAGACTTTTTCACACTAACCATCTCATTTTCACACCCTTTAACACTTAAAACTACTCCAACAAACAAAATGGCTGTAACCATACAGAAGCAGATGCACCACAAACCAAACATATAAGGAATAATATTATATAACTCCAATAATAACCTACGCATATATACGCACGCATACACGCATATAAAGTCCATACCAATACAAGAAAAACCCTCAAAAATACCCTTTATTTTAATTCTGAGCCGCTTTCTATCCTCTACCCTATAACTTACCCACCGACACAATAAAATGCGCTTAGAACGAAAATAACGCATATATACAACACCACACAGAACCAAGTGTTAAAGTTATGTTAAAGTGGGGAAAAAGTTTGGAGATACGGAATTTTATTACTACCTTTGCACCCAAGAAATCGAACCATAGTGGGGAGATAAAAATATTAAACAATAATCAAAAGTTATGGAAACAACAAAAAAGACAGAACAAACAAGAACACTCCGAGAAATAGCAAACGAGATTGCAGCAGATTGGAAAAAACCACATTACAGCGCACTCCCATACTTGCAAGCAATGCGCACACTTAACTCAATAGAGGACAATTATTTTCTCGACAGTGGCAAATCAGTGGTATCTTACTTCCTCGCCAATGCCGCAACGTGGAAGGGAGAAACAGCAAGACGGATTAAGAAGGAACTGAAAAAACTTGCAAATATCAAGTAATAAACCTTGACAATGGGGGAGAGTACCACCGACACCCTCCCCCACCTATGTCCCCTCCCCCTCCGAGGGGATTTTTTATGGCTGGTTTTGGGCAAACAGTTCTGTAAATATTTTCTGGAAAATTTTTCCCCTCTTTTCATAGACCCCCTCCTTCCTATCCCTTCCCCATTAACTCTCACTTCAATTTTTCCCTCTTCCTATATCGTTTGTGTTTTTCTTTTCCTACAGCCCCCCACCCCCTTGTTTTTGTTTTAAGGGGCAAGAGAAAAAAATTCCTGGAAAAATTTTCCCCTTATTTTCCAAGCTCCCTCTTTTGCTTTTTTTGGTGTTATTGAGAAAGGGGTATAAAAAAAGGAGAGTGGAAGAAAGGCGTGGTATGTTTGTCCATTTTCTGTATCTTGAACTTGAAGTCATTTGGACGTTGTATGTAATCCATTTTATGTTTTTGATTTTGGATTGTTTTGGAGTTCCTTTATTTCTCCCTTGGTGAAAGTGTACCATGTATCTTCCTTAATGTTTTGTCCGTCAACTTGGACTGTCTTTGCTTTTAGTTCAACGTGTTTTGGGATACCTTGGTCATCGTAGTCTATGTCCCAATCTGAGAATGATATGAACGAGCCTTTTTTTGCTTTGACCATTGACTTGTATCCATAGCATTGTATTATGGCTTCTTTGCCTTGGCTTTCTATTGTATTTATGAAGCCATTGGCTGTAATTCTAGCGAAGTCGCCGTTTGATATGATTGCGGTTGTATCTCCGTTTGCGGTTATGATGTCGCTATGGGATGTTGAAAAGATTGTGGAGTGATTGGCGTTTGTAATTATGGTTGCGTTTTTTCCACATGAGAATATATAAGAAGTCTTGTTTGCCACGAGACCTTGGTGATAACCGCTAAGAAGGACGTATGATTCAAGTCCCATCATGTTTATGTAAGACATGTCGCCTTTGGCATTGATAATATCTTCATATCCCATGGAGACGATGTTGGTACTGCACCCTGAGAAAAATATTTTAGAGTTGGAGCCTTCTGAGAATATGTCTTTGAATGGTTTATGGGCATAGATGGTTGTGTTTCTTCCGCTTGCTTTTACAGAGGTTGTATCAGTGCCAAGTGTTATTATTTCGTCATCCTCATTTGATATTATCTTTGAAGGCAGAGGATTATATTGTTTTTGTGATTTCCCTATTACATTAATCTTTTCAACTTGTTTTTCAATCCATTCAAGTGCCATAAATGTCAGTTCATTGAATGTAATTTCCTCTATGACTCTGATTTTCGTGGCGGTAAATGCCCCAAGCGACAGTTTACATTCATGATATTCCCCTATTATTTCCACCTTGCATATCCTTGAGGGGTTATATTCGTTTTTCTTGGAATATGACAATATGAGAAATGGGTTGAATTGGAATTCAAATCCAAAAGGTGCTGTTTGCTTATTTGCCTCATAAGTTTTCCCCACCTCGAACTGCATACCTTGTGCCATGAGGTTTTGGTCAAATCCCTTGAGTGCGATGATTGGTTTATTTACGTTGTTCATATCATTTATTGTTGTTTTGTCGGTGCAAAGGTAAGAAAATATTTTGGAATGGGCAAATATTTTGGGTTAAATAATGTTAAATAGGTTTATACGTTGTCCATTATAAGGTTTATGAGTTTATCCCAAGAGTTTGGTGTTTCTTCTTTACAGTTACTATCTCTCCAGACTTTGAATATTGGTGTTTTCAATTGTTCGATGCCGTGTGCTTTTGCCATAAGGTTTGGGAGTGACTTGAAGACTCTTGTAATTCTCTCCTTGCTTCCGATTATTTGGAATGTTCCGTAGAGGTTGATGATGTTGGATTGTGTTGGGAGTCTCTTGAAGTAGTCATTTGCGTATGTTGCCTTTTTGCGTTGCATGTACTTATGAGTGCGTAAATCAGTACGAGATTCTGTGTTTATGCCTTGTTTTGTGGAGGTATGTATAATACGTGCGTCGATGTTGTTTATCTCTTGTGTGTAAGTGCATGAAGCATCTGAAGTGACGGAGAGTCTTGAAATTGTTATTGTAAAGGCATGTTCATGTCCGAACGACCTTAGTGCGTATGAATAGTGGAGCTGATAGATTTCGTTTTCAGTTGTCATGGCTTATATGTTCTATTATGGGGTTAATAAAGTCCTTGTAGTAGTGTTCTTTTGGTTCCTTGCCAAGTATCACCTTGTTTTTGAAGATAGTCTCTATGATGATTGGAAGTTGTTTGAGTGCAGAAAGGAAGTCTTCCTTGTTTGTGGTGACAAAGTCTACGTATTGCCTTATTGGGAAAGTTGGCAAGAATGTTTTCTTTATTCTTTCTACGAAGGCTTGTTGTGTGTTTTCCTTGGAGAATACGTTTTCGTAATCAACGGAATTTATGTGCATTGGATGTCTTGTAATTTCCATATCCCATTTTAGATTTTGATATAGTGGATAAAAATAAAACATTGTAGATTCACCGTCACAAAGTGACTTATGTTTTACACCACGTATTATGTGTTTTAGATGTACTTTGGTAAAAGATGTTATAATTGAACATGTGTCATATTTGACAACATCCATCGAAAATGATATTTTATAAATCGGAATTTCTTTTTTATCTCTCTTCATAAGGTAGCAAGTTTTCTTTTATTGCCTTGAGGAATTTGTTTTTATATGCGTCGATGGACGTTTGGTTTATTTGTTCCTTGTTCAATATCATTGGGATATTTTGGAGCACTCTATAGAATTGATAGTGGCTTTTGGTTATGAACAATATCCGACTATACAGTGATTCGTTTTGTATTTTTGTTATAAAGTTTGGGATTGTGGTGCATATTTCAACAGTGCTGTCTTTTATTTTGGAGTGACAAGAACGTGTGATAAAGAAAAAATATGGATTAAAAATTTTACGCATCTCTATAACGAAATGCTTTGAAGGATAAGAGCGACAAAATATAGGGCATGTGTCATAATCCGTGATATCTGCTTCTATTCTAATTAACTTGATTTTGTTACCTCGATATGGAACTCGTTCATATTTTATCATTATTTCATATTCTATATCCATTGCTCTTTTTTTTTGTCGGTGCAAAGGTAAAACAATTTATCCAATCAGCCAAATGTTTTGTTGGTTTTAACACATTATCCCTTTTGGTTCTGATTAAGAATAATGTGTTTTCTTTCGTTTATGTGTTTAAGGAAGGCGCTCCAACCGCATTCCATGAATTCCTTTCCATATATCTTATTGATTAAGCATGGTAGGCTTTGTAATAGGTTAAAGAAGCGTCTTGGGTTGTCAGTCATGTAGAAGACCTTTTTGTTGTATGAATTCGACAGTTTTTTAATGAACATTCCTTCAGTTTGCGTCAACTGTTTTTTAATTAACTGTTTAGTTAAAAGGATATCATCGTAGCTAAAGTCATATTTCACTATGTTTGATGGTACTTCCAAAATAAAACTGTGCTTAATATATGAACTTAACACTGCAAACCCAATATCGTTGAATGTATTCCAATAGCTATGAAAAATAATATCTATGAATAATCTTGAATCTGATAAAATAGCTATGTTATTTATTGATAATTCATAAAGTTTCTTCATATTCTAGTTTTTGGGGAATTTCAAGTGTTTGGCCATGTTGATAAAGTTCTTGTTATATATGTCCAAGGCTTGTGGTGTTATCGTGATTTTGGGGTTTAATTTACTTGATGTGAGAAGAATTGGGAGTTGTTTGAGTGCCCTTATTAGTTGGTGTTGGTTTTCCGTATAGAAATAAACCCTCTGTTCCCTAATGTCGTGTTTGAGTTTATGAAGCTCCTCGTGAATGATTCCCTTGTTGGTCAGCATTTGTTTTTCCATTAAGTCTGGCATTACCAAAAACACGTCATTTTCCACTCCTCCAACAAATGGTGGCATGTAGTCACTGAATGTTATCGTTAACGCCATTGCTTTGGCTATGTCCCAAGGCACGGTGTATGATGGTCTGACAAGTGTATTCCTATAGTTGTAATCAATGGCATAAGCAGTGATATCAAGGATTTTGACTATATGTGATGAATATGTTATCTGTATGGAGTAAGTCATTGTTTTGCTCTATATTATCATTTCTTGGGCTTTCTTGATGAAAATATTATTATAGTCTTCCATAAACTTATGGGAGATTATGTGCCGTAGGGATGGTTGTTTTTTGAATAGTATTATCGGCAATGATTTCAGTGCTCTTATAAATCTGTATTGACTATCGGTTATAAATGCCGTAAAGATATAGTTATTACTATCTAATCCTTTTATAAACGTTTCTTTAATGGATATCTCTGAATTTTGAATGTCAAAAGGTTTTGAGGTGTATCGTCTAGTATTGTCATTAAATTCAAACTTTGGTGTCTCCCAAGTATAATATGAACACATGAAACATGCAGATTTGAGTCTGATGTAGCATGGGAATTGTGATGTATCATCATATATGGCATTTTTACTATCCAAAGCGCATATCATCACATAATCATATTTAGAATCTAAACCGACTTCAACAATATAAAATGGCTTTTTCATTAATTTATTATCTTTTTGGAGAGGTGTTCTTCAATTACCTTGACAACATTTTCGTTATAGCCTATCATGTGTGTGTTTACGTAGTTTTCGCCAAAGTTCTTGGCTATTAGGCATGGCATGGACTTCAGTATTCTAATGAAACGGAAGTAGTTGTTGGTGCGATAAGAAAATAAACCTTTTCCGCGAGCAAGCCATTGGATGAAAGAACTATCGTTATGTTGCGAGAATAATTCGATTAATTCACGCTTCATGAAAGCAAAACGACTCACTATTTCACATTTCATTGGGCATGCTAATGTTGCATTAATTTCGAAGTCAATGGCAGTACACTGATATTCAACTTCATCATGTTTTATGAATGGTAGGTAATAAACAGTTGGGGAAAATCTTATTTCCCCTATTGTGCTAAACCTATTAAAGACAAATATAGTATATAATTTTTCGTTCATAGTTAATTTGATAGCAGTTCCCTTATTTTTATAAGGAATTTATGTTGGTAGACGTTGATTGAAGAACCATTTATCTGGATTTTATCCAAGAGCAGCATTGGTGTATTGCGTAGCACGTTATAGAAAGTTGATGGATTTGTAGTTAGGAAGAATGGATATTCTAACTCATGAATTGCCTTTAGTTCTTGAACAAAATCATTGGGCTCCTTATGGATATTTTTTTCTATTGATTCGTCATTGATTATTACCCTATGCGTAGAATAGCCTAGCTGCGGTGATGTGAAATAATTAAACAGCACGACGCGACAAACTTGGGCGTCATAAAACACCTTGTTCGTGACACCAATCGGATATCTCTTTGTGTTATAATCAATTATCCATGTGTAAACTGAGACAGACTTGCTTTGCAATGTTTTTTCCAAAGCGACACGAATGGCATATAATTTGTTCATGACAGAGTTATTTTTTTGATTGGAACAACCACGTTTTTGTAGTATGAGGTAAAGTTATAAGGGCATTTTTCTCCACCAAAGGCTTTATGGATTATGCATGGCAAACTTGTGATTATTCTAATGATGCACTTTGGATTATTTGTAATTGAATTCCATGAATAATATCCATCACAAAGAAAATTAATTAACTCCCTCTCTTTAAGGCTATTGTCTTGTTCAAAATAGTACCTTGGAATAGTACGTAAAGTATAATCCCTTGTGGTTTGTACTGATGTGTATGGACGAATAATAAATTGAAATAAGTTAGCGACTGTTAGCCCATAAGCAGTAACGAATATTTTTCCGTCTTTACCAAGGGAATACCATGAGAATGTCATGGTAAATGATGGATAGTAGGGATATCTTGGCTCTTTGTAAAGCTTTATTTCATAGCATTTATTATTCATTTTATCTTTTCAAATTTCTTCAGAATTTCATTAATTGTTTTTTCCCATTCTTTCATCATTCCATTAAGGAAGAACTTATTTCTTATTGTTGATGGAAAGAAAAATGGAAGTGTCTTGAGCACTCTTAGAAAGTGCGCTTTATCATCAAATATTACCATGAGTACGCTTCTAGATTCGATACTAACGAAAAGAGGCATTGTCTTAAGATTCTTTATGAAGTTGTCCAATGCGAAATCTTTATAGAAGGCACAATTTTTATTTAATGGGCGAGCACATAAAGAGTCGCCTTTAAAGCTTCGGACTCCATAAATGATTTTACTATCACAATTAAAGTTAAATGATGCCGAAATCCACTTTTGAAACTGAATTTGATTATGATTGATTATGATACCCCCCAAGTCAGCTCTTATTCCGACTTCAAATCCGACCAATGCCATGGTAGAGCAAATCATTGGTGATAAGCTTATTATAAAATGGGTGTAGTGCATTTGGCTTTAGTTTACTTAAATACTCTTTTCATCATGAATGAACTCATTGTTTTAAAAGCTGACAAATCATTAGGTTTGATGATTGACGGAACTGATGAAAAGCAGGATGCCATGAATGGTATGTTTTGGATAGCCCTTATTATAATATGTTTATGTGGGGTGTATAGTTTAACGGTTTCAGTATGGTTTTTTAATTTTTGGATGAATTGAGGGAAAGATAAGTTCCTTAACAATATTTTAAATTCTTCTTTATAGCAACCAATCCTACCATAATAGTCTGATTTTGAATTTGAAAATAAACAGAAGCCAGAGAGTTCATATGATAGTTTTGCCCCATTTGTAGCTTCATAATATATCAAGTTATCCACCTCTGTGAGCTGAAGTTCCATTTTCCTTAAGATGACGTAGAAATGTTGGTTATGCGGATAATCCATGCGCGATTTGTCGCATGAGAATTCAAGGTTATAAATTACATTCATTTAATTTCTTTTAAAATACAATGGCTAATGGCGTTCCATTGAAAGATTTTTTTATGCTCCAACAAGGAAGGAAAGGATGGATTTCCTAAGAGCCCCAATGGTAGGTTTTTTAATGCTGTTGAAACGTCTTGTTTGGAAGGCGATATCATGGCACAGTCATTTTTGGTCTTCAAGTTTTGTATGAACTTCACAGGTGTATAATGGATGAGTGTCTCTCTTATATTTGGTCTCTTAAATTCTATGTATAGAGAATGTTGTTGGCATTTGTATTGTTGTTTTGTTACTGTGAATTGTTTTACCTTATCCGTTTTTAAGAAATTTATTGCATAGGATTCTTGTGAAAAATAATTTAATTTATCTTGCTCTTTTTTCCTTAAATTAAGGATATGGATTGACACCTTAAAATGGGTTGTGGAAGGAAAAGATGTAAGTGTGCCATGCTTAAAATCTATGTAATACAACACATTCATTGTTTTATTTATTTCAAATATTTATTCTTTTCTTCATCAACATATTGCCTTATGGCGTTTAGATGGGATTTGTATCTCAGTCGATATGGTTTCGTGAGAAGAAGGTTTGATTCGTTATTACCAATAATTGTTTGGGTTATGATAGGAAGCGATTTTAGAATTCTGAACAATTCATCTTCGGTTAACCATGTTGATATATAGGGTTCATTGGTCATGTTCTTGATGTCTTGAAGGAAAGTTTGATTATTGATTTTGATGTTTGCAATCTTTTTCTTTTCAACTATGGTGACGTAACTAAGTCGGTCGTATTTGCCACCAAATGTAGCCCATGGACAAGCAAAGTTGAGTTCCATATGATTTGACCACAATGGTTTATAAATGAAGTTGTTTTTGTTATCGTAACTTGAAAATTTGAGCATCATGAAGCACAATTTTATTCTTATGACCTTACGGTGTTTTGTTTTATTTGTTCCGCTCAATCGTGTTCCGATTTCTAACTTGTATATAAATGGCAGATGTAGCATCATTAATGAATTTTTGTAATCATTTCATTCCATGTAGCCATAAACTCGTCATTGATTTTCCATCCGTTTGTTTGAATGAGAAACGGCACCGTCCCAAGGAAGCTAAGAGTTTTCTGCTTTGTCATTAAGATATAAACGGTTTTGTTGCTTGGAAAAATGTCATGTGTTCGTTCATTCAATCGTTTTATGAAATTTTCACAAGAAATATGAAGTATTCCTGCGCTGCTTGACTGATTGAAGTTAATGGAGTAGTCGCAATAGCATGACAAAGAATCTATAACTGCTGTTATATTGGAAGTGATGTTGTATACAAGCCTTAATGTCAAAGCATTTCTTATTGGAGTGATATCATAATAGCCACACAAAATCTCTATCTGATGTTTTGTTTGGTGTCTACCCCAATCATTGTTAACCATGACGTGATAGAATTTGTTATCCTCTCTTTCCAAGAATTGCGCTATGGAGTTGGCGTTCATGTTCTATTGAATCTTTTTGAATTATATTGATGGCATGCGATAAAGTTTGGATATTTTTTCTTAGATACTTGTTGCCATAAGAGCCGCATTTAAATTTCCAAAGAAGGATTGGTAATGCATGAAGGAACCTTATTAAGTCACAAGTTCTCAGAAAGGGCGTGACAACCCAATTCTTTATGGTGAAGTAGGTTTTAATATTATGGGTGAAATGACTTGGGTTTATTATATTGGCACATAACATATCACCATCAAATAACGTCACTTCCTCTTGGATTGTGCAACATAACTCTTGTTGAATGAAATTTTGCGCTAGAGCTATACGCTTGTAAGGTCTGTATCTTATCACCGTATCTTTTTGTGTTCTCTCGACTTGGTAATATATTTTTTCAATGAAACATCGGAACGTAAAGAAATTGCTAGGTCTCGGAGTGTCAATTTGCATTCTCCATAGCAATTTATAGTTGGTTGGAATCATGAAAGAATCTCGTTGATTAGTTTGCTCCAAGGTTTTCTCATGGTGTATTTGAAATTGAGTTTTTCTTGGATTATAAATGGCAATATGTTCAAGAAACGTTTTAAAGTCTCATGCACAAAGAACGTTTTAGTAATATTTAGGTCATTGAACTTGATTGGTTGAGATATTTTATCAATAATTTCTCTTGATGAGTATTCATAATAGCCATAAGGATTGTTGCAGTTGCGTTTAATTCCATTGTAAAAGACATTTGCACGTTTTCCTTGTTTATATGTTTGTATAGACATACTATAAAGTTGTGCTGCGTATGGGAAAGTAATATAGGGGCTTCCATCTCTTTTTTTGAATTTCACAATCATATCATATGAATAGATTTGGATATCTATTCGTTTGTTTTGATATGGTAGGCTAGTTATATAGACATCTACTTTATATAACGGTTTAAGATGAAAATCATTATAGTCATAGTGTTTGAGGTTGCGCATAAATAAATCTTATGAGAGTTGTATTGTTTATTCTCGTATTTCTAACTTGGGAGGGAAATATCTGAATTTGTTGAATCCCTTCAAAACCTCTGTTCTGTGGTGTTTTAATATTCATTTGTTGTTGTTTTGCTCAGAAGAGGTGAAGAAATGAATTGATTTGAAGAATGGGAGAACATAGAGTTCTATTAAGTCACTTGACCGTCCGCTCCAATAAGTGGCATACTCTCCTTTCATTACTTTCACTATTGCGTTTGTGAATTTCTCTATTACTTTTTTTTGGTTCTTTTTAAGTGTAAAGCCTAGAGCACCAATCATAGTTGGAATTATGCCAATAAAGTTTTCTGCTTCTGTTCGTTTTAATATGAATGTGGCTTCGCCTTCTGTTAAGAAGTTGGTATAGATATGACCATAGACGTCCCACATCATGTTAGTATTTAATCCCCATTTGCCACCCCCTTACAATTTGGAAGTTTGGAATACCATATCTCACTACAGCATTACAAGAAGGGGTGTCTGACAAAAATTCAAATTCTATTGCTCCGATTGGTGCGGTTGATACATGTACATATCCATCTGACTTTATCAAGATATGCCTTGCAAACTGTATAAGGATGGTATCTTGTGCTTGTTTGACAATGACCTTGTAATAGATACCACTATTTCGTGCGTTAAAATTGATGATTTCCATTGGAATTAATAATGCGAACGTTTAGCAAATAGCATATATGTGTTTATGTAATCAATTAGTTTGGCTCGCATGACAAGGATTCTATGCAAATCACAACCGCTATACTCAAGTGGTTTCAAGTGATTTAAAGCCACACTTTCTGTATCACGGATGCATTCTGACAAGAACTTGCTCATTCTATCAGCATACTTCATATCGTCCTTGATTTTAAAGGAGTCCATCAATGTTGATTTCAACGAGGTTCCGTCATATACTATCTTTACAAACTCCCTTGGGATAATATTGTTTTTTTCATCTCTTAGGAGGTTGTTCTCATCAATTGAATGGATGAGTTCATATGACGTGTGGTAAATATAGTTGTTAAAGCAAGTGTATTGTACTAGACATAAATCACCTATGGCTATATCCTCCTTATCTTTGGTCTTGACGGATGCAGTGTCTGAATTGGAATATAAGCGAACTCTATCTATTATTTCATTAAACTCCTTCAAATTTCCTTTCATAAGAGGAACGATAGAGGTTTTGAGTTCCTTTCGCACTTCATCCTCGTTAAGGTATACGTTTTTCTGTTTTAGTCTGAAATATTCCCTAGTGACATCTATTGGGGATATTATGGGGAATTTAATAATGCGTCCAAACGCCATGTCTTCTTGATTTAGGAGATAAGCGGTTTGAACACCTTTGAACTCTTTATACATAAGATGTTCATATAATGTTTTGATTGAGTCTATGAATAAGTATGATTTATGCTTGCGTTTTCCATGAAGCAAGTCAAACAATGGGTTCTTCTCTATCGCTTCTCCGAACCCAACTATTGTTTCCTCGAAGGAATACGTGTTTCCCTTGTAAAGGTAATATTTGGATGTGGCATGGAGCGGTGACTCAATATCGCTTGATGTTTCTCCAAGATATTCGCATCGCTCTATTTTCCCTTCTGAATCTATGATATATCCATCCTTGGAATCGTCATACGACAGAATGGGATTTTGGAAAAGATATTTGATGTTATTCATAATTTGTAGAGTTGTTTTATTGTTTTTTCAATTGCAAAGATACGAATTATTTCTCAAAGTCTCAAGTTTTTGCGGTTAAACTTTGTTAAATGGATTAAAACAAGTAAATCTTGACCACTAGATTGAAGATTAATGCTCAAGATTCTATTTCTTTTTCGAGTGACTTCAGCCAAAATTGGTAGCGTGATATAACTTCTTTTCCTAATGGTATATTATTTGGGTATTGTTTCTTGCTGAGGAATGGAACGCATAAGAGTTTTTTGTAAATGTCTTCAAAATATTTTTAATTAAAAATAGTATTTTCTAGTTATATTTTTCATTTTAATAGATATTTATAGTAAAGTAAATGTTATTACATTAATGAAAGATATTAAATTAAGCGATTATGCAAAAATGAAATCTGTTACGTACAGAACAGTATGGAATAGGTTTAAACAAGGCAAACTACCAAATGCATATATGGATGAATCTAAACACGTATATGTGAAATTGGAAGATTCTAATTGCGGTAATAAGACAATAGTTTATGCACGAGTCTCATCCAATGACAGAAAGGAATCATTGAAAGAACAACAAGCAAGATTGGAAAATTATGCTGCTTTAAACAATCTAACAGTTATTGATTCTTTTAGAGAAATAGCCTCTGGAATGAACGACTCAAGACCAATCTTGACAAAAATACTTGAACGTGACGATTGGGATATACTGCTAGTCGAGAATAAAGATAGACTCACTAGATTCGGATTTAACTACATCAAAACATTATGCGAGTCAAAAGGCAAAAAAATATTGGTCACAAACTCATCCGAAAATGACAAGGAAGACTTGATGAAAGACCTCATCTCTATAATATATTCATTCTCGGTAAGAATGTACGGACTTAGAAGAAAGAAAAACAAAAAAGACATCATTAAATTTATCGAAAGCTGAATATATAAAATGTATCTGATTGAAAAACATATAATCAATTCAAACCATTCATTATACAATGAGTGCGATAGGTTATGCTTTCTCTCAAAGAATATTTATAATCAAGCTTTATACAATGTCAGACAACATTTCTTCCAAACTAAGCAATATCTAAACTATAACAGTAATTACCATGTAACGAAAGAACAAGAATGCTATTCTTACCTCCCCACAAAAGTATTCTGCCAGACAGTGAAAATGGTGGACAAAAACTTTAAGTCGTTTTTTCGCGTTACTTAAAAACAAGACGGTAAAGAATAAGTTGCCTAAGTACTTGGATATCACAAAAGGGAGATATTTGACGATATATACGTTAATACAAAAGTGTCAGATTTTAATTTAATCAAAGAAGTGAGAATTGTTCCAAGACTAAGGCAATATGTCATTGAAATTGTTTATTTCAAACAAGAAAAGGAAATCAAAGATAATAACATTGTAGCTTCAATTGACTTAGGTTTGAATAACCTTGCAACCGTTACGTATAATAATGGTGACAGTCCTCAGATAATAAATGGAAGACCGTTAAAAAGCATCAACCAATATTTCAATAAGAACAAGGCTCATTATCAAAGTAAATTGCAAGGGAATCAGAAAAATAGCAGAAGAATATCCAATCTAACAAACAAGAGGAATAACAAAATAAATGATTATTTGCATAAGGCAAGCAGAGAATTAGTGAATCAATTAGTTTCCAAAGGTATTTCAACCTTGGTGATAGGAAAGAATGCCAACATGAAACAAGACATTAATTTGGGCAAGGTGAATAATCAGAATTTTGTTCAACTACCAATCATGCGTTTTGCCGATATGGTTAAATACAAATGTGAATTAGAAGGTATAGTTGTTACTTATCATGAGGAGTCATATACTAGTAAATGTTCGTTTTTGGATAATGAAGAAATATGCAAGCATGAAGCGTATTTAGGTAAAAGGGTGAAGAGGGGGTTGTTCAAATCAACCCAAGGCTACTTCATCAATGCAGACGTTAATGGCAGTTACAACATAATGAGAAAAGCAGTCCCAAACGCTTTTGTGAATGGGATAGAGGGTTTAGGAGTGAACCCAATAGTATTAACTATAAAGAAATAACTTACTATGTTATTTCATACTCTTCAAATGGATGGATTCTTACCTTGTAAATTTCACTCAAGGTAATATTCAACCTTATATCAACCCCATGAATATCACACATTTGATAGGAATTCAAAAAATACAATTGCTTGTTTTGAAGTTTGGCGATATTGTTGTTTGGTAGCCATTCGTTAACTAATTTATAGTCCATGTGTAAGGTATGTTGGGGATGCCTTGGATTGTAATAAGGATTTTGTTCTTGAATTCACTCTTATATTGACTTATATTATCCATTATTATTGATGAATGGAGGAGAGAATTGAGTTTTGTCTCATCACAAATAAAATGGTGAATGAATTGAGTTGATTTATATTGTAAGATAGTTTTAAATGAAAAATAAATTTGTTTATCTCCTATTATGAATTCTTCAGTATCATTAATATTATGACCATACCATTTATTATAATATGCGTATGCTATAATTTCCGACACATCGAATGAAAATGCATCAATGTTTTGTATAGGTTTTATGTTTCTTATTAAATAAAGTCGGAAATCCGTCAATATTCCTTTATAGTTTTTTTCCCAATGCGCATAATAGAGGTTTCTGTGTTTATATTTGTTCAAGAAACTTAGAATGTTACATATCTTATTTGTAGGTTGGTTCATGACATTAAATGCTTGGTTCTGAGGATTGGCACGAGGTTGTATTTCCTTTCTATTGCTTTGACTTTATCGTCACTTGCATTGGTTCTTGGATAGTAGTATCTGTCACTATTTTGTTGGCAAGACTTGACTTGTATTTCAAAGTGGAACAATGCAGCAACTATTTTGTTCCATTCAATACTTGGAGAGTGTTTTATCACTGCGTTGGCTGCAATGAATCGGTACATGTCCTTGATGCTCAATACTTTTCCAAAATTTTGACTTACTAATGCGTTTTTATTGAATATGTTGGTATTGCATTTAAAAATATCGCTATGAAGAGTACAATTCATTTTAACGGTATATGTATTTCCGCGATATCCTGGATGTATACTAGCATATGAATTGTACTGATTACAGTATTCCCACTCTCCATTTGGTGAATCAAACACAAAATCGATAGAATTTATCATATTATCAAATCTGATATAATTGTCCATAAAATGGATATCAGTGCATTTGGAGAATTGTGATATGTTAAATATTCTCCTTTGCGTGTTATGTCTTACTGTCACGACCACATAGGAATATCTCTTGTGTTTAATTATTCTCTTAAGCTTGACCATCTTTACATGATATGGAACCACTAATCGGAACGTCATGACAACATATGATATGAACAAGATTAAATGAATGTCTTGTAGGTTTTGCTTATCTTGTACTGTGAGTTGCGCCAAGCAATCAATTGAAAAGAATAGCAGTGCCATGGCAAAGTAATAGAAGTAAATATTTCCCATGTTGTTGTTTCTATGTATTTTTTTTAGGTTCAGTTGTTACTGACGGCAAATATATGTTTTATTGCCGTAAAAACAAAAAAGCGCTGCCGATATGGGCAACGTTTTAACTGTTTTTAGATTAAATTCATTGATATTTATAATTAATGATGAAGCCAATTATAAAAAACAACCAATGAAGAGATTTTTGAAAGAAGAGATAGAGTGCAACAATGACAAGGTGAATGCCATGACCAAGGAAGGCGATGAAGTTTATTGCTCCTTTGAGGATTCTGACGCGCATCCTTTCCTTTGGATTTCCAATCAGAATGGGGAAGCCAGATGCAATGGCTTATTACAACAGCCTCAAAACACAAGAATCACTTGAAAAACCAAAGAGGACAATAGTAATTTCAGAAGCGCAGATGAAGAAGTTGTTCAATGTTAATTGAATCTCATTTCTTTCGTTGGATTCGCCATTGATTAGTGATGATGTTTATGGCAATGCCGCTATCTTGTTTGAACTTGACTCCTAAATCATTTTCGCAATAACCAATTGGAAACCAAAACGTACTTCCTTGCCTTGTTTCTGCCCAATCTATTGTCATGAAAATTAACTGATGTGCAGTGAAAAAATAATCAAGCCATCCCATATCATGCCTAATGTTTCTATTCTGCCCAAAGTAAGCCTCTAAGTAAGGTTGAAGAAGATTGTGTTTTCTTAATACATGAAGCGCCGCATACATTGACTTACGTTGCTTTTTGCTACGGAGCTTTGAAATCAACTCCATAAATATTATTATCGGACTTTGCTTTTCTTTTTTGCTGTTGTGACAGTGTCCCATATTTTATAAATTTGATAGAAATATTTTTTTATATCTTTAGCTTGTTGGGTAGCACAAACATATAAGTTTTTCCAAAAATCTGAACCTTGAGATGTTTTATCCCATGTCAAAGTGCAGTCAATGATTGTGCTACAATCTATGTGCCCATAATTTGAGGAATCAAATATGTAATGAAGTTTAGCTTGTAGAGCTTCTTCAGTGCGTTGTTTAAAAACTTCTGTTAGGTAGATATCTAGTAGACCGTATTTTTGGAATGTTTTTAAAACAATTCTCGCCATTACAACATGTGATGGATAATGACAAGATGATAGTGCTTTGATATATTTGGATAGTAAATCTCTTTTCATTTTAAATTAGAGTGTTTTGTTAAAATTTTGGGAAAAGACCGTGGATGGTAGCGTTTAAATGCGGTTCTTGCATGATTTCACTATTTGTCGATAAGATTTTAGCATTAGTAACTAAACTGTTATGAAGTTGTTTTGAAAATTCATTTTTAAGATTGTACAAATCCCACCAAAACATAGTGCCTTCTTTAGTTGCTGCCCATTGCACACACTTATCGAATATAGACCATACGGAGTAGTTATATTTACGCCATCTTTGTAATGATGTTTCACCATTTCTTATGAGTTTTATGCGAGAATGATGGTAGGCGATTAAAAAAGAATCTAAAAATTTTCTAATTCTCATTTCTCTTATTAGAAGAAAAAGCAGTTTAGTTTCCCAATTATTAGATGTTGCTTCATTAACATCTTGTCGGAATTCCATGAGATATTGTGTTGCATTCATTATGTGATTTGCATTATTATTTTTGCAAATATATGTAGAAGTTGAAAATTAAGCAAATGCTAATCTTTCAAAAATGTTAAACAATAATAAAAGGAAGCTGTCGTTTTGGCAACTTCCTTTGTTTGTTTTTGTAGATGTTTATTTATGATAACGCTTCTTGATAGAATTGGAAACTGAATGTAAACTTTTGTTTTGTTGTAGAGAAATTAACGTCATATATCAAATTGATTGCAAAATTTCGTTGCGCGTTATTTGGGTTTGGTGGTACGACAATTGTTAGTTTAGAGTTGGTATAGCTGACGTCGGTAATATAATCTTTTCCTCCAGTGCTTGAACTCCAATAGGTTATTGTAGTTTCATTGAATGTTTTGGGTCTAGAGATTCCATTTTCATAGATTTTAAGATTGCTGTCATTAAAAGTTATTACAGCAGTGCCTCCACTTTGCGGATAAGGTGAAGAAGTATAATATTCAGTAACAAGTTTTGCCATGGTTCTAACAGACTCGCCATATGTGGTTTTTCCATTATATTCGTAATCAATAGTTACATATCTACCACTTTGTGTTGTCATTAGGTTTTGTACACTAGCGCTTTTGCTTCTAATGTTGTATTCAAATTTAAACACGTTGCTATAGGCTTGTATTGTTTGAGCTTTTTCCAAGCTAGAATTAATTTCGTTTACCCAATGCCCATGAGCATATACATTGCCCTTGAACTCCTTGCTTGACACCATTTCAGTATTTCCGCTTGGAACAAATATAAATCTGTTATCATCCGTACCATGTTTCATTCCGTCTCCCTTGTATGTGGTCATGCTGACGGTACAGTTGCCATTTTTTTTCGTTGCATACCAAGAAGCGACGGAATAGGCATAGAGTTTGGTAATACCAGAGGATATCCAATCCCTATTGCATAGTTCCTTGAAGTTGATAAGCACGCATTCGTCTCCGCTACTAGTATTATCTCCACCATGCTGTATATACATAGAGGTATTGGCACTAAGGGTAGTTCCAGTACCAGGTCCGCTGAATCCTACACCAAGTTCATTCAGATGATAGACTTTTGTAGTGCTGTTTGAAGCATATATTTCTATATGGTCATCATCAATCCAAGTCATTGTGTCCAAGTCATGACCGTCATCCTCTGTCCAATTGAACCTAAATGTCAAGAAATCAAAGTTTGGTAATATTGTTTGGTCTGCTCCGCCTTGTTCTATTAATACTTCCTCGCTTTCAATCCCGTTGGTGTCAATGCATTTGAACCTCATTTGCTTTGTCAAGTTAACGTCATTTGGCGACACGCTGAACCTTTGGAATATTTGGTTGGACGATGTGACACCGCTTGTGGTGAAAGTATATGGGAATTGTGTATCTGTTGATATTGTATAAGCTGATAGGGTTAGACCATCGTAGCTATATGAGCCGTCTTCCAATTTTTTACCATATGTAATGGTAAAAGTGCTAGTTGTTGTTCCATCCAAAAGATATGTGTCAGATGATATTACAAGGGATGTTGTGGCATGCTTGACTGTCACTGAGAAAGTATTGCTTGTCACTCCACTGTCACTGTATGTCAAGATATAGACTTTGTCTTCGGATGTATAATTGCTTGGAAAGTTGACATTGTTTCCGCTAAAAGTAACTCCCTCGCTTGGGGTTGAGTTCCATCCCATGTGTTGTTTATGATTATTTCTTGCTTATTGTCTTAGATTTCGATGTTGGTCAAATTTCCTGCACTTATTTGTATCCCGTCAGACCTTGTCTCGTTTGAATAGAACAAACCGCTCCAATTGAGGTTATAGAACTGTCCTCCATATTGACATTCTCTAGAGCCATCATAGTCACTCATCGCATTAAGAGAATCTCCTACATAAAGGGTCTTTTTTTCTATTGAGGTGGCTGTTTCAGTTCCGTCGCAAGATAGTGAGCCATAGCCAATGTTGAGAACTATATGCGGATTGGTCAGTGACTTTCCGCTTTCTAGTGCCACTCCGTCTAAGCGTATTACATAGGTGGTTTGGAATTTGTCTTGACCGCCAGTGGACTCAGCCCTTGAATAAACATTAAGTGTGAGTTTATCATTGGTGTAGCATACGTATTGTGTTATTGTCCCACTGTAGTCATCTGCTATATTACCGCTTCCATCAAAGTTTTCGCCGCTGATAAAAAGACTAAACGTTCTTTCCGCTGCGGTGTCTCCACTATTGACTGTTGGTGTGGGTGTGACTTCAACACTATGCCCCAAATCGTTTTCGTCAAAGATGTAGACAATGGCATTATCACTTTTTCTGACTACCTTGACATCCAATGTTTGTATAACGTCTGGGTCACAGCCGTTCAAATATCCACTGACTTCCATCCTATATTCATTTGTGCTTGTCTTGCCGTTTTGCACCAATGATATTGATAAATTATCGCAGTCTGTCATGGTAATGCTACCATATCTTTCGGACGTTGAAGTATTTGCGGTATATTTCGCGTAGATTTCAACTCCGTTCGTTATAGTCTTTGCTGAGCATTCATTAATCCAAGTTCCGCTTCCTCTTGTACAAGATATTGGAAGTGTCATTGTTGAGCAATCAGTAGTGTCTGATTTCCTTGTCAATGTTGCGACCTTAACAAATGAGGTGGAAGCATCGCTTCCTATTGGTTGGCTATATATATTGAAACAAGAGCCACAAGAAATAGTGGTACTTGTGGTTTGCCTTATGATAATATCCATTGGGCACGACTCGGTTGAACCGCTTGTGTAATAGTGTAATTGTGCTTGTCTTTGGTAATTGGTCGTGTTCTCTGATATGTAGGCGCTTGTTACTATGTAATCACCACTAGCCTCATTGAAGTCATCTATTGTAATCCAATCTGTACCATCTCCAATGTCTTGCAGTTCAAGAGCGTTGTATTGTTGGATAGTGGAACAGTCACCGATGTTATTTTTTAGTATTCTAGCAATAGTCACAATTTGAGATTGGGTTCCGTCGCCTTGGAAGGTGTAAGTATTTCCAGACAACGTTACATTCTGTCCTTCAATCTCTTGCAACGTAAAGCATTTGTGACAATCGAAATCAGTACTTACGATTCCATGACCACTTGTTGATTCTGTTGTCCATTCACCATATTCAACATTGCCGCAAGTATCGCTTGAAACACTTCGTTTCTGATATGATGTGACATAATCATATCCTATGTAGAATGGGACATTTCCTCCTTGGTAGTTAAGTGTTACTTCAGAAGCATGTGATGGGGTAATGGAAGATATTACAATGCTTGTTGTGGAGGTAGACTCGTCTTTTGTCTCCTCTGTGACTGCGCTTACCTCACATGTACAGTTAGGTACGGACACAGTTGTTGAACCGCTGATGTTGTTATCATCAACGAATTCAAGTGTATAGTCAATAGGAGCGTCTGTATAGTTTGACGGAAATTCAACCGTGAATGTTTCTATTTGTGTCTCTCCGCTTGAGATTAAGTTTTCTCCTTTTTTCAAATAAAAAAATCCCATCGCATCATCTTATATTTTATAAATAGATGCAATGGGAAATATTTTAGTTATAGGTCGTAGATTGATTTTTTTACCAATTTTAAATAGCCTCTTTGCCTTCCTCTTTGTCCTATCGTTAATGGTTTAATAATCTCGTTCAGTTTTATGGAAATTGATTTTTTAAATTTAAAGCGTAAAAGGAAAAAATTCAATAGTTCTTGGCTTGATTTTATGTTAGATAGTTTTTCTTTGTTGTCGTTGCTGTTATAAAATCGCATTATCGCCACCTTTTCTTCTCTATTTACTATTAAATGAGCCGATACCTCATATGCATCTCCTAAAAATAAAATTAAGCGTTGAAAATTTGTGTCAAACAAGAATTTAGTACAATCTATAACAGAGAGAGATGGTTGCATCGGCTTGGAATGATAATATGCTATTTCTCTTTTTATTGACAAAATTTTATGCGCAAATTGAATATTTGTAGTGTAGTATGAAAAATAATTATAGGAATAGCCATTATAAAAACTTTCCATATTAAAATAACTATCCTTATAGTAAGAGAAGATTGCATTTTGAAATGGTTTTGGAATTATATATGTCATGTTATTTTTACATGGCAAATAGGTAGTCCCATATTCGTTTTGATATGCATTGTGCGTTACTATTTTGTTATCTGTAATGATTACTTCATAAACTTTGACATTGGTGAGCTTATTAATATCCATTCCTTGTTTTATGAATTGATTTTTTGACTGTGTAAATAATTAATGGGAGTTGGATTACTGTCATTGCGATTACATTCCACCATAGGTTATGTGATAATGATGACTTCATCCACCATATGCATCCCAATACATTTAATATCGCGAAGATTGCTATTGTCGCAGCAATTACAGACCACTCCTTGAATTGTTCTGTTTTTTTAGCATGTATTTGGTTGTTGATTATGTTCAAGACAGATACGCATCGACCCAAGACAATATATTTGTTGTTGTTCATGTTCAAGTTTTCAAGTATCTGGTCGTTAATGCCGTCAAACAAGTTCTTGACCACTGAAAGTTCCAAGCATGGACAGATGGACATTTCATCCATTAGCTTCTCGAAGTCCAATGGGTCATTGTTGGCAAGATGCTTGATGAATTGCTCCAAGGTATGTTTGCTTTTCTTGAGATTTTCTAACTCCTTCATTATCTTTTATTTATAACGTTTATTTCTATTCCAATGTTTGTGTTATTCCGCTGATTGTCAATAAATAGTTGTCGAGATTGGCATTTACATATGGAAGGTTGAATTTTTGTCTTATTTCGTTTTCCATTAGTTTCTCTACCACTTTCATTTCGATGTGGGTGATATTGGGGCATGGAAAAAGATAAGGCTGTACTTTGACTTCAACCTTGTCCAAACCGAAAATCTTGGCTCTTTCTATTGCCTCGCTCACATATGGAGTTATTTTGTTTGTGAAAGCGATTTCTAGTTTCCTTATCCTTTCTTTCTCCGTTTCATGGGTGTGATGCGGCATTTGGGGTTTATTCACATTTTCTTTTCTTGGTTCCCATTCATCAACTATCTCTTTGGGCTTTTTTGTCAGTTGTAAGAGGTACAGTGTAATTGAAACGGTGCTGATTATTAAGTATATGTATGCGATGAATGACGGAAAGTTCTCGCTAAACCAAACTGACAGCATTAAGTTGACAAACAACAAAAATGCTATTGATACATGTTTCATTTTCATGCTCTTTTTATCTTTATTTTTTCTGCAAAGATACTGATTTTCTTTGTATTCTCAAAATCTTTACCCAATATTTTATAATTATTTAACTATTTATAATAGATATTGGGATATTAAGATTAAGAAAGATGGGATTTTGGAATAACGTTAGGTCATCCATTGATGATAAATCTAGCATGAGTGTGAGCGGAATAAGCTTGCTTGTCGCTACTTTCACAGGGGGTATTCTTGCTCTTATCATGGGCTTTGCCATCTGTTACGATGTCATGACCAATGGTTTTGTCAAGACTAGCTTGATAGACGCTGGTATCTTTGTTCTTTGCTGTGGCACATACATTGCTGGCAGTGGTCTTCCCAAGACCATCATCGACTCTCGTGTCAAGCCTCGCATACAAACAATCACGTCTTCTTCAGAGACCACGTCAACCACGACCGAGACAACAACCCAACAATAATTTTGAATAATTACGCAGATTCATTTAAAACACTTAGAATACAATGAACAAGAAGGTATTGACTTTTATTGATAAGCTAGAAGGATGGAAAACAGCCATCAAGTCCTTGCATTGGAGTGCAGACAATATGTCACAGCACAAGCTATGCGATGACATAGCAAGCGATATCGCGGACTTCCAAGACAAGGTATCGGAAGTGCAGCAAGGTATTCAAGACAAGAAAATTAGCCGCAATGAACTTAAGCCGACTCCATATAAGGTGAAGAACCTAAAGACTTTTGTAAAGGACGTTATAAAGGATACGACATCCTTCTACAAAACAATTGACGGTGACGACTATATCGGCATGAGGAGTGATTGTGAGTCATTCTTGAGTACCATGCAGTCTTATATTTACTTGACTGACTTCACTTTGAAGGAAGACACCAAGAGAAGAATCAACGCTATGATACATGAGCAGCAAATAAGTAGACAAGGTCTTAGGAGGAACATACAAGAAACTACCAACAAGACCATCTATAAAATGGGGCTTATGTCATTGGACGAGGAACAGTTGAAGCAAATAATAAAGGAAAGCGCAATCGAAGCATTAAAGAATATGAATATGCTTTAAAAAAAGGCAAGGACTTGAGGAGATTCCCCAAGTCCTTTTTGTTTTGTTTTCTGTCGTATTTTTTCTTGTTTTTGAAAGCGCGGTTCATGGCAATCCATTTACCATTATTGCGCTCTAACTCATCTTCACGAGCAATCATCCTTAGAACTTTGTGAGGTTCATTGCTCTTTGTCGGCTTGCAATACTTCATCTTGATTAACTGTTTATCCAATAATAATAAATATTAATCAGTGACATCGACTATAACGCCTTCCTCAGTAAGGATAAAAGCCTTTCGACAGTCCAAGCATGCAATATTGTCCTTGATGATAGGGTCTGTTTCTTGTTGGCTGTGACCAAAGATTTGGTAATAGTCTTCGATTTCGCAGTTGTCTTGGTCGTGTTCATAGACATCAGCCCAAACGATGCTTCCAGTAGGATTGAGACCGTATCTGTTTTGTCCGACTTCACAGAGTGCCTTAATACCATCTTCGGAGTGTAAGAGTTTATCAAGGTTTTCTTGTGAGAGGTCGCCTATCAGAGCCTTGTATTTCTCGTGCCAATAGGACGTAATTCCAGCGTGTGTGAAGAGATATTTTTTACCCTCTAGTGTAGTTGTCCACCCAAGGTGAAAAAGTGGCTCAGAAGCCTTAAAAACGCCCTCTATGATAGCGTGGCGAGACTTGTCGTGTCGTCCTCCATTGGCATATTTAAGAAAATACGGCGAAATATAGGTTATATCATGGTTTCCTAACAGTAAGGTCACTTTGTCTTTGTGTTCTTCTGCAAATTCTATGATGTCTTGGAAATTACAGATAGCGTCTTCACTAGATATGCCTTCCCATCCGTATGGGTCTATGTAATCACCCAAAAACACCACATGGTCACACTCGTCAAAGTGTTTTTTTATTGCTTTTTTCCAAAAGCTTCGTCCGTGGACATCTGGTATTATAAGTGTTTTCATTTTTTCTCCTTTTTAGCGTTACTAATTTGTTCTTCTATTTTGGCTTTCACCTCAGCCCATGAGCATGGGGCATAATCGTTGTTGTCTATTCCAACGTCATATTGCGTAGGAAACAGCATTTCCAATCGTGGTATGTCCAATCCTTTTTGATTCTCTCCACTATGTACGTGTCCGAACAATTGGTAGACTAGGGATTTATTGTCCCTATATACTCCTCCGTAGCAAAGGAATGGATAGTGGTTTAGGTATACCGAACGATTTTCTATCAAGATACGTTCTTGTTGTGAGACGGTTTCAAAGAGTTCGAGAAAGTTTTCCTTTGTCTTTGGACCGTTTTTTAAGTCATGGTTGCCCAAAATCAAGTGTATCTTTCCGTTAAGCTGCTCCCTTATTTTTTTCCAGTAGTAGTATCCCCTCCATGCGAAGTCGCCTAAATGGAACACTGTGCCGTTTTTGGGAACCTTCTCATTCCACTTCTTAATAAGTTCCGCGTTCATTTCCTCTATGTCATAAAAAGGTCTCTTGCAGAACGACAGTATGTTGCTATGTCCGAAATGGGTTACTAGGTGTCGGAGGTGAAAAACACCTCCGACGCATCATTTATTTGTATAAAGTTGGCTTTCATTGATAATTGTTCTTAGTTTAAAGGTAAATTTTAAGGTCTTCAATAAGAAGTGCGTTATGTATCAATAATGGCATTGAACCCTTACACTCTACGCATACTTGTTTATCGGCAGTTTCATAAATTTCGCACAAGTCCCCTATCTCATAGTCGAATGGCGAGTAGTTAATCAAGTCATCATCAATCAACAACATGTCATATACACTCAAATCGCCGACATCCTCTTGTTCTTGAGTCTTTAGACGTAAATCCAATAACGTCTTTCTCTTCCTCTTGTTCTCCTCATAATTTTCAAGGAATGTTTCCCATTTGAATTTCAAGTTATACAAGGTCTTGCTATTGATTATGACATTATTGTCAAAATCTTGCCATTTCAGTGCAGTTTCGGAAATATGGTTCGAGACATTTGACAACGTTGGTCTCACGACAAACCAAGTGTCGCCTCCATGCCTTTCAATCATTGCCTTTTCATTTGGGAACCTCACATCGTCGAAAACATATTTCTTTCCTTCTTCAATCATATTTTCTATTTGATTGACATGCCAATCTGTATTGTGCTTGCGTATTATGTCGGTTCCTATCACTTGGAGCATTTCCCTTACTGTAGTCAATACCTTGTCTTTGTACTTATCTGCAATAAGGTTTCTTTCAATTGAGGTTGCTTTCGCAAGTTTATCTATATTCTCGTCATTAAAAGCAAATTTAATCGGAGCATTCTCGTTTTTAAGCTTGTCTTCTTCTTCCAATGTTATCCCAAGTAAGTCAGCACAGAGTTTTTTTAGAGGTAAGGCAAATGTGATGCGTTGGTATCCATGTTCTTCACAGACAGAAGAGAGTTCCCCTTTTCCGCTTCTCATTCGTCCACCAAATCCTATTAGTTCAATCATTGTTCCTCAGTCAGTTCTTTTGCTCTGTTTATTACATCCACAAATGATTTCTCAGACACATTCCCCATGAGGGTGTATTTCACATTGCCCTTGCCATCAAACAGTATTGTTGTCGGAAGAGAAAGGATATGGTATTTTTCGGCTAATTCAACGCCTTCATCGCTTTCAACGTCAACTTCTTTGAACTCTATGTCCTTAAATTCATCGTATTGGCTTACACGAACGAATGTGCTATGAAAAAAACGGCAAGGAGAGCACCATGTCGCTGAGAATTTGATTATTTTCTTAATCATCAGATGGTTATCTTTTATAATGTTATTTTTCTTCTTTTTGATGGTTTTCTCAAAGCTGCGTCAAATGACAAATCTGTTGGTTCCTTTTCTTCTTTCTTGTCATTCTCCATTGAAACAGTGTTGACTTCAATTGGTGCGAATATCTTTCTTGCCTTTGCCCTTTCCACTATCGACTTAGCCATAGCCTCGTTCATTGTTGGCTTAAAGCTCTTTCCAAGGATTGCAGCCACCATTGTTTCCGCGTATTTGAGTTTTGCCTCAAGTTTTGAGCTGAAATTATCAAAGTCTGGAGTTTCCTCCTCATCCAAAAACGCCAATAATTTCTTTGCTCTTGTATACGCCACATACATCAAGTTCCTTTCTTGCTTGACTTGCCATTCCTCGACAGCAGACTTGCTAGGCATGAGTGAGGCGCAAGCGATAAAAACATTATCAGCCTCAAGACCCTTGGCTTTGTGTATGGTTGAAAGCATTATACCTTCGCCTTTGTCATTCTTTGGAAAAATCTCATCAATTTTTCTTTCCAATTGCTCTGCTGTCTTGAGTTCAAATCCCAACACCTCAAGAGCCCTTATCATGTCGAGCTTGTTTTGTATTGACTCATGGTTCATTGCATCCTCTTGTGATATGCCATAACGTTCCATGATGGCTTTTCTTGAATTGAACAATTCTTCGTAAAGTCTGATGAAAACACCGTCTTGTTTCAAATTTGAATGCAAGTATTCTTGATGCGTATTTGTGACAATGCTTTTGAGATTTTTGCCAACGTCGCTACCTCGTATATACGCCTTTTTGCCTTGCTCCAATAATTTGCAATAAACTTGCAGTAGTGGCGCGTTATTCCTACAAAGAACCATATCACCATCTTGAACATCTGCAATTGATACTCCGTCCAAGATAACGCCTTCCTCAGCATTTGGCTTTGCCTCTATTGACGGAACCAAATTTTTGGCAAAGGTTACAACTGCCTCTGGACATCTGTATGATATACTCAACGGCATTGACACCGTATTTGGCAAGGATTGTATTGCCCTAAATGACTCTGGGTCTGAACCACTGAATCCGTATATGCATTGGTTTGAGTCACCGACTGCAATCAGCCTTCCTCCTTCCTTTAAGCATCTCAACACGAGTTTTCTTTCCGCCACATTCATATCTTGGCATTCGTCAACCATGATATAGTCATATTCACATTCCTTTAAATGCAAGTCGTATATATGCGGCATCCATATCATGTCAGTATAGTCGATGTTCTCTATGTCCTTGGCACCCATTGTCATGATTTGTAATGCGACATCGACCTCGTCAGCGACGCAAGGAATGTCATATTTGACCATTATCTCAATCATGTCAGTTTTAGTGGTTGCAAGGTAAAAACGACCGAAATCCACTAGTTTCTTGGTATTATCAATAAACAACTTTTTTGCATTCCTTGCAAGCTTCTTGATATTTGTCTTGGTGAGGTCTTGCCAATGATTGTAGATAAGTTGTGTGTATTTGTACCCCTCTGGCTTTCTTCCTCCTATTCCCAACCCCCTTGTCGTGAGAATCATTCCCAAACCATGCAGTGTCCTTACTTCCACGTTTGGGAATCCTTTTACCTTTTTTGTCAGTTCCTTTACAATGTCCTTGTTAAAGGCTGTCATAAGTACTCGTTTGTCTTGCGGTATGAGTCCAAGCGCCTTGCTGAGAGTATAGGTCTTTCCACTTCCAGCAGCTGCTTCAACTACCAAATTACCTTTCTCGTGTTCAATATAGTCAAATATTGCCTTTTGATATTGGCTAGGCTCGTATGTTTCTTCTCTTTTCTTTGGCGCCATTGTCATTTAAAATTTAACATCATGGCAAATATATAGAAAAAAAGTTAAAAAAACAAAAATAACTTAAAACAAAAAAAAGTAGAGTGCTGTTTTTACCATAACACTCTACTTTTGATAAAATTAAACCATGCGGCGAATAACCTCTTTCAATTGAGGATTGATATCAAGCATCTCCTTGATTTTCTGTTCAAGTGTGCCGACACGTTCGTTTCCTTCTGAAGGAGTTTCTGTGTGTCGTGGAGCGTATTCATGCCCCATTGTGCCTCGACGCTCCTCTTCAGCCTTAAATTGGCGGAATCGGCAATCCTTCTCCTTGAGGAAATAAACAAGCTCATCCCTAGAAGCTTCGTTGACGTCTATTTCGGTATCCCACAGCTTCTTGCGGATAATGCCGATAAGCTCGCTTTGGCTCATTGTGTCGAATGGTGACGAGCCTCTTTGCGAAGGCGTACGGAACTTAACCCTTGGCGGAACATTGGCACCAAAATGAGGACGGCGAGCAAAACGCTCTTCTCGCTCTGCGTCGATTTCTTGACCATGGTTATGGCAGTGGCATGTGTGCATTGGAGCTTGCGGACGAGGTCTGTACTCTTCGTCCACCATGCCCATAGGTTTGCCTTGAGGAATGAATGACGGCTTTGGGGGCATCTGACCGCCTAACGGCATACCATATGGGTCGGGCATCTGTGGCATGACAGCCAATGTCTCTCCGCTTGCCATGATAATCTTCACGAAAGTCTCAAGAGAGTCGGTTCCGTTACCACCAAGTATGCTGTTGATTTCCATTCTAGGAATCTCAAGCACCCTTGCAAGTTCGTCCACTGTTGCCGAAGTCTTTGTCATGAGAGCCTCAAGCTTGTTCTGAAGGTCGCGAGCTGCGGTTCTGAGCCAAATCTCGCTTGTTTCTCGTAAATTAATCTTCATTTATTTAAATGTTATGTTGTTCTGATATGACTTAATGTAAATCACGCTGCAAAGGTATGAACTTTTTTTGAGATATCCAAATAAAATTCCCTTTTTAACACAATTTTAACACATAAAAAAAACTCGAAACCTTGTTTTAAGATTTCGAGTGTAATGTTTTGTTTGGGTTTAAGCCCAACAATCTTCCTCCCACCAATTTGTCTCACCGATGATGTCAACTCCGAAAGGAGGAACGTCGCCTACCTTCTTGCGGATAGCCTTCACCTTAGTAATCGGTGCGTTGGATGTCTTCTCAAGACCACGAGCGACGCAATCTTCGCCTGCATCAACGAAGCGGTCAAATGCTGCATGGTCATCATAGAACTTCCATGGGCTGTTGTAGTCTTCGGCACGAGGTTCGTCAATCTCAAAGCTAGCGCCGAAACGCTTGTTCTTATCTGGGGCTGTGCCAAGAGGTATCTCCTCTTCCCACCCCCTTTCATCATCGCAATCACACGTATCCTCTATCTTGTCCTTGAGGTCATCGGCAAGATTACGAATGAAAGACTCGATTTTGCCGAGTATGGTTTCCATTGTCGGCATCTCAATTACAATTTTCTTTGTTGCCATGATTTAATTATTGATTAATGTTGAATCTTGGATTGTTTCGTGAAGCAAATGTATGGAAAAAAAATGTTAAATCCAAATTTTGAGTTGCTATTTTCTGAAATTTCTTCTGAAAGGTTGAGGACGTGCATGATTATGAGACCTTGGCGGTGGTGTCACACGCACATGCTTTGGCGGTGGCGGAAGTGGTGGAAGCCGCCTATATAAGTAATTGTGGTAGCATGGCGTCTCATGATAGTAATAAACGTCACTGTAAATAGGTTCAACTGTTCCGCATGAAACGAAAGCCATTGACGCCAAACCACATATAAGCATTATGAGTTTTTTCATTGATTTCTTATTTATTAATGCAAGGATATGGATAAAAAATCTAAATAACAAATTTTAACTCATGAAACCAAGTAAAATAAACAAGATTACGGCTAAAAAGGCATGGTTTATGCAAATTTTGCCATTTATAGGACTTACATGGTGCGGTGTCGTTTATGTCAAGAACGCTTTTTACGAGTGGCAAATCAACCAAACTGACGGAATTGACAGTACTTTTGAAAACCATGAGCTCTATCATGTGCGCCAAGCTGAGTCAACAGATGATTCTTGGTTCAAGTTCTATCTCCTTTATGTTTGGCAATGGATAGAGAACTTACCATTAATGTTCGTTAATCTTTATGCTCCATATAAGTTCATGCCGTTTGAAATGGAAGCGGCAAGATATGAGAGATATGCTATAGCGCCAAGCGGAAAAACCGAGAGATGGAGGGAAATGAAGAAAATCCCATTAAAGAAACGCTTTTCACTTGCAAAGGAGTGGTATAAACAATGGAATGGAAAAATTCCATTTGGTGATTTCTTGAAGAACAATTCAATTGATTAAAAAAAAAAATAAGGGCAAGTTTCGATTTCTTGTCCTTATTTTATTTATATCATTTTAATAAACGATATTCTTTTATTACTTTCTTGTAATATTGTTTGGTTCGTGGGTTTTTCATTCCGTTATACCCACCGTTCCAAATGCGGATACCCTTTTCCAAGTCTTGTTCCTTGTTGTGATACTCTTGGATGACCTTGAACATTTCCTTTGATTTCTCGACAGAGTATCTGTCTTGAAGGGTAAATCTCCGTTTATCTCCTTTCTTTTTCATTATGTCGTTGCACTCCCTTACAAGTGTCTTTGTAATTTGGAGTATTCCGACACAATCACCCTTTTTGTTTACGGCGTTCGCCTTACCTTTGCTTTCAACTTGGGCAATTGCGTTAATCAACCGTTCCAAGTCGTACTTTTCGGCATTTGCTCCAAATGGTAGCATAAGGAACATAGCCATTAGAATTACTTGTTTTATTTTCCTCATCACTAATTTATTTTATTTGAGGTTTGCCCATCCATTGTGGGCATCGAGCGACTCTATGTGAGAGTGAGTTACTGCCGCTCTTGACCTCTTATTGTTTTCAGAAACTGTAGCTTGACAGACTTCCGTTTTTTGTTATTTTCTTGTCAAACCAATCCTTGATGGCTTGCTTCAGAAATCCGTCTCTTTCTTTCTTGTCGCCTAATATGTTTTTAAAATGGTCTTGCACTATATCGAACACGTCCGACACCATCAGTTGTGTGTCGGTAGGTATCTTGTTTGCACCCAACTGCACGAAAATGCCAATGTTCTTCTTGAGACCATGGTCATCTGTCTTGCTCATGTACGCTCTCATGAAATTGTCATCAAGGAACTTCTGAACCAAAGTGACCTTGTCGCCGTATGATTCCTTCAAGAGTTCGTTTTTGACTATTCTTGCGGTGCTTTCAGAGAATATTACCTTTTTCATTATATTGTCTTTACTGATTCCTCTATTTAAATAAATATCTCTGAGGGCGAAACCTATAACTCGACTGCAAAGGTATGGATAATTTTCCGAACTTCCAAATTTTTTTAACTTATTTAACTAAAAAAGTGGAACAATAACTTTATTTAACTGTTATCATTCCACTTTGGTAGAAAATGGTTATATTTGTTCAAAAGTTAAAAATTGAGAGATTCACTACGAAATGGATATTGCATTATCCTTGCAGCAGGCATTGAACTCATAGTTCTTCTTATATGAATGTTCAAGCATCAAGTCTGTGATTTTGTCCTCGATGTTGTCTTGTATTAGCCTTATTATGGGTCTAGCTCCTAACGCCTTGTCCTTAATAGCCTTCTTGTGTATGAAGTCAACGACATCATCAGTAAAGGCTAGCTTATATGAGAGTTGGGACAGTCTTTGTGAGAGTTTTGAAATCTCAAGCTTGACAATTGTCTTCAAGTTATCGTCTGACAAGGGGTTGAAATGTACAATCTTGTCGATTCGGTTTATGAACTCTGGCGTAAATCTCTTCTTCAATTCCTTCTCCACAATGCTTTTCTTGTTGTCTTCAGCATTGTCAAGGAATCCCATTCCTCCGCCTAATTCTTGAGCCTTCCTTGCACCGACGTTGGATGTCATAAGGATAATGACGTTTTTGAAATTGACAATTTGTCCGCTGCTGTCGGTAAGCCTTCCCTCGTCAAAGAGTTGCAAGAAGAGGTTATAGACTTCTTGGTCAGCTTTCTCAATCTCATCGAGCAAGAGTACACAATGCTGTTTATGCTTTACAGCTTCGGTAAGTTGTCCACCATTCTCATAGCCAATATAGCCTGGGGCTGCACCTGTCAGTTTGGCAACAGAGTTCTTTTCCGAATATTCCGACATGTCGATGCGTATCAACGCCTTGGGGTCTCCAAAGACTTCTTCGGCAAGTTTTTTTGCAAGAAGGGTTTTACCACAGCCTGATTGACCAAGTAAAAGAATTGTGGCAATCGGCTTATTTGAATCGCCAAGACCAACCTTGTTCCTCTTAATTACCTTACAAACACTTGAAATAGCCTCATCTTGACCGACAATGCTTGTTTTTAACACTGTGTCAATTTTCAGTAATTTCGCTTTCTCTGAGGTATTGAGCTTTTGGATTGGTATCTTTGTCATTTCCGATACAACTTCCCTTATTTCCGTTGGTGTTATCTTAATATGCTCGATAGTTGTCTCATCTGAATTTCTTTCATAATCGGAAAGGTCAGACTTAAGGACATTCTTTTCAGCGTTTAATGAATCGACAACCTCAAAGTCTCCGTTATTCATTGCCCTTGAAAGCTCTTGGTCAATGGCACGGATACGATTTTTAGTGTTTTGTATCTCAATGGGTTCTCGTTCGATGAAGGTGGTGTTGGCGCCAGCAAGGTCAATGATATCGAAAGCCGAATCTGGAAGTCTTCTTCCTGTTACATACCTTTCGGCAAGCTCGACAGCTGTCTGAATCGCGTCTTGGGTATATGTAACTTTGTGGTAATTCTCATAATACCCCTTGCTTTGGTTTAGGATGTTCACGCACTCATCTATTGTTGGGGACTCCACTTGCACAGTTTGGAACTTTCTTGAGAGTGAATTATTGGCTTCCATTGTGTTTCTGTAATCTTTGAAGTTGGTTGTCGCTATGATTTTCACAGTTCCATCCTCAAGTATATCACCAATCATTCCACTTATGTCAGTATCCTTTTCCTTGGAGCCGCTTTTCATGATGTTATGTATGTCATCAATGAACAATATGTATTTCTCCGATGACTTGAGCTCGTTAAAGAAACGCTTTACCCTTTCCTCGAACATACCTCGCAATGTGGTTCCTCCTATCAGTTCCATCATGTCAAGCATGATTATCTCTTTGCCGATGAGGGTTGAAGGTACTTGTTCCCTTTCGATAAGGTCGGCAAGACCATAAACTATTGCGGTCTTTCCGCACCCTCCATTGCCGACAAGTACAGCATTATTCTTTTTCCTTCTAGCGAGAATTTTAATTATTTCTCTTATCTCGTTCTCCCTACCTACAAGTTTGTCAATCTTACCTTGCTTTGCCAATGTTGACAAATTGATGGAATATTTGTTGACAACGTCGTTTTTGTCATTAACGATTGACGCCTCCTTCATGTTCACTTGGCTTTTGAAAGGATACGGATTGTCGTTTTTCTTTTTCTTTTGCTTCTTTATTGGCTTTATTTCGTTTGAAATCGCATTTGGGGTGTAGTCGTTGAAGTTGGACTCACACTTTCCCTTGATGAACTCATAAGATAAGTTAAACTTCTCGAACACTTCCCTAGTCTTGTATTGGTTATCCTTGTTGAGGATTGCCAACAGCACATGCTCTGTACCAACTTGGGATGAATTTGAATTGATAGCCTCTATCTCTGTTTTGTTCATAAGTTCTTGAAGCCCAATGTCATATGTCAAGTCATTGAGTTGACGTGACATTTTTGCGTTTTTCTCCAAAATTGCGCCATATATGTTTTTGAGCTCCTCCATGCTTGAGGACATCAAGTAATTATCAAGAATCATGCAAGCATGGGATTGCCTATTGTCTAATATCGCTAATATCAAGTATTCTAGTGTGAGCACATCTGTTGTGAATTCATGGGCTAGAATCTCCTCCATGTAGTCGATAACATCATCGTACTCTTTTGAATGGTATTTGGTCATGTTATTAGTCATCCCTCTCTCAATTTTATTTTTAATTAATAACTTTATCTACTTAAAAGAAACATGATAATGATGTTTTATCAAGAGTTTCAATGTATTTTTTTTTATTGTTTTAATCAGATAATTTTTAAGTAGTTAAATAGACCTTATATTTGGTCCTATAATCTTTAAAAAAAGTTAATTACTTATTTGGAATTATTATATTTTTTACATATATTTGTATTATGATTATTATCATATAACAATCGTTAAAGAATAATAAAGAATAATAAAGAAAAAAAATAATAAAAAGAAAGAATAAGAAAGCTGATGAGTAAAATACTAAGCGTTTACAATAATGAAACTGATAAGGCATGGTATAATAGTTCTAATATCAAGTTTTCAAAATGCATTGACCATAAGAATGACTTAAAGACGTTAGATGTTGTCTTTAATAATGGTTCAACTTACAGATATAAGGAAGTTAATGTCAATGATTATCTGATGTTTAGGGAAGCCCCTTCACAAGGTAAGGCGTTAAACCAATATGTCAAGACAAAGGGATATGAATACGAAAAACTTCCTGATTCAGACCTTGGAATAATAGAAGAGGAACTTGATGATAGGGCTCTCAATACGTACATTGTTGACAATTCCGAAGAATTCACAATCCATGACCATCTCAGTAACAAGGTTTACACAACAAACAAATTATCGGAAGAAGAATATGAAAGAACTTTGGAAATTCTTAAAAGCGTTAATACTAAGTTCAAGGAAAAGAAAAACATAAGATGGGAATTGTAATAGTTTCAACATTAGGATGTGGAAAAACATACCTCAAGAATATTGTTAAGGATAAAGTTAAGACCCAAGACTTTGAATTTTCAGAAGGAACTTCAATTGATGATGCAATTGAGCTTATAGACGAAAACGACATAACGTTTGTACCTTATTCCAAGGATAATGTCAATATGCTTGAGGAAAGCTCTATTGATTACGATTTGTTTTATCCGTCAAAGGAACGAAGAATCGAATTTATAACCAATGCTGTTGGCAAGAGGATGAAGGGCAAGGATATTTCAGTTCTTGATAAGTCATTTGACTCAACCATTGACGAGATAGAATCCTTGGAATTAGAACATGGATATCTTCATAAACTCAACAACCAAGGAGAGTTTTTGGGTAACTATCCACAGTTAATAGGATATTTGTCAAATTTGAAATCTTAATAGAAAAGAAAAATGAGAGAAGTAGATAAAAAGTACAAAGAATTACTTGAAGACATAATACAAAACGGCATCGAGAAAGACACAAGAGCTGGAAGAGTCAAGTCTGTTTTCGGACGTCATTTGTCATTCGACATCTCTGAAACGTTCCCAATCCTTACAACCAAGAAAGTGCCATATAAGGGCGTGTTAAGGGAAGTTCTTTGGTTCTTGCAAGACGGAAAGGATGGAACAATGAATATCAGACCTTTATTGGAAAGGGGGGTGGAGATTTGGACTCCTGATGCATATAGGTGGTTCAAGGAACAAATTTCCAAGAACTTGAAAGATGAATCAAGGTTTACTATCTATAGAGGCGAAGAAACCTTTAATGATTACAACACCAAGTCGGAATTGATGCCGATGGGTATATTGAAGTTTAGGGAACTTGTTCTTGGCGGATATAAGCTAAAGAAACTTGATAGGGGTATGTTTGAGCTGCTGAATTGGGAATACGAGTTTGGAGACTTGGGAGCGGTGTATGGAACGCAGTGGAGAAGTTTCGGAGAAAGCGGAATAGACCAAATAAGAAGTATAATAGAGAAGTTGAAAAACGACCCTGACGATAGGAGGATGCTATGTTTGGCATATAATCCAGAAGTTTTGGATAGTGTAGCCTTGCCTCCTTGTCATGTGATGATGCAGTTCTACACGAGACCTCTTTCAATTGAAGAGAGAAGGCGATTGGGAGGAGAAACCTTATCTGAAAGAGAATTGGATGAAAAAGGAATTCCTTCAAGAGGTTTGTCTTGCATGTGGACGCAACGTTCGGTAGATGTGCCATTGGGACTGACGTGGAATATCATATCATATTGCTATTTAACGTATATGTTGGCGCATTTGGTAAATATGATGCCAGATAAGTTGTGTGGGTCGCTAGGAGATTGTCATATATACCTCAATCAAATGGACGGCGTGAATGAGCATCTGACTCGTGAAGGGATAAATTGTAATCCTCAGCTTAGGATATTGAGAAAGGTCAATGACATTGATGATTTCAAGTTTGAGGATTTTGAACTTGTAGGGTATGAGCCGCAAGAACCAATCAAGATGCCGTTGAGCGTCGGTTAGGAAAATAAGAAGACTCATTTAACCTTTTAATGGTAGAGAGACAGTTACGTGAAACAGTACAAGAATTTTACAAAAGAGGAGTGTTGGACGAGAATTTCGTCATGGAGGCTACATCAAGGACTTTAGGAGGGGAATGCTCCAAAGCTTCAAAAGAAGAAGATATGCATAAGCATATAGACTTTTGGTGGGATAGTCCCAAGAAAGGAAGAATAGGCATTGATGTCAAAGGGATGAAGAAAGCTAAAAGGAGCGACAAAGAGTTTGATGACACAATCCAATGGCTTGAGCTGAAGAACGTCTTGGGGAATAAGGGGTGGCTTTATGGAGAAGCCGAATACATCGCCTTTAGAACAAAGAAAAAAATCCTTTTTGTTCTTAGGGATAAGCTAAGGGAGTTTGCCGAGAAATGTGTTGAGGGCAAAGAAATGGTCTTCAAGTGTCCGAGAGAATTTTATATTCCTTATCAAAGATGGGGACGTCTTGATATGGTAATCAAGGTTCCTACTTCGGATGTTGAGGCTTTGGCGGATTTTTCCATCAATTGTGAGGATTGATTTTGCTTGCTGTAAATATTTATTATAACAACCTTAGAGTTGAATAACAAGTAAAATACCAAGGCATGAAACGTATAATCATTAACGAATCACAATTGCATCTGATTACCGAAGCTAACGGCGTGAGCGACAAGATGATGAAAGTCGCGCAAGCCATGGCTGAAAGTGTTGTTAATGAGGCGTTGGCTGAAATATTAAACAATGGCAGTTTAATTGAGGAATGGCTTGATGATTATGATTCCGAGTACACCAATTATGTTGAGGTTGATGGCGAGGAATACAAGTATATTATTTTTTATGACAGAAGAACCAATGGTGAATTGCGCGGTGAATGGGATGGCGATTCTGTGAGACTCAATTATGCGTTCATAGAGAAAGCGTTCTTGTATGGGGATGATGAGGATGGCGAGAGAAGACTTTCACAATACTATGACTTGATGAATGATGAGGAAATGGATAGCAGCGAGTGCGCGGAAGATTACATAAGGCAGATACAAGAGCATGAGAGTGTGGAGATGTCAAAGGTAGAGATAATGGATGTAATAACACCAGTTATTTTGCATGAGCTTACACACGGTCTTGATAACGATTCGAATCCTCTTGATTCAGTATGGCTTAAATACGGCTTTAACAAGATACATGAGGAAGATGTAAGAATGTTCAAGTATTTGTTCTCGAACAGCGAGATGAATTCAAGGGTTGCTTCTGCCGCGTCATTGTTCAAGCGACATATTCAATGGAATGTCAGTGGGAGGTTTATGAAAAACCATACTGAAAGGGAGTTGTTTGACGAGGTTATGAAAAATGTTCTATCAAACAAGGAGCTTGCCATAGGAGATGCACAAGGATACATCGACATTATACGGCATAACAGCACAGACTCCAAGGAAAGTTTGATGAATTGCATTAATACTCGCCAAAAGCCTTACAGCTTGGCGTATGCTTTGGCTATCAACGACAATGGTCTTTATGGGAATAGTAATTCAATGCATGTGTTACAGATATATACCTCTGACCCACAAGCCTTTGTAAATAAGGTTATTAATTATTACCAAGAAAAGTTAGATAGGTTTAAACAACGTGTTTACCGAACTTGTTATTACATATTCATGAATTATCATAGGAGAGTGGATAATGAACTTGAAGCTTGATTTTGCTTATGCTTTGCAAAATCAAGCTTTTTCTTTTGGCTAAATATTTATATATAAAGATTTTTTCAGTCATGATTGATATAAATTATGAAGGCTACGGCTATGATGAAGTAGCAGGGCAAGGCATGGAAACACTTGCAGCCCAAGGAATGGTGGAGTTTGAGGCTCCCATCAAGGATGATAACAAACTTGTTGAGATGAACGAGTTTATGAGCGAGGAAGGTCAAGACTATACAGACCTCCGCCAAGGAAAGTTCGTTTGCAACAACTAATTACTCTTAAAACAAATTCTTTGTACGCGTGAAGGAAATAAGAAGAGAAAATGTTGAATTAGATAAGTACACGATAGGGGGTGAGAAAGGTTCCCCTATCGGCGGTGCTTATTTTCACGTCAAGGAGGACGAGAAGCCTTCCCTTGACGAAGCGTACAACGTGTCCATACGTGGGGATATAGACTCTATTGACGCAATTGAGTATGAACCTAATGACGAGCCGTATGACATGGAGGATGAAGACGAGGTATTTGAGCCAACTTATGACATAAACGCCTATGACAGAGATGGGGGGTATGTTTTATGCGGAGAGTTGACCATAGATGAGATATTGGATTATTTTGATGAAGGGATTCTTCATATGCTCACCAATCATGAGGGTAGGAAGGTAAGCTCAAATGTTTATAGAATTGACGATTTGCTTATGAGGGACACAAGTCCTTCTGATGTCAACAATGTGGAGGAGGTTAACAAGATGGCAAAGAAATTGTCAACTGGAGGACCTAGCCAATATCTCCTTGTCGATGGTGATACAATAGCCTTTCACGACCATATCTATATAACTTCCATTGATGGGATGACTCCAAGTAAGTTCCTTTCTCTTGGAAATATCCGATTGGGGAATAATTCTATTGAGTTAATGAAGGAACCAACCCAAGAGCAATGCTTAGAGCTTAAACGTTTCATTCAAGGCAAGAAAGAGATTTATTTGGATATCAGCGAATATACCGAAGGAAGTACATATGGACGCAATATTGTTGGAGCTTGTTATTATGAGCCGAATCCAAACAGAGTTGTAAACGATATCGTAAATTATTTCGAGAATGGCATAAAGCCGTTAGGTAATATGGCTTTTGAGTCTCGAAGACGATACAAGTACCTTGTTGAGAACCTTGGTCTAGAGGTTTCCAAAGATGAAGTTGACTTATCCACACTTTCAAAAAAAAATTCACTGAATCCAAAGATATGGGACGGAATGAGGCTTAATCCGAAAATTCGTCTCAAGTTGCTTGACATTGCTGATGATTTTTGGGATTTTGTGGATGTGAAGTGGGTTGACCCAATATCCATTATCCTTACTGGCTCCATCTGTAACTATAACTGGTCAGAAGCCTCTGACATTGACCTCCACCTTGTCGTTGATTATTCCAAGGTTGACGATAAAACCGAATTTGTCAAACAGTTCTTTGACATGAAAAGGAACGAGTGGAATGATAAGCATTCTGCTCTTGAAATGATGGGCTTCAAAGTTGAATTATATGTCCAAGACTCCAATTCAGACGTAACTTCAGATGGTATCTATGACCTTGAGGAAAACAAGTGGGTGTCTGAGCCTATACGTCCAACTGAGGATTTTGCAGAGGAGAACGAGGATGCTATATCTGATGTCTCAGCTAAGATAATGACGCTCATTGACGACTTGGAGGAGGAAATAAGCCTTGCTAAGGATGAATACAAGGCAAGGTATTTTGGTGAACTTGCAAGTGAACTTGTATCTCACATTTACAAGATGAGGCATGACAGCTTGGAGAACCAAGGTGAGCTTTCTGTCGGCAATATGGTTTATAAGATACTTAGGAGAAGCGGATACATAGACAAGATATTTGATGCCATATATCTATCCTATGACAAGGAAAATTCCATCGATGAGCAAAAGGAACGGTTGAATGAGTACTTGGACAAGAATTACAACTATCCATTAGTCCAGTACTTTAGGACAATGTCTAAAGCATCTGACAAGGAAAAGGTTGTGGATTTGTGTTACGAGGTTCCTTCCCTCATGAAGGAGTACATAGAGGATATGATGGATTCCTCGCCTTATTCCGATGAGTTCTATGAGTTATCTGAGGAAGGAGTATTGGAAGCTGCTTTTGATGATTATGACGATGAGTCTATTAATAAGATTGTTGATGTTATTGAACATAACAAACTTGGGGCTCATTGTATAAGCACGGTGGAAAATATTGCCTCAAATGAAGGCGCGTATATGGATTTGCCAGCATGGATGACGATGGATTTTGAAGGCGTTGTCAAGAATGAGTGGTGTATTCACTTCACCAACGATGCCAATAACATTGCAAGGTATGGGTTCAAGTACGGCACTGAGGAGATAGAAAGGTTGGCTTACACGAAACGTCAAGCAAAGGGTAATAAAGGGTATGATTTCGCTTTCCTTGTTGATGACAGACTTAATACAAATTATGGAAATGAGGCAATCTTATTCCGAACAAGTGGTGTCAAGGTGACTCATTATGGCGACCAAGAATCACAAGTGGTATTTTGGGGCGGATATGCCAAGGATTTCATTCCAATATACAAGAATTCGTATAATGGGGAATGGGAGATATGTAGTGCAATGGACGGTCAAACCTTGTATAGCAGCGAAGATATAGATGACTTGATTACTTGGGCGATGAGGAACCATTTCCAATATCGCAAGCATATTATGTATGATAGGACTAATTCCAAGGATGTATACTATGAATGTATTACTGAATCTGCTGATATTTTTTCTGTTGCAAAGGAAAAGTTCGGTACGACAAGTGACTTGAGAGAGGGAGGTTTCATACTTCCAGACGGTAGCGTTTTGGACTTTAGCGGAAGGCATACATTGGGAGCGTCAAGATGGCAAATAGGTGTTAGGGGAAGAAGGACTTGCGACCATAATGACATAGGTGACATCATGTATGACAATGACGGTCATAAGGTGGAGGGAATTGATGAGATAGACAAGTATTCCTTCATGAACCTTGGGGCTGTCAGAATAGACTATGACTGTGGCTTGATTTCCCTTGTCCATGAACCGACTCCAAAGCAGTTAAACGTCATGAAGGCTATATGGAGATACAATAAGGGATGTTTGACCGTTGACCTATTTGACTCCAATGGTGACGTGAGGGACAGCGTTGAATATGACCATGTGAAATGGACAAGGCTTGTGTCAGACCTCGACAAATATTTTAATGAAGGCATTAACCCTAGCTCATCCAACAATATGTACTATGAGGAAATATCGCGTTTAAAGCCATTTGTTTCGCTTCTGAGCGAAGAAATCGTTGCGGATGGTAATAGTGAACACAACCCATATTCAAAGCGTTGGAAACAAGAAAGAGAGGCTCTGAAGTCATTTATCACCAACTATGGAAAGATAATGACATCAAAGGAGAACGGGAAGGAATACATGGTCTATTATGATGACTGCATATCAAATCTGATTGGTATCAATTATGTGCTGTGCGTACAATGGGACAATTTGAAGATGAAACCCAAGAGCACTGTGTATATCAGAGCCTTGGACAAGTTCACCAACAGAAGGTTCCAAGCAAATAACGATACAAGGGGAAGAGACAATCAAATTGGTACCAATGATGACATCGCTTATCAACCGCCACAACAATAATTCTAATTAAGAACATAACAAATGAAACTGACATTAAAGAGAATATATACTTGCTCAACCTACACAATAGGGCACTTGTATGCCGATGGGAAGTATCTGTGTGATACACTTGAGGATTGCGACAGAGGATTGACCGACAAGATGACTGTCGAGGAAATCAAGAAGAAAAAAGTGTATGGGGAAACAGCAATACCAAAGGGAACATACGAGATTGACATGGATACAAAGAGCCCTTCATTCGGAGGCAAGGAACCATACAAGACACTTTGCAAGGGCAAGGTTCCAAGACTCAAGGAGGTAAAAGGATATAGCGGAGTGCTGATTCATGTTGGGAACACACCAAAAGACACTCTTGGATGTATACTTGTAGGTCTTAACAAGGCAAAGGGACAAGTACTTCAGTCTCGTGTTACCTTTGAGAAGGTTTACAAGACACTCTCAGAGGCTCATGCCAAGGGTGATAAGATTACGCTTGAAATTGTTTAGGTGAATGGGTGAAGGTTTGGAAAAAAGTCGTGTTGACTTTGACACGCAGATGAAAAAGTCAGAATCTTTATCCAAATCATGGAAAAATAGGGAGGACTATATCGGTGATATTGTAGCCGAATGTCCTCCCTTATATAATGTTTGGCGAGGTTTTAAGTTTTCCAAGAAGGGAAAGAAAATAGGCAATGATGAATCTTGGAACTCGTTCCGTCAATTCTATAATGACATGAGGAAAACCTATTTTTCCAACGCGACTTTGCAGCGAATTGACAAGAATAAGCCATTCAGCAAGGAAAATACGAGATGGATGAGCAAACATGATGCGGCATTGGTTAACAATCCTACAGTTCTTATTACATGGAACGGCAAAACATTGTCAATTACCGAATGGGCTAATGAAATTGGTTGCTCCCCAAGTTCAATTAAAAACCGTTATTACAAACATAAGAACGATTATAGTGTTGATGAAATTTTATATGGAAAAAAGAAAAAGCATAATAATCGTAAAGCGAAGGATATCAGTTCGTTAAAGTCATTAAATGAAATTAGAACCAAGGCAAGCAAGATGATTTCAAGCTACAAGATGAAAGATAAGAGCCACAATTATGATATAAGTGACATTGGTATTGATTGGATGATTGATAATGTTTTGTTAAACAAATGTGTTTATTGTGGCGACACTGTCAGAGTAGGTTGCGATAGGATTGACAATAGTAAAGGACACTCAAAGGAAAATGTAGTTCCTTGTTGTTACGAATGCAATTGTGCAAGAAACAATAATTTCACTCATGATGAAATGAAAGAAATCGGAATGACTATCAAGAATATTAAAACTCAACGTGCTACTTATCAATTCAATCTTGAAATCATTAACAATAGAAGAAAGGAAAGAGGTTTAAATCCCTTGGAAAATGAATAAAAAAAAAAGATGAAGGACTATTCAGACTCCTTCATCTTTATGATTTTATGTTTAAGCAGTTTATTACGCTGTCTCAAAAGGTTGAGAATGTTCTTATTAACATGATTTCTTGTTTGAGTCATGAAGTTATCAAAGTTTTTTGCCGTGATATATCTGCCATGTTTAAAACACAAGGCGGCAGTAAAAATGTCGTAAAAGGCATCTGTGTCTGTACTCTTCGCAGCTTTACCTTCTGTTTTTGATAGGAAAATATCCATAATTTTGTTAGGCGGTACCAATGACATATCAGCTCCCCAAAATCTTACAGTGTTTCCATTCAATAGATTTTTGCATGGTGTTATGGTCATTTCCAAATCTTGTATTGTATCCATCATAAGATTAGAGTAGTATATTGCACTTTTACTTTTGCATAGTATTTTACTCCTTTTATCATAGAGTAGGTAAGGTTGGAAATTAGTGTCAGTTACCTCATTTCCAATAAAAAACACGCCTTTCCTAGTTATTTTAAATTTCCATTTTACATGAAACACTGCTCCAAATTCATTCGTATTCTCGAATACCATGATTCTTTTGTTGAGCTCTTGTACAAATTTGTCATATCTATTCCTTGAAAAGATGTCATACGAAATCATGATAATGGCAAAAGCCATAATACTGATGAAAATTGTTATTGCTACCATGAAAATTATTCATTATCCTTGTTTGACGGTTTATATTTTTCAACTTCTCTTTCTATCATCTTCATTAAATGAAAGTAATTTTTCTCAAAATATTGGTTGGTAATAAAACATGGCTGGTTTTGAACTTTAAAGCGATTGTGCTTCAAGAACAAAGCTACATCCATACATGATTTTAATTCTCCATGTGTTAATTTTTTAAAATCTACTTTGCAATCAACTATCATAATTTCAAAAAATTTGTGAAATAGCTCATGTGGCGAGACAAGATAGAGTGTTTCATAACCGCCAAAGTATTTCCTTTTCGTGTTCTTTTTGTTTTCTAATAGCTCGTCTATGAAACTAAAACTATCATCTTTAAGATAAAAATCCCTTGTAGGGCATTTCTCCAAATCAATATAAAATCCATCTGTGTTAACACGAAATTTATTGTAAAAACGAGAATTGCACTTTTGATGGAGATAGAATCCTCTTTCATTTTCAAAATCAAAACTCCATTCTACATTGAAGAAGATTTTGATAACGGTTGGAGAAACGGAATCGGTTAATATGACGCATTTGTTTTGTAATTTTTTCAATCTCTTTTCTACTCTATGTTTTAGTATCTTTTCATTTATTATTAGTTGAATAGGAATTGTGATGATAAAAATTAAACCAGTCAATAACACTATCATTGGTGCAGCAAACATGCTCAAAAGAAACACTTTTTCCATCGTTTATATATGCTTTTTTGTCGTTCTGAATGTTTTAACGCTGCAAAGTTAGTAATAATTTCTTGAACTGCCAAATGTTTGTGTCGAAAATGGATGTTTTTTAACTATTTTTATAGTTTCATCTTCTTTTTTTCATAATTTGTAATTGGCATTGATTTCTTTTTCAAGGTAATGAGATATTTATTAGTTAGAAGTTAATTAATCATAATTTAATATATTAAAACGATGATGACAAACAATGTCAATGATAAAAGCCAGACATTGGCAAGGATGAAGGCTCTTATGAACTACAACCATGTGAACGAGAGCAATACTCCTTATTCTTCTGTCGAGTATAAGAAGCTCGGCGCTGACGGCAAGATGTATGGCATTATCCGTGAAGGTGCAAAGTACTACATAAAGAGTGCCTCTAATAAGAGGGGTGAGTACCTCAAGGAGGATTTCAATTACATTGGTGGTTTCTGCAACCGCAAGGAGAACGAGTATGACAGCTTTGCCCACGCTCAGAAGCAGTTTGACTTGAAGATGATGTCAATTAAGGAGGCTGTTCACAATGACAAGCTTGTTATCGAGTCTTGGGACTTGGACAAGAAGGAGATGGTTCTCGCTGAGGCTTCTGACAAGATGAAGCAAGAAATTATGCGTGAGAGGCAGATTATGAACAACGCCAAGATGATTTCAGAAAAGAAGGGTATTTCGACTGAAATAGAGGCTTCTCAGAAGAGCAATATGAGAAATGGTGAGAGCCATGCTTGCGGAAACGCCAAGAAGGCTAACAAGGATTTCAAGAACGTTAAGGGCAGCAGTGCTTGCAAGGACAGCATGTGTTGCGAGGAAGGTTGCTCAGTTAACGAGAGCGAAGTTCTCGGATGGCATGATTCCAATGGCGACCCTCAGAACGATACATACATGGACAAGTCTCATGGAACTGAGATTGGTTCAAGCGCTCCATTTGATGCTGCAAAGGGAAGGGACATTACGGACAAGTCCAATCCAACAACCGAAACTGGCGAGGCTGAGAACGGTGTTGTTGAGGAAGGTGAGTCAATGCATGACACTGACAATCAGAACAGCCCAACACCAGGCGTGGGCGAGGTAGGCGACAGCAAGCCTTTCGACGAGAAGAAGAAAAACCTCAAGGAGGCTATTGATGACCTTGGAGACGACGAAGATGACGCTGCACTCGATGACGATGGAGCCCTTGGTGACGAAGAGGACTTCGATGCTGAAGGCGGAGAAGACCTTGAAGGCGACATGGATGAGCCTCTTGGTGACGAGCCATTTGATGGTGAAGATTCAATTGATGACGATGAGTTCTCAGCAGACGATGTTGAGGATGACGATATAAGTGACCGTTTGGCAAGCCTTGAGGAACTCATGGACAAGATTGCCGAAAAACTCGGCATTGATGGTGCAGAGGTTGATGACGAGCCTTATATGGATGACGAGGATGACGCTCTTTACTCTGATGAGGATGAAGAGGATGATGAGAATATAGAGGATGGTCTTGATTTCGAGGCGCCTATGACAGAGAGCCGCAGAGGTGAGAAGTGTATGGTGTTCGAGACAAGGGGATTCCGCAATGCGATGAGGAGACTGAGGGAAGAGGAGTCGAAGTTGGATGACTTCGGAAAGCACCCAGCCTATCAGAAGAAGGTTATGGAATTGCCAACGACGCAGCAGACGGAACAGCCTGATTACTATGACATGAACGATGATTCGTTGAAGAGCGAGGAGCCTTACGGAAAGGAAGTAGGTGACAGCGCACCTTTTGAGATTAACCCAGAGGCTATTGATAACGCTATTACAGAGGCTATCAATCGTTTTAAAAAAAAAAGTAACAGAAGGTAAGAGACCTTCAAGACTGCGACTGAACAATTCGTTGGAAGACGACCCCACTATGGATAGTATGGGAGATGACCCTATGGGTGGGGCTCCTATGCCTCCAATGGGGGATGAGATGGGTTCGGAGCCTAATGGTGAGATTGGTGGTGAAGATGAGAATATGCCGCCAATGGAAGGCGATAATGAGCCTATCGGCAATGATGAAACCGACAGTGCTGACGGAAACAGTGAGATAGACGGAATTATGGACGGTCTCTCAACTGAAGACCAAGCTGCTGTGGTGAAATATGCAAAGAGTCTTAGCGATGATAATGATGAGCCGCAAAATGATATGGGTTCTGCTGATAATGGGATGCCCAAGGAATCAAGGTTATATCATCGTGTGATAAGAGAAGCATTGGACGATATGCTTGACGCCAAGAACAGCGCCCCTAGGGGAGAAAAGAAGATGTCTGTCAAGGCAAAGAGGAGTCCGAAGAACCCATTCATGTCGCCTTTCAACTAATTTTTTAATAAAAGGAATTTTACGAAAATGGCAAGAACAATACAGTTAACCGAAGCTGACCTTCACAAGCTTGTAGAGGACTCAGTCCAAGACATACTCATGAACGAAGGTATGTGGGACAAAGTCAAGGGAGGCGCGAATGCCGCAAAGAACATATTCAAAAATGGTGGAGTAGGGCAAGCCGCAAGGAACAACTACCAAGGCATGAAGAACAATGTCATGAACGGCAGTGTCGGAGAGATAGGACAGAATATCAAGCAAGGCTTTAAGAACTTTGGTCAAGGTCTTCGCGCAAGCGGAAAGGCAATCGCCAAAGGAGCGCAGAACGCTGACAGCCAAGCTACAATAAATAACGCTATCCAAGCTCTTGAGAAGGTTGCGCAGCTCGACCCCACCGTTATGGGTAAGAGCGGTTCTAATACCCAAGTTATGATTCAGAACGTAATTAAGGCTCTTAAGGGAGCTAGTGGGCGTTTCGGAGCATCTACATCTGCATTCGTTAACAATGCAAAGGACAAGATGGGAATTAGACGAGCTTAAGAAGAAATGATTTAATTTTGATTAATAGTTTGTGTGTTTTATTTTTTGGCGTATGCTCTTTGGGGCATACGTCAATTTTTTTTGTGATGTTAAGACCATGCTCCTTGTTTAGCCTTTCTGCCATCTTCATGAATTCAGTTCCATGGTCATCATCATCCTTAATGTGGTTCCAAGCTATGAAGTAATGAATCATTTCATGTGCCATGATATCACGGAATTGTTTTTCAGTGAAATCGAAACAATCGGTCATATATATTGACCTCTTCAATATTCTTCCCTTGTCTGTTTTTCTTGGCTCATATACGAATTCGCCGCTTTTCGCCCAAGAATGCATTACGGCAAACCTAGGGCGAGGGAGTGAGTTGTTGAAATATTTCTCGTTGCACTCCTTGAACACTGTTGTCATGTTTTCTATTGTCGCTTTCATAATAATCTGAATTTTTCCACAAAGTTAGGTAATTTATTTCATATAACCAAATTTTTTTAGCATTTTTAACGATATTTATTATAAGTAAACAAGCGCTTAACAAACAATGAAGATATATAAGAAACAAGGGAATCAGTTGGTTTCATTGGGGGAAGGCAAGATGTTCTCCAAGAGCCAACTAAGGTTGAAAGAGGGTGTCAATGCTGCCCTTCCAATTTCTAGCAATGTGCAAGACGCATTAAGGAAGGCAAGGGAGATTTCCATGCAGAATCCAAATGTTACCGCTGTCAGCGGCGATGCTGGGAAGATGGACGGACGCAATGACGTTCGCCAAGGCGAGGGCGTTAAGATAAGTGTTCCAATGAACGCTAGTACTACACAGCTTAACCATGTCAATGACATAGCCAAAGACCCCAACAACAATGATGCTACCATAGAGTTCACAAAACCCACAACTAACGGTGGGCAAGCATCTTCAACCAACGAGTCCTTGGATTATTTGAGGGAGAATAGCGTTCCCTTCACCAAGAACGAACTAATCGACCTTTTCCAATCTATGCAATAACATTAAAAATGAACGAGGAGTTACTTTTACCAAAACACATATACAAGGCACTTGAAACTCACAAGACTTCACTTGGGAATAATTCAGCTTTTCCTCCTTCTCATGATTTTGACTTTACTTACAATTTGATTAAGAAGGGATTTAAGGAGGCTGCAATGGAAATACCAATGGAGCTTAGGGATGAGAAAGCTGCATCTGAAAGACTTTCAAAACTTATGGTGGAGTGCATAAGGAAGGAACGACCGATAAGGGCGTTCTTGGAGAAGCTGTGCTATAATGCAGTGATTGACTTGTTCGCAATACCGAAGGAGACAATTGAGATAGAATGCAAGCTTGTTGACAAGGTTGAGCCGAAGAGAAGTGTAAGGGTAACACCAGAGGAAGGTGAAGAATATGAGTTTAATGATATTGATGATGTTACTAACTCCAACTCAGCTGTTGAACAGAGACGTTTCATAAACGCATTGGTTCAAGGCATAGCTGACACTTACTCGTCGGTTAACAGATTTGCTGATGAGATATCGGAAAAGAGTGATGGTCTTGTTGACATTTACAATGAGATAATCGCGTTGAATAATTATCTTCTCTATGTTGAGAAAGAGAAGATGTCAGATGAAAACCCTATGCAAGGTGCATACGCCGAGGTAAGGCTTGGCAATGACACAGAGAAAACAAGTGTTGAAGTTCAAGCCCTTATATTTCCATTATTGTTTAGGGAAACAATCAAAGGTTTGTTCGAGGCGATTTCGTCATACGGTCTCCCACAAGACAAGAAAAAGGCTATGCATATAATAAGACAAGCGGATTTCTTGCTTGCTGAGCCATGGGACATGAGGTTTGGGAAAGGACTTTGGGAGCCAATTGCTTCATTATGCGGAGATACGGAATTATTGCCATATCTATTCATGGATATTGTTAAGCTTCCTAATGAGGACTTCAATCCTTTTATGCAGAATGTATTGGCAAAGACAACGAAGGGAGAGGAGTACATAAACAAGCTTATTGGGGATGCGGAGAACACGTTTGGTTATAATGAGTTCTTGGGTAGGATGGCAAAGAAAAATGCCGAAAGAAGCCTTATGACGGATGATTGCTTCACTGCCGAAGAATTGGATGACGAGGTATTGGAAGAGGAAGGCGGAAATGGCGAGGATGATGGATATACTGAGATGAGAGCCTTGGCGAAAAGGATGGCATATATAAGTCCAGATGGGTTCAAGGTTATTGGAATGAGGCAAATGACAACAGACCGTTGCAATGACAATGACTTCTTGTTTGGATATATCAACATTAGTGGGGAGCGTATCTTTTTCTATGATACGGCTCGCAACTCCCATTGCGCAAGCGCCTTGGAACAATTTTACAATGAATTAAGTGAAGAATACGAAGAGAATAACTATGAGGAATCCCATGGTGAGCCTTGGGATGAAAAGACAAGGGATGACCAAGAGGAATATGTGAATGAGTCCTTGGAATCGCCTTGTGGAAGAATGTTCTCAGATTTCAACATACTTACTTGCTGGGGAGGCATGAACCCTCAGAAAATGTCTGAAGTGGCAGATGACTTGATGGAGCATTGCAATGTGGACATTACCAATATGTTCTATGTCTATGAGCCACCAAGAGACACAATCCAAGTTATAAAGGTGAAGGATTACATTGGTGGCAACGATAAAAAGGAGACCGAGGTTGATGATGCAAAACAGAGGGCGCTGCACTTGCTTAAGGCGAAAGACAAGTGGAATGCAACAAACGATTTTCGATATACTCGCGACAAGAGAAACGCCGAGAAACTAGGAAACATGCCGATGGCTCAGTATCATTCGCTCATATACCAAGAAAGTGTAGAAAGACCGAACACGAATAATCTGCTGAATTGTGATTGGAAGGACATTTCTTTTGAGGAGGGTGAGGAAAGCCAGTTTGCCACTAACATGGAAAGACTAATTGTAAAGATTAAGAACCAAGAAATTCCGAGTTACCTTATAGACTTGAACGCACACATGATAAGGGGCGGACAGAAGATTCAGCTGCACATAAACCTAGACCCAAACCTAAGGAGTATGGGACTTGGAACGAAGATATACCGTGCGTTCTTGCATTGGTATGGGGCTCTTTATAGTGCTCGTAGGCGCATGACAAACCCTATCGCGATAGAACGCATATACAATAAGCTTGAGAAGGACTCTGACGTCGAGGTCACTTATGGCGAAGACGAGATAGAGGCAAGGCTCAAGCAGATAAAGAAATGATAAATGATTACAGTTGTAAACGACATAGCGAAGGAATATGCTCTTTCTTATGCTGACAAGTCAAGGATTTATTTCATAGAGAAGTACTTGTCCACGTTTAATGCCGACGAGGGAAAGAGGACACCGTTCCACTTGTTCCCAAGGCAAAAGGCGTTCTTGAAGAGCATTGCCGAGAATGGAAGGTCAATAGCGATTAAGCATCGACAAGCTGGTATCACTACCGTCTCTTCGGCATGGATTTGCGGACAGATAGCGTTGGCGACGCCAGATAGACCAGAGACGGTTTTGTGTATCGGTAACAAACTTGACCTTGCAAACCAACTTGTCACCAAGATTAGGGAATTCTTAATGCAAGTGCCAAGATGGTATTGGGGAGAGGATTACTATGACATCGACCCAAAGAACCCAAAGAACACAAAAGATATTTTCACAAAGAACAGCAAATCAGAACTCCAACTCTTCAACGGATGTTCAGTATACGCTCGCTCAAGTGGTGAGAATGCTGCTCGTGGTATCTCCGCAGTTTCAATACTGATTTTTGACGAGGCTGCGTTCATTGAAAACGGTCCTTCCGTCTATTCCTCTGCTGTCGCTGCAACATCCTCATATGGTGATAGGGCTAAAATCATCATGGTTTCAACACCTAACGGTAAGGACGAGCTTTACTACAAGACATATAGGCAAGCCCTAACACATGAGAATAACTTCAATGCCGTTGAGTTCAAGTGGTTCCAAGACTTGAGATACAATAGGAACTTGAAGTGGTTTAGGAATAACGAGGCTACTGGTGAAAAGGAATGGCTCATCGAGAAGACACTTAACGAGAGAGGGGATATTGAGTACAACGAGGAGAAGTGGAGAGAGTTGGAAAGGAAAGGATGGAAACCGACATCTAACTGGTATGAATCCATGTGTAAATCCTTCAACAATGACTCCATGAAGATTGCCCAAGAGTTGGACGTATCGTTTATGGGTTCTTCGGACAATGTTATTGCCCCAGAATATATTGAGCAGCAGTCAACTCTTAATGTTCGCCCTCCAATGGAAGAGATGAAAGACCCTATGGAGGAGAACACTTGGTTCTGGAAGGCGCCGATTGAGGGGCATAGATATATTCTCAGCGCCGACCCATCTCGTGGTACTTCTGCTGATAACACGGCAATTGAGGTTATTGACATGGACGGTAGGGATGATAAGGGCTTTCCAATCATAGAGCAAGTTGCGGAGTTTGTTGGCAAGAAGCTTGGTGATGAGATAGGCGCCTTGATATATCAATATGCGACGTTGTATAACAATGCCTTTGTGGTAGTTGATTGTACAGGTGGTTCTGGTGACGCTGCCATCCTTAATCTCATCAACCTTGGCTACAAGAATCTCTACTATGAGGATTCCAACCAAAAGACCTATACGTTACAGAACCGTTCTTATGAAAACATGAAGTATATGGATAAGCTACCAGGATTTCATTTCCAAGGGAACCGTTATCCAGTGCTTTCAAACTTTGCTGGCATGGTTCGTAACAACGAGTTCAAGATACGTTCCAACCGTGTTATCAATGAACTTGACACTTGGATTTTCAAGGGCGAGGCGAAGCGTATGGACCACCAAGACGGTGCCCATGACGATACCATTTGCGCTCTTGCCATGGCTCTCTTCGTAATGCGTTTCACCTTGAACCGTGTCGAGGAGACAGTACGTAGGGACAAGGCTATTCTTGGGGCTTATCTTGTCGGTAACGGTCAGACCATCAACAGAAAGAAAACAGACGGTAACATGATGTCAACCATGCCTTTGCCGTTCTACACTCCAAGAACCAATTTAAGGAAAGAGATAAGGGGTAACTTCATGTGGTTCAAGTGACCTTGAATTACACATTTGAAACCTTTTATTTTATAATAGAAAGAAGATAATTTATTTTTTGGTGAAATAAATGGCAAAGAAATATACGGTCTTTCAAAGTCTTGACCGAGCCATAAGTGGAAATTGGGCTTCAATTGAGCAACCGCATGTCAATGCTTACGACATGAGGAACTATGGCGGAGGTGACAAGGTTTTGTACAAGACAACAAACAAGGACGAATACGAGCAAAAGAAGCTTGAATTACAGCAGAATAGGTACCTTGCTGACAGATGGGTCAAGGCAAATGTGAATTTGGCTCTTAACGGTGTTACTGGCTTGAACAACATCAAGCTCATGTACCGTGACGCCGACTTGATGGACGCATACCCAGAAATAGGTGCCGCTCTTGATATCCTTTCCGATGAGGCTTGTATTGCCAAGGATTCCACTGGAGCTGTTGTCAACGTTTATTCCAAGTCCGAGCGTGTCAAGAGCATTCTCGAAGACTTGTTTGTAAACCGTTTGAACATACAGCTTACGGCACAGATGGTAATAAGGGCTATGTGCAAGTACGGAAACCAATTCATGCTCTTGGACATTGACCACAAGAAGGGTGTGAAGGGATGGAAGCAATTACCAGTATTCCAAGTGGAAAGGATAGAAAACGGCATAGTCAATCCTTATGGCGGAGGAGGAATGTCAACGGTTGTGAACGGCAAGAATCCAGAAGATGCCGATATGTCAACGCAGTTTGTATGGGTGGACGGAAACAATTCACAAGTTCCATTCAGAAACTGGCAAGTGGCGCATTTCAGACTGCTTTCAAACTCTATATACCTCCCGTACGGGGCATCCTACCTTAATGCTGCTAGAAGGCATTGGAGGGCGTTGAGTCTAATGGAGGACATGATGCTGATATATCGCCTTGAGCGTTCAATAGAGAGACGTGTGTACAAGATATTTGTGGGCTCTATTGATGATGCTGATGTCCAAGCATATGTGGAACAAGTGGCGAATGAGTTGAAGAGAACACCTATAGTTGACCCATTGACTGGGCAGCTTGACCTTCGCAAGAATATTCTTGGGGTGGCTGATGACTTGTTCATACCAGTACGTACAGAAAATGCACCAACACCAATTGACACGTTGCCAGCGGCTCAGAACATGACTGCCATTGATGACATCAAGTTCATGCAGAACAAGGTTTTGGCTGCATTGCGCATACCAAAATCTTTCTTGAACTTTGAGGAGACAGCAGGAGATGGCAAGAACCTTTCCTTGATGGACATACGTTTTACACGTGCCATAAACCGCATACAGCAAGCGTTCTTGATGGAGTTGACAAAGGTTGCATCGATACACTTGTATTTGTTGGGATTTGATGATGAGTTGACAAACTTCACTTTGACAATGAACAATCCTTCAACGCAAGCCGAGCAGTTGGAGATTGAGAACATGCAGAAGAAGATTGATGCGGTGAGGGATGCAGTCAGTGACCCAGGAAATGGTCTTCCAGTCATGTCTCAGATGAGAGCCTTGAAGGAAATCATGAAATGGTCTGAAAAGGATATCAAAAATAACCTTGAGGAGATTCGCTTGGAGAAGGCTATATCGGCAGAGTTGGAAAAGACGGCTCAGATTATTAAGAAAACTGGCTTATTCGACACTGTGGATAGGATATATGGAGAACCAGGAGCAAAATACATGGATGATGCCCAAGGTGGCATGCCTCAAGACGGAGGCGGCATGGGTGGCGGCATGATGGGTGGAGCCCCTAGTGGCGGAGACCTTGGAGGAGGAGCGCCAACCGATTTCGGTGAAGACCTCGATTCCCTTGGAGCACCCAACGCAGATGACCAAGGTGACATAAGCGGTCAAGAAGGCTCAATGCCGACCTCTGACATGGGAACCGAGGAAGGACAGCCCACAGCAAATGAGTCAATAAGGAAAAATAAGCCTTTGTTGACGGAAGGAAAGAACATACTTCAAGATACTTATCTTAGGATGCTTTCAGAAAACAACGGAAGCAAGTCTGAGGTAAAGACCCCAAAGGCAGAGGTTTATGACAGCGAGGCTCTTCTGATAAACGAGGAGTTCGACAAGATGATTGGGGCTCTTGGAAAGTTTATTGAGGAAAATTAATTTAACGCGATACCATACACAATGGATACCAAGAAATATAACAAGGAGTTTTCGCACTATGCAAACGTTATAGCCGAAGCTCTTTCAAAGGGAGACTTGAGCACTTATAGGGCAGCAGACGCATTGCTCAAGGAAAGTGTCTCAGCATATGAGATGGAAAAGAAACTCGAAGCCCAACTTAACACAAGGAATTTTGGTGTGTTGAATCATATATTCGAGCAAGAGCTGCCAAGGTTGTTCAAGACGAACAAGAAGGCTGTGAGGGAGGTTGTGAAGCTGATAAAGGAGGACAAGAACCTATTGAACCAGTTCAACTTCTACAAAGCCCTCAAGGAATATAACTCATCATCTGTTGACAGTGAGACTTACTTGAAGAGGCTTGTGGAGGAGTTTGACAATAAAATCAACCATGAGAATTTATGTTGCGCAATATCTAATGAAAAGTTGAGAGATACACTTATTGAGAACAATGTAGTGCCTAGCGAATTCATTGACGAAAAGGACATGAGCCTATATGAGGATGTTGAGACCCTTACTTGCACTAAGGTTCTATTGTCAAACACATTGTCAATACTTGAAGCGGAGAAAAGGGTTGCAAATATGCTTAACGAAAACAAGAAAGTTGAAGATTCAAAACCCAAGGTTGATGCCATAAGGGAATTTGAGGAGAATATGAGGGATACCTTGACGGAATCCGAAATAGACCTTGTCAAGACAATTACTTCTGCAAGGGAGCCTATCGCAGAGGCTAAGAGGGAAAAGCTGTTCAACTCATATAGAGACGAGTGCATCAAGAAGGTTGACGAGATGATTGCCTCAGAACCTTACAATGATGAACTTAAGGGACTCAAGCAGCAGATTGAGTCAAAGACCTACAACAAGGAAACCATCGTGGAAGATATGGCTAAGCTGCTTGCAATAAGGGATGTGCTTGATGAATAAGTCATGAATTCCGAATTTAAGGACGCCATGGACTGTGCTAAGATAGACGGATGCATAGAAACCTTGCAATACATAAGGGAAAAACTTTTATGTAAGGGAATTTCGAAGCGTTCAGCGACTTACGAGTCCATGGCTTCTATCATTTCACAGCTTCAAACACTCAAAGGAGTTTTAAGCCCATGAGAAAAATAATTAGCGAGGAACTTTCCGTTTCAATGGAAGTCCAAGAGACTTGTAACAATGTCATTGAAGAAATTGTAGCAAGACTGAAAGACAAGCAACCGACAGAGATTATTGGAAAGGATGTAAGTTGCGCTTGGTTTACTCTTCATTGTAAAATGCTTTCAGTAAATGCCAACTTTAATGGAGAAAACATTATTGTTGACAGTAAAGTTTACTCGTTTGAAAATGAAGAGATGTTTGATAATTTATGGCAATTTTGTAATTTTGGAGGTTCTTATGAAATCTCAACGCAGCATATCGAATTATCTTGTTATGAAATAGGTGGAAAATTTGATAAGGCGTTTGCAAGTTCTATTTTGAGTCATGAATTGGAACATGCTTTACAACATATTCAATCAAATAACTCTATTGTTGGTAATTCCTATAATAAAGCCAAGATGATAGTTCAAGGTAAGGATTTTTACCATGCTTCAGAATTATTTAATAACATAGCTCAAGTAATTTATTTTTATCATCCACGTGAAATTGACGCAAATGTTAATGGAGCATACAATGAACTGTTAAGAATTACTGAAAAGAATAACATCAAAGGTAAAAAGATTTTGGGGCTTTTGCCTTTTGCAACTGCAATACGAGAAAAAGCAACAACCGATGATTGCTTGTCAGAAATAGATGTTACTAAATCTATTGTTGAATTGAATTATTTTGGATTTAGTCCACGTTCTTTTGAGAGTTACGTAGCGAAGTATCAAGCTTATTTTAATAGAAAACTTAGGAAAGTTGTTCAAAAGCTCATTAATGATACTTTGGTTGAGGCAATTATAATCCCTTGGAAGAATAAGTTATTAAAAGAACGGAAAAGATTTTTGTTGAATAAATAGATTTTTTTTAACTATTTATTGTTATGGCAAAGAACAAAAGAAAAATTCTTTATGAAAGGGCTATTAGACAAGCCATAAGGGAGTTCATAGAAGAGCATGATTTGGACTTCACGGTTGCTAAAGTTCCTTATATATACCAACATGGCACGACGCCTCACAAGGAGGTGCCTAACTTTAAGCCAAAGATAAAGCCGTTGATTATGTACAAGACATTCAAGCTTAGACTTGATGACAATGGTAATAATTTGGCGAAGGGCTATGTTTTCCCATTGTATGTTAACACAAACGAAGAAGGGTTCCAAGGTAGGAATTCCCAAGGTTTGAAATTGGGTGTGTGGTACAAGAGCGGAGAAGGCGCATGTTGGGTTAATACTAAGACTGGACGTTCATATACCAAAGGGAAAGGTTATGGTACGGATGGTCAAACAATTGCGGTTTTGGCATATAGACCAGGATGGCACCTTACCAATACCCCATGGGGCAACCAACGTGGTAGCAACAAGGTTACTAACGGTCTTAGGGGAACAGGTAACAACTACCGCAACACTTGGGATTCTGAAGTTTGGGCAAAGGTGGAGATATGTGTCGATGTAGATGCTACCAATATGGCTAAGGAGCGCGCCATGGAACTTATGAAGCATCAGAGTGAGGAAAGCGGAAAACCATACAAGGAAGGTTCTTATGACCCAAAGGACGCTTGTCTTGATAAAATGGGCGAGGATTATTATTATCTTTACAAGACGAACAGCAATGCTACCGATGACCAATCTTGGTATATCGTTGATAAGATTAGGATTGTTGAAATCTTGGATGATGACCAAGTGGACGCTATTAACGACAAGTTCTATTCGGATTTATCCATGCGCAGCGGAAAGAAAATAAACTCAGACCCAACAAAATACACGACTAGCAATAAGGACGAGATACCGTATTGGAAAATGCCAAGGGCAAATGGCAAAAGATATACCGTTGATGACTTGAAGGGGATGGGATATGAAAAACAACCTTTATCCCAAGGAGATTGGAAATAATAAGAATATATAAAAATATTTTTAAAAATAATGGCAAAGAGAATAATAAGGCTCACTGAGTCTGAACTGAAAAATATGATTGGTAAGTCCGTCATGAAGATTCTGAAGGAAGGCGGCAATCTTGTGTATGACGAATGGTACGGTGAGGAAGACTATAATGGTCATGTTGGTGAAAAGGGTATGATTCGCTCTTATGATATCGGTACCTATTATGTAGACCAAGCAGAGCAAGACGCACAAGAAAGCGGATATAACGATGTTGCCGAATATCTCAAGTATTGGTTTGACGAAATCAAGAACGAATGCCCATGGGAATGGACGAAGATTGGTCAAGGATACGGTTATAACGGTTCAACCATATTCAGTGAAAATGGAGTTGTTTGCAAGGATATATACGGTCAAGTAATGATTGACGAGTATCCTCCAATGAGCGGCGTTCAATAACAATATTAAAAAAAAAGAAGGGACAAGGAATGAAAAAAGTAATAAGACTTACAGAATCAGAGCTTAAGAACCTTGTGATGAACTCCGCCTTGAAAGTCTTGAAGGAGGATGTGCTGGGAGACCACTTCACACAAAGGGAGGGATATGATAACACGGATGTTGATAACAATTACGAAGTGTTTGACAACGACGAAGACCATGATTTCAGCACACAAGGTGATACAAGCTTCGACCCAACATACTACGAGCAGTAAATAATCACGTTTAAGGCTATTTCTAGACGTTTTGAGCGACTTTTATGGACACAGTGGATAACTTGAAGGTACGATAGAGAAAACGCGTCAGAACGAAAATAAACAAGCGATAGGGCAATCGAAACCCTATCGCTTATTTTTGTGTTTATTATATTTCTGAAAGAATATTGATGAGAGTTTGCGGTGTACATGTTTTTTTGGACTTGTAAAGTTGCATGTTCTCCATCAATGGGATATGCTTATCGCTTGCGACGTAAATAATATCAATGCCGTGCGTTGCGCAAAGTTCTTGTTTTAATTCATCTCTCTTAATTTTATACTCAAAAGAATCACGAGAGTTAAACAATGATTCATTTCGGTTAATGAGGTGCTGTTCTCCTTGGCATTCTATTGCTATGTTATGCTGTGGTAAGAAAAAGTCAATGAACATATTGCCTTTGTTTTTGAGCCATGGTGCAGAGAACTGTGCAATATAAGCAATTGAATTATCATCAAAAATCTTTCTTGTTTCTTTTTCAAGGTGACTTTCCTTGCAATAAGGGCAACCATCATGACGTGACATTAATTTGTCTGGTCTTACATAAAACTCCCCATGCCTTGGACATATCAATTTCACTTTCGTTTTGTTATTCACATAAACAGCTTCAGAATAGTCATATATTCCGTTTATGTTCTCTTCCAAGAATTGTTTGAACTTTTTTTCTTGTTTGTTTCTCGTTAATTCACTCTTATATTCCTCATAGCATTTTCTGCATGGGAATTTGGATTGCTTGAGCCAATTCGGTTTTGTGTTGAAAACATGATTGTGCTTCTTACATTTTACGGTTACATATTCCTTGTCGCCGTTATAATCAGAGATAAGTTCCAAGTTTGGAAACATCTCTTTTAAAATAATCTTATATTCTGAAGTTGTGAGTTTTTTAGGCATAAAAAAATCCCCTTATTTTTTTAAAATAAGAGGATTTAATTTTATTTTGTCAATTCCAAATGAAACGTTTTGTTCCCTTGGTTAGTATCGCCTTAAGGTATGTGCCTATTAGCAGCGGCTTTATTTCTTCATATCCAAATCTTGAACAAAGTCCGTGACCATCAGTACTTTTGAATACAACACCATCTCTATAGTTGAATGGTATTTTTCTACCATTACTATTGCCACTGCGTTTTATTATGTAACCATTGAGATAAAGTTGAAACTTCTCGTATATAGGGTATAAGTTAACTTGTAAATTAACTTCCATTCCATTACACTCTCCCTCAAATTTTCGGTTAGAATATCTTAATCCCAACGAAGATGCAAGTTCTTCAAGCCATTGTTGTATTTCAGAGTTTCTTTGCCTTTTTTGCTTATGCGGTTGCGGATTTAAGACACTTATACAAGACGGTGGTATATATGATGTCACATAGAGACCTTTTTCCTCATAATATGGGTCATGGTACAGTTTTATCTGAGGCTGTGACGTTAAGTCAACTTCCAAGACGGTATATTCCATATCATTTTTATCTTCAAGCTCACTGACAATGTCAAAGTCAAAGTCTTGTGTAAGGTAAATCCTTTCAGGTCTCTTGGCTCCCAATTGTCCCCTATCCTTTGGAACAAGCCCTTGCTTTAGTATCTTTTGCACGTTCCTATCTGGTGTCGCGTGATAAAATACCCTATTCTGCGTTTCGTACTCTTGTGTGAAATAAGGCTCCAATGCAACCCTTATCCCATCCATGTCGTATCCGAAGTCTTGTCCGTCATAATTTGATATCTTAACACAACGAAAATTGAAAAAATTCAACAGTGATTGGAACTTTTGTTTAACTTGCGAGAATTTCTCCTTGTCGATAAGGAAGTACATAATGTCCCCATCGTAGCTTTTGCCTCCCATTGTTTGGTAATGAAGAGGTATAAATCCCAATTTCTTCATTTCCCCAAATAATGTAGTGTCGTTTCCACCGTTGGCGATGTCGAAATCACTCATATCACGATGAAGTCTGGAACCCAATTTCTTCAAGTTGTCGGCTTGAGCTTCATCGTCCCATATGTCATAATTCCAATCCTTGATACGATTCTTCAGCTCACCATGCAAGTACCCCCTATAAGACGTGTCAAGAGTTTCCTCTATCGCTTCACGGAGAATTGCCCTAAATCTGTTTTTGCTTATATGGAGTTTCATGACTTTGCTTGTTAACTATTAAGAATGTTTTTAATCTTAGATATCTTTTCGTTAATAAGAGGCTTTTCATTCTTGGAAGAGTCAGCTTCAAGGTATGGTTGAAGTGCTTCCTTTCCGTCAGTAGAAATGTATGCCATCGGAGTACTAGGGTCACTTACTACATCCCAAGCAATCAAATCCAAGTCATCACCAACAATAGCTACACCTAATTTTTCGGTTACGCTTCCGACTGCTCTTGATGAGACACCAATCTTATATCCGTTAATTAGCAAGTTTGCTACTTGGTCTCCGCAAGAAGAGACAACGCCCAAGCGTCTGAATCCTTCGGTTATGTTGAGTACCATCTTGCCAACGAGAGTCTGACCTTCCCAATGGAGTTCTATAATGTTATGAGATACACGGCTAAGGTCTATGGTAGATTCTTGTGGGTGATTGCAGTTCTTTGTCCAGTGGCATTTTCCGTTGCACATGACGTACCATATATGATTTGGAACCTCCACGCACATAACCTTCCCTTTGTAGTCTGACTTTTCTACCCTCATCAAGAACTTTCCGAAATACACACCCTTGGAAAGGGATTCCTTGGCAATGTATAATGGTTTGCCGTTGACGCTTGCGTTGATTATGTCTCCGCTGTATCCGACTTTGAGTTGTATCTCACACAAGTCCAATGCAAGTTGCCTTGATGTTGTAAAAGTTTTTCCGTGCTGTACAAGTCTTTGTTTTCCCAATACTGAGCGAGAGTCCTTTGATAGTCTGTCGCTTGCTTTGAAAGCCTCATAAAGCAGCTTCAGATTTTCCTTTGACTGGTTCTTTATGAACTGTGGCACGTATCTTTCGTTCTCATTGCCTAGTGACTTGAAGAACTTGTGCAGCCTTGGCTCTTGGAAGAAATAGTTCTTTATGCCTTGTGCCCTACTTTGTATGAAGAACTCCAAACCAAGTTCAGTCAGTGTCCCCTCTATCAAAGAGCATGTGGAGTCTTCAATCGCCTTGATGCCTATTTTCCAATCCGTCTTGTATGTCATGCCGTCAGCAAGATACAATCCTATAAGAGGCATGAGCAAACTTGTCTTTATTTTATAAGGTTCGTTTGCGTTAGGGAACATCCACTTCATCTTTGACGACATTTCGTCAGTCCCTTCTATCTCCAAGTACTCGTCACCCTCAGCTGTCCAATTCCCTTGCTTAGGAATATAGCATTCCTTGAGTGGAGTGGAGCTCCTTATCTCGTCAGCCGATTTGAAGAACTTGAACTCGTCGTTCTTGAAAATTGGGTATTCATGGTCTTGCGTCACGACATCGTTTATGATTGCGCTCTTGACCCTAACCATTCCGCCTTCCCTTTCATATTCGGTCTTGTGTTCTATGGCTTGAACCTCTATGTTCTTCGTGTCCTTGTTGAGGGTAAGAATCTTGTCACCGACTTTCACGTCGGCAAGGGTTTTCCATCCGTCAACAGTCAATATCATCGTGTCTGGCGGATAACACTCACCAAACGCCCTATGTTCCTCAATCCTCTTTTGGTATTTCTCTACTTCTCTTTTGAGAATATTCTCTGGGTATATCCTTCCGTTTGCGTTCTTTATACCGTATTTCTGAAAGACAGCGTCAACCACGAAGGGATTCGGAACATTCCATTCCATCCCTCCGTCCAAGCTTTCCTTGAGCATGTTCTTGCGCGTACCCTCGTCAAGTCTCATGTAACCGTCGTTCTCTATGAGAAGACCGTATCCGCTTCCGCCTTTCTTTATTTCGACTAATTCCTTTACAGCCATCCTATAAAAAAAATTAAAAATTAACTGATATTTATATTATATAAGTTCATATATAAATATTTCGCAAGCGTGAATAATTACTTGTCACGTAACTTTTTGAAACTGCGTGATATTTATTGTAAAGAAATTAATTCGTAAACTTTTTTTTCCTAATGAATAAGAAAATAAGAAGTCAAGTAGTGAAGGATACGTTATTGGATTACAACTCACTCGCAAACTCTTTAAGGGAAAATACGGAAAGCGCTGTCAAGAGTCTTTTGGACGAGGCAGTGCGCGACACATATGCCAAGCTCTTGTCTGAGGACGAGGGCAAGGACTATGAAGAGGATGAAGTGGAAGATACTGAATCTGATACCGTCGAGGGTGCCGAAAATGGTGATACGGTTGACAGTGGTATAACTGGAGACGAGTCGGCAGAAATGGAACCTTCCGACAATGGCGCTGAGGAGGAAAACGGCATCGAGGAACCAAGCACTGATGGAATTGGCACCGACGGCAACGCCTCTCTTGACGCCAACGAGGATGGCGAAGGCGAAGACGAATGGGGCTCACTTGACAAGTACAAGGTATCAGACAACGAGTATGACTTCTCGCAAGCGGAAGACGAGGACGTGGTTAAAGTCTGGAAACTCATGAAAGACGATGACCAAGTGTTCGTGCAGAAGGACGGCGACGGAAAGGTCGCACTTTCCGACAATTCAACTGGCGCTGAATATCTCCTAGACCTCGGCGGCGGTGCAGCAGAAGGAACAGAAGCCGACGGTGCCATGGGCATCGAGGACGAAAATGACGTAGAAAAAGACGACATGAACGAAGCACAAGAAAGAATGTACGAGTTGGTATTGGAATATGACTCGAATGTGGGCTACACCGACAACTACCAGAAGAAGGACGTTATGACAAACCCAGGAATGTCGGAGCCAGCGAAGAACGCAAATGATTGGAACGCAGGTACTCCAAAGTCAACCTCCAAGCCATGGAGCGGATACCCAAGCAAGAAAAAGAAGGCAGACAAGCCATTCAACAATGGCAAGGGACAGACCGTGGAAGAGGGAGCAGAGGAACCAATCGAGGAATCAGCAGCAGAGTGCGGAGGAAGAATGGGAGCTCACGGTCGTATGACAGGCACCAAGTCTCACCTTCCACAGAACGCCAAGAACCCGAAAGGACAGCACCACGTTTCACAAAACGGCGAATACAAGGGTAACGAAGTCTCTGAGGCAGCCCTCAAGCGCATCAACAAGGCTCTTGCCGAGAATAAGGAGCTCAAGAGCACGCTCACACAAGTGATGGAGTCACTCAAGCAAGCAGCCGTCGTGAACCATAACCTCGCCAAGATTGTTAAACTCGTTACAGAGAATGCAACAACCAAGGACGAGAAACAAGAAATCATTTCGAGATTCGCTAAGGAGGCTAAGACAATCGAACAGTCAGAGTCACTGTACGAGTCACTTAGCAAGGATTTGCAAAAGGCAAAGCAAATGAACATCAACGAGGAGAAAACCTTGACGGTTGAGAGCTCACAGAAGATAAACGAGACCTCGATTTACAAGTCAAAGGACATGCTCGCATCACTCGACCTTATGTCAAGGGTGATGAAATACTAAGAAAAAAGTTGAAGTTCTAGAACTTTTCAATTTTTGCAGATATTTATTAGACGAGAGAATAACAAAGAAACTTCATTTATTAAAATTTTAACATGAAAGAATTCTTAACAGAAGGTATTGTAGGTAATATAGAATACAATGCCCAGAAAAAAATAAGGGAGAGCATCCAGAACCGTTGGGATAGCCTCGGCTTCACTGAGGGTCTTCCTGATGGAATCAAGGAGAACGTTGCAACTCTCTATGAGAACGAAGCAAAGCACATGATTTATGAGGCTACAGCTTCTGACAACAGCGGTTCATTCGAGACTGTTGTGTTCCCTATCATACGTAGGGTGTTCAGCAAGCTTTTGGCAAATGACATCGTGTCAGTGCAAGCAATGAACTTGCCAGTGGGTAAGCTGTTCTTCATCTTGCCTGTTACTTCAGAGAGGGAGTGGGAACTTCCTGAGAACGCAGGCGTTGTTGAGCCAGGTGATATCGTTGACGGTACAACTGGAAGTCACAAGGGCCTTATGGGCTACGACCGCATCAACCGTAACAAGGAAGGTCGCCAAGAACCTCGCTACTATCTCCCAGATGAGACAGTCGCAGAACTCGACAAGAACAAGTGGTACGTTCCACAGCTCAACGAGACAGTAGCTGACGCAGCTGACTACGCAACAGCTCTCGGTAAGGCAGAGGCAGCAGGTCTTTCAGCAGCAGCACTTCGCCAAGCAGGTCCTGAGGTTACTCAGTACTTCAAGAAGTCTCTCTATGACCTCTTCTACAATGACTTCCTTTATGACAACTCTAAGGGTAAGGTTACTATCAAGGTCGGTAATGCAACTCCTTGCGTTCTTACTCCAACTGGTATCCAAGAGTTCACAGGCGGTCTTGACAACTACCTCAAGAGCGGTTTCGACGGAACCATCCGTAACATCGTTCTCGCTATCGACGGCTTCTCTTCTTTCAACGCCTCTAAGTTGACTGGTCCTGATGGCAACGAGATGGATACCGAGGGCTTCCTCGCTTCACTCAAGGTCATCACACAGAAGGAAATTGCTAGCGCAACTCTCAACAACGCAGCTACAACCGCTTTCAAGAAGTTCGAGTCTGTTCCTTTCCGTGTTGTTACACAGAAGTACGGTAAGGGTATCGTTGAGTACAGCTCTATCTGCGACGCAGAGGGTAAGATGTACATCGAGTTGGATATGGCTAAGCCAGTGGTTCAGCAAGGCGCTACAATCGACGGCTATATCGGTGTTGACGCAGCTCAGCTCGCAGGCGACATCAAGAGCCTCTTCAAGATTGCATGGGCACAGTACGACTCACTTGAGCTTGAGACCGAAATCGGTGAGGTATCGTTCAAGCTTGACAGCGTAACGGTTTCTGTAGAGGAAAGAAAGCTTAGGGCTACATGGTCTCCAGAGTTGGCACAGGATGTATCAGCATTCCACAACATCGATGCTGAGGCTGAGCTCACAGCTATCCTTTCAGAGCAGATTGCAGCCGAGATTGACCGTGAGATTCTCCGTGACCTCCGTAAGGCAGCTCCATGGCAAGCACGTTGGGACGTTAACGGATGGAGACGTCAGGCAGCCTTCTCTACCAACTACACACAGAAGGACTGGAACCAAGAGCTCATGACGAAGATTAACCAAATTTCTGCACAAATCCACAAGGCTACACTCCGTGGCGGTGCAAACTTCATCGTTGTTTCTTCTGAAATTTCAGCATTGCTCGACAACTTGGAGTACTTCCACGTTTCTGACGCAAGCGCAGAGAGCGACCAGTACAACATGGGTATCGAAAGGGTAGGTTCATTGAGCGGAAGATACCAAGTGTACAGAGACCCATATAGCCCTCACTGGTCTATGATTATTGGGCATAAGGGCAAGAGCCTTCTTGACACTGGTTACATCTACGCACCGTATGTGCCACTTCAGTTGACTCCGACAATGTATTCTCCATTTAACTTTGCTCCAATAAAAGGAATTATCACACGTTATGCCAAGAAGGTTGTAAACAACAGATACTTCGGTCATGTTCGTGTTGATGGACTCGTTCATTGGAATATTTCTGAGTTCAGATAATTTGAGATTACCTTATATACTATTTTAATCTTGGGTGAGAAATCGCCCAAGATTTTTTTTGCCGTATTTTTTGTTTTACTCTGGAGTTTTCCATATATTTGTCCAGTATAAATGACCAGTGATGTCTATATGGGTCACGATAGACTTGGTCACGAATAAAATATTTTATTATAATGACAAGAAGACCAAAATACAGTATTAACACAGACGATTTTAAGGTAAAAGATTATCATACACATAAATTTCAAAAAGAAGAAGGATTTAAATATATCGCTCGTGACAAGAATAATGGTCATGTTATAAATGACTACATGAATAACGGCGGTTTTTTAACTTCTTGGATAAAAAAGAATTATGGTGTGGAAGTACCGTCTTTATATGAAAGGAGACTTTATTATCAGATGAATGGGGACTATTGGTGGGAACAATGGTTTGATATCGTTAAGGTGCCGATTGAGGAGGCTCCTATTGTATGCCCTTATTGTGGTTGGAAATGCAAAGATAAGGTTAATCATAGTGGGGCGTATACTGCTCATTTGCGTGACGTTCATAACGTTGATTTCAAGGAACATTTAGAACTGTTTCCTCAAGATAAAAAATTCTTATCTAAACAAGTAACTATTTTACATAAAGAAGAATTAAAATCCAATGATGAAAACTATGTTGTTTGCCCAATATGCAATGAAAAGTTGCTTAAGATGACGCCTATCCATTTAAAATATCGTCATGGGATGACGATGGATGAATTTAAGATTAAGTTTCCAGATTCTCAAGTAATGTCAAAGCTTATGCATGAACAAGCTTGTGAAACAGCAAAATTGGCAAATCTGACAACACGAAAAAAGAAGTTCTCATCTTCATATGAAAAATCCATACAAGACATGCTAAGTAGCTATAATGTGGAGTTTTCTTCAAATCGTCAAATCCTTATAGGGAAGGAAATAGATATTCTAATGCCATCTTATAATCTAGGAATTGAATTTGATGGGCTGTTATTTCATTCAGTTAAATTTGGTAAAAAAGATAAATATTACCACTTGAATAAAACTATTCAATGTAATGATAAAGGTTATGGGTTGATGCATGTTTTCGAGGATGAGATGTATTTCAAAAAAGATATAACTCTGAATAGGATTAAACACAAACTTAAACTAAATAATGATTTGCCTAAGATTGATGGAAGGAAATGCATAGTTAAACCTATTGATATTGAAATAGCAAAAGACTTTATTGACAAATACGATTTATCTTTATGGGAAGGCGGTAATTATGGTCTTGGAGCTTTTTATCTTGATGCATTGGTTGGGGTTTTATTAGTGAAAGAAGAGGAAAAATTAATTACTCATTTGATGACACAACCAAACTTCATATGCAGAGGTGTAAGTTCAAAATTAATTAAAACTTATATTATGTATAGGAAACCTACGGAGATTTTTGCCTATGGCGATAAACGATGGGTTTGTAATGGGGATGACAATCTATTTACAAAGATTGGTTTTGAAATGATAGAGGATATTGAGCCAAAACAATGGTTTTACTATTCTAAGAAATTTCGTTATTCTCGCTTTCCGACTAAAATCATAGAAGATGCTGATTATGATATAATTTATGATTGCGGATATTTTAAATATAAACTAACTGTGGATGAAAAAATCTAAAGGTTATTGGCAGAAAAAGGAGAATGTCTTATCTGAGGCGTTAAAGTACAAGACTCGCAAGGAATTCATAAAAGGATGCAAGAGTGCTTATAACTCAGCCTTGTCAAACGGTTGGATTGATGAGGTTTCTGCTCATTTCAATGTTGAGAGGAACAACTATGACATTAAGCAAAAAATTAACATTGTTTATTCATATGAGTTCCAAGAACTTAACTATTGCTATGTTGGTAGGACAATTAACTTGCATGAGCGTGACATGATGCACAGACGAGGGCACAAGAGCCATGGCATTGTCCATTATGATTCATTGAAGAGATTCTGCATTGAGCATTCTGTTGAAATGCCTTTACCAATTGTGAAATATGAGAATTTGGACGCGATAGAGAGTCTTAGAAAGGAAGAGGAGGTTTTAAATGAATACATTTCAAACGGATGGAATATGATTAACCAAGGGAAAGTCGGAGTCGGCAGTGGTTCCTTGGGAGGCTTCAAGAAATGGAACAAGGACACTTGTAGGAAATTTTGTAAATCCTTTAAGACTATCTTGGAGGTGAGGAACGCCAATTGGACTTGTTATAAAGAGTGCGCCAAGAATGGCTGGTTCAAGGAATTTGGAATCAGTCCTTCTCAAGAAACTCCCATTGGTTTTTGGAATGACTATAACAATTGTCTTAATGAGGCTTCAAAATATTCTTCAATAAGTGATTTGCAATTCCATAGGTATGGTTGTTATCTTGGGATAATAAGGAATGGATGGCGAAATATATTTGATGAAATTTACTTTAACGACACAATTAGAAGATGGACTTATTCCGCTTGTAAGGAAGAGGCGAAAAAATATTCCTCCAAGGTCGAGATGAAGAAGGGGAATCAAAGCGCTTATGTAGCTTCAGTAAAGAGAGGATGGATTGACGAGTTCTTTGCAAACCAAAAACTTCCAAATGGTTATTGGAACGACTTTGATAATGTCAAGGCGGAGGCGTTAAAATGGAAAAGCGCAAGGGAATTTGCAAGGCATGGAAAGGGGGGCTTATAATGCGGCAAAGAGGAACGGATGGCTTAACAAACTTGAATATAAGAATGAATAACCAATGACAAGGGAGGGATTTATAGAAAAGGCACTTAAATGCCATGAGGAAGGAGAAGTTGATTATTCCGAGGTGGTTTATGTGAATAACAAGACCAAGGTTAAATTAATTGATAGCATATATGGCGAATATTGGCAAACGCCTTCCAATCATTTGAAAGGGCACTCTCATCCATTGAGAAGAAAGGAAAAAATATCAAGGCGGCGTTCATTGGATGAGGAAGAAGTCATAAGAAGATTTAAGGAAGTTCATCATGACGAGGAATTGGACTATTCGAAGGTCGCTTATAAAAACATGCACACGAAAGTCTGTATTATCGACCGTATATATGGTGAATATTGGCAAGAGCCTATTGTTCACTTGAAAGGCTGCGGCCATCCCTTGAGAGGCAAGGCAAACACAATAAAAAGCAATCAATATTCTAATGATGATTTTATAAGCCTTTGCAAACAAGTTCATCTAGATTATGATTACTCTGTGACCGATTACAAATCTTCACGAGAAAAAGTTTCTGTCATATGTCCAGAACATGGTATATTCAATGCGTTGCCGAACAACTTGTTGCAAGGAAAAGGTTGTCCAAGATGTGGTCATCATCTCTCCAAGGCTGAGGACGAAATAGCGGAATTACTGCGAGAAAAGATTGGAGATGACAGTGTCATACAAGGCGATAAAACCATTCTTGATGGTAAGGAGATTGACATTTATGTACCGTCAATGAAATTTGGAATTGAATTCAATGGATTGCGTTGGCATTGCGACAAGTATTCGAAAGATTCCGATTATCATTTGTCAAAAACGATAGGGGCAAATGAGAAAGGCGTTGGTTTATTACAGATTTTTGAAGATGAATGGAAATCTTTCAAGGATAAAATTACAATCTCATTGCTTCATAAGATAGGAGCTAGTTCAAGACCGAAGATTGACGGAAGGAAATGTAACATTGTTGAGAATGAAGATGCCATTTATTGCTTTTACAAAGAGACTCAAGTAGGAAAGTTATGTTTTGAATTGGTAAGCGAAAGGAAATGCTTGATAAAACTTCTTGACACAAATTACGGATATCAGTGCAGAGGCGTATGTGGAAAACTTGTTTCATATTTGGAACGGAAATATAATTTGAATGAAATGGCAATCATTGTTGATAGGAGATGGTTATGCAACGTAAATTGCAATTTATTCACGAAGTTAGGTTTCAAGGCGTCAAGATTTCTTCCTCCAACCTTCGAATATACTGACGGAAAAATTCGTTCCAAAGATAAGTTGGAGCATAAGATTTGGAATTGCGGATATGTAGAATTTAAGAAAATCGCGAACTCTTTGACATAAAGAGCTCGCTTTTTTTGTTTAATGGTTGATAGATTCGTTTTAAAGGCATTTGCAAGTCTTGTGACGGCGTTTTGTATGCTTGGTGAGTAACTTTATAGGCGATGATAAATATACGCTCAGAAGAAAAAAAAAAATATGTTTTTTCATTGAAAAAAAAAATCGGATGTTATGTAATATTTATTATAGAAGGGGGGGGATTTAAAAAAAATTGGAATACTGCTTATGGAACAGTTTTTTTACATGACCAAGAATAGCACGCTTCCGTCTTTGCGTATGGAGCTTATTGATGATGGGAGAAGTGACTTCCATAAGTTCCAAGAGTGCATACAAGGAGCCACGATAACCTTCACTATGGTCAATGCAGACACCAACGTGACGAAGGTAGCAAAGGCGCCTTGCTATATCAAGAAGAAGGAGGATGGCTCTTGTGATGACAAGTATATTATATGCTATGACTGGAAAGCTAGGGATACGAAGGAGAGCGGCGTTTACAACGGTTTGTTCGAGATTACGTTCAGTTCGGATTTGACTAGTGAGGATGTTGAATATCCTAGTGGCATATTGAACATGCCGCTGAGGGAAGACTTGAAGATAATAATACGTTAAGATTTACACAGAAAATCACTTTTATGGCAAAGAGGCTTATAAAGGAATATTACGACATAAAGCAAGCGGTTGCATTAAAGACCAAGAAGGGCAAGGGTTTTAGGGTTGTGTATGTTGACCCCAAGACTTCCACCGACAGCACCTTTGAGAACAAGGAGCTGATGAAGGAGTATGGAATGGAATACTTGCCTTACAACCGATACATCAAGTACGTACAAGGTGTTCCTCACGCATGGGGATGGATTGTATGGGACGGCGAGGAAAGCAAGATGTTCCCAATCATCAAGAAGTTCGCAAGTGAGATTGGAGCAAAGGAAACTCCGATGGAGAATGGCGACGAGAGAACTGCGGAAGAGGTTCTTTCAGCATTGGAGGACATAAAGAGTCTTATATTGGATGCAAAGGACGAACCGATAGTGCAGAGGCAAGGCACGGAGATAATATCAAAGGCTGAGGATTTGAAGAAACAGTTGGCTTTCGGAATCGGAAGCAAGGAGACGATGGCGGCTTTGGCAGAACTGATGAGGTTTAGGGAAGCCATGAAGCGCCATATGGGTCATCCTTTGTCGTTTATGAACTTGCTTTTGGTTTGGATTCAGAAGAGAAATGCTACGGACGTTAGGTCGAAGGGAGAATGGGCTGACATGGGTTACACACCGAAGGAGGGTGCGGAGCCTGTGATGTTGGCGATGCCTAATTCGTTTAAGAAATTCTATGGTGAGAAATATGATGAGATTGTAAGGAATTTCTTGAAGAAACAAGGGGTGAATTCAATTTCAGAGTTGACACCGTCGGAGAAGAGAAGGTTGGATAGGGAGACGAAGTACCCAGACCCTAGAGGTGGGTTTAAGACCTATGCAGCGTATGATATTAGCGATATGATTAAGGGAGAGGGTGCCGAGGAATTCCCAGAGGATACGTTCGATTGGTATGACAAGATAAGTGACGAAACTGAGAAGGAGAGGGTTCTTATAGACGCTTGCATTGCGTTTGGAAAATCCATAGGCATCAAGAGTTATGATTTCAAGTCCGAGGAAGAGTTGGGTGGAGCTCGTGGTAGCGCTTCAAACAACGGAAACATTGCAATTGTTGATGACAAGAGGAATCATGGGTTATTGAGCACGGTTATTCATGAGACAGCTCACCAGATAATGCATTGGGAGGTTGTGAAGACAGCTTCGCCTAGACTCGCAAAATTCTATCGCGGAGGAAGTATGACGCGTGGAAGTCAGATTGTGGAGCAAGAGGCAGAGCTTTGTGCATGGATTGTGCTTAGCGGTTTTGGATACGAGAAGCAACAGCAGCACTTTAACTATCTCGCCAATTGGGGAATGAACCAAGAGAACTGCAACAATGTATTTGATGGTGTGATGAAGGTTGCACAGTTTATTTACGACGGAATGCAAGAGAACATGAGCAAGGAACAAGTAGAAAATAAGGAATAACATTATGGCATTACCATTCAAGAACGGAAGGGAATTAGCGCAAGCGTTAGGATATGGAGAGCTTTACGACCAAGCGGTAAAGAACGAGCAAGAGGGGCAAGAGGTCATTGATAGTATCCACGAGATGATGAGGAAACTCAAGTGCCTTTAACCTTTAAAGGATTTTGACGATGGAAGAGAAATTCAAGAAAGGCGATTATATCATAAGTCATCACTGCGGAGATATGGCGGTGTATGACAAGATGGACAAGAAGGGGTACATGCACTTCAAGCACTATTATAGCGCGATGTTCCATTCATTTTCAGACCCTAAGACTTATACGATGCAAATCAACTACCAAAAGTTCTATGACTTGTGCAGTGAGGAGGAGAAAGGAAAATTAGACAAGCTGATAAAAGAAAGCAAGACAAATAATGAAAAGAAATAAAATCACGGAATCATTGAAACACAGTATTGTTTCTGAGACCGCCAACAAAATATTATCAGAGCTTGACTGGTCAACCGTCAATAGTTATGCTAGCAAGAAGCAAGACCGTGACAGGGCTGCCAACAACCAAGCCTATGGTGTCAATAACTTCCACGACATGCAGAACGTTGATGACGAGGATTATTGGAACCGCGATGGTGATATTGACATTGAGTACAACAAGAACAAGAATGAGGCTCAGAAACTTTTCATTGAAAAGTATTTCCCAAGTCTTGAGCCGAGCGACGACAACTTAAGGGTAATACTTGACGCATTCGAGCATCTCGACACCTTGTACGAGGACATACTGTACTATTCTCCTCTTGATGAGAACAACATGAACACATGGAGAACCTTGCTCAACGCTTATTTCGATTTCAGAAAGCACAAGGAACAAGGCGGATACACAGATGAATGGGGACGATAAAAAAAATGGTTAGAGATTTTGTTTCTCTAGCCATTTTATTTTACATTAATATTAAGTTCTTTTGTGAGAGTTTTGTCTCCACATCATCTATTGTTTCTCCGAAATGCAGAACAAGCCTTCCTTCTTCTGGGAATTCCTCATACCCATCTAAGTTTTCCCATGCCAAGGCACATATCCCATCAATGCAGTCTTGCATCGAGAAGCAGCAGTTCTTTTGCACTAGGTCTAGGCTTATCTTTCCCTTGAGGTGATGTATCTCAGTTATGTATTCATCGAGGGGTTTGAGGTCGGTTATGAGACCAGCTGGTTGGTAATCCCAATCCTCACCCCAAAACTCCTCCTTGTTGTTCGTGAAAATCAGTTCATATCTCTTCAACCCATCGTTTTCCTCTCCGACGTAATTTATGAAGCCAAGATACAGAACCTCGTTATCCAAGTTATCGTTTTCTTTCATTTTTCAATCTTGCTTCTAAGATTTTCTTCCATTGCTCCAATATATTTGGTTCTAACTCTTGCGCGCCTTGTGGATGTTTGGTAATAGGTTGCTCAAGGGTTTCATTTGAATTGCTCCCTATTGTTTCGCCTCTCCACTTGTCTCTTATTTCATCGTCGCCTAGTTTTACATTAAATGGAGTTTCATTTTTCATGTATTGGTCATAGCCTTTTGCTGATGGTGGAGCTATGTCTGTGTCAGATTTTTCACGTTTTGGCGAATTGCAATCTTCCTTTAATTCCTTTTCCCAATCTTGGAAATTTCTGTCTTGCATTGCCTTATGCATGTCAAATCCCTTTTTTGTCAGTTGTTTAAACATGGTCTTGGACATTTGCTCTTCCATGTTTTTGAGCATCTTGTCGTAGTGGTTTATTGAGTCAAGGGTGATGTTTAACCAACTTTCGGCGTTAGATAAGTAGTCTAAACATTTCTTTCCTAAAAAATCTTTATCATAATTCTTAAGCAATTTTTTGGCGAAAGCGATATCTGAAGTTATCTTTGAAATATATTCTTGAAATGATATTGGAGGTAGAATGATTTGATTACTTATTTGCATGTTTGTTTAGTGTTTGTCTTTTTCTGATATTATTAACTTGTCTATTATTTCTGATTTTCCGTGGACGATGTCGAACATGTGCTCCATGTAGGTGTCTTTGAAGACTTGGTAATAGACGGTGCAGTCCTTGTCTTGGTTGAGACGGTGGATGCGGTCTTCGGCTTGCAGCATATCTCCTGGTACAAACGTGATGGAATTGAATATCACCGTATCCGAAGCAACTAAGGTAAGACCGACACCAGCTGAGAAAATGTTACCTATGAACACCTTCTTTGAACTATTATTCTGAAACTCGTCAACCGCCCTTGTCTTTTGCAATGCGCTTAGTTTTCCGTTATGTATCACGCATGAATCACCAAATGCCGATTGCAGTTCATAAAGTTCGTTGTCGAACGATGTGAATACCACAACCTTGTGCCCTTGCTCAACGAGTTCCTCAACTTTCCTTATCGTGTAAGGAATCATGTGGTTGGCTAGCCATTGCCTAAAGACTATTCCCTCCGTTATCCTCTTGAACTTCTCGCTCTTGCTTGTATCACCCTTTTCCATGAGATATTCGTTCCATACGTTTTCATATTCTGCTCTCATGTCATCGTCAAGCTCATATTCCAAGACCTTGATGCTTTTGTTCACAAGAGTTTTTATGTCACTCTTGTCGCGCCTTATGTAATAGGGCTTTATTACTTCTTGCAGCTCGTCAAGGTGGGAAGCTCCGTTAGTAAGCCACAATTTCTTGCAATGGGCTTCCAAGTATTCAAGCAGTTTGTCGTTCTCAGTTGGGGTGAGGTCATACCATGAATATTTCCCTATGGAACGGAGGAACATTGCTGTATAGGCTTTCTTTTCCTTGGCGTTGAAGATTTGCTTGCCGTCACAATACCGCCTTACGTAGTACTCCCAATCCTTGGCGATGGGTGAGTTGATGATTTTAAGCATGTTGAAGAAGTTGATTGGACGGTTGGTGATAGGAGTTCCAGTAATTGCATATATTCCTCTTGGGTTGCTCCTCTTGACCAAGTCCGAAACAATCTTGAATATTCCGCTCTTTGTATTTGACAACCTATGAGCCTCGTCAATTATGACCAAGTCGAACTTGGATTGGAAAAGTTGACTGTTGCTCATTGCATTATCAATAACAGACTTCCTTTTTGAAACAGTTTCCCTTTCTTTCGTTACTTCAACTATTTTTCCGTCATCATTCAAGTTAAGTTCCTTTTCTTTCTTGATTTCGGTCGGAACCTCATAGAAGTTCTTGAGTATCTCATAGTTGATTATTGTGAACTTGTTCTCCTTCCACTTGCTTCCCTCTACAGTGGTTATTTCATCAGAGTCAACATACCTTGAAAGTTCCCTAACCCAAGACGCCTTCATTGACTGTGGGCATATGACCAATATTTTCTCATATTTACTCTCAAGGGCGGCAACTATTGCGGATGCGGTCTTGCCATGCCCCATAGAATGCGCTAGAATGGCTTTCTTTTTGGCTACAAGGAACCGAACAGCCTCTTCTTGGTGTGGATAAAGGACGAGTCCACTTCTCTCGTTGTATGGCTTGAAATCAATTTCTAGTTTTTCCCATCCGTCATCCTCCAACTGTGTGAGTATCGCCTTCTTTGGGGCGAACACTTCTACAGCGGTTGTTTGTGAGCGTCTGCATATGCAATAGAAGTGGTATAGGGTTTCCGTCTCTCCTATAAGCCAAGTAACCTTCAGTTTTTGTGGAGTGAACTCCGTGTTCCATTTGAGCTGCAAGTCTAAGCCGAACCAATCGGCAATCTTTACTATCTTGTTAAGGAGCTTTGGTTCCTTGCCATGGTTGGCAAGCACATATGCACACTCAAAGTCGTTCATCGCCCTAGTCTTGTAGACTAAAACAATGTTCTTGACCTTGATTATCAATGGGTTGTTTCCATTGTATTTCTCCAATATGTCATGCGCTTCCCTTATGCGCTTTATAGATAGTGCCATTGCTTGTAATTCTCTCTTTTCATACTTTTATTATCTGTATAAAAGAAACACTTATTCATTATAAATTCAAGTGGTTTTAGATATTTATAAGAGATAAGCAGTGCTATTTTTTTAGAATCAATGAGAAAGAGAATATATTTGACAGAAGCGCAATACAAGATTTTGTTGGAAGCCGCAAATGAATCATTCAATTTAGAAGACCTTGATAGTCTCAAGTCCTTGGATGACTTGCTGTCGTATTGCTTGGAGCACATTGGTTCGGTTTGCGATGACGGCTCATCAAGGACTGTTTTTGTTCTTGATGATGATACGGTTTTGAAGATAGCTAAAAACGAAAAGGGGATTGCACAGAACGAGGCGGAGATAAATTTATATAAATCAACCAAGTCCCCTCTTCTCGCGGAAATAAAAAGATACGGAGCAAATAAGACATGGATAGTGTCAGAAAGGGCTTATACATGCGTAGAGACTGACTTTGAGAGAATCATCGGCATCCCTTGGCGTAACTTTTGGGAACACCCCACTGAGAAATCTCCAAGGAAACCTCGCAAGGGTTTTGAGGATGGGGGCGATTGGCAAGTAGGTTTCGACAAATATTTTGCTGACAAGAATCATCGTGTTAACGAACCATACAACGGCATAATCAACGTTAGAAGCACCTTGATGTACATAGACTCCTCATGTAACAGCGATGAGGAGGATGAGTATGCTTCCTATTCCGTGGAGATGGCTATAAAGACATTCCCTTGGCTCCGAGAGATGCAACGGTTCGTCAAGCAAACACATGTAAGGGATATAGCCGCAATAGATAATTACGGCATAGTACATAGGAACGGCAAGGACATGATTATTATAATAGACAGCGGATTGACAACTGAGATATACAAGAAATACTATTCCACATGGCAAGCTTAGAATTCAACACCAAACAGAAAAGAAGAGTCCCTATCGGGAGAAACAGCCTATTCTATGACTCCAAGTGCTTCGAGCTTGACATGGAGATTGGAAAGGACTATATAGAGACTGACGTGTCGCAGACCGTAATACTCTACCAAGTTGACGCGAGCAAGACACAAGCGGACTTGACATATGGCGAGACTGACGTGAACAAGATAGCGTTCAAGACACCGATAGAGGTGCCGTGCGTCTATGAGATTGCAAAGGCTGAGCTCAAGTCTTATAACAAGGACAAGAACTTGGGAACATACATGAAGAGCGGAAATTTGGAACTAGGTGTGTACGAGTCAACATTAAGCGAGCTTGGGGTGGATATGAAGAAAGGCGACTATATTGGAGTCCAAATTGACGAGACAACATGTATTTATTACGTTATTGCAAATGACGGGAAAAATAATTACGACAATGCGCATACGCTGTTCGGAGTTAAACCGTTGTACAGGACGGTGATATGCACGCCAGTGGATGAGACTGAGTTCAACGGCAACTGAACACCTTGACCAAACAGATATTTATAGATAAAGTACTTTTCGAAACATAATATTATGGCAAGTAATAAGAACAGGATTCTTGAGCCTTATGGATACATTGAGCAAGTTGACTACAACATGATGGGTTTCTGTAGCATAGACTTGACACCAATCAATGACAAGAACAAGGAGCAAGATGAAGAAATAAACAACTTGAGCGGACTAACGCAAAACGCTCAGAGCGGAATCACCGCCTTGGAGCAAGAGCTTCAAGAATTTAGTGGAATGACGGTCAGTGCTATCAGTTCTATGACTGAGTCGATAAACGCGAACGCGGAGAATATAGAGACGTTGGTGCTGAACCATAACCAGCTGTCGTCAAAGGTAAGCGGAATGGACGAGACCTTGTCAAGCCTCACGGAGTCAGTTGGGTCTATAGAGGAAGATTTGTCTCAGTTCAGTGGATACGTAACCACAAAGATAGGAGAACTCACTGATAATGTTGAGTCACTTGGAAACAGCGTTGATGATATAAACAACACACTTGAGACAAAGCTTTCCATTGATGATGCGGAGGCACAATACGCGAAGAAGGACACCGTGTACACAAAGGAGGAAGTTGACGGAATCGTAAGTGGTGGACTGACTCCATATGCAACCAAGGAATGGGTCGAGGAACAAGATTACGTCAACAAGACTGACGCGGATTCATTATACGCCGCAAAGGAAGCCGAAACAAATGCCGCAAATGCACTTGAGAAGGCAAATGATGTCTTTGCCCAATTCAACCAATTCAAAGGAGCCACCAACCAAAACTTTGCCTCATTGAACGACAAGGTGTCTGCTCTTGAGGCAAAGGAGGAAAACGATTTCAGCGACCTTAATTCGAGGGTGAACGAGGTATCCGCAAAGACAGATGTAAATTCAACTAATATAGCATCGCTTAATGAGATTGTTGAAACAAAGGCTGACAAAACAACTACCGACGCTTTGTCATCTGGTTTAACTAACGTCCAAGCGGCACTTCTGAACAAGGTGAATACAAGCGACTTCAACGATTACAAGACATTGGTTGCTGCTGATATTAACTATGTCAAGACAAACTATGCGACCAAAAGCTCTTTGGCTGAAACCAACAATAAGGTAGATGAAGTTGAGGGAGCATTAAACGCAGAGATTGCAAACCGAGTAAATGGCGATTATGATATCAAGCAAATCATAAACGGCGAGATTAAACCGTCAATCAATGGCTTGCAAATGAAGGACTCACAGCTTCAGATAGCAGTGGATACCTTGAACAGCAATCTCGCTAAAGAAGTCACGGATAGGGAGAATGCCGATGCACAACTTCTTGGATTATCAACAGACCCTAGTGATAGAATGACACTTTACGGTGTCAAGGCTTACGCGACCGCCAAGGGACAGCAAGCCCTTTCTGACGCTAAGAAATATACTGATGATACCAAGCAAGAGGTTACGACAAAGGTAAATGACCTAAACACTAAACTTGACAATATTCTTGACAGTAGGGTTACGGATGACGAACTTGCCGCTGCCGTTAACGAGGCTAAGACAGCATTGCAAAATGACTTGACAAATGAAATCAATAGGGCTAAGCAAGCTGAAAATGACTTGAAAAACCTTAACAATACGTTGCAAGGAAATGTCAATGCCGCAATTAACTCGACAAACAAGCAAGTTGCCACAAACAGCACTGTTCTTTCAGTAATCACGTCATGGAAGCCTTCTTATGAGGGTGACACTAATTATAATGACAATGGAAACGGTGTTCTCGATGTACTTCATAGGGAATTCCATAACTTGAAGAATTTCGTGCAAGTAAGTGATACCGTTGAGGTTAAGAATAATGACGAGGTGGCATTGGGAGTTTATAACTCAAGCCATACTGGGGCTGACGCCTCCCTACAGACCATCTTCTCCGTGGGTATCGGAACCTCTGACGCCGACCGAAAGAACGCCCTTGAAATAAGGTGTAATGGAGATGTCTATATGCTTGTCAATGGCAAGGAGTACAATGTCAACGACCTCTTGTCGAAATTAATTGATAGATTCTATTAACAACAACTTGAAAATCCACATGGAACTTCTTACGTTTATAATAGAATAACGAACGTAAGAAGTCCCTTAGTTCTATAACTAATATATTAAAAACAAATTAACAGACTTATGTCAAATCAAACAGTAAACCACGTATTGCACAAAAAGAGCGTGGTGGTTGAGGACGGAAGACCAAAGCTTCCGACAAAAGACCAAATCGAGTACGGAGAGATTGCAGTAAACTATGCAAAGGATGCTGAGACAATTTCCCTTAGGAACAATTCTGACGAAATTATCACATTCAGCTCAGACAAAACCATTGAGTCAAAGATTGCTGAATCCAATAAATTGATTTTGGACGGACTAAACGGCTCAGTTGTCATGTCCATGACAACTGCACGTGCATACGGGGGAAGCTCACCTACGACTCAGACTTATTACGGTTCTAAGGACGCGTTGAACGCCGTGTTGAGCCACTTGAAGATTGGTACGTTCAAGAACGGAAAGTTGGTGAAGGAATGCGCACCTGGACGTATTACCACAACTCGTTCTGGAGAACCAATAGCAATTGACGGAACCGACGGTGACGTTATGCTCTATACCGATACCGTTATGTATCGCGACCGTGCTACTCTTGATGGGTTGAGCGTTAGCGGAAGTACCGCAACAACACATAACGTGATTGGTATCGGTCTCGTGCCTCATATGATTGGCTCTAAGGACGCGAAGAAATTCGAGCCATTTGCAATCACCCCTCACTACGCTACGAAGGAGGTGAAGTTGGATTGGGACACGCAAGCTTGCCCTCACTCTATTTATAATCCGAACCTACCAACTGGTAATTATAGCACACCTACCTCCAAGTTCGTCGAGACGTTCAAGGCGAATGGTAATGGCTATATGCCAGGATATATCAACTCCATGGCAAGTTCCTACAGCGCTCGCAAAAAGGATGGCGGCTATCAAGGACTTTATTACGAGTTCTATGAGAATTGGCTCATCGGTATGTTCCTTGAGCTTGGCAGCATGTATTTCACCGCAAATGATTCCTTTGGTAAGGGATGTACGTGTTATTATCCAGACGATTCTAACTGGTTCAATGCCGAAGGCTCCGATGGTGTCAGTGGCTTGAAGCGCGTCACCTCTAGCGGTACTCTTGTCGGTTACGGACGATGCATGAATGATACGAATAGTGGAAATACGCTTGGACTCGTTCACCCGATTCAATCACTTGTCGGTACTTCATATTATGACTTTACGGAATCATTGGAGTCGATAAGGATTATGGATGCCATTGTGAAGGCTAACTTGGTTGACCAGATAGCTCCTAACAAGTTGTTTACCTATGATACAAATGGTAACGCTGTTGCTGCCGCTAGCGATGTTGATGTCACGACTGGTTTGAACATGACTCCAAACAAGAAGTATTTCACAGTGCGTAACGTGCCCAAGTGCCAAGGTCTTGCTGACGGAGTGATGACTGCCGTTGTGAACATATTCGTGAAGCTGACGGTTAATGATAAGTCTGGTGACTCTGTCATTTGGAAGTTCTCACACCCAGTGTATAGGGGCTTGGAATTGCTTAGTGGTATGTTTACCCAGTTGGAAGGAATACATTGGGTTCAAGGCAACACGTATGACGGTTCAAGCAATACAAGTTGGCAAGAGTTCTATTATGCTAATTCTTGTGACGAGCTCGGATATTTGAGTGGATGCACGCGCGATATAGACAACTCGCTTAACGGAAATGCGGCAACATCTGCCCAGACAATTTCGTTCGGCTTGGACGATAATATCCCGTTGATGGTAAGCGGTCTCACCAAGGGTTATTACACAAGCGGTAGTCCTAGTGGTTGGGCAGCTGCCACGAACTATAATCAATCGCTGTATGCACACACAGCGTTCGGTGGTGGTGAAACCACGTATGAATGTGGTTATATGTGGAAGTACGGTTCGTCATGGGATGGGCTTAATGCACCAAACGGATACCCAAGTCAATCCAATAAGAGTGGTCGATGGGTTAATGCTTCTGTCGCGGGTTGTGACTTGCTCGACGACGTTGCTGGTCGTACGCTCGCTGCTAACAGCTCTGTGCGTAATGGCAGCGACAACTTTGCTGGGGGCTTCGCCCATGGACACATTAGCCTTACTTGATAAAAGCGGTGTAGTGGTACGGCTAAGGGTTGTGAAATTCCCAGAATTTCACTGACCCAGTACCACTGCACCCAGCAAAGGAAGAGGCAATGAGGGTTCGGCTTAGAACCCGAATGGGGCAAAAAAAAATATTTTGTGTTGAAATAATTTTTTTTAGTTTGGCTATTGAATAAAAAACGAAGTAATGCTATATTTATTATAGGAAGACATTGCAACCCACATGCTAATTGTTGTGGCTAAGAAAATATACAGTGTTTTTTTCTCATTAAAATGAGTAACTATAAAGAAACTGAAAGGTCTTAAAAAAAATATTTTTTTTTTAGTGAACTTTTTAACTTACGTGATATTTATTTAATGAATAGTGTAAAAAAAAAGTTGTAAAAGACTTGATTTTTCTTGAAGCACTATTTTCATTTAAATAGAAGGAGGTTAAAAATGCCGTTTCTTCAGAACTTTTTAAAAGTTCGTTATATTTATATAACGAGGCTTTGGAAATAACCATCGCATAGAGTACGGTCATGATGAAATAATAGAAATAAGTAAAGAAGGTAGTGACGCCGAGTAGCTATCGTTGAAAAAAAAAGCCAACGTCTCAGAACTTTTTGAAAGTTCGTGATATTTATTGAATGAGGAAGGAACAAAAAAAAAATAACTTCTTCTGATTTTTTTTTAAAACTATGCCATATTTATAATATGAGAACAGTTTAAAAATAATAGACTTAAAGCTAAAAAAAAACTAGAGATATTTGTAAATAAATTTTGAAGAATATAATAAAAATGGCTATGAGCAGATTGAGCTCTTGATTAAGTATAAATGAGGAAAGGACTGTAAAAGTCACGCCGCATTTGCCATGATTTACCGTTGTAAACGTGTTGTGGCTTTTACTTCTTAGCAAATGCATTTTTAATATGTAAAAGGTGCATGCGAGGAAAAAAAAAATGGAAGAGTGGAAATGATAGGTTCCTTACAATAGCACCTTTTACATTTCTTAATCAAGAACGAAATTTGAGAAGAAAATTATAGAGACATCAAAAATGGATTGAAATGGACATCATAAATAATGAAAAATCTGTCGAGATTTGCCGCCGTCATGATGTGGCTAAAGAGTGTGACAAATCCTTGGCAGTTGACACTAATGATGAATTAGTGAAGAACGTGGGCAAGAGTGAGAAGCTCTCTTCTGTCGCGGGTTGTAACTTGAACAACGACAATGCTGGTCGTACGCTCAATGCTAACAACTCTGTGCGTAATGGCAACGACAACTATGCTGGGGGCTTCGCCCTCAATATTCCTCCTTTCATGGAGGAAACTCTTGCAACGTGCCCACCAAGGGCAAACATTAAAGACAACGAGGCAAGCCGATGTGAATCGTCTGTGTCTTGGCAACGCTACTACAAGGATGGTGACATCCCTTTGGAACGCGATGCGACAAAATCCATTTCTGGTGTCTCTTTTTCTACTTGGGAAGCTTTGCATCACGCCAACTCTCGCAGAAAGCTCAAGGGCTTGCGGAAGTTTTACTTGAACAAGGAACTTGTGGTTTTCGCGATAAAGCGGACGTGTAAGCATCGCAACTCCAAAAACAAGGAGCGCTACTATGAGAACGCGTCGAAAATAGCCGACAAAATCATATCAGAGATACGCAACGACACTTATTATGTCAGAGGCTATGATTCAGTTACCATACCGCGCGCTCACAAGTCGAACAAGGATAGGAATGCGAAGATATTCACATTGTATGACCGATGCGTCCAAACCCTTGTCTTGACAATCATTGAGGAGAAATTCCAAAAGAAAGTTCTCCGAAACAATTATTCCAATATCAGAGGTCGAGGAATTTTTGCCAACGATAAACGTTACTGCATGATGAACAAGATTCGTCGCGCATCGAAAATTTACAAAGGCTATTGGTACTTGACCACGGATATTCGGAAATTTTACGAAAGTACGAAGTCGGACGTTATACTTGAAGTGTTGTTCCGAACAATCAAGGACACGACGACGAGAAAGTTGCTTAAGATGTTCTTCGACATGTCTGGTGATTTGCCCATCGGATGTTGCTTAAGTCCAATCATCGCGGATGTCTTAATGAATGACTACGACATGATTATATTGAAGAACTTCAAGCCAAGATTCTTCGCTGCTTTCGGTGACAACCGCCTTTTAATAGGAGGAAAGAAGATGCTCCAAGACATTCGTTCTTTTACGAAAAAGTATTACGAGCGTCATTACGGTTTCCACATGAAGGGCGACTATGTGTTGGGTAAAGTGTCAAACGGATTCAAGTTCTGCAAGACAACCTATTACCAAGGCTTCGTAAGGAGCCGTTCGGAACTTAAAAGAAGGGCAATTAAGTGCGCAAGGAACCAACAGTCTTTCTGCGGCTACCAAGGTATATTGCAAAAGACGGATTCCAAACGCTTGCTCGATTTAATAGAAAATAATTTGGACACACTCAGAACAAAACGAGTTCCAAAATATAATAATTTTGAGGAGTCATAAAAATGGCAAACAACAAGAATGATATTCCTTTTGGTAAGGAATCGAGCGAGGAAGCTCAAGTGAACGAGACGAAGGTTGAGGCTAACATTAGCAGTCCTTCGGTGATGAAGATGAATTTTTCTTCTTTGGTTGGAAAGAAGATTGCTATTGTAAAGTATAGCCGTGTAAAGAACAACAAGCCTAGCGAATTCTATTACACGTTTGTAGGAATGTGTAAGCATGAAGGAAAGCCATGCATGTTCAAGACTTGGAACGGCTGTAACGAGATTAAGCGCGTATGCAAGATATGGGAAGACAAGGGTCTGCTTCGTAATGGTGACAAGACTCCTATTGTAGTGACTGTCGAGAGGTTGGATTTAAAGAGCTACTATTTCAAGGAATACGTGCAAAGTGTAGAGGACTTGACAAACTCCGTCGCCGAAGAGTTCAATTTGGACTTGTCGGTTCTCGACTAAGGCATTATTCATCTTTTAATTTTTTTTAGATTTGTGATATTTATAGTAGGTGTCGTATATTTGCGGTACCTACTTCTTTTTTTTACGGCAAGTGAGAAAAAAGAAGATTGCTAAGGCAAAGAATTAACTATTTAATTAAATAATAAACGTTCTATAGACGATATGAAAAGTTATTACGATTCAAAACAAGAGAGAATCACGTACTGCGACTTGGGAGAGGTATTCGTGAGACTCAATGAGGAGGAGATAGAAGTTCCAGAACAAAGGCAGATTGGTCTAGATGAATACGAGACTGTTATGGTCAAGAAATACGTTTATGACGAGATGCTAATTACTCCCAAGTACCAGACCGAGGAAAGTGTCTTGGAATGGATGAAGGAGGACAAGCTAAGGCAGATAACTGAGTATGACGCCTCTGACAAAGTAAACGTATTTTACTTTAACAATGTCAAGATGTGGCTTGACAAGGCTACTAGGGCTGGGCTTATTACAAGGTTCACCTCTGCCAAAAGTGTCGGTGAAGAGAAGACTACCCTTTGGTATGGAACCATGAGCTTTACAATGCCAATAGACACAGCCTTTGCCGTTCTCTACGCCATTGAGAACTACGCTTCAAACTGCTATGACGTGACCGCATCTCACAAAAAGGATATCGAGAGTCTAAACACACTTGAGGAGATTTTCTCATATAATATAGCCAAAGACTATCCGCAAGTGCTTGAATTCAATGTTTAATGCCAATGGAGATTTTTTGCGCGATAGGCTTTGTAGTAATTTTCCTATATTCTGCCTATATATGGTGGAAAAGAAAGGAAATGCCGCAATCAATATCTGCAACGGTCTATGACTTGGACATTAAAAGGAAATGGGTGTTCACTGCCGTCATGTTCCTTGTGACATTCATGATTGTGCCGCAGATGATTGAAAAAGCTAGTGAAAATACAAAATTCTTGGCTTTTCTCACATGTGGCGGAATATTAGGCGTTGGTGCAGACCCGTTATGCCATAACGAGGAACATCCCATACATTACGTTTCCGCGATAATTATGGGAGTTTCAAGCCAAGTATTGGTTGGGCTAAATGAACCTTGGTTATTGCTGACATGGGCTCCATACATAGTGTATACACTATACAAAACCGATGGAACGAAGAATATGTTCATAGGGGAAATGTCAATGCTTGCCAATGTTGCTGCTTACGCATTAAAGTAACTTTAGGAAGCAGTTTGATATTTATTTAATGATAAGAGATTAAGAAAAATAAGAAAAAAATAATACAATAGTAATATGTCTACTATACCTACTATTCAACTATTTAGAAATAGTAATATCCTAGTTGGGAGAGCCGCTGCGGTGAATGCTTTAGAAGACCAAAAAGGTCATGTGCCAGACGGTGGATTAATCCTTGCTCGTTATTCAGCTGACGGTTCAGAAAACGCAATCAAGACCATTCTTGGTATTGTAAGAAATAATGCCACTAATTCATATATCACTATATTTGATGTAGAAGGCGCTGCCGAGAATACTGCTGCAGCAATTAGTAATGCCATAAGTGGTCTTACCAAAGTCGATAATGCTGTTGAAGGACAATATGTAGATGCTGTTTCCGAGACTAACGGCATTATCAGTGTAAGCCGTAAGAATTTGCCATCTTTGGCCACACAAATTAGCGGAGGCAAGCCTGTAACTGCTATTACACAGAGCAATGGCTTGGTAAGTGTTGAGTTTGGTGGAGTAGCCGCTGCTAATGTTTCTGTTGCAGATACTAGTGGCAAGTTTACTGCTGACAATGTCGAAGCAGTTCTTTTGGAGATACAAAAGTCTCTTGACAGCGCAATTGGACAAGGTGGTAGTGTTGGAACACAAATCTCAAATGCTATCAATGAACTTAACTCAAGCAAATCTGGAAGTACAACACATGTTTCCGTTAAGGTTGACCAAGTTTATGGTAAGATTAGTGCTGTTACTGTAAGTGAAAATGATATTGCCTCTGCTGCTCTTCTTGGTACAACAGCTGATACAAGCACAGCAACAACCGCATTTGGTAAGATTGCCAAGGAAGCCGCTGACCGTGCCGCTGCTATCAATGCATTGGATTTGACTTCAGTTGGCGGAACTGGAAAGGTTATCACTACTGTTTCACAAAACAATGGTCAAGTATCCGCAACAGCAACTGATTTAACTGCCGCTAACGTCGCTGCCACTGCAATCGAAGCTTCTGATGAAACCGTTGCCGTTGAAGGTACTAATGTTAAGGCTCAAGTTGAAAGCTTGGCTAAGTTTATCAAGTCTGCCGTAAGCGATGCTAAGAGCTATTCTGTTGAGGCAATTAGTGGTGATTCTCTTACTGCACTTGGTACAAATGTAAGGGAGGCTTATAAGCTTGTTGATGAAGATGGAGCCCAAGCTGGTGAAACAATCAAGATTTATAAGGATTCTTCATTGAAGGAGGTCGTATTGAGTGACCAAACACTTAACTTCACTTATATTCTTGCTGATGGAACTGAATCTACCGTAGGAGTTGACGTTTCAGAATTCCTTGCTGAGTCTGAATTCAAGAATGGTCTTGAAGTAGTTAACCATGTTGTTAATGTTAAGATTGATGGGACTTCAGAAAAATTCCTTACCGTAAGTGAAAGTGGTGTTAAGGTTAGTGGAATACAATCAGCCATCGATACTGCAACTAATAATGCCAAGGCTTATGCGGATGAAACTGTTAGCAATCAGATAGAAAATCTTGATGCAACTGTAACAGGTACAAGTACTCACGTTAATGTTACTGTTGCTCAACTTAACGGTAAAGTAACTAGTGTAACTGTTACGAATACTGATATCGCTTCAGCAAGTGCTTTGACAACTGAAATTAATGACAGAACTTCAGCTGATACTACTTTGAGTAACCGTCTTGGTTCTGGTGTTACCACAGATTCTACTGCAACTAATCAACTCCAAGCTCTTAGTGGAACTTCAAGTGATGCAAGTGGTGTAACCTCTGTAAATGGTGCTAAGACATATGCAAAGAATTATGCTGACTCTAAGATTGCAAGCCTTAACGCGACCGTGACATCTGTAAGTGGAACTAGCACAACTGAAGCTATAAAAATTGTTCAGACTGACGGAATGATATCAAGTATTACTTTAGGAACCTTTGATTGCGGAGTTTACTAAAATGTGAATTCCAAAATTCTAAGAATAAAAAATATTAGGGAGGTGGGTTAAACCATCTCCCTTTTTCTTGTTTGATATTTATTAATATATAGAATAGAATTTGTTTCAATGCAATACAAGACATATATAGATAAATTTAATACAATTGTCAGCGGCTTGCGCGCTAATAGTGGCTCAAACCCTATAGGAGAGTTGGTGTATGGGAAAAACTTGATTCATTCAAGGTGCCTCATCCATTTTGACCATGAACATATTAAGAAGCTGATGGATGACGGACTTATGCCACAACTTGACAAGATGAGGCATGTGCTTAAGATATATAACGCAAGTTCTGTTGATTATCCACAAGTACACTATTGCGAGACAAGTTCAATTAACAATAGCATCAAGGTAAGGGCAACGTCTTTTGACTTAATATTTTTCTTAATACCCAAACCATGGGACAGAGGAAAAGGGTTTGATTTGTCTGAAGGTTATTATAACTTGTTGAGGAATACACCACAAATCAATGTACGTTCCAACTTGTATTCTGAAGATGGGTGCAATTGGTATCAAAGGATGAACGGTCTTCCATGGGAAACAGAAGGTATATACACACAAGATTTCTTGTCCAAGGAATATGACAAGTTCTCACAAGGAGAGGAATCAATCGTTATTGCAAGGCAACATTTTGATATTGGAAACGAATCAATAGAGGTTGACATTACAGATACAGTCAACAAGTTTATTGACGGAAGTCTTCCCAATAATGGTATAGGAATAGCCTTCTCGCCTCTTTTGGAGGGTTCTGACGACGTTTTTGAGAACTACCTTGGTCTCTTTACTGACAAGACAAATACGTTCTTTGAGCCGCATTTAAACACGTTCTACGACGATTCTATAAGTGATGATAGACCTCATTTTGCACTTGGCAAGAAGAATAGGCTATATCTTTATTCTACAATTGGTGGCAAGTTGACTGATTTGGATAAAATTCCTTCTTGCACTATATCTGATTCAAACGAAGAAGTGTTGTTCGATGATATTGAGGTGAAGAGGCAATTCAAAGGTGTATACTATATAGACATTGCTTTAAGTCCAAAGGATTATGAAGTTGACACAATGTTATTTGATACTTGGTCGGATATTGTTTATGATGGGATGGAACTTCCAAACGTGGAACTTGACTTCACTCTCAAGGCGCCTAATGTATGGTTCAACATTGACAATACAACTCATGACGAGCCTAATTATACTCCAACTATTGGGGGAATAAACGCAAGTGAGAAAATACATAGAAAGGATGAGGTAAGGAAAGTTACAGTAACAGCTGTTCCTCAATATAAGGGTAATGTTGGGGCTTTGGTAGATGAGATGTATTACAGAATATACGTTATGGATGGGGAAAGGGAAATAACCGTTATGGATTTTGACAAGGTGAACAAGTCCAATAACGAGAACTTTTTCTATTTGTATTGTGACTCATTGTTACCTCAGAAATACTACATTGACATAAGGTTCAAATATAACGGTGATGTAAGAACATATAAGGATGTTGTCCATTTTGAAATTGTCAATAATTTGGATAACAGATATGCATAAATAAAAAGTGGGGAGGCTATTGTAAGCTCCCCCACAAAAATTATTAAAATGCGGCAAAAAAAATATCTTAGTCGAAAATGTTGTCAGCTACTTCTCCGTTTGTTGTATTAACGAATAGCAGACCGCTGAATTGATTGCCAAAGATGAAGTAAGAGCTTTCAAGAATCTTCGGACCTAACGGTTTACGCAATGTGGCCTTTGATGACTTGGGCTTTACGCAGTCAGTCTTCCACAATGCTTCAATAGCTTGCCCAAGTGACAATTTTGTCTGAGGCTCGATTACGCAATCCTCGCACCAAAAGCCTTGTTCCTTGCCAAGGAATGTTGATACACTGTCACCTTCAAGTGCATGAGAGAAGAGATAAACGGTATCCTTAAGTTGGAAAATGTTTTTCATCTCAATCACTTTTGGACTCGTGAGAGTGTCAACATCCCCGTTCAACGTCATTTCTGACTCGTAAAATACAGCTTCCTTGCTCAAGGACTGCATTGCATTGAAATCTTCCGTCAATGTTTGTTGAATGTCAATTCCTCCAACCTTAATCTCTCCGCTTGGTTTCTTGCCTCCTCCACAAGAAGAGATAACTGCCATTGAACAGATAGCCAAGCAAATTAAAATTAACTTTTTCATTTCTTTTTTAAATTATGTTTTAGGTAAGAATAATCTGTGAAGTCTACATCCGAAGGTGTTGCCAATAATAACGGTTACAAAGAAGCCAAAAGGCATTACAATCCCATTATGAAAATACATCAATCCTCCGTAGAACATTTCTGCTATTGAGTGCAAGAAACCGCAAATTATGAATATCGGAATTCCATAAAGAAGTGGCAAGAACTTGCCGTTTTTGGCATGAAAAACGACTGTTGACATTATCAAGCCACAGAAGATTGCACGGACAAGCGTTTCAATGCCGTTCAGAGCCAATTTAGAGTCCTCTAAGCGCATCAAATGTTCTTGGGGTATAGATGTTAGGGTTGAGGCAAGATATGCGCTCAGAAGGCTTCCTGTGAGGTTTCCGAGAATGATTATAAGCATCTCCCAATAGAAATCACGCCATTTGGAAATTGGATAACGGCTGAATCCTACAGAACCAGTAAATAGCGGTACTTTCCACAAGACGATTGTCATGAGTCCGAATGCAAATAAGGTTGCTCCTATAAGTCCTCCGACTTTAAGATATGCCATGCATCCTATTGAAAGGAGGATTCCGCTGAACATCGCCTTTTTGAATGTTTCAAAGCTTTCTTTCAAATTCATGAGGCAAATATATGAAAAAAATATTAGAAAAGCAAATTATAAACAGATAAAAAAAAATAACAAGTGAGTTATTTATATATAAAGGAGCCAATGTGAAACGGCTACCTATTTTAAAGGTTGCTTGTCTTGTTGGCTTGGCGAAAATAACGTCGCGTTAGGCTACGGCATGGCGCGCATTTTGACCACATACTGAATGGCAAAAAAGAAAAGGCTTAACAATGCTCTGAACGACATTGAAAAAGAGTTCATTGAGGAAAAGATGAAAAGGAGCGGTAACAGCGCTCATCAGATGATGGAAACTGTAGGTTACACAAGACAATTGAAGACTTTGAACTACAAGATTGACATCAAGTGCAAGAACAAGAAACAGAAGGACTTTCTCCAGCATTTGAAGGATTTGAACTTGAAGCTGAACATTTGTGACGCTCCAGCTGGAGTTGGAAAATCCCTCCTTGCAATAACGGCTGCATTGCATTTGTTGAAGAACGGTGATGTGTCCAAGGTGATAATAATTGTTCCGACGGTAGAGGCTTCGGAGGCTACAAAGATAGGCTTGTTGCCTGGTGACATACAAGAAAAAACCATGCCCTATCAGCTTGCCACTCGTGCCACTATTGAGAAAATACTCAAGCTTAGCGGCAATGTAGGGTATAGGGAAGAGGCTAACTTGCTCATGTCAAGCGGTCTTGTTGAATTCGAGCTTTTGAGTTATGCTCGTGGAAGGACTTTTGATGATGCTTTCATTATTCTTGACGAGGCTGAAAACCTATCTAAGAGGGAGGCTTTGCTCTTGATTGGAAGAATGGGTGACGGAAATACCAAGATTGCAATGCTTGGCGACCATGTGCAGTGTGACAGAAAGGACTTGAGAGACTACAATGACTGCGGTCTTGTTCATGCCAAGGAACACTTGAAAGACATTGAAGAGGTTTCAGTGGATGAATTTGACAATTCAGATATTGTGAGGAACTCGTTCATAACGAAGGTTTTTGACAATTGGTGATAATAAATTACATATTAAACATCTGCACAACACTCAAAATAACGATAATAATCAGCAGCCAATAAATTGCAATAGAAACATGAATACGAAAGTAATAAGATTGACAGAATCAGACCTTCACAGAATTGTGAAAGACTCTATGAATAAAGTTCTCACAGAAGTTGATTGGAGAACATATGCAAACGCAGGAAAGAAGGCTCATGATGAAGTTCTTGACAAGATGAAACGTGGTACAAGTCTTGATGACTTACGCAAAGATTCTGATTTCATGAAGAGAGCAAGACAAACAAGAAGATTTAGAGACCAAGCAGTTGCATCATCAAGGGACAAATTTAAAGAACTAAATGATGATGCAAACGATTTTTATACTACAGTTGGTCAAGATGATACCTATTATGCCAATGTCGAAAACGATTCTTGGGGCAGACCAATGGTTGCAGACAAAGATGGTAAAACAAAAATGCGAGGGTTGTCTCGTTCCAAAATGGTTAATGTTAAACCAGAGAGGTATTTTGGCTATGGTAACAACGAAAAAGTTTCTGATTGGAACAAATTTTCCAAAGAAATAAACGATTTCAATAATGGTAAATCCAAATATATTCAAGGTCAAGGTTGGCAATAATTAAGCACCAACCAATCGTACTCTAATCTCAGTCTTGGCGAACATATGACCGAATCTCAACGATTCGTCCATTTTTTTTTCTTGTGTCGTGATTTATCATTCTATGGTAATGACTCCAAATATTTGTAATTTGCATTGCCAATTGCGTAAATTAATCCGAAGAGTAAAAAAGATTAATTCTTTAGCTCTTCGGATTTTTCATTTAATCGCCATAACCCATTCCAATTTGCCAATGGCTACCTATAGCGGTTTTCACTTTCAACCCTTCTTGGTTTAGGTCGAATTCCCCTTTAACCATGTCAATGACATGTGGATATTCATTTATCCAATCACCGACCATGATTCTGAATTCATCTGTTTTTGGAAAATAAAAAACTCTTCCTCTTGGTGTGTACTTATAGTCGCCTACAAACTCCTTGCTCCCTCCGTGATATTTGTAGTAGTTATATTTCTTCTTCCAAACATATTTGTGAAGCTCTTTGCAGCTTACGGCTTCTCTATTCTCAATTTTGGCTTGCTCATAGGCATTGACCGCCACTACACCGAATAGCCTTTGTGTTGTCGGAGAGTACCAAAAGATTCCTACTTTGGGTTCTTCTTGTGAATCCAAATTGGCATCCATGGCATCCATCATCTGCTGCATTGTTTCATCGTCAGCAACTTGATATGGGGATGATTCTTCTAACGTTTTTTCTTTAATAAAATCATTAATTACGTTTCTTACTATTTCTCTTATTGATTTCATGCGATAGTTTTCTAATTTAAATTGATGTGCAAAGATACAAAAAAGATTGTGTTCAGCAAAATATTTTAAGTTAAAAAAAGTTAATCCGAAGAATTTTTCTGTAGTTCTTCGGATTTTGTTGATATCATGATATTCTTACGTGGTCTGACAAGAGTGATTGGAGGTCATAGTCTTTAAGCTTGTTGATATATCCTCCATGGTCTCCGCATTGTTCCATTCCAAGCCAAGGGTGGACATGTAGCAATACCGCTTGTCTTAGCACTTCAAGAAACTCTATGAGTGTATCTCCCTTGGGAACTTGATGGAGTTTGTCCATGATATTGTCGGCTTCGCTAGACTTTACCAATTCCTTGTTGTCAGTGATTGAGGCTGACACGTCGCTGTCTTGTGTGCTCATGATATTCACCTTCTCACCAACTATATTAACAAGGCTAGAGGCATCATGTTTTGGCGCTATGCCGTTTTTGTTCTTGAGCTGTATGTATGTTGGCGTTTCAGTGTTGAAGACAACAAGTTTGTCACGGATGGCGTCATCGGAGCTAGAGGTGGCGCGTTGTCTTATGCCAGCCCTTATATCCACTTCGCTGTCTGATGTTGATGAATTGTATTTGAGAACTATATCCTCACCTCCTCTTCCAATTACAGCAATGTCGTCATTGGAAGGGAAAGAACCCTCTGTAACAGCGAAATTAGATATTGCCGCTAATGGTGTTGTCTCTGCCGTTTGCAGCATTGATGTTGCGTTCTTCTTTGGAGATTTCTCAAAGTATTGTGGTTGTGGGATTATCGGGCCAATATAAAACCTTTGACTGTCCTTATCTCCCATTTGTGCTGTTATAATAATAACAGCCTCTCCCACTTTCGGTATGCTTTGGAAGACCTTTGGCAAGAGTGGCACAGCCCATGGAATGCTTGCAATGTTTCTTGGGTTGTCTCCATCAATAACGGCTTTAATCCTTGTTCCATCCAAGCAGTCCTTTGAACCCTTGGTCTCGACAAGCTTTACTTCGCCTATTGGTAAAAGAGCGTTTTTAGCCATTGTTTATCCCTCCTCTCTTTTCTTTTTCTTTCTCAGCCTTAATGTAGAGCTTGTCTAGTTCTTGCAAGTCTTCGAGAAGATTTATGATTTGTTGTTTCTTCGCGTCATACTCGTTTGAGTAAGCCATCATCTTGAGGTTTAGCTCGGCATTGGTAAAAAGCGAAAAATCTATGTTCTTGTTCATGTTTGTGTGTAAGTAAAAAAATCTTATTCTATGGTTCCAAAGCTTTTGCCGCAAGAAAGGTTCATGCCGAAGATTGTCACTGGTCCTCCTGCATTTGCACCTTGTCCTTGGATTTGCATACTTCCTGGTTGTGTTCCAACTTGTACTGAGGCGTCTTTTTTCATTGCTCTATATACTTCATTTATGAGCGTATAGACAAAAGCCACGGTTAAGTTTGGAGAACCGTCTGGCATACTTCCAGTGGGTATTCCCATCTTGTTCAAGTCTTTTGTTACGTTGGCGGTTGAATAGATGGGTGATAAGCCTGGACGTTTAATCATTGAGCACACTAACAACAATCTGTTCAACTGTGGAAACGGTGGTCTCACCTTGTTGAACAAGTTTGTAATCGTATTGCATATTTGTTCTATTAACATGATTCGGTAGGTGTTGCATTGTTCTTATTTTCACTCCTTGGCTCAATGTCAGCATAGTCAACTTGGTCGAGCTGTGTGTCTGAGTATCTGTTACCCAACTTGAACCACATTGACGGACAATTCTTAGCTATTTCCCTCATTGCCTCAGCAACTGCTTCAACTTGCTCCTTAAGAAGTATGCTTTCAAGCATCTTCACAATCGGGTCAAGTTGTTTAAGCAAGAGAGCCAATAGTTGTTGCATGAGCATTTCCTTTATCTCATTTATGACTCCCATTATTATGCCGCTCAATTGTTTCAGTATTTCAATAACGGTGACAGCCTTGAAGGTTCCTCCCATGAGTTGCTTGTTGACTTCAAGGAGAAGAAGAACCTTTGGCGTGAGCAAGGATTCCACGACGGCGAAGGTTAGGTTCTCAATCAAGGAGGTGAAGAAACCGTATTCAAAGGGCGAGACGTCCCCTTCTTTTGTTCCAGGACTGATTGTCACGCTTGCCTCTTGGAATGTTTGTGTCAATATTGCCGTCTGTTGTTCTAAGTCTGTTGCCGTATCGTATTGCGAAAGCAGCTCTGATATGGAATCATAATTGCTTGCTGCGGCATTTACGTTTCCTCCGAATGTTTCCCTTCTTGCCCTTTTCTCTTCTGCCGCCCTCAGCATTGTATCGTATTGTTCGTTACTGAAGTTGAAATGGCAATCGGTTACTGCTTCAGTCTCATTGTTCACTAAGTTTTTAATAATTTGCTTGACAGCTTCCCTTTCTTCCGTATCTTGCCCTATATTAAGAGACAAGCTGAAATTAAGGTTTGTTGACAAGAGTGAGTTTATAAGCGAATTCGCGATAACTTTGGCATCAAAAAGCTTCATACTCATGATGAAGTCATAATTGAACTCATATACAGTGAGACCCTTGTAAGTCTCGTGCATGTATTCGTACCAATGTTCTTTGTACGCCTTGGTGTCAACAATGACCTTACCTTTCTTTACCTTGATGACTGTCCCTTCAGTAATGATTGTATTTTTGTAGAGTGACAAGTGACCGTTTTGGGTGTATCCCTTGCCGTCAAACAAGAGTTTTATGTAAGACCATGGGGCTTCATCAGCGGTTGGGGTATGGACTGTTGGTTTTGGAAGGATTGAAAACTTGAACTTGCTGTCTACAAGTCCAGTCATTGGTGATGTTCCGCTTCCCTTGCCTATATATTGTAAGTTACAGAGCGGCTTTCCCTTTTCGTATATGCGGTTATTGTTATATTTTTCTTTTTTCTTCTTGGTGTGAAGAACTTGGGGGTCGTACCAATTAACGCTAGTCCAGTCATCAGAAATTGGTACTATGAGATTCTCTATTATATTTTTATCCTTGTCTCGCTTGGCTTCAATGCACATTGCGATGATATGTGAATTTCCTTTTTGTGTAAACGTTTGACCTGCAAGTATCCTTGAGGGCTTCTCTGCTGTAAACTTGAGCCTTATCGGGAAGAACAATGATGGGCTTAATGGTGTTTCACCTATTACTTCGACACTTGATGCACCAAACCCATCGGTAGAATCCGTGAAGGTTGAGAAATCGTCATCTATAACGGATGGTGAAGGAAACTTGCCCTTGTTTTTTACAAACCACAAGAACGCGTCAAAATCATATGCGCGAGCGAAGGAATATATGTTTCTCGTCTGTGAGTTGTTTGCGTTTTGCTTGTATTTCTTGATGTTTTCATTGTATTCGTACACGTCGAAATACATATTCTGCCCTTCTTTGCTGACTGGGCTCACATCCAATTTCTTGAATATGTCTATTGCTTCCAAATTCACGTCAATACCGTATTCGTTCGGTGTTTGTGTGTCATTTGGGTCTTTGTGCTGTTTTCTCAACTTGTACGGAATCCTTGGGTCTATGGAGCAAGACACCATGTTCTTCACATTGGAAAGGAGAACAGCCTTGACGCCAAGCTCAAAAGGTTCAAGACCGACTGTAAGGAATTTCACCAAGAAATTAATCATCTCTTGGCGTGTCATTCCCAAACTTTTCAAAAGTTCTAGTATGAACGGCATGGCGTCAAGAGAGGCGACGGTGGGCACGTTTAGCAAGTCAACAAGACCGATGACCTTGTCAACCATAACCTTTGCCGTATTAACGTAAGCCGTAGCCTCGTCTTGCATTTTCTTCGTGTTAGCCATTATTCTTTACCTAAGTCAATTATTTTAGTAGTTGTTTCGTTTTCCTTGAACGAGTCATCCACCATCTTCCTTATGTCTTCGAGGTTGAGTGCCATACCCTTTGCAACATTAGAGCCCTCCATACCGTCAGTACTGCTTGCGGCATGGTGGTAAATGTCAGTCATTACCTTTGCTATATCAATTTTCTTGGCAATAGCCTTATCCTTTATCGTCAAGTAATCATTGATAATTTTTCCATACTTTCCCTTTCCTTCAATTGATTCCTCTTGCAACTGTGTAGCATTAGCCATCTTGTTGATTTCATTCTGTACTTGAATGATTTGTTCATCAGCTAGGAAATAAGCTTCTTGGAGTAAGGCTTGTATGTTCTGGACATTATTTACCTCTATCTTGAGTTTGTTCTTTGCCATTTTTCTTGTGCCTTTATCATTATTAATAAATAGTCAACTTCTTATCTTTCAATAAGTTCATGCTTTGCAAGATAATAGTGTTCCTTGAAGCGTTTCATGCCTTCCCTTATCTCCTTGGAAGACAATGTGGTATATTCCTTGAGCAAGAGGAGGATATAGCTCTTGTTGAACTTATTGCTGCCCATTTGTGTGAATATCTCCTCCCAATGTTCAAGGATAAGGATAAGGGCTTTGCCGATTTTATATTCGCTGTCATTGAGGTTGAACTTGCGTCGCTCGTTGACCATATGCTCGATTTTTCCGATGGTTAAACCAGTGAGTGATGAAAGAAAAGCAGACTTTGGCTCATTCTCTGTAGAGTAAGAATAATCTATATTGTCAGTCAAGTCTTCTTGCATCGCCTCTGTGTCAAAAGATGAACTACGGTCTTGCCTCTTGGCGTATTGGTTGATTTTACCCATCAAATAATTCTTGCATATTGTGCCACAGTATGAATAAGCCTTATAATTCTTGTTGGGGTTGAAACATTGTATTTTCATCATCAAGAAAGAGATAGTGTCATCAAATGTTTCTTGGAATTCCTCATCAGGAACATACAGCTTATATCTCCTTATTATCGACTCAATCATCTTTGTAAACGCTGGACGCAATATCGTATTGAATATCTCATTCTTTTCCGTTTCATCCTCACACGTTAAGTATCTCTTTACAGCATCTTCCTCTCTCTCATAGAAATATCCTTTTCTCTCTCTTGTGCGGCGCTTCTTCGGTGTTTGTTCGGTGTTTTCCATTATGCCTTGGTTGTAAAAAAAAAGAGGCTAGCCTATGCCGTTTCTGTAAAACCTAAACTCATAAGCCGCGCCTCTGTTTAATTGTCCGTGTCAGTATTACTCTTCTTCGCCTTCCTCGTCCTTATAAACATAATGGTCGGCACTACGTTCCTCAGTATAGAAATATTCTTTCTTTGCAACATCAAACCACCATTGGCTTTCTTGTTCACTCATCTTTTCACGAGCCGAAGTCACAAGGGAATTTGGACGTCCAAGGTAGTGTGTATAACCAACCTTTGGAACAACATAAACAAGTTTTCCCTTATTTGTGGCACGTAGAAGCCATTCATACCAAAAGGTTATTTGAATGGAAGGCTTAAGACCGCCTAAGGTTAAGAAGTCCTTGGTGGAGAAGATGGAGCCAGTGAGATAGAAATCAAAAAAGTTTTGCAAGCAATCAAGGTCTATGTACCCAAGCTCGTTTGAAAATGCAGATGCCAATGGAGCTTCATTACCGAATCCAAGATATTTTCTGCTCTCATATTCAATGACATCTTCAAGTGGCAAGAATACACTTACCTCTGGCTTGTATTCTATTTCCCTTTCCACTTCCTTGAACCATATATCCGTATATTCATCATCGAACTCCAATATTGAGAACCATCTTGTCTCGACCTTCTTTGCAGCTGCATTAACCAAGTCTTGGAATGTGGTTTTCTCCGTTTCCTTCAGAATCTTGATTTCTGTGTTTGGGAAACTTACATCATTTATCTCTATGTTCGACGGAACTGACAAGTATATCGAGTACTCACTTGGAACCGACCCTATTGCTCTTTCGAGGAGCTTGTAGTTTTCTTCCGTAGGCTCGTGGAATGGAATTATAACTGTTATATCTTTCATGTCTTATGCCTCCTTATTTTTCTCTTCTTTATTTCCGTCAACCATCTCAAGCATTCTCTCCATTTCTGTTTGTCGATTATTCAGCATGCCTTGGAGATACTCAATAAACATCTTCTTGGTATTCTCGTATGTCATTTGTTCGGTAATTGCATTTCCTTCTTCTTGAAGGATGGTTGGAACCTTGTCTGTAACCCATGCCCTTATCACTCTTGCAATCTGCATGTGCAAGGTGTCGTAGTTATCGAACCAAACACAGCAGTTCCTCAAGTTGCCGTCATTGTCAACCATCCAATCTGATAGTGTGGTTGGGGTTTTGCATATCGTAACGCATCCGCTCTTGATGGATTCCAATGCTGAATAGCAGAAACTTGTACTCTCATCAACTATGATGGTGATTGCGCCCTCTCTGAGTGAGTTTGCAAATTCTTCCTTGCTTAAGCCCCTCAGCTCTCTGAACGACACCCACTTGAACATTGGGTGCTTCCAATAGAATGGTTTGATTATCCTCTTAATGTCAGATTGGTCTTTTGCTACAATGTTAACAATCATTTTCTTTGGCTCTTTTGTCTGACCGAACACTTTGGAAATGCAAGGCTTGACGATATGTGTCTTCACATATGGGAACACATTCTTCAATTGTTTCGCTTGCACCTCTGTATTGGTAATAGCCTCCATAATCTTAAAATCTCCCCATTGCGCTGAATAAGGCATTTGTTCAACTACATAGTCATAGTTCTGCAATATGGCGATTCGCTTACATGGAAGCATCTTGGTTTGGTTCATCACTTGACTGTAAATCTCTGGTATGAACAGTACGTCACTTGGACTTGTCGCAGCCTCATCCTTGTTCACGTTGTAGTGAGGAATCTCTGCGTATTCCTTTCCAAGCCATCCCTCAACACCCACAAACTCATCTTCCGTATGGAGCATTGCTACATCGTATCCTTCCTCCCTTGCCATTTTCGCAAGGTTGTATATGTATTCCAAGCTGCCGCTTGGCACTCCCTTTGTATCAATGACAAAGAAGTATATCTTGTTCTTCTTTGTTGCGATTTTATTAATCTCCGTTGCGAGATTCTTCTTGATTATCTTGTTGTTGTCTTTCATTGTGATTCTTTCTTTTAATCGTCAACTTTCTTGAGAAATCCATAACTTAGCAAAGTGTTGAAAGCCACGGATTGTGCAAGTGTTGAGAAATCCAAACTTATTCCTTCCATTCCGCTTTCCTCATCCATTGCATCAAATCCTATTGTGTCCAAGAAATCGAAAAGCATCTTAAATATGTCGTACCTTACAGTGGCGCTGTTAGCGTCGTTGCTTAACTTTGTCTCTTTCAAGTCTCTGCTCTTAAGTGCCAAACTTCCATTGCTGTCAGCTTCCCAATGCTCTAAGATTTCCGTCTCGTTGCTTCGTTGGCTTCCATTATCCATGACAAAGTCATTGATTTTCTGTATGTCTAAAATGAATTTTCCCTCTTCCATCTTGCGTAAGTTTACTTTTCTAATTTATCAAAAAAATCCTTATCTTCTATAATGCTCGTGAGACTGTCATAAGCGAAATCTGCTTTTTCTTCGCACCCATCGTTAAATGGTCTTTTGACCAACACAAGTTTTTTGCCATTTGGTTTGCTTTCAACCATGTCCTTGTTTGCGGTAATAACGGCATCACACTTGTCCCAAACTTCATTCAAGTTTGTCGGAAATATCACTTCCCTAACCCTTGTACCAATTCTGCTTAAGAAGAAATAGGAAGATTGAATCGTCAATGCTTCTTCTCCAAGCGAATAGAAAATGATTTTGATTTCCTTGTCCTCTATGTCAGAGATATCAGCAAGCCAATTTGTGATACTTGTGGAAAGGTTCTTGTCCATTGTCTTGGCACATCCGAATATTTCGTATGGGTAATCTATGTATATGAACTCATTTTTTTCATGCTTTCTTGGAAATTTCAAGTACTTCCCCAACACATCCTCCTTGTCGTCGATTTCTTCAATATCAAGATTTGGGTCAATGTCCTTGGCGTAATACTTCAGCATTTGGCGGTTTATGTTCCTTACAACATGATTAAGCTCGATTCCAATTGTCATCGTGGTTTATGTTTTAATTGTATCTATGTTCTATCTAAAAGAAAGAGAATGTTATTGGTTTTTCAAGGCTTTCTGACGACATTCTTCACATATTACCATACCATTGTCATATGCCATGATATCTCCGTCGTAGACATTCATTTCCTTGCCGCAAACTTGGCAATACCTTTTGCGTTTTACATCTCCCATTTGAGCTGCGGTATCCTTTCGTTCTTTTTTCTCGTATTTTTCAGCCATTGTCTTTGAAAAATACTTCTCTGAAAGATTCAATGGTATAACGCTGTAACTACTCCAAGAATAAGTCACGCTTATTTCGTGTTCACTTTCAATAGCTTCCTTGAAAGTGCATCCATCAGTAAAAGCAAAGTTAGTAAAAGCTTTTTCACCCTCGCATTTGTATGTGGAAAAACATATGCTACGGACAGAAGACGCAATCTCGCTTCTTTCTATTTCATACTTGTTTGAGAGCTTACAAAGCCTTTTAAGCTCATTTATGAACGGCATTGATTTTCCGTCATAAGGGTTCGGCTCCGTATTAAAATAAAGGGTAGTTTCTATTTTGCCGCAACTTTCGTCAACATCCACCGTTATTCTTGTAGCGAATTGTTCTATCTTGAACCTTACAATTCCGTCATATGTGACTTGAAGCACGTACTCTTCAGTACCATAATCATTCACTCTTTGAAGCTCATGAAGAACGGAAGCACAAATCAAGTGGTTGTCTTGGGTTATCTTGAACTTTGTCTTGTTTCTTGGCTTTGATTTATCGTTCTTAATAGCAGTTCCATTTCCCATATATGAATAAGTTTCGGATTCCTCCGCCACCTTGTATGTCCTATACCTAAGCTCTTCTACCTCTTGGGTGACTTCGCCTTTAAGCAAGTGTTTGGCAACCCTCTTATCATTAACCTCTTGTGAGACGCTTATGCCTTCACTTAGTGAATTGTTTTGGGTTGAGGACATCACGCTGTCACCGCCTTTAAGACCGAATGGTAACGCATACGCAATACGCTTTAGCCATTTTCCTACTTTCATGTTTACCAATCTATTTCGTCTTCTAACTTATTTTCAATTACATTGTCAATATCCCCAATGTGTTGTTGAAGCTTCCCCTTGGTGCCAATCAAATCATATGGAATATCTTCATTGGAGGAATATTCTATCACCATTGACTTGTTGCATTTATCCAATAGCACTTGGCAAGCATTGCGCCAAGCAAGAAGTTCATCAATCTTTAAGTCACCTAGTCTCTTTTTTGCCATCTTTATCAATGTCTATCGGGTAATATTTCTTATACTTTTTGTTGATTATTTTTCGGTTTACATCCCATGATTCCTTCAGTTCGCCTATTGAGTTGTGAGCCATTCTAATGTTTGTTGTAACTCCTATCTTACAAGACTTATGTACAAAGTTGTTTAAGCAAAAATCAATGTCATAGAAGTCAAAACCGTTCAATGTAGGGTCGTAGATGTATTTTATCCTTGAAGGCATGAATGCCATGAACAAACCATCTATTACGGCTACTTCTTCCAAGTCATGGTCAAGGAGCGGAGAAAATGTGGTCAGCCATGATTTTCCGTCATGCCGATGCAAGACTTGACCGTAAATCTTGCTGTATCTCCACCAAGCCCCCATGTCATCAAACTGAGCGGAACCTGCCACGCCAATAATCCCATATTCCTTGTTTTCCTCAAAAAGCCTCTTAAGCTCCTTTCCCCAATCCTTCTTGAGAAATTCAATGTCATCATGCACAGTAACCACAATATCTTCCTTCACGTTCCCATTGGTAAGCATTTGATGATATACGGAAGAAAGGCTTGCACCGTTAGGGTTGTGAATAGCATATATGGAAGTATCAATGCCGCAAGTCTGAGCCAAATGGTTTATGAACTCGCTTTTATCGTTTTCCTTTGATGAAAAAATAATCCCTATTTCGTTTTTTCCTGCATTTTGTTTCATCTGCAAAATCATTAGTCATTTACTGATTAAAAGAAATAAAGAAGGCTAGGAAGATTCAACTCTTCCCAGCCTCTTTTTTGCCATAAGTTTTCTTTCCTCGCTTTATATAGTATGAAAAATATGGCTTGTCACCGTTTTCTTTCTCTATGTCATTCAGTGAAACTTGGCATCCGCTTGAACTACTAGACCATGGCACCGAGACCCTTAAGAACATCTTATATGGGTCTATGCTTTTTATTACATTCACTGGTCTTGCTCCTTCCTCGCGAGGTCTTGTAGACCAAGTTAGCCACACCCCATCGCCTTCAGCCATGTTCGTGTCTTCTACTCTTAAATTATGTGTGACAAAATATCTCCAATTTTTCAATGCCTTGCTTAATCTTTTGTCATTAGCTATTATTTCATCATAGTTAGGCAAAACTTCAAGCATAATCTTTGGTAATTGCACCATGCCATAATCATAGGCTATCTTGTTTATGTATTCATCAAAACTAAGCCTTTCATATAGATTATATGACTTTGTCCATTTGGTTGGATTTGTCTTGTAGAACGCCTTGCTGAAATAATGAAGAGCGCGGTGCATGCGGAAATACCATAGGAAAACCTCTCTTGGTGTCATCGTTTAAGAATTTTTTTTTTACGCAATTATTTTCCTGTGGAGCCAAACCCATTTGCTCCCCTTTCTGTCTTGTTAAGCTCATCAACTACAATAGGATTCATCTTAACTTGTTCGATGGCAATCATTTGACCTACCTTGTCACCAACTTGGTATGGCGCGTCATCCAATGGATTTATGACGAGTGTAGTGATGCGTTTGTTGACTTCTTCCTTGTACTCCTCAAATGTTTTAATATTTGGGTTTTGCAGAGCATCTTCGATAATCTTTTGCTTTTCCATTGCAATCCTTGCCTCAAGAGATGTGCGGTTCTTGAAACAGAACAATATCTCACCTCTATACAAAGCTGAATCAATAACCCCTACACTGTTTGTCAAATAAGCATCAGTCTCTCTGTTTGAACTTCTTGGGAATATAAGTACGCCGCTTCCCATGTCTGTTGCAAAAGCCAAGCTTGTGCTGTATACATAACAATCCTTTTCGGCGTCATAAGTGACCTTAGTAGCTGTCATATCCATGCCCATATCGCCATCATGGGCGTATGATGGAATGACGGCGTCCTCTCTCAATATTTTAAAACGTACTTCCAAACTCTTTTTTTCGTCCATTCTTTCTACTTTGATTAAGATTTCTTATTCTTGATTTGCATTCTTGTTAACTCGTTGGCTTGCCTTAATATGACTGACAAAGGACTCGCAAAATATTTGGCTTGTAGGTCATCGTTTGTCCTATCGGTTATTGTCATAGCCTCTACCTCTTGTGGAGTTAATTCGATACCAAGGTCATGACAGAGCAATACGGAATGAAGCCCCATCTTTATTGCTGGAAGTCCCTCTTTGAACTTGTACAGCTCTCCTTTGTGCTCTGCCCTCCATTTGTCATCATTTGGCACTATCGTTATTGCCTTTGACAATTGGTGTAGCAAGCATACCTTAACCAATGTCGCCTTGTCTACCTTTAATCCCTCAGGCAACATCTCATTTATCCTCACTGCAAACGGTGTCAACACTTTTAGCACTATCTCCAACATAGCTCCGTCATATGCGGATGCCGCACCGTCAACTGATACGGTCAAACCGTATGCCGCGTTCATTACCTCATTTTGTATACTCTCGAATTTTTCAACATTCACTCCTATACCTTCAAGCTTTTTAAGGTACAGCTGATAGTTCTTCTCTTTTGTCTCTTGTGTCATTGCGTTAGATGGTTGGTTTTTTTGAAATTCAGATATATTTGTTATTTAACGTAATGCAAATATATGTTAAAAAATCCAAAAAAACAAATATCAAGAGCATGAAATTAGTTTGAGTGAGATATTTATAAAATGTGGAAATCCTTTGATTTCCCAATAGTTTAGATTACATTTATTAACTTAACATTTATTAATAATGGAAATTACAAGACTTACTAACAACGACCTTAAGCAAATGGTTGCTGAGACTGTTGAACACATAATAAAAGAAAGGCAAAAGATGAACGAGGGACGTTTCGGTCGCTTTATGAAGAATACAGCTGGCGCTGCTGCCATTGGTGCTGGTGGTTTGGGTATGCTAGCAGGAAATGCCATACTCCATGACGATGACTACGTTGACCCACAAGCCGAGGAAATGCGCCAAGTTGAGCGTGATGAATTCGGCGCTAACGCATTGAGAGGCAAAAATACGGCTGACTTTGATAAAGTTCGTCGCGACAGTATTGCAAAGCGTCCTCGTGTCACTGAGGCTCAGATTCAGAGAATCGTTCGTGAATGCTTGAATAAATTGGTTTAAACCATGTCGCAAGGGAAAATCATTACAATTAGAGAAAATCAGTTAAGGCGCATCTTTGAAGGTGTGTCTAGGCTCGACGAGTCTTTAAGTGAACGTATTTTCCATTTCACATCGCTTAAGGCAGCATACAATATTTTGCATAATGATGAGATGTTCTGCCAAAGCGCACTTGCAGGTAATGGCGCTGATGATTATTCAAAAACGAAGAAATTTTACATATCTTTTTCTCGTAACAAGTCCCCTTATGAGGGCTTTGGTTCAAATACTTACCAATGTGTGAGATTTGAGTTCGATGGTCGCTTGCTTAACCAAAATTTTGAAGGTAAGCCAATCAATTATTGGGGAGGTGAATATCTCAACAACAAATACAGTTACACTAGAAGAGCTAGTGGTTTGTCGGACTTTTACACTTATGAACCTATCAAGGAACTCCCACAAGGTGCTGAAGCTCAAAAAGTAAAGAAAATTCCACATGCGACTGCCCATTCTCCGCAGTATATCGAATTAAATGGTAATTATGGAGAAAAACTTCACCATAAAAATGATGTTGACAAAGAAACAGAATATTCATATAAACCATTCAATGGCGATATAAGCGATGCCAAAGAGGTTGGTGATTATGAGTTCAAATATCCAAAATCATTTTCCCCAAAATATGTGGCACGTGACGGAAAAACTTACAAGTTGGAACGTGTTGTTCCTTCGGATTTGGCAAAACACGTTGACAATGAGTTTGAAGATAGGCTATTCACATCAAAATCAGTCATTCCAAATATCCACCAATACATAAAAAGGGTTGACATATTGATTGAAGACTTTGATAAGTTGTCAGATGGCGAGAAAAGATATGCATATGCCTTGTCAATGAAGGGAAAGTGCTTCATTTATGGTAATACTGAAGATTACTTAGCACAGAATACAAACACCATTAACAAGCAAATTCATGACATTGAAGGTGCTTACAACAAATATGGACAAGTTTTTGCATCAAAGAGCTCATATTTGATTGATTTGCTTGCCAATTTCTTCAAGGCTATGACAACAACAGTTGCTAATGACAAGGAAAGGTATAGTTTCATCTCAAACACACTTAAAAAATACTCATTTGAAAGCTTGACAAATGCTGTAATCAAGAAAATGAACAATTTATGGAACAATTACAAAGATTGTTTAGATACAGTATCAAGTGAAACAAAGAATATTTCCAAAAGACCGTCGAAAAATGGCCAAATCGCCTTGCAGATGCTAACCGATGTCATGAGCAATAAGGGATATACCAATTGGAGGGATGCAATAAAGAAAATTGAAGCCGAAATTGAAGAGAAGTATGGTCATGGTAGGAGTGCAAAGGGTTATGTTGACTATTACACCCCCAAAACTTTGATAATTTTGTCCTACGATAGGAAGAATTTCAATATAACAGACTCTTCAAGGTCTGATTTTTGGTATATTTTTGAAATGCACTCGTTACAAAGCAGATATTCTTTCATAAATGAATTGATAGAGGACTTGCAGAATGAATATTACAACTCAACGTGGCGTGATGCCATCAGAGACCAAAATGTGGCAAAATTCAAGCGTTATTTACAACATTTGGCTCATAAAAACGTTTCCTTGAACGAAATGATGGGTATTTTTAACAAATTGGGAGTGGATATAAGGAATATATCAACACTTGGATACCCTAAAATTGAGGAAAAAACGATGGATTATTGGGAATTTACGTCAAAATGCGTATTACCGCCATATAAACCCCAAATTAACGCAAAATCCGCGTCTGATTGGGAGATATGCGACAAATATGCAGAGAAAGTATATAAAAAAAGCGAAGCATGATGAGTGCCTCGCTTTTTTTTGTAATTATTGTTTATCAACAAGAGATTTATAGTAATTAACCCTATCTTCGCATACCTTTGCAAGTGAATATTTGTCTTTTACATATTCGTACAAATTGTCTTGAAGCTTCTTTAGCATATCTCTATCCGCAGCAAGCTTGTTAATATACTTTGCCCATAGCTTGTGGTTCTTGGAAGTATCGACAAGCAAGGCATTACCGTTTTCGTTGATTTTTCCACCTTTTTCAATCATTGGGGTAATACCGAAGGAATAAGGACCAAAGTTCTGCCCTATGAACGCCGTGTGTGTAAAACCACATTCGGCAACCTTCAATGGGCTCTTTACCGAGTTGAAGTCATTTTCCTTCAATGGTGCAATCAATACGTCAACATTCGCATAATGTGTGGCATATTTGGTTATGTCCCTTGTCCACATTCTTCTGTAAGCCTCATTTGGGAACATGTCATCATCTACGCCCTTGAGGAATTTCATCAAGAAATCCTTGTGCACTTGACTGACATTGTTATAGTTGTTAGTTACAATCTTCTCATATTCGTACCAAACACTTTCTTGTGGGAGAATAGGACGTCGTGTAACTTCTCCAGTGGCAGCGTTATATATAGTTCTTGTACCATTCGTGTCAAATCCGCATAACACAATCTGAACATTGTCAAGGTCAATTTGTGATGCAAAATTACCCAAAAGTTCTATATCCTTGAGGTGTGAAGAACCGCATATAAGACCTACTCTAAGTTTATCTGACTTTGTCTTAGGAAGAGCGAACTGTGGCTCTGAGGGGTCAATGGCGTTTGGGAATACCATTACGTTCTTGTTGCGTTTCTTCAATATCTCAGCATATATAGGCGTTGTTGTAGTTGCGCAGTCTGCTAATTCCAATGACTTGACAATTGGTTCATGCCATCTTTCTTTTTTTGCCGTCAATGACATTGGGTGGTCTTCCCCTAACTTGTAATGGTCATCAACATCAACAATGACCTTTAATCCCAAGAACTTTGCCAATTCAATAACCTTGCATTCCTTGTCAAGGCACTTGTGTATGTGGATGATGTCAAATTGGCGCAAATACTGCTCCAAGTTTTCTTGTTGTAGGCTGTATGCTATCTCAACGTCAAACTCGTCCTTGTAGTGCTCCGCTATGTAAACATGTGGGTCAACTGAACGGAATTTTCCGCATCCGTATCTGTCGGAAGGGATGACAAGTATCTTTATCTTCTTATCCATTTGAAATTCTTTACTTTCTAAATAAAAGAAAGAAGATGGTTGTAAAAAAATCAACATTCATTCTGATATTTATTAATAACGAGACTTTTTTTTTAACTTAATAGAGAAAATGAGTAACAGAGTAAGAATATATGAGCCATATGGATTCGGAGAGACATACAAGTACGAGAGCATACCAACGAGGATTGATAATGAGCTTGCGGAAAGTCAAACTAACGACTCCAAGCAGTTTGCTAGTGTCTCTTACAACGAGGACGCTAAGGCATTGATATTTAAGAATGTTAACAATGTGGAGCAAGGACGTGTCTACCTCAAGGACATTATCGGTCTTGAAACGCTCATTGAAAGAGCTTATTATGACGAAAATACCAAGGAACTTGTCATTGTGTTCAACGAGGAGAAGTCTGATGTTGTGCGCATTCCCCTTGACAAGATAATAGACGTTACTGAGGCTGGTAATGGTCTTATACAAGACGGAGGCAAGTTCAATGTCCTTATCGATGCCGACAGTGAGTCATATCTGACCGTAAGCCAAAACGGAGTGAAACTTAGTGGGGTTAACGATGCAATAACATTGGCTTTCACAACAGAAAGAAACCGTGCGGTAGCAAAGGAAACCGAACTTGACGAGAAAATTGAGAATGAGAAAAATAGGGCTATACAAGCTGAAACTGACCTAAACAACGGTCTGATGGCTGAAATAAGAAATAGGGAAAGTGCTGACAATGCCCTAAGCAACCGCATAGATACTGAAATATCAAACCGCACTGCCGCTGACATTCAACTTCAGAACAACATTAACACCGAAGCTAACAATAGGTTGGATGGGGATAATGCTATAAGGGCGATTATAGGCAACGGCTTTACAAGCACTCCAACTGAGACAGTCACTCAGAGGTACATTGACCTTGGTCAAAGGATTGACAAGGAGATTGCTGACAGAACCACACAAGACAACGTTCTTCAGACAAACATAAACAATGAAGTTACTGCAAGGAGTGGTGAAATAACGAGAATTGAGAACTTGCTAACCAATGAGTCTAATATACGTGTAACCAACGTGCAATCCTTGAACAACAGAATTGACTCTGAGGAAACTGCGAGAAAAAATGACGATAAAGCGCTCACAAATGCCCTCAATCAAGAGATTTCTGATAGGACTGATGCAGATGCTGTCTTGCAATCAAAAGTCGATTCTGAGGCAAATGAGAGGGCTACAGCGGACTCTCAGCTTCAAGATGCAATTGATGCGCATACCGCAAACACAATCGTTCATGTTACCCAAAGTGACAAGGACAATTGGAATGGCAAGGTGGAAGTGTCTTCGATACCAACCAAGGTAAGCCAACTCATAAATGATGAAGGATACTTGGTTTCAAGTGACCTCACTTCAATATTGAGCAGACTTTCATCACTAGAAGAAAGAGTGAGAGATTTAGAATCAAGAAACTAAATGAGCTATTATGGTTAATAAAAAAGCACATCCAAATTAATGGATGTGCTTTTGCTTTTATTAGAGATTTTTCTTCTGTTCGTTAATGTTTCCAATCTTTTGTAGTTTAGCCTCATAGATGTCTCCGTTCTTGGCTAGGAATTTGAATGTCTTCCCTAATGTAATAGTTGATATGTCACTTGTCTTGGATTCATTCAACATCTTTTTGGACAATGCTCCGATTTGTTTCCTTACAACATCCTCAACTATTGTGCGTATCATCGGATAATCCACTGATTGTGTTAGAACTTGCTGCATCGGTTGTTGCTTAACTTCTTCAACCACTTGTTTTGGTTGTTGTCTTGACGGTAATCCTTCTTCAAGCATTGAAAGTGCATTTGACGAGCTGAACACCCCATCTAAAAGTGCTGAGTCGTCAATTTGGTTTGTCGCGAAAGATTCCAATATTTCTCTTGGAATGTGCTTGGCTGATTCACTAAGTCTTGAAGTGTCGATAGGTTGAGGTTTTTGCGCCCTACGTGGTGTTGGGGCTTCATGCATTTGTTGGTTAATTGCCCCTTCATTCATTTTGCCTTCCTTTAGATATTTGTCAAGACTTCCATCAGCATCCATCTGCATGAGCCTTAAGCTCTTTTCTCTTGCAGCCTTTATGCGCTCTACTGCGCCCATATTTGCTTGTGGCATTATTTGTTTCTTCTTTTATCGTTTAAAATTATTTTCGTCATAGTCCACTTCTTCCTCGTCATAGTCTCGACCTAATACTGGACCTTGGCGCGTGTCATTTGGTTTTGGCGCTTGGTTCTGCATTGCTGTCTGAGCGTCAGCTTCGGCTTGTGCCTTAGCCCAAATATCGTCATTGAAGCGGTCTATATCACTTTCTGTGTCTCTAATGTTTTTGGCGTAGGTCGCATATTTTTGGCTATTAGGCTGAGATGTGAATACATTTTTCTTCCATTGCTGTGCAGCTCCAATTGGTCCTTGTTGGTTTTTCTTTACTGAAACCTTCGGAGCCAACTTTGAAGATGTTCTTTCGTCCCTAACCCTTGATAGCGTATCGTCCATGTCATCAAACTCTGCGTTCATGTACATCGACGACATGCTCCTATCGCCATTTCTGTTATATTCACCATATGAACTGTCTGGTGGCAAGTTAAACCTTTCTTCTTGAGGCACCCAAGACCTAATTCTGTCCAAAAGAAAAAACTTCCATTTTGGCGCTCCCCTTCTACTATTGCCTTGGCTAGCTTGGAAAGCCCTTACGACCGTGTTTCCCTTCTTTGTCGTGCCCACTGCCACTGGCTGTATTAGCCTTATACCTCTAGGGTTTCCCTCGTCACCTTCCCTCTCGTCATCATATTTTATTTTCACGTAGTTATGATTGGCGATTGCGTCCATGACTTCATCTGTGGAAACTCCTTCGTTCAAGAGGTGTTTTATTATGTCGTATAATGTCAATTCCATTTTCACTCCCCTTGGCAATTATAGTCAGCTCCGCCTTTTCTTAGCAAGTCGTGGCGTTTCCTATCCTCTGACCAAAATAATACTGTCCGTCGTTAATGTTGGCTGAGGTATCAACAGAGTTTGCCCCATAGGGATTTTCCTCGTTGTACATGGAGTTGGTTTTTGCCCAATTGCGTCCGCCTACGCCATTTCGTCCGTTGATGTCATAGCAGTTTCCTCCGTTTTCGGTATCGAAGTTGCTGTAGTCAATGGTATTGGTGGGCTTGCTGCAATCTGGTAGCCAGTGACCATGACCGCCATGGTTCGTGCCCTTACCCTTTGACGTTCCGTTGCTTGTGGCGTTCTCGTGTATCGAGCTATATTCATTCTCCTTGTTATAGTCGTTACGGAGAACTTCCTCGTTTCTTTCTGACATGCCCCTCTTCTCAAGGCAAGTCTGGTTTCCATTTGTTGCCATTATCTAATTAAAATAAAACTTTATTCTTCTTATTTTCAAGTCTTAGTTGACCTTGAATTCGGTTTGTATCAAATATTCTCCGTCTATCAAGGCTTTCGTATATCTCATGTCATTGCTCCACTCGTTTCTGTTCAAGTGGGCTCCCCTTGCCGCCATGCCTATCTGTTCCAAGCATGAGGAGTTCTTCCCGTTGGAAGGCATCTGTATCCTCGATGCCACATTAGTGCCAAATAAGCTTTCAAGATATGACGTTCCAATTATCTTTGTGTTTAGGATGTCCAAGTCATCGAAATATTTGTCTTCGCTTGATGTGGGCACTGATATGCTGCCTCCGTGGTTATTTGTCGAAGCCATTTGCGAATAGCATTAGTTGGGATTCTGATACGTATATCTTCTTTCCCTTATTTTCAATCTTTCCACTTGAGGGCTTTACTGTGTTTGTAGTCGGTTTTGGAGGCTCGACCTTGTCAACTGCTTGGACTCTCCTAGATTGTTCTATGCCCTTTTTCATTATATTATGGGCTAATTCCCCTCCGTACAGCTGGTATTGTATAGAGTTTGGAGCGAACTTGTCTTGTCGTTCAAGCCTTTTCTTGGCGTCTTCCACGCTAACGCTACTATTTGTACCCTTTCCGTTTGAGTTTGACGTCGCACCTTTCTTGTTGTACACAGTGTCGCTTGCAAGACTCTTGAGCACTTTTCCTCCGTCAACCTTGTCAAGATATGGCTCATACACACCCTTCATGGCTTTGAACATCTCTTTCGCCTTTTGTGGGATAGGTATCTGCTTTTTTGTTACCTTTTCTGTATCTTCGATAAAAAGTGCCATTTTCTTTGTCTTAGGGTTTAGATTGTATTACTTGTGTTTCTGCGTCCTACGGCTCCCCACTGCTGAGGAGATTGCATTTGTGCAAACGAGTCAGTGTCATGTGGCTTGGAGTCTTCCATGTCACCATCCTCGTTGGATATGAGTGACCCAAGTCCGACCTCACTTGATTTGGCGTGCGTATTATCTTCTCCGTCAAGGAATTCACTATCGCCGTTGCCCTCTATCAAACGTTTGAGTTGACTCTCTGTCAAAATAATTCTTTTCATATTATAATCTTCTAAACAATAAATATTTATCTAATGGATATTTTTAATAATTATTATCTCAAATCAGAAATGGCAAACCTAAACCACTATAACAAGAATGTAGCGAAACTCATTCTTAACGATGACGAGTATTGGGACTTTCATGTCCTTAGAGGGGGGCTTTGCGTTAACACGCGAAGCTCTTCCAAGGTTCATGACGGTTCTTTGATTGCTGATATAGAGTTTGCTGAAGGGTGCGGAGATTGGGTGGAAAGCTTGCCGAAATATACATGGGGTGATGCCGTAGTGCTGCAACAAACGCTCTTCAATATTTCTTATGTGGGAGTTGACAACGGTCTCTTCTTGTTCAAGAAAGATAGGATAAACAATAAGGAGTTCACTGAGATTTTCCGCAACAACAAGTTAACCATCAACGCCGATGACACAAGATTAAGGCTTCATGCTGTCAGCGGAAACACCCAACAATATGAATACCCAATGTCTTGTGAAAATGGCACGGCAAAGCTTAATGGCGGTTTCTATCAAGGATTCTTCAAGACAGAATGCGACAAGTACCAAGTTCTACCTTCTGTATTCAAGGGAGGAGAAACCTACAATTTCGAGTTCACGTTGAAGCCTTGTGACTTGGAAAAGGAATCAGATAAGACTTTGAACGACAAATATCCTTCAAACAAGGGCATATTCTTCTATTTGGGTACTAGGGCAGAAAACAAATGGATATACCGTTATGATAAAAATGACATGGACGGTCTTGAGGCTTGCAACCAGATAGGAATGGATGATTTCGTCGAAGGTGGGGAAATCAACAAGGACACTTACATCATTGGTGACTTGTTGGGAGATGTGATAGATTTCGACGGTTACGACCCATTTGATTTGGACAATGACGAATATTTCGGCGATAAATATTATGATGAATCCCTATACGATGAAGACCCTTGCGATTGGGACGACATGTCGGATTACTTGGTCATTGACACCAAAAAACAACCAAAACTGATTGATGAGTCACAACTTCATACAACCTTGGGATGGTGCTGCTCAGAAACACCGCAAAACACAAATAAATCTGTTCTGACGCCTTTTTTTAAGGGTTGTGGATGTGGTGTCCGCCGACATGTAAATAATGCGTCAGAAGGGCAGGAAATAGTCAAAAATCAAGTTTATTACGTCTTTGGAGATGATGACGGATATTTGGATGGGCTTGATGAGCTTGAGGATTATTCCGTCAGTGTTGACTATATTGAGGAGGAACTTGACATATCCGATTTTGATTACGAGACTGACAACGGATTCTCGTTTTCAGAAGCAAATATGTACTATTTCATGACTGACAACAAGTTCTTGATGTTTGACAGGACAAAAGATGGGCATAATGTCTCAAGTTGGGTTGATGGGACTGAGATGATGTATTACGGACGAAGAACCCAATTCAAGGACAACTTGTTTATCCTCATGCATCGAGGCAAGGGAGGATATGACGTGACCAACATTGATTCGGTGATACACGAGAACGACAACTACTACAATCCGTATGAAGACATATATGACAACGCGTTGGCATTTAGGATAACTGACAACGGTGCCATAGGCTATAGGCTCCTAACAAAGGATTGTGAGAAGGAAGGTAGGGACAAGACCTTGATGGTCGAGGGTTATTCCAAGGATGGCGTGATTCCAAAGTGCGAGTGGTCAACAATCAACGTTAGGGCTGATTTTACTGACACAAAGATGAGATTTTGGTTCTACGTTAACGGCAAACTCGTCTTCTTGACCAAGTTCTTGCCGAAAATCAATCTTAGGGAACTTGATGACTTGTATGAGAAACAAGAGGGCGTACCTTACTCTATTTCAATTGGCGGAGGCTCGCAAGGACTTGCTGAAACGATAGGATATAACTATATGCTGAATCCGACAAGGGTTTACCCCATAGAAAAATATTTTGGAGGAAGCTTCATAGGCTACATTTCATCGTTCAAACTATACGCTTCATTCCTTGAACCTTATGAGATTGAGGATAACGCAAGTGCAACATCGGTTGTCGAAGAAGCAGAAAGGAAGCAATAATAGAAACAAGGCAAGGATTAGGCTTGCCAAGGCATACAAGAAGATAAATGATAGGAAGCAATACTATCTTCACGCAGTAAGTAATTCACTCATTGACGAAAACCAAGTTATATGTATGGAGGACTTGAACGTGAAAGGAATGGTCAAGAATCATAAACTTGCTGAAAGTATTTGTGAAATGAACTTTGGGGAGAGTTCAGACGAATGCTTGAATACAAGGCAAATTGGTACAACCGAAAGATGGTATTTGTTGATAGGTTTTATCCATCAAGTAAGACGTGTCATAATTGTGGATACATCAATAAAAACCTCACATTAAAGGATAGACAATGGATATGCCCTCAATGTGGTGAGGTGATTGAAAGGGACTACAATGCAGCATTAAACATACTTGATGAAGGTTTAAGAATAATAGGTAGCAGTACTACCGAATTTACGCTTGTGGACTACCCAACTGTGGATGACAGACTCAGCAATGAGGTACTAAAAAGCGGTGGTAGGTTGAAGCAAGAAGTTAATAATGAACAAAACTCAATTTTGTTCAAGTTTTAACATACTGTGAGAAAAAAAGAATTTTAGGTTCAAGGAGATATTTATATATAAAGTTTTAAAATTTTTTTATTAAAGCATGAAGGGCTTATATTTTTATAAATTAAACTCACCTTACTCTGAAGATGTGACAAAGAACTGCAAGCTGACAATCAACGAGATTGACAGCAACTTCTTATCCTTGAAGGATGAGGATATCGCGAGTGCGGAGTTCGACAAGGAAACCAAGTCACTGGTGCTTACTAGAAACAATGGCGAGCAGCTCATTGTCAACCTTAGTGACGTGACTTACGATTTGAATGTCGAGACTTCATGCTCAGCTGACGAAGGCGCCTCCATAACCATAACATACAATGGTGTTGACGGAGAGAAGACCGTCACGTTCGACCATATCGTAACGGTTGACAACTTGAGGTCTGTAATCGGCAGTGACTTGCTCACGAGGGTGATTACGGACGGTACATTGAAGGGTGACGGTACAGTTTCGTCACCATTGGGGTTGAGTGGCACGGAGAAGAGCGGAATGATTGCCCCAGTTAAGGGAAGATTGGACTTGACAAAGGGTGGAAGGCTGCCTGAGGTGGCTAAGCTCGGAACAAGGTACATCACGATTGAATATGTAAACGACTACGGATACCTCTACAACGGAGAAGCTCTGTCTAAGATTTCAGAGTCACTTGATAAGGAAGGAAAGGGGTGGCGTATACCTACAAAGGCTGACTTTGACGCCTTGCTGAATTCAATTGAGCCTTGTAATTACCAAAACCACAATTCGGCTAAATGTCATATTGATTTGGGCTTCTTGGCTGGCAAGTACCTTAAGAGCGAATGCGGATGGTTGGGCGAGCCTGATTGTGAATGCACTTCCACTGCACCTATGACTGGCTGTTCCGTTCAAGACCAAGTTTCTGAGGACACAGATTACGTAGAGGGAGAGCAGAACATTGAGATAACGGACGAGCCAAACTTAAGTCCAGAGTCTTATCAAGGTGTTGACAAGTACGGAATGGGTATCCTTCCTAGTGGTAACGCATTGCTCGATGCCTTTAACCGTCCACAAGCAAATTATTTTAAGGAGAAGACATTCTTCTGGACATCAACCCATGTTCACGGCGATGATGACCAAGATGTTTACGTAAAGGTGTTTGATTGGAACAAGACTACCGTTTCGCAAGCAGCAGAATGTCCGTCGCCTTATTATAGCGTTCGCCTTGTCAAGGACTACAACGGTTCCAACTATTTCGACTCCGAGTATATTGACGGCGTTTTGTACAAGACTCTTCTCTTCCCTAACTCAAGGCAAGTATGGCTTGCTACCAACTATGCCAAGAACGAGGGTTTTGAGACGAGTGGCATCCCAATGATGACCGAAGTTAACAATGGCGAAGTGCTTGAAAAGCGCAAGGCTTTGTTCGTTAACGAATGGAACGGAGAGTATTGGGAGAAGCGCGCCTTAAATGAGGGCGAGACGGTTGTCGTGGAGAATCCTTGTTTTGATAGCGAAGGCGACCAAGTACGCACTGTTTGTTGGCTTGACAACGAAGGCGTTAAGCATTGCGTTGACGTTACAATTCCAAAGGAGACCCAGAGCAATGTGGAATATCGTGTATACACTACGGACGGTTGCAACAAGGAACTTGTCAATACTGACGACATTGTCGTTGAGAGAATTGTCAATATCTTGACCCCAATGATTGAGGACGAGAGAAACGAGAGAATCAAGGGCGATACGCAACTATGGGATGCAATATCCCAAGAGGCTGCTGCAAGAGAGGAAGTAGATAACCAGCAATGGGAAGCAATCAACGCCGAGGCTGAGGCTAGGAAGGCTGTTAACAACCAGCTTTGGGAAGCAATCGGAAAGGAAGCTGCTGCAAGGGAAGAGGTCGATAACCAGCAATGGGAAGCAATCAACCAAGAAGCTGAAGCAAGAAAGCATGTCGATAACGAATTGTGGGAGGCAATCGGAAAGGAATCTGCCGCAAGGGAAGAGGTCGATAACCAGCAATGGGAAGCAATCAACCAAGAGATTGGTAGGGCTACCGCTGCCGAGGAAGCTCTTGACGCCAAGATTGACGCAGAGATAGAACGTGCTAAGGAGGCTGAGAGAATTCTTGAAGAGGCAATCCTTGAAGAGGCTGCAAAACGTGAGGAAGAAGATTCAAAACTCAATGACAAGATTGATGCCGAAATTGAGCGTGCTAAGGAGGCTGAGAAGGCTCTGCATGACGCCGACCAAGACACTTCCAAGGACTACGTATTGAGTGTAAGGGCTAACGGTGAGTACAACCTTGTAATAGATTCCAACGACGGAGATGAAGCCAAGGCTATCCGAATCAAAATTGACGGCAACTACGGCGAAATCTAATAATAAGAACCATCTAACAGATTATAGATACAATGCAGAATAGATTACAGTTTAGACATCACAGCGAAATCTTCTCGATGAAAGAGGACGCTTTGGGATATATACAATCTAGCATCAATGACCCTGAGGGAAAGTTTTCATTGTTTGCCGAACCTACAGTGATATGCTACGGCAACGAGGAAGACCCTCACCTCATTTTGGCTATCGGTGCTGTCACAAACAATACAGGACAATTCGCCGAAAACCGTTACACAATAATCGACATTGACGCGACGGAAAGTGAAATCGCCAAGGTTGCCGATGACTTGGAGAAGGCTGTCAAGAGTCTGACAATTCTTCCGCAAATTACTGACTCCATTGAGTTGGAGGCTGATAAGACAGAGAACGGAACAATACTTAAGGGTAATGTTAAGCTCTCGCCAAGTCAAGTAATCAATGACCTTCGCAGACCTAATATATTGGCATCAACACCAGAAGGACTGTTCTCTTATGTCGGTCTTCGCTATGATGAGGACGAGGGCGTGCTTACGTTCATGGTTAACGACAAGGAGGCGTCATTCAAGATTGCCGATGAGTATGTCGTTAACGGAGAGTATAAGCATGAGGACGAGTCCATACACCTCTACAAGAAGTCTGGTGAGGAAATCGTCATCTCTTGCACCGACCTCTTAGATGAGTGGGTCGTTGAGGGCGAGAACACAAAATCCCCTATCGTCTTGAAAAAGGAAGCTGTCGTTTATGGCACAACTGCCGAGACAAGCTCAACGCACGCTCTCCCATGGCAAGATGTGCTTAGCGCTGACGTTAGGCTTTCAAACAGCCAGTTCAACATACTTAAAAAGACTGAAGACGAGAGGTCTCTTGAGGTTGAGGGTGTAGCTAGCAATATAGCTTATTTCTCAAACGGAAAGCAAATAACTGTTAAGGAAGCCCTTGACGAGCTTTCGACAAACAAGCTTTCAAGTGACAGTAACAACTTGCTTTACAAGAAGCTTGATGGTTTCTTCGCTAGCGCAAAACTCAAATATGTAGGCAACGAGAATGCTTTGTACTTCACAACGTCTAACATTGACGGCAAGGAGCATGAGGAGAAAATACAGCTCAACCGAGTTGAACTCTTCAAGGACGTAAACTACGACCCTACAACGGAGAGTTTGAAAATCACATACATTGACAACCTTGGAAGTGTCCAGATTTGCAGTGTTCCAATCGGTAGCATGCTGCGTGATTGGGAATGGCAAGTTCAGAGCGAGGGTCACACAATAGCCCTTAACAAGGAGCGCAACATAAGCGGTGACGACATTTTGACTGCTGATGCCAAGATTAGCACTATACAAGACAACATACTCCAAGATGTTGACCACATGCTCTATGTAAAGGGCACTGCCAATAACATCAAGTATAACGCTACTTTGACTGTCGAGGGTGTGATAGACACAATTAAGGAGTCTTTGGCTGAGTCAAAGGAAACCGAAAAGGTGTTGGATACCAAGATTGACACCGTTGAGGCTGCCTTGAGAAACGACTTGCGCAATGTGGAGTCAACTCTTAATACAAAGATTGACAATGTCGAAACTTCGCTTAATACTAAGATTGACGGCGTCAAGAGCGAGTTGGATAACAAGATTGACAATGTTAACTCAAACTTGACAGAGCGAGCTGACAATGCTGATGCAAAAATCAAGAACCTTGAGGATACAAAACTCAACTCAATTGAAAACAAGAAAGCAGCTGACGGAACTGTTGACAACTCGATTGAAATAAGCACAAAGGCAGATAAGTTAGCACCGCAGATTAGTGTAAGGCTGTCTCAGAATGAGTCAAATATAATACGCACGACAAGTGACGGCGTTGAGGCTGAAGTTGGCTTGGGTTACAATCCAGCAACAAATGTCTTGACTTTCACTACGTCAAGTGTAAATGGCAACAAGAGTATTGAATATCAGTTAAACACTACTTCATTTGTCGATGACATCAAATATGACAATGTTACTGAGGAAATTGTCATAAAGTATCACTCTGCTGGCGGTGAGGCACAAGAGGTAAGGGTTCCTGTCCGTGATATAATCAACGAGATTGACTTTACCAACACCTCTACCGTTAAGTTCACAAGGGAGGTAAGTCCAAGCCGTGGCTCAGATATTGTTTCAGCTAATGTCGTAATATCTCCATCACTCGATAACGCATTGTCGAACATTAACGGTCTTTTTGTAAGCAAGTCTTACTTTGACGACAAAATCACCGCTAACGCAAATGAAATAGCAAACACCAAGTCTGACTTAGCTGCTGAAACGACAAGAGCTAAAGCTGCTGAAACGGCAAATTCATCTGCAATATCTGCCGAAACAGTTCGTGCAGAGGCTAAGGAGAATGAAATTGCCTCAAACCTTGCAAACGAGATTGTTAGGGCACAAGACAAAGAGAATGCTCTAAAAGCAGAAACTGTCCGTATCGAGACAAGAATTGCGACAGAAGAAACTAGAGCTATCAGTGAAGAGACTGCTATAAACACCAAGATAGCTAACATTGATGATGATATCGCCTTGTTGAACACAAAGTCTGCTGAACTTGGTAGTAAGATTGACAATGAAGTTGCGCGTGCAAAGGATGCTGAAAACACGCTGCAAGCTAACATCGCTACAGTAGCTTCAGATTTGGCTACTGAAACTGCAAGAGCTATTAGCGAGGAGACCGCAATCAACGCTAAAATTGCAAGTATTGACGGAAACATAGCTTCATTGAACAGTACAGCCAATGACCTTGGCAATAAGATTGACAATGAGGTGACACGTGCAAAGGCTGCTGAAAATACATTGCAAGCTAATGTAACTGCTGTTGCTTCAGATTTGTCTACTGAAACAGCAAGAGCTCAAGCAGCAGAAGCTACCTTGACAACATCCGTAGACGGAATTCAATCAAGAACAACCGCACTTGAGGATGGACTCAATTCAGCCAAGAACGACCTCTCAAATGAGATACTCCGTTCACAAAACAAGGATACCGAGATTTCAGAAAAGCTTGATTCTGCAATAGAAAAGCTTAACAACGAGGTTTCTAGGGCTACTGCCAAGGATGAGTCTCTTACAAACGGCTTGAATGCAGAGATTGCTCGCGCAATTGCAAAAGAGGGTGAACTTGAGGCTTCTTTCAATAGCACTTTTGGTTCGTTTACAAACACGATAAACAATGAGGTTTCAAGGGCACAGGCTGCTGAAAACGCCATATCATTGAACCTTGAAGCTGAAAAGAATAGAGCTGCAACAGCAGAACAAGAAATCAAGGATTCTCTTGCAAATGAAGTCACGAAATTGGAAAATGCTGATTCAAGGCTTGAATCAAGCTTGGACGACGCTAAGAGTCAAATGGCAGAGCTTAGGGCAAGCACTGACATTTCATATGAGGACACCACAACCGTGACACTTGCAAAGGATTCCAATAACGTTGTTAGAGCTAATGCAAAGGTTGCCAATGCTAATGAGAACATCATTTCTTTGGACAGTACTCTTACTGGTTTATATGCTCGCGTAGACCTTGCTTATAACGCAGCCACTAACGTGCTTACGTTGACAACAACAAATGACACTACGGAAATAAAGCTTAACTCAGCAAGTGTTCTTCAGAGCGCACAGCTTGACAATGAGCATAACGAATTGGTGCTTACCTTCCAACTTACAGACGGTTCAATAAGCACAACTAGGATTCCTCTTGGAACGTTGTTCAATACTTGGAAAGCTGAAAACCAAGCCGCTAATAGTGCAATAGAACTTACTAAGATTGATGCAAATCCAAACACTGGTGTTCAGTATGACGTTCTCAAGGCACGCGTCCTTGTAAGCGCAAGCGACAAAAATATGCTTAAGATTGACGGTAACGCATTGTTTGTTGATAACACACAAGTTACGGCTGCAACTGAAGATTTGTCAACTCTTAAGAGCGAGGTTAAGAAAATTGAAACAGCATTCATTGGGCTTCCTCTTGACGATGGCGGCGGTAATTATGCATACTCCACAGATAAGCCATTCATTTCTTCAGGAAACTCTTGGACAAACGCCATTGAGATTCTTGCCGATAACCTTGAAGATGCGACAAACTTGTTGAAGAGTCGTCACTATGTGAGACTTATTACCGATGGTGAAACAATCAAGCACACTGATTCACAGTTCGTCACAGATAATCCCACAATGGTTAATGCACTGACTGATGACACAACAGCTGAAAATAACGGATATGGTAATGTGAGCTTCATGCTTGACACAACTGTTGAAGGAAATGTATGGCTAAGCGCTGATGTTAAGATAATCGAATGCGGATTATACGAGGGTGAATATCGTGATTAATTGAGCCTTATTAACATATAAAAAAAAATTAAAGTGACTCATACCTTTTTATGGTACTGAGCCACTTTTTTTTATTCATCATTCTTCTCCAAATAGGTGCGAGATATGTCATCAAAGACATAACCACCTGTACTTGGAAGTTTGTCTGGAAGCTTTTTGAAATACAACCTTGCATCATTACCCAATGTCATTATTTCAGATATTGAACTAGGTAAAGCGCCTTCTTCTTCCAAAGCATCTACGTCTTCATCTGTCAACGCCTCAAGAGCCTTCAAGTATTTCTCATTTTCTATTTGGTATATTTCATTATTGTTTGTTTCCTCTTCCTCTTTGTACTTTTCAACAAGATTATCCCAATCAATCTCGCATTCCTTGACAAAAGGAGGTGTCTCACCAACAGTCAGCCAATAAGTGATTTCCTTTCTCTCTGGTGTCATCAAAGCTTCCAATGTATCTTGGTCTGTAACCTTGTTAGGGAAACCACTTACAAGCTTCGCCTCTTCTTGGGTGAAATACTTTCTTTCCTCTGGTGTCTTAACCAATATCTTGTCCCTTATCTCCGTAGAGAAACAAACCAACAGCGGCGTCACCTTCTTGTTGAACATCTCAATATACTTCTCCACATTGTACTCCAATCCTTCAACCTCACTGCACATGTAGTTCTTTTCGCTCTCAATAATCTCACTTGGGACAATCTTGCAGTTCAAGATAATCTCATCCTCATTATGAAAACTATCACCATACTTATCCTTTCCAACAATGTCCCTATTAGGTTTCTCCCCTTTGCTTCCATTTTCCTTCCAAGCTTTCAATGCAGACTTGTACTCCTTCTCAATAGCCTTGGTTACATCAGCTTTTTCTCCGTCAACAGTAGCATAATAATGAGTCACACGCTTTACGTCACTCTGACTCTTTTTTGTTCCTACATTGATATAATATACTGTGTCACTGACATTTACATTTAAACCGTCCCTAATGGCTAACTCATACCAAGCTTGACGAGACTTTTTCGTTCCTCCCTTAGTTAAAGTTTGGCAGTCCTTCTTGTAATCCTCCAAGCTCTTCTTTATGTTACCCTTGGAAGCTATGTCACGTATACTTATCTCGTAATTGTAAATCAAGGATATGTAATCATAATAAGCATTGAGAAAGTCAGCACCTTGACCATGAAGAAGCATGTCAATGCCACGGTCAAGAAAAGACTCAAGATAACTAGACATGGCGCGAGACTTTATTGAGTTTCCAACCTTCTTCGTACTTCCGTCAGGCATTAAATCCGCATAATTTTTTCTAGCAAATTGGATACAAGCATCACAGAACTCATCAACTCCAAGTCCCATCTTCAAGTCTCCGTTATTATACGCCTCGTTGAAGTATATATCCTCGAATTCCGCAACATCAGCCTCCACGCCTTCATAAGCCTTTCCTTCCACACTGTTCCTTCCCTTGCCATTGCTTATGTAGGGATGCTCCTTTGTATAACGGAAGGAGGGCGGCATTGAGAAATTAAACCCGTCTGTGTTCGATGCTATGTTTAAACCTAATGGATTTACAACAGTACCATCCAACGATATGTCATAGACATAATCATCCGTTTTATTACATATTTTCCTTGATTCTGCCATATTGTGTTTTAATTATTCCTTTTAAATCGTTAATATTATTTATCACTTCGTATGGGAAAACAATTTGTAAATCACTATAATAAATTAAATGAATCCCATTGTTTTTGCATATCTTTTGCTTTAACTCGTCACGTTGGATTTGTTTTGCATAAGCATTATCTCCGCCATATCTTTCTATTGGTTTAAAATGTTGAATACCTTGGCATTCAATACCAATTTTAACCGAGGGTATATAAAAATCAATTGATAAGCGACCCATAAAAGAAAAACGTTTTTGTTCTTCAAAGACAATATCAAGGCTTGTTAGCATTTTCCTTACTTCTATTTCTAATTTAAATTCATGGCATTTAGGGCAGCCTTGACCTCGCAAATGATTACTTGGCATTTGAAGAAAATCACCATGTTTTGGGCATGTAATTTTAACAAGCTCATGTGTTGATTTATAATAACTTTTAGAGTAATCATATTTCAAGCCATGAATTTCTTGTGCTTTCTTAATAAACTCTTTGGTATTCAATTGTTTGTTCTTGGCGCATATTGGGCATCCTCTTCCATGAAACAAATGCGTTGGTGTAATTTTGAAATCGCCATGCTTTTTGCATGTAACAATTATTTTAGAATTAGAAGTGAGATATTCTGATTTACTAAAATCATATCTATCACCAAAATTATCTATTGCTCTTTTTAAAAAATCTTCTTGCGATATTTTCTTAGTTGATGTATTAATAGAAGGTAAACGTTTAGTAGTGTGATTAATACCTTCTAAATAACATTGTCTGCAATTAGCCCCATTTAAATGATTATTTGGTTTTACTTGAAAATCCCCATGTACAGGACAAGTTACCGTAATCTTAGTAGAATTATTAACGTAGCGAGTTTTTTCATAAGTAAAATAATTATCATGAACAAATTTCGCCTTTTGAATGAATTCGTCAGTAGTCATTTTTTTAGTTCCACCACACTTAGGACAACCATAGCCTTGTAGTAAATCATTTGGTCGTATTTCAAAATAACCATGTGTTTTACAACCAATTTTTACCTTTGCTTTGTTATGTTTATATACTACTTTATCTAAGAGATACTTGTTACCATATAATTTAATTACTCGTTGAAGAAATTCATTTTGCGTTAATCTTTTCATTTTTATTTTCTTCTTATGAGTTTTATTTCTCCGCAATCATATGAATAATAAGTTGCGTTTTGTCTTGTGAATGTTTCAAATCTCTTTGGTTCGGTAGTTGAGTCAATAATAAAGCCATTATTAAGTAACTCATTGTCAATTCCAATTGAAAAGGGGAATTCGCAGCTATCAATGTCATGTTCTTGAAGAAACCGTGTTAAAAGATTAGTAACCCCTCTTCCTTGTTTTAATCCATACGATAGAAGTTTAGTTTCAGTATATCCAACTACGCCTATAACTTCATCATTTAGCATGTAAGAAACATAGTTTTCAGCGTCTTTGAAATGAGCCACAGAATTTGCTTCTAAGAAGCTTTTTCCCTCGTGGTGAGATAGTTGTCCACTCTTGCAGTCAAATGCGCTCAGAGGCTCAGTAAATGCCCTTAAAACGCATTTTATAAACCACTTCCATAGTTCTTTTTCCTTTATCCATTCATTTTCAAAAATATGAACCAATCTCACTCCGTTTTCAATACATTTTATTGATTTACCTTGGTGATAATCCTTGGGTTTGTTTCGTTCGTCATGCCAAAAGATTCCGTTGAATTCAAAAGCTATCTTTTCGGTTGGTAAATATATGTCTATTTCCATCCCTCCAAGCAGTTTTCTGTCATTTGTCTCAACTTTAACACCAAGAGAGTTGATGTAATCAGCAATTTCTTTCTCCATAAGCGAAGAGTTGCAGTTATGGTATGGACAACCATGACCATTAAGGAAGGAATTTGCTTCAATTTCAAAACTTCTGCCACATTCGTTACATTTTATTCTCACTTTTTCGCTTGAACGTACATATTTTGTCTCTGAAAAGTCATATTTCCCTTTCCCTTGGACTTTTTCTGACTTATTGATGAAATCTTCAAGTGTCTTTGTTCTCTTTTCCTTGACTTTTAATGCGCCACAATGCGGACAAGCGTGTTTCAATGGGGCGAATATTGCACAATTTGGACTTCTTTCAAAGGAATTTCCGCAAACATTGCATTTCATTGTCATTGGACTCATTGTATCCCTAAAAGTTTCTTTTTCAAGCGTTATTTGTCCCTTGAATCTCTCCAAAATTCGCCTTTCAACTTCATCAAATGGCAATTTATGCTTGGAAATCGCCTCTTCCATTGAACAGAGCTTGCATTTCCATTTTCCCTTAAGAACTGACTTCACTCTAGCAACATATTTGCCGTGTTTTTTGCAAATGAGAGCCACTTTTCCTCCTTTTATGGGGATTTCTCTGTCAAAAGGCTCAATATTTGGACATTTTGACCTTTCCACCAAATCTTTATAGGAAATTGCATTAATATTCGAGCATTTATGGCAACAATAGCCAAAAGTCAGCAAATAATTTGGAGTTCTCTTAACTGTAGCGCCGCATTTTGGGCATTGAACAGTTATATATGACTTATTGCTGACATATTCAGAGGAAATATATGGAAAAATGTCATTAAATCCAAATTTATCTTTAAACTTGGTTAAAAAAAGTGAAAAGTTTCCTTGTTTTTGCTCTGTTAAGCGTTCTTTGGCGCATTGAGGGCAACCTTGACCTTCCAAGTGTTTCTTTGGCGTTTGCGTAAAATCCCCATGCTTTGGGCATGTCATGGTAATTGGCTTCTTCGTTCCATTAAAATCTTGATGATAGATATATTTTTCATTGTGAATTTCTCGTGCTTTGGACTCAAATTCCTCAACTGTCAGCCTTTTCATGTTGTAAGATTTTCTTCAAAAGCTCATCCAAGCTCCTTATTACATCATAAGGAAAATCATAATCAATATTGCTGTAAAACAAAATATCTATACCGTTTTCCTTACACAGTGTAAGTTTTCTCTCGTCTCTTTCCTTTTGTACCAAATAACCTTGGAGACCTCCATAATGGTCTATAGGCTCAAAGTGTTGCCTTCCTTGGCATTCAATAGATAAATTTTGGTTTGGTAAGTAAAAATCCAAGCTTTGCTTACCTAAGAAATCAAAACGCTTTTGATACTCATAGGGTATCCTATTCTCCTCAAGCAATCCCCTTACGCTTCCCTCCAATCTGTTAATCTGACACGTAGGACAGCCTTGACCATGGATAAAATTGCTAGCAAGCATCCAAAAATCCCCATGCTTCTTGCATGTGATGCATATTTTTCCATTATTATTTGGATGTGTTACATCTGTTTTCTCAAATGAATAATTGCTAATGTCCTTATGCCGCTTGGAAGCTCGTTCAAGAAACTCTTCATTGGTAAGTTTCCGTGCCTCTATGCTTTTCTCTTTTCCGCATATTGGACATCCTTGCTTCCAATCAATATGGGCGTTCATAGATTGCATAAAAACGCCATGTTTCTTGCATATAATCGGATATTTGGTCTTGCTGTTCTTGTAGTCAGTTATAAGGGAATAGTCATAGGTGCCATCTCCATGTACTTCCTTTGCCTTTGAAATAACAGACTCCAAATCCCTTCTTAATGCCTTTGATGATTTCTCATATCGGCATTTAGGGCACCCATGACCAATCAGATGCTTGTTAGGAGTTTGAAGAAAATCCCCATGTTTTGGGCATGTTATTATCAAAGGAGTCTTATCGTTTACATAAACTGCCTTAGAATAGCCGTAGAAGGCATTTTGAAGCTCTGTGGCTTGTTTTATGAACTCTTCCGTAGTCTTTCTAGGGTTGAGTGATTTGAGTGGCTCAGAACGCCTTAATTTGCGTCCTATGGCTTCGTATCCGCACTTTTGGCATCCGTTGCCTCTGAGGTGCGTCATTGGTGCTTGCTTGAATTCGCCATGTTTTGGGCATACAATGACAACTTTTTCGTCATTTTTTATGTAATTGACTTTTGAGTAGTCATACTTGTCGCCATGCACTTCCCTTGCTTTCCTTATAAACTCCTCAGTATTGCTTGTTTGGGCTAAGACTTTATGCTCTTTTGAGCATAATTTGCAGCCTCTTCCACTTCTAATATGTGAAGGAGTATCCTCTTGGATGAGGTCATGAATCTTGCAACGGAATTTTACCTTGCCATTCCTATATCCGATATATTCGCATTTGTCGCCATGTAAGGTTTCAAATTGAGCCTTGAATTCTTCTTCGTTGAATTTCATTGAACGCAAGCTCTTAGGTATTGAATACTAGCAAGAATGCATTTTGTAGTGTCTTCAACTGATAACGCTTTGCCCTTGTCCCACTCTTCTAAGAAAAGCTTCTTGGTCTCGACATTGGCATTAAGAATAATTGAAGGTACAATCTTCCATGTGCCATTGCGTATCCATTTGACCATACACTTGCATTCCCTCTCGCTTAATTTCTTATTTTCATTGTTATTAATTACCTTATCTTGGTAATATTCAAGTTCTGTCGATGAATTTACAGTGCTAGGCTTGATTTTGTCTTGTTCGGCATTGAACAAACTATGGTCTTCTGTAACGTCAATCAGCATATTATCGTCTTTGACACGATATATCGGTTTATCCGTTTTGTGTCTGTATATGTACTGAGGCTTAACCCATCCGCTACGGCATAACACTGTAAAAGGCTTTTCACTAGTGTCATATTCCCTACCAAGCTCATCTATCTGTATGTCTTGCTTTGAAAGCAAATTCCTTATAGGAAGAATCGCAATATCATTAGTCCCATCATACTTGACAAAAATTGGAGTGTCACTTGTAAAAGAATCACCTACCACTGGCGTATATCCAATCTTCTTGAAATGCCATATCATCAAACGCAATGACTGACGTCCGATACATGTTGTTCGTTCAGCCGCCATGTTGTCTCCCCAAGGGAATATATGCTCTGCACCTGCACTACCAAAGTATGAATTTCCCAAAATTTTTAATGGCAGCTGTTTCTTGTCGTTTGCCACCTTTTCGCTTTGCCAATATTGGATTTCCTCCTTAAGTTTATGCTTCTCGGTTTCGTCGGCAAGTTCTTTGAGTTTGGATTTAAGTTCAGAGACTTTGGCTCCAGCTTGTGCCTTGAGTTCCTTGTATTTTTCTCGCTCGGTAAGCACATAATTGAGGAGTTTGTTAAGCACGTTTGTAGAGTCAACGCGGTTGTCTATGTTCCATGTAAGGATGATGGATGGATAAAGCGAGTTGTAGTCAAGTTTTACGATATTTGGGGCGTAACCAGTTTTAAGTAGTCGTGAAAGTCCACCTACGAAGCGTCTGTTCTTTCCTAATGCTGGTATTGCAAGGTCATTTTCATATGACCAAGCTAGCATGATGAGTTTCCAAATTCCAGCAGTACCCATGGTACAAGTTCTAGTGAACGTTGTCGGAAGCATTTTACCGACGAGGAAATTTGACTCATTTAGTTTTTCTTCTACTTTGTCTGTTTCCCATATGTCATCCAAGAGATAGCGCTCAACGATATATTCACCACTTTGTAGTGTGTACCCTTCCTTAAGTGGGGATTCGTCAGTGACCTTGTACCAATCGCCGTTGGTGTCGTTGAAGGCGTAGGATTTAGAGAGAACGTTCCAAGTCTTTGAGATTACATCTCCAGGAACATATACCCTATTCTCCTTGTTCATCTTCAAGTACTTCGTCAAATACTTCAAGTTTGACTTCTTCATGTTTGAATCCAAAGCTTGCGCTCTTCGTGCCGCATGAAGCGAGTCAAGCACACTGAAACCCCAAATAACCGTAGGTCTGTAGTATTCGACCTCTCCACCTAGTTTCAGTACCGCTGGTTTCTTCTTCTTGTAGATTCCTTTTGGGAAGAATCTTTGCGATTGTTCCTCCAACGACGTTCCCAAAATCTTCAGTCTGACTTCAATGAAGTCCCAATCAAAGTTTTCTGAGTTGTGCCCCACTATCACATCTGGCTTTATCTCCGCCATAATTCTCAAACACTCTATAATGGTGCACAGCTCATTTTTATTAAGTTCCTCTTCCGTCTCACCTCTAACACCTAAAACCTTGTCATAACCCTTGTTTGTATGGATTCCAATTTGTTCTATCCTATGAATATGTGGATTAAGTCCTTGGGTTTCAAGGTCAAACGTTAATCTCAATAAATCATTGTAATTATTAAAACCCTTGAACAACCTTCTTCCACTCGCAATCATATATTGCTCCACAGGTGTTACCGACATGTATTCCCTATTTGAGCTTGGATTGGGATTAGCCTTTGTAGCCCTTTCATGTACTGGCACTTTTCCTTCCGTAAAGAAATTCATGAACTGTGCATTGCTCATTTTTCTCGTTGCATAGAACAAATACTTATATCCGCTTTCAAGTCTTGCATCCTTCTTGCTGTCGGTTGTCGTGTCCAATGCCTTGACGGATATGCCGTATTCCCTCATCTTCCTAAGCAAAGTTCCCCTATTGCCATCAAAGAGACGGATGGCGGCACTGTTCTTGACCCAAATGAATGGCTTGAAATCATCCATTTTAATGCGTTTCTCTCCTTTTTCGTTGATATACACTATGCTTACCCTATCATCTGCGTATCCGCATTCTATAGTGATAATTCTCTCCATTGGGTCTCGTCCGTTCAAGAACGTGTTAACCATCTCGTTTGTTATCTCTTTCATGATTCCTTCTTGATTGTTGCTAATGCTGTTTGGTTGTTCAGTTGCAAATATATGCAAAAAATGTTAAAAATACAAAAAATCAGAAAGTAATTTTTAATCAAATATTTATTTGATAAGGGATTGAAAGTAACGTAAACTGAGATGATTAATCACCCATACCAACCATTGAGCCACTATGTCAAGTACATTAGGAACACCTATGGCATAGAGGTCCCACCAATGATGCTTAAAACAATTTTTGAACGATACGGTTTGAAACCGAAGACAAGATATAAAGCCGTGACATTCGACAACTCGAATGCCATGAGGATAATCGCGACCCATATTGACGAGATAAGAAAATCTTCCCTATCTAATACTGTTGGAAAGGAAATTTCCAAGAACATGGAGAAAAACTACAAACCTACAAATATAAAGGCAACCCCAAGATATGACAACCCAATGAGAAAGGGAATAAGTAGGCAATCATGGGACAATTTGAAGGATGACGGAGTTTTCGGTTATACTGATGAGTCCATAGTCAAAGCCACACAAAAAGCGTTGAACGAATTGGAGCTTTTCCATGGTTCAACTGCTGATTTTGACAAATTCGACTTGGCTTATTTATCCAAAGGTTGGGGAAGTCAAACTTATGGTTACGGCATTTATTTGACAACAGACAAGAGTTGTGCCAAAGAGTATGCTAAAGGTGGCTTCATTTATCAAGTTAAAGTTCCAAACAGGGGATATATCCACCTTGGCAAGATAACAAGAAGGCAAGCTTCCATTATAGCTAACGCACTCTATGAATACATGTTGTCCAATGACAATGAGCATAGCTATGATACGGAAGACGCAAAAAGGCAGTTATGGAATCAAGAGATTGCGAGCGTTGCTCAAACTCTCACAGGAAATGATTTATACGGCTCTCTCGCTGCACTTCTCGGCGGAGATAAGGAAACTAGCGATTTCTTGTATAAAATCGGCTACAGAGGCTTAAAATGGGCTGAAACGAACTCTTACAGTGGCAAGCAGTTCATGAATTACGTTATTTTCAATCCCAAGTCAATAAAGATAATCAAAAAGAAGCAAATAGGCGATGATTCTATATTATAACGAACCGAAAACCATATTGTTCAAGGAATCACAGCTCTTTGACTTGCTTTGCGGAAAGGAAAAAAACGCAAGGAAAATACACTTGACCGAATCTCAGATGAGAATGTTGTCTGAGAATGAGGAAAACGAGGATTTGTGGTTCCATGGCGGAAAGGTGGGATATAACCCAAACCGCCAAAAGAACATGGATGACAGAATTTTCAAGGACAATTCACAGGAATTGAACGTGAAGAAGGTCTTGTTGCCAAAAAGCGGCATTATGTCCTACAATCTGTACGACATTCACAGCATGAGGGTGAACAAGGCGTTGAAGCATGGTGTTGACATGACTGGAAATCCAATAGAAATAGATTCTACTGACGATGGAACACAATATTCAAATACTTTGGATTGGTTTCTTCAAAGAAGTGTGATTTACATGAGGCATATCATAGGTAAGCAAGCTGTCGATTACATAACATATCCTCAGTCATCCTCTGATTTCAACGAAAAGATGGCAAACAAGCTCTTGTCCATGTATCCCAACAGTGAGGGCATAAAAATAATCCCCCAAATGCTCTTGAAGAACGTTAGAGGGATTGAAGTCAACGTGCCAATGGCGAAATCAGTCGGATTAACTGACGAAGAGATAGAAACATTGGAAAGAAGGGTGGCAAAATGGCACTCTGACGAGGATATCCGTGACATAAGGCGCAAAGTTGACGCCTTAAAGGACGAAATTGCCAATATGTTGTCCAAAACAGAGCATAGGAGAGGAAGAAAACCGACAGCGCAAATAGCTTCCAAAGAGGAAATAATAAATTCTTACCAAAACGACATAAAGCTCCTTAGAAAAGGGCATGTGGGCAAGGATTCCACCTTGGGACAAGACGGTCGCACAAAGGATTGGCAAATAAAAACAATTGATGACAGACTTAGGCGCTCCATAGACAATATTTTCACAATAAATCCAAAATATGCTATGATGGCGCATAAGTTCAAAGGAAAATCCATCGTGGTGTTTGACGACAATTTGTCAAGCGGTGCCACGATGGATGAGATATGCGTCGCGTTATTGAAACTTGGAGTAAAAAATATCATCCCAATAACGCTAGGCGTGATTCCGACTACAATATACGGAAACAAACACTAGGAAACAAAAAACTCCTTTCGTTCTTCCTTGTCTGTTTCCAAGGCGACCTTGTCGGATTCTTGCGGCGAGTGACCGCTCAGTCGCATATAGGCGTAAGTGCTAGGCCTTATGGATTTCCGCCACATTTCATCGCACTTGTTTTCAGCTTCCTCCTTGGTAAGATGCATTTCATCAAGAAGTTCTTGCAAGCTCATCGTGCTGTAATCGTCATCATCTGATGCCGTGCAGTTGGCGATGAGCTTCCCTTTTATGTCAAGGGTATTGTACCATTCATTGGCTTCTACCCATTTGCTTATCTTTCCCATAGTGTTCCTTTATTTTCTGATTTTCGGCTGCAAAGGTACGACTTTTTTGCCAATCCACCAAATATTTATAGTTAAACTTTGTTAATGTCTAACAATTTTATTCAGCCAAAGCCTTATATGGACAAATTGAGGCTTAGGAGAGTCTCTAGTGGCGGTGAGCGCCGCCGTAATATTTCTCTGAGAATCTTGGAGAAAGGTACTCCATTACCCAAACCAATAGAGTATGCCGACATTGACAACGCCATGTTCGAGTGGGTCGATAAGAAATTTGACTTGACTTGCAACGGAAAGAAATTGCCGACATACAAGCTTTACAGTACGCAAAGGCTCAGTGAGTATGCTCAGTCTTGGTCGAACTTGGACGAGAGCGGAAGCTTGATTTTGAACTTCAAGACGATAACAAGGGAGATGAACCCTCAGAAGGGAATGAGCCAAGGAGGGTATTTCAATATACCAGGACATAAGGACTTTGCCGTTTTCTATGTTCCGACCCTACAAGAGAACGGAACCGAGGCTTTTGACCGCTATACCATAAAGCAGCCTTTTGCCGTGAGCTTCATATACACCGTTTCCATCATAACGAACAAGGTTGAGCTCTTGAATGAGATGAACCAACTCATGAACTACGAGTTCAACGCAATAAACGCCTTCATCTTCCCAAACGAGCATCCGATGTCAATGAAGCTTGAGAGCATATCTGACGATTCCGAATACTCCATCGAAGACCGAAAGTACTATGCCCAAAGCTACAAGATTACCGTTAACGGATACATTATCAGAAAAGAGGATTTCTCAGTGGAGCGCGTACCGTCAAGGCTTGTCATGGGCATGAAAGACTCTGTCGGCACAGAATACAGAAGAGGCAAAAACAGAAAACTTTCTGAACGTGTCACATTCATGGAGGAAAGCACACTTAACCTCGAAAACGAGAAATTCAAGCTTTCCGTCATGGACGAGAAATCACAATGCGAAATCTATCCCTTGGATAATGACAAGGAAAGACCAATTGAAATAGTGCCTATAGAAGACGCTGACAATAGCTGCTGCTTGGAAGAGCAAGACAAATACTACAACAAGGTGGTAAGAATTGTCATAGACTTTGATGAGTGCCTCACTGAAATTACATTTGAGATTGACAAGGAAGTCGTGATTAATTCCGTTGAAGTTGAAAACGTGCATGATTTTCGAATCTTCGTCAACCAAGAGAAAATATCATTGGACGATGAAATTAAAATATATGCCGAAGACGAGATAACTGTGAAAATATCAAGGAAGGGCATGTACGCCAAGTCAGCACTTTCATTGGTTGGCTATGACCCAAATGAAGTCATAGATTCCACTGACTTGAAAGAATCTGCACTTGATGAACCGATAGGCGAGGAGATAATTGAAGTTGCGCCAAATTCAAATGAAGAGGAAAACGACGAAGGAGAGAATTGACCTCTGCAACAATTTGCATAACGAGAAATACAACTATTCCAAGAGCGATTTCACGAAAGTAAAAGGAAAAGCAATCATTTCATGCCCAATCCATGGCGATTTCCAAATGTCGTTTGATGAACATTACACAAAGAAAAGAGGTTGCCCAAAATGCGGCAGAATCAAGAATACTGAAATGTTCATTGAAAAAGCAGCATCAATCCATAACGGAATTTACGACTATTCATTGGTTAACTACAAATCATCACATGAAAAGATAATGATTATTTGTAACAAGCATGGAATTTTCAAGCAAACTCCAAACGCTCACTTAAATGGTCAAGGATGCCCACACTGCCATTCCCATTCCAAATTGGAAGAAAGAATGGCTTTTTGTTTGGAGCAAGAAAAAATTTCATTCCAAAGGCAAAAAAAGTTTGATTGGCTTGGAAAGTTCCTTTCATTGGATTTTTACTTGCCAACCGTCAACATGGCGATAGAATGCCAAGGAAAACAGCATTTCGGACAAGGAGGATGGTCAAAAGCCTTTGATTTTGAGAAACAACATGAAAGAGACGAGAGAAAAAGAAGATTATGTGAAGAAAATGGCGTGACTCTTTTTTATCTTGTCCCTCAAAGCATGTGTAAACAAATGGCTTGCGACAACTATTTTACCAATGAACGCGAATTATTGAAAGAGGTTAAATATTTATTAATGAGACAAGAAAATAATTAATTATTAAATATAAACTTAAAGAGCATGGCAGAAAATGCAAGAAAAATACATGTCAGTCCAGGTATATATACAAGCGAAACTGAAATCCAGTACGCTGTAAAGAGCTTGGGCATTACTAGCTTGGGTGTCGTGGGTGAGACGGTCAAAGGTCCTGCCTTCCAAGTCATGAATGTATCTGACTGGCGTGAGTTTAAGAATACCTTCGGAGGCACAGACCCTACAAAGTTTGCCGACAGCCAGTATCCGAAGTACGAGCTGCCTTACATTGCCAAGAGTTACTTGACGGAGTCCAACAACTTGAATGTTGTTAGGGTTTTGGGTTTGAGCGGATACAATGCTGGTCCTGCTTGGCTCATCACTGCTTCTCTGAACGGTTCCAATAAGCGTGCCGTCGCTGTTCTCCGTTCTCGCGGTAGCTACAAGGATTACGAGTATAACGGCAGTAACACCAATTGTGTGTGCAAGGCTAATCAATACGATGTTCTGAAATATTTCGTCGGTGAAAAGAGTGGCACTTCAATTACCGATTGCAGAAAAAGTGACTTTAATGTCAATGCCCTCACTATAAAGCCTTTCATAAGCATGGCTTCAAGCGGTGACGAGTGCGTTGATTATACTATGAGTGGTCAGTCTGAAACGTTCTTGGTTTCTCAGAACAACCATGGTCGTTTCAAGATTTGTGGAGTCATGGGTGCACATACACCAGCTGAGACTAGTGGTTTTACTAGTGCTAGCACTGGTTACTTCGAGTATTCTCTCTCTCTCAATCCTTATGATAAGGAGTATATCTTGAACGTTCTTGGAACTCGTGCTGATGACGGTGACGCTCCTATTTATGTTGAATCATTGTATGACGTGGCTCTTGACCAAGCAATCATTGGCGGTTCTGTTGATAGGATTGACAGTGGGTTGACGGCTTACCAAGTATACTACACGGCGGATTATTGCCATCATGAGCAAGTTAGCTCGATAATGACTATACCTCACACTTCTCTTACTAGAAGGCAAGTAGGTTTAAGGGTTTTGGCTGACAAAAATGCAGTAACGAACGTAATCAAGTGTATTGGTTTCAACTATGGTACGAATACACCAGTTAATGCTAGCGGTAATGCTTTGACAACAATAGCCAACACAGACCTTGAGACGGTTAAGGTTGGTCAAATCTATACCGTAAAGCAATTCACAAATGCAGACGGCAAGAGGGGTTACTACTACGCATATTATACCAAGGATTCAGTGAAGAGTGCATTTAGCGGCAGTGACATGGCTGACTATGCTACTCAGTATTACGGAAACTTGAAGAATGGTGGTACAAGCGGAAGCACTGTTGATGGAGCTACCCTTGTTTACAACAACGCAGATGGACTGTATTACAGAATGAATGCAGATAAGACAGATGTTACTTATGTTGCAATTGACATGAATGACTACAAGTCTGCTTATAGGTATGCGTCTACGCCTTGGATAGTTTCAAACTTGAAGGGTGACATTGAGAGGGCTGAGGTTAACCGTTTGTTCAGGTTCCATACAATAAGTGACGGTGACAACGCAAATAACGAAATTAAGGTTTCGATTGAGAATATCAAGCCTGATGAGGGTACGTTTGATGTCGTAATACGTGACATTAACGATGTTGATGAGTCGGTATCGGTATTGGAGAAGTTCTCGAAGTGTACAATGATTCCTGGCGACAGTAACTACATCGGCTACAAGATTGGTACCTTCGATGGCTCTTACGAGTCCAAGTCTAAGTACGTCACAGTTGAAATCAACGAGACAACAGCTGCTAAGATGTCTGTTCCTTGTGGTTTCTTGGGCTATCCTATCCCACAGTACAACGGAACTCCTATCAACGGCTCTGCTGCCGCTGTTGCTTTCCCAACCTTGAAGTACAACTGCTACTATGACGAGGATATCAAGAACCGCAAGCAGTATTTCGGTCTTTCTTCACATATTGGTGTTGATGTTGACACGTTCACGTTCAAGGGCTCGAAGACTTATATTGATGACGCAAACCACATAACGAAGGGCTTCCACCTTGACTCAAGGCTTGACACTGCAAATGGTGGCATTGACAATATAACTGTTGACGGTGACGAGGGTTATTTGTTCGATTGCGTTTCTACTAATTCTCGTACCGCAAGCTTGACTAATCCTCCAATTATCGGTACAGAGGACGAGATGTATGGTTCTATCTATGAGAACACTAACTTGAGGAAGTTTACGCTTTACTTCTATGGTGGTTTTGATGGATGGGACGTTTACAGAGGTTCTAGAACGAACTCTGATAACTATATGTTCACCAAGTATAAGGGATATGTAAACACTGCAAGCGGTGAGGGTTACTCATTCAACAAGATACAAGACCCAAGCGCATTGGGATTGGAAGGAAGCTGCTTGACATCTGATTACTACGCTTACTTGGCAGGTATTAAGCAATTCTCTAATCCAGAGGCTGTTGACGTCAATGTATTTGCTACACCTGGTATCGACTATGTAAACAATCTTTCACTCGTTGAAGAGACAATTGAAATGATTGAAGAGGAACGTGCTGACTCGTTGTATGTGGTTACGACACCAGATAAGCCAAAGGGAGCAAGTGACTATGAGGATGAGATGTATACGCCAGAGGATGCTGTGGCTAACCTTGAGGACAGCGACATCGACTCTAACTACACTTGTACGTACTACCCATGGGTTAAGTACTTGGATACGGAGAACAATCAGTATATCAACTTGCCTGTTACGAAGGATGTTGTAAGGAACTTGGCAATGACGGATAATCAAGCATTCGCATGGTACGCCCCTGCAGGTGTTTCTCGTGGTACTGTTGATTGCGTTCGCGCACACTTCATAACGAAGGTTGGTGACGAGGATGTGCTGTATGAGGGAAGAATCAATCCAGTGAAGACGTTCGCTAGCGACGGTGTTAAGATTTGGGGCCAGAAGAACTTGCAAGTAAATGAATCACAACTTGACAGAATCGCAATCAGAAGGCTTCTTCTCCGTTTGCGCAAGCTTATAGCAATATCTTGCATTGGACTAATCTTTGAACCTAACGACGCAACCACAAAGAAATCATTCTTGTCTACGGTTACTCCAATCCTTGACAACATGAGGAGCAATAGGGGTATAAGTGACTATAGGATTGAGGTTACGGATACTGCCGAGACTAGGGAGAGAAGGGAACTTCCTTGCAAGATTTATATCAAGCCGATACAAGCATTGGAGTGGATTACGATTGATTTCGTTGTTACACCAGAATCTGTATCGTTTGACGACATCTAATCCTAATAACATATATCTTTCACATAGGTCTTCTATGGGAGTAACATTTGTTGAATGAAAAATATTCATTTATATCAAAAAATATAAGGAACAGAGTGCTTGTAACCGTGTTACGAGAATCGCTCTTAAAACAATTGGATAATGGTGCTTTTGAACCTCACAAACTTAAACGTGAAAAGGTGAAAGAAGTGTTGTTATCGTTTCGAAGAAGCCTACAAACGGTAGGAAGTGAATGTATAGAAAGTAGCAGCACTACTTTTGACTATATTTAATTCTTCGGAGTAACAGCTTGTAGAAGACCTATATTTATTTTTTTTTTGTATTTTGCGATAAAAATGAAATCAATGTGATATTTATATATTAGAATGGGATTAAAACAGTGAACCCAAAGTTTAAAACGGATTTCTAATTCGATGAAAAGAGATTTTAAGAAAATACTTGAAGAGCTTAAGACCGTAAGAGGGCAGCTCTCTGAAGCTTATATATTTAATGGCAAGGAAGGCTATGAAGATGTCTACCAAGATGAGACGGAACAAGTTCCTCAAGAGGAGCCAATGCCACAAGAACAAGTTGGTGACGGTGAGAGTGCTGAGGAAGTAGCAATGCACGCACAAGAGGTGATACAACATGAACCTATAATTGGAAGAATAAGGGAAACCGCAATTGAGGGTCTTAAGAAGTATGCCGATAACCCAACTTCTGCACTTTATGAGTTTTTCAAGAAAGTGTTCTTGGAGAGTGATAAAGTCTTAACAGACACTGGTAATAAGAAATAATATTCATTTTTTTATGACTTCTTTGGTGACAGTTAGCGTGATGTTAATTGTCACCTTTTTTTTGTTTTTAAACAAGAGTCATGACCATTATCTTTTGAAAATCGAATATAATAACGATTAATATAAAAGAGTTTATATTTAATTTTTATTGTTATTATTATCTTTAAATATCATTAATAATAAGGCCTTATATAATCGTTATATTATCGAATATAAATTAATATAATAATATATAATATTATAAAGAATAGATAAAGAAAATAAATAAAAGAAAGAGAAAAGAAATAGCATAAAATAAATCGTTATATCAAAGATAGTAGGTCATCTTTGCTTTCAACAAAGCCAAAACCTTTCAATGTTGAATAATAAAGAATTCCAATTCCATTTTCCTTGCAACTTTCAAATTTATATTTATCTCTTTTCTGAACTTCATTCAAAGTAACGTTAGGAAAAACGTTATCTTCAACATGTTGTGAACCTTGACATTCAATTCCAATATTCTTGGAAGGTAAATAAAAATCCAAAGAATATCGCTTGTTCCAAGGTAATCTCCATTGATAAACAAAATCTATTTTATTCTCTTCTAGCATTCTTCTTACATCTCTCTCCAAATGACTTTCGTTACATAATGGGCAACCATGACCGTTAAGATGGTCATTCGCTATCTGAAAGAACTTTCCATGCTTTGGACAAATAATCTCAACTTTTTGTGTTGAATTTTTATAATCAACTAATGAATAGTCGTATTTTATGCCATGAACTTCAATTGCTTTTTGAATAAATTCTTCAGTAGTCAAACGAGAAGTATCCGAACGTCTCTCAACCGCACATACTGGACAACCTTGCAAACGAAGATGCTTTGATAAAGTTTGAAAGAACAAACCATGTTTCTTGCAAATAATAGGAATTTTATCGCTACTTTTTGGAATTTCAACCATTGGATAATCATATTTTCCTTGATGTATATCATTAAGTTTATTCTTTAATTCATCAACCTCCAAATGCTTTCCATTGCATTTTGGGCACCCATAGCCTTTCAAATGAGATGATGGAAATTGTTCAAAATCGCCATGGATTGGACAAGTTACAGTTATTTTTGATGAATAATTGACATAATTTGCCTTATCGTAATAATATTTAAAACCATGAATTTTGTTTGCACGCTCAATAAATTCCTCTTTTGAAAGGCGAAAAGTATTTCCTCTACGCTTGTTGGCGCACAAAGGGCATCCATTCCCCCTAACATGAGCTTGTGGAGTTTGCAAAAATTCTCCATGAATAGGACAGATGATTTTCACCTTGGTTGTCGAATCAAGGTAGTTAACTAACGAATAATCATATTTCAAGCCATGCCTTTTTATGGATTTTTCAACAAATTTATCCTTCTTGGAACTCATTTTATTTCAAATTTAATCAAATAATACTGTTTCCAACATAAAAGTAACAATTAAAAAGCAAATAACACACTATTTATAAACAACAAAATAATCTAGATTAAAGGAAAGTTAGAAAATGAGCGATTTACTAATGAAAATGCCTTTGGCATATGAGCCTCTAAAGCAAAACCGCTTCTTGCTTAGGTTCCCTGCCGACTTGGGCATACAAGAATGGTTCTGCGCAAGCGCAAAGCGTCCATCCATCAAGCAGAATGGCGTTGAGATTCAATTCTTGAACACTTCAACCTACGTTGTTGGTAGATATACTTGGGACGAGATTCAAGTTACGCTCCGTGACCCAATCGGTCCTTCTGGTTCACAAGCCGTCATGGAGTGGGTTCGTCTTCACTCTGAGTCAGTGAATGGTCGTCAAGGCTATGCTGCTGGTTACAAGCGTGATATTGAGCTCGAAATGCTTGACCCAACAGGTGTTGCCGTGCAGAAGTGGATTATCAAGAACGCATTCGTTACCTCTGCCGACTTCGGACAGCTTGATTACGGTCAAGATGCATTAGCCACAATTACAATTACATTGCGAATGGACTATTGCATACTCGCGTTCTAATTCTCGCCTCACGAGAAACTTGAAAAACTAATATTTTTACTATTCTTTTGATTATGGCTTAACACTTTAATTAAAAGAATAGTTTTTTTATGGGCCTTTCTAATGAAGTAGTTCAAAAAATCGGCAATAATGAGGTTGCAAGGTTCAAATCTTGTAGAGAAGCGGCAGAACGGCTTGGCTTAACCGTGTCAAAAGTAAGCAAGCTCTGTTTGAATGGCAAGGAATACAATGGTTTTGTTTTATTTTACAGTGGAAACTTGACCAATGCAAAAATCCACAAAGGTGGAGAGTTCATTTGTCCTTTTTGCGGTAAAAGTTACGATAGTTACAGTTCATTATCAAAGCATGTGTTTAAATCCAAGAACAAAGAAAGCCATAAAATCACCAAAGAAGAGCTGTTTGCATTATTTTACAACAATGGAGTTGTTCCTACTTGCAAATGCGGCTGTGGAGAGAAAGTAAAACTGTCCTATGAAGGTGGAATGCATTTTTCCTCTTATGTTTTTGGACATCACAACAGAGTTCACAATAATTGGGGACACAATCCGAAAGCCATCAAGAATTCTGCAATTACAAGAGCAAAACAATATAAGGAAGGCACAAGAATGCCATGGAATAAAGGCAAAAAGTGGAATGAAACGTTCAATGACGAACAAATTAAGGCTTTAAAAGAGAAAATTTACACAGAAGAAAGAAACAAGAAGTTAAGTGACACGTTGAAAGGCAGAAAACTATCTGAAAGTCATGTGAAAAAGTTGAGAGAAATCGCAAATACAGAATGGTTCAAGGAACTATCAAGAAAGCACTTGATTGAAAGAATTTCAGAACAGAAGTTTAATATAAGTTCCAAAGAAGAGAAAGAATTCATATGATTGTTTCAAGGAAACCCCATCCTTTAGGGTGGGGAGGAATTGAAACGTGTTCCTTTTTTTTTGTTAAACAATTATTTTATTAACTCTCACATTTTAAGATGCTGTTGACTACAAAGGTACATATAGGTAACACTTACAAGGATTTCCAAATCCTTGCCAAGATGTGCTACCACTCCGCAAGGTTGTATAATGTGGGGTTGTACTCTGTACGTCAGCATTTCTTCAATACAGGAGAGTTCTTGTCGTATTACGACAACTACCACCTCTGTAAAATAAATGAAAATTACTCCTTGCTACTCACGGATACAGGACAACAGATATTGCGCCTTGTGGACAGAGATATGCACTCTTTCTTCGGACTATTGAAGCTGAAGAAGATTGGAAAGTATTCCAATCCCATACACCTTCCTAAGTATAAGGGGAAAGAGGAACTTATGACTTGTTCAGTGCAAGGACGTTCCGTCCGCATGAAGGAAGGTAAGGCAAGGATTGGTTTGACCAAAGAGTTCAGAGAACTCTACGGCTTCCCTCAGAGATACGTTGAGTTTACCATCCCCAAGAACTTACTGTCTGTTGAGAAGTTTAATGAGGTGAGAATTATCCCACAGTATGGTGGGAAACAGTTCTCTGTTGAGTTCATCTACGATTCATCATCTGCAAAGACATATGAACAATCACAAGGTGATGGTTTCATGTCCATTGATATGGGTATTGATAACCTTATGGCTTGTACTGTCTTTTCTAATGGGCAACCACGTCAATTCCTAATTGACGGTAGGTACATCAAAAGCATTAATGCCTATTACAACAAGACCGTTGCAAAACTAAAGGGAGAATACTCCAAGAACAAGGGCATTGAAAACCAAAACACCAAAAGGATGTTACGTCTTATGAACGGCAGGACAAACCGCATTAATGATTACTTCTGCAAAGCAGTTTCACTGCTTGTGCAAAAATGCATTGAGTGGGGTGTCACCACAGTTGTTGTAGGCTACAACAAGGAACAGAAGCAAAGCATTGAGATTGGCAAAGTCAACAATCAGAACTTTGTAAGCATCCCACTGCACAAACTGCGACAGAAGTTGCAGTACAAATGCGAACTGCACGGCATTAAGGTTGTCTTCCAAGAGGAAAGTTATACAAGCAAGGCAAGTTGTCTTGACTTGGATGAAATCCTTGTCTTTGATGCATCTGCTAAGGATAAGGAGTACCACTTCAGTGGAAAACGTATCAAGAGAGGCTTATACCTTTCAAAGAACGGTTCATGCATCAATGCAGACATTAATGGAAGTGTTAACATTCTCCGTAAATACTTCAATGAATGCAAGTGGAATTGGTTATTCCAAGACCATGTAAGAGCCCTTGTCAATGGGTCATGCCAAAGGGTCAATCCCCTTTGCCCAAGCCCCTTCCTTTAGGGAGGGGTAATTGACCAATGAATGCATTGAACCAATCGGAATTGAATATAAAACTCAATATTACATCAAGGAATTAGCCCATTATTGTGACATTTATATCCCCTCCAAGAACTTAATAATTGAATTTAATGGAGATTATTGGCATGCCAATCCAAAGAAATACATTTTTCAAGATTTGACAGAGAGACAGAAAAAGCAAGTTGAAAAAGATAATTTGCTCAGAAATTATTGTTCTAACAACGAGATTGAGTTATTGGAAATTTGGGAAAGTGATTATAAAAATGACGTGGATTCAATCAAGGCGAAAATAAGAAAAATAATTGAAAAATAGTTTACTTAAAATTTGCTTTTTAACATTTTTTTACATATATTTGTAGAAAGAAAGAGCAAGACAATGCCAAATACAAAGATATTCATATCAACGCACAAGCCTTTTAATATGCTTAAAAAACTTCCAAGGGAAAATTACACGATAATAACCAATGGCATTCCTTTGAAAACTGATTTGTATGATGTGATAGTAGTGCCAAAGGAATTTAGGGATGAATTGGGAGGGTATTCCGATGCTGAATACAGTGAAGTATACACGTTGAAGTATCTAAGGAAGCATCAAGAATCATTAGATGGTGTGGATTATGTCGGATTAAACCATTACAGAAGGGTATTTGAATTCCAAGACAAGGTTCCTCAATTATCAGATGATGGATACGATTGCGTGTTGCCAAAACCATTGGAATTCGGTTTGGATTTATATTATATAAGGCAAGAAAACCCACTCATCTTTAGTGGGTGGGATGAATTGCCTTAACCTTGGTTCTCAATGTATTTTCTTATTGTATCTGGATTTGCTTCACCAATTGAACAAACAAAATATCCATCACTCCAAAATGTATGCTCTTTCCAAAATTGCTTGGCAAGCATAACAGAAAATTGTTTCCATAATGATAATGTGCTACATTGTTTTAATCTTCTAACAATTGAAGATACTGATATATTATGTCTATTTTTAGAAAAATAATTCATATACTAAACTTTTTTTTACAAAATTATTAATCTTTTTGTAAAATAATAGATATTTATTATTGAAAAGAAATTAGTTTTTATTATATTTTAAATGATGAAAGTGATTTTAAAGACATATAAGTATAGAATGTACCCAAATAAGGAGCAGCAACAAATGCTTGCAAAATATTTTGGGTCAGTCCGTTTTGTCTATAATCACTTTCTTGCTGAAAGAAAGCAGCAATATGAAAAGAATGGTAAAAGTGATAACTACTATGCACAAGCAAGTACGCTTACCAAACTAAAGAAACAAGAGGAATACAAGTGGTTGAAGGAAATTAATTCGCAAACGCTTCAATTCTCACTTAGAAATCTCGAAACCGCATATACAAACTTCTTTAGGGGTAAAGCAAGATTTCCAAGATTTAAGGCAAAGAAGAATGGCGGCAGTTTCCATATACCACAGCATTGTTCTATTGAAAATGGCAGGATATATATTCCAAAGTTCAAAGATGAAATTAAGATAGTAGAGCACAGACCTTTCAAGGGTGGTGAAGTTAGGAATATGACAATCTCTGTAACATCAAGTGGGAAATATTATGTTTCAATCTTAACCCAAATTTCATATGAACCATTGCAGAAAACCAATGCAAAGGTTGGAATTGATTTAGGGCTAAAAGACTTGGTTATTACAAGTGATAGCAAAAAGTATTCAAGCAACAAATTCATCAAGCATTACTCAAAAGAACTTGCAAAGGCACAAAAGCATTTGTCAAAGAAGCAGAAAGGTAGTAATGGTTGGGATAGGCAAAGAATAAAGGTTGCAAGAATACAAGAGAAAATCCATAATTGTAGGTTTGACAAGTTGCATAAAATAAGTACTGATTTAGTTAGGCACTATGATGTAATATGTTGTGAGGACTTAAATGTAAAGGGTATGCAAAGAAATCATAAACTTGCTCAGACAATATCAGATGCAAGTTGGGGAACTTTCCTTTTAATGCTTACCTACAAGGCAACTATGAACGATAAGCAAGTAGTGAAGATAGGTAGATACTACCCATCTTCAAAGACTTGTCATTGCTGTGGCTGGGTAAAAGAAGATTTGCAACTGAAAGACAGGAAATGGACTTGTCCTCATTGTGGAAATACGCTTGATAGAGATGTTAATGCTGCGATAAACATCCTTAAAGAAGGATTAAGAAATATATCGGCAGGGACTGTCGATTACACTGATGGAGCAGATGTAAGACCCTTCCAAGGGCAATCAGCTATGAAGTCAGAAGCCCACAAATCTTTAGTTTGTGGGTAGTTCACTACAAAAGGTCGGCTTGTTGGAAGGTAAATACGGTTATGATTTGTAATGGGAAGGATTGTCAGTAAGAGAGGAAGCGGCAAAAAGAAAGAAAAGAAATACTACGGAAAGAAAAAGCCTTGGCGCACGAAACAATATGGCACTTCAAAGTTGGAAGAACAATTCGCAAGGGATTTCTTGGATAAGTTGGAAGTTCCTTACAAGTGGCAGTTTGAGGCAAAGGACATAGGAAGATTCTTTGATTTCAGGATATTACCCAAAGGACCGATATTTGAGGTTAACGGTGGTTATTGGCATGCAGACCCTCGTCTGTATGAGTCGAAAGATTTGAATCTTGTACAGAAAAAGAACATAAAGGTTGACGAGATGAAACGCCATTGGGCAATAAGCCATGGAATACCTATATATTATGTTTGGGAAAAGGACATACACGAGAATCCGTCTATGGTAATGAAGCTTCTCAAGGAGATACTCCACATTGACGGCGGAAAGAGAAAAGATAAGAAATAAAAAGATAAATAACATGATTAAGAAATACATTGTAACTATAGAATTAGATGACACAATTAAGGACTTTGATTTTGACGTAAAAAGTCACATTGAAGGCTTCTTGGAAACAGGATTTGAAGGTATTTATTGTGATTTGGACATGGAAAATTTTCCTCAAATAGATGTCGCTGAAATATAAGTTACACAAATGAGAATCTAATGAACGTAAAAATATATTTTCCGTATTATGGGTATGGAAATGAAGATTATGAAGCCTCCGACCAATATCTGAGCGAGGATGACTACATCAATGCTATCCGTAGAGAAGACGAGATGAATAGGGATGTAGTTTATGAATCCATGGTTAGGCAAAGCGAAGGAGGGAGTCTCATGGGTAGTGACGTGAAAATGTACTCAGTTGGGAAGGAAGACGATGACAAGATAGAGTTTTGCACTTGCGATGGGGTCTTGTACAATGAAGAAGAAGATAACATGAGTGTAGATGAACTTGTCACGCAGATGGCAAAGCAAGAACCATTTGTTTGTGTTTTGGGTCTTGATTTCGACACAATGGATGAGGATTTCATGATAGAGCTAAAGTTATGGCAAAAAGAACACCAAGGAATAAACTTGCTTGTAGACAACAAGGGTGAGGCTTGGTGTTGGAGCAAGGAACCAAGGAAAGACTTGGAAGTTGAATTCGTGAATGAAGCGAATGAAACAAAGAGGGGGATTTGTGTTGGTTCCGTCATGATGGATACTTATGACGATAATAAGATTATTTTATATGTCGAGAGATTTGACATTCTAAATTAAGAAAGGGAAACTGCAACATGGCTAAGAAAAAGCTTACGGAAGAACAAGAGAAGGAACTAAAGATATTGCTTGCTAGTCACGAGATGTACGAGAACACCAAAAAGCAGCTTCAATCTTTGGGAAAGACAAATGCAATAGAAGAGATACAGAATGCCCAAGATGAGGTTGTTGCTCATATAAACCAAATAGACAACGGCGCTTTGGCAAGGGAGGCTAAGAAGAAAAGCGACAGTGTCAACAATTTGTTTGGTGGGATAGATATGAGTATATTCGGCAATCAGCTTGACACTTCAATCATAAAGCCTATAGAGGTCAAGAAGAGACCAAGCAAGGAGGCTCTTGAAAAAGTGGAGGATAAGTCTATCCAAGCTACCGCAAAGGAGCCTATTGCAAAGCAAGTGGAGATACCGAAAACGCCACAAGGAATGGATACCAATGCTCAATACGACGTTATTCAGTTGCCTAGCAACGGTGAACCTTACAAATCAAAGACTGACAGAATCCAAGTGGCATATTTGACAGCCTATGATGAGAATATCATAACATCGCCAAATTTGTACAAGGACGGTCTTGTAATTGACTATCTTTTGAAGAATAAAGTTGTAGGGGATTCAATTAAGGTTGATGATTTGGTGAGCGGCGATGCTGATGCTATAATTTTGTTCTTGAGAATTACAAGCTATGGTTCAGAATTCCCTATTGTAGTCCAAGACCAAGAGAGTGGCGCTCAAATTGAGACTACCATTGACCTTTCAGAACTTAAACCGAAGGAATTTAAGTTGAAGGCTGATGAAAATGGGTTGTTTGAGTTCACGACACCTATCAAAAAGGATGTCATTAAGTTCAAGTTCTTGACAAGAAATGAGGAGAGGCAGCTGCAAAGACTTGCCGAATTGGAAAATAATGGCACAAAGGCTGCTTACTTGGACAGAACAAAAGACGAACTTCTCGCTGCAATGCTTCAAGACTCGATGATAACAAAAGAAGAAAAGGCAAAGGTCAATGAGGCTGTGAAAGTGATGGAGGAATGGTCTTTGAAGTTGAAGGAGGTTGACAACAGCGTATATAACAAGATGATTACAAATCATTTGTTGATGAGTATTGCCTCGATTAACGGAAATACGGATAGGGATTGGATTAGGGAGTATGTTATGAAGATGCCAGCGAGGGATTCGCTATCGTTTAGGAGGTATATGAATGACAATACACCAGGAATTGATTTCAACATAACGGTTCAACGTCCTGAGAGTTTGGGAGGTGGCTCTTTCTCAACCTTTCTTACGTGGGACGATACTGTTTTCATCAATCTCGCCTGATTATGAAAGAAACCTCAAGGACGAGCTTTTCGCGTGCTTCAAGTATATTGGCATACCGTTTGACGTTCTTGAGACGATGCCGATTCGTGACCGACGCTTCTACATATACAAGTACAATGATTATGTGCGGAAACAAGAGGAAGCGTATGAAGGGCGCCAAGGTTCTTCAACTGTCAGTGATGACCAAATCAACAATTACGCAAGAATGAGTCAAGGCAGAAGAGGCTAAAAAAAAATAAAGCTAGGAGTGTTTCGCTCCTAGCTTTTTCTATTATTGTATGCTTTGTCTTCGTGGCTGTTGCTGCTGTTGTTTAATGGTTTCAATTACCTTTGATTCATCAACGTATTCAATTGCCTCGGATGAATTTTCAAGCATGTCGTTTAGCGTGAAATACAAGTCATTATAGTCTTCAAAATAGAAGATATTTGTTGTTATGTTGTCCCAATTTTGTGAAATGCTGCTAACGTATGAATATAATTTGTCTCTATGCTGCTTTATTGCAATAGCCAAGTTATTATTCGCCTCTTCTTGGGCTGCCTTGTTTTGCTTACGCTTGGAAAAGTTTAGTTTGTCCTTGAGTTTATCATACCATTGCCCACCTTTGGTATATCCATTGCTAAAATCACGTGACACACCCCTAAATATATTACCTACAAGGTTGCTTGAGGCATCTTCGTAAATTTTACTTTCTTTTATCTTACCATCATTAACGGCTTGCAAGTAGTTTTTGATAGCTGTAGACAAGTTCGCCATTGTACTTTGGAGTTGTTTGAAAGCCTTTGAATATAAGGTTTGCGCTTCATTTACGCTATCTATGAATTTTTGGGCGTTTGCGTGTATTTCCTCTACGTCTGACTTAAGCTGTACGTATGCTTGGTATTCGGTTTGATATCTCTGATATGCCATTTGTTTGGCTTGTGGATTGAGATAGACAGAGTTATCATAATTATCCTTGGCTTGCAAAGCTCTTTGGTAAGCTGCATTTATCTCTTGGTCTCGGTTGTATTTAAGGTCTTGTGTCGCTTGTTGGAGATTTGCATTGGTTTCTTGTGTTGGCTCCATTGTGTCAGCCGATACGTATGGGTTGGATGCGTTTGTGTCAAGGAGCTTAACGGCATTTTTGAGAAGTTTCACCCTCTTTCCCAATGGGTCTGAGAAAAGCCCCTCATTCATAATCAGCTCGTTAATCGCCTCGTTTATAGCCTTATTTAGTGTTAAATCATTCATTGAAAAATGCCAATATATAATAAATATTTGGAAAGAAAACAATTTTCTTTCTATTTATAGTGTAGTATATTAAGTAGCAGTAAATTTAAACAGTAACATAAGATGGTAAGCGCGGTATCTAAGGTTAAATTCCTTAAGATTATGGACTTTTTTGGCAAAAAATGGGCATCATTTGTTGGCGGTTTTGTAAATACTGCCATAGGCATGATTAAAAGAGCCTCTAGCAGTGCTTATAGTATTGCCAAGACATATGATGCAATGAGTGCTGCGACGAGTCGAAACATAGGATTGACTTATCGCGACAATATAAGTTATACCCAAACGTTAATAGCGCGCACAAAAGACCTTGCTGCTGCTTACGGTATAACTGCTGAAAAGGTAGCTGCGTTACAAGACAATGTCGCGAAGGCTACTAATAGGGCGATACTGTTGTCCAATACACAAGCCGAAAGTGTGTTGGCGGTTGCAAAGGTATTGGGAGACCAAACGGCTGCTGAATACCAGAACAAGGTTATAAACAGCCTAGGTGGTAGTGTTGCTGCTGCTATGAATGTTGCCCAAGATGCCTATACAAGGGCAAGCAGAATGGGTCTTTCTGCGGCTGAATACAGTACTAAGATTGCTCAAAACCTAAGTTTAGTAAATACTCTTCACTTTAGGGGCGGTGTTGATGGTTTAGCCAAGATGACGGCTCTTTCTGAGCGTCTTGGTTTCAATATGCAGTCTCTTTCAAGTGTTGCTGAGAAATTCAGTGACATCGAGACCGCACTTCCATCTGCCGCTGCATTACAAGCATTGGGAGGCTCTTTCAGTGTCTACGGAGCCAATCCTTTGTCTTGGATGTATGCAAGTATGGGAGATGCAGAACAGCTGACCAAGATGGTTTCTGACTTGGTTAAGGGTCTTTCGACTTTCAATAAGCAGACTGGTGTTGCTGAACTTGGCATTGCCTCCAAGCAATACTTGCGTGCGGCAGCCCCACAACTCGGAATGTCCTATGACGAGCTTGCAAACATCGCAAACCGTCAAGCGACAGAGCAGTTTGCTAGGGCAAGGGTCGGAAACTTGTTTGATACTATTACCGAAGGTGACGAGGAGTTCAAGAATTACATTCTCAACAAGATTCAATGGAACGACAAGGTTCAAAAGTTTGAACTCACCAATACAAATGGGAAAACCATTGACATTGAAGCCCTTAGTAAGACAAAAGAAGGCATTGATGCGCTGAGAGAGGAATGGAAGCAGTCAACAATGAGTGACAGAGAGGCATTTATTGATGCTGCGCAAAGGATTACATCGTTCCAAGAAAGACTTGAAGGCATAAACTCAATGATTGGAGCAATGCTCGCGCAGAAACTAATGCCGTTCCTTGAATTGGCAAAGACATTCTTGTTCAACAACTTGCAAGCACTTACGTCAATAGCAGCGAAAGGAGTTTCATTATTGACCAATCCAAAGTTCTGGCTTTCCATCGGAAAGGACATTACCGCACTGACACTTGGCGGTTTAGCCTCTATTGTACAGAATGCCGTCATGTGGCTCTTAGGACCAATCGGCAAGGGTGTGCAGCTCTTAGGTTGGGTACTTGACGCTATTGGTTTCGCGACTAACACCGATTGGGCTCAAACCATAGGAAAATGGCTTGACGGACGTGGTTTGGGAGAAGCAATGTACAAGGGTGTTAACTATGTATTGGATGCAATGGCTCCAACAACAGAGGCAGACGCTCAAATTTCATCTGCAATTAACGAAGTAGCGTTATTAGGAAAGACAGTTTACCAAGACGTAGCCAAGGCATGGGAAGTTGCATCAAAGAATTCCATTGATTCATATAACACATCACTGAACGCCATATTGGAGTCAAAGAAAGGTGAAAGGGTTTATACCAAAGACGCCCAATTGGAAAGCATCGACCATAGACTTGCAACAATAGCATTATCATCAGCAAAACAAGCCGAAGAACAAGTTAAGGGTAACAAATTAATGGCTCAAGCCACAACAAGTGCCGCAAGTGCTCCGACAATAAACAATGACAATAGGGATGGAGGCAATCCCTTGGCGGCAGCAATCGGCATAGCAGGTTTTGGCGTTCCTTTATATCTAGGCAAACGTGCTATAAGGAACAAGGTAAGGAACATCTTCGTTGTGAAGCCTTCAGTCAAAACGCCTACACTACCAAAGTCACCTACTACTCCTCCAACCAACATACCAACAGCAGTGCCTCCAAGACAAGTGCAAATATCTTCCACGCCACCTCCGACAAGAAGTATACCTAGTGGCTTTGCTGTTGACAAGAAGAGTGGGCTGCTGTTACCTTCTAGCTATCAAGTAGAGCAACATCGGAGTCGAGTTTCAAGCAAGCCATTTGCACGTCCAAGTGGTAAATCAATTGGGCAGCTGAGGAACATGGTAAAAATGAGGGTTCCAATGGCAAGGCGTGGAGTTGAAATACTTGGAGGAATGAGGGGCATAGGTACTGGACTTGGTCTTGGACTCGGCGGAGCTGCCATCAATATGGGCACAAATGCTCTTGTTGATAGAGGTACCATAAGGAAATATGGCGTTGCGCATTATGGCGGCAGCATCCTTGGCAAAGGTCTTGAATATGCTGCTATGGGCTCTTTCTTCGGACCGATTGGAGCGGCGATAGGAGGCCTTGCTGGTGCAACCATGGGAGCAGTTGACGTTTACCGTCAGAAATCACGAGAGGAACAAGCCGACAAGCAACGTGTTTCTAGTATAGCGTTGTCTCGTCTTGGAATAAGTCAGATATACACCCAATCGACTGATGGTTATGTGCCTTCATCACCATATGCAGCGGCATTTGGAAACCTACAAGTTAGTGCACAACCTACAACAGGCTCTCAACGCTACATAACACCAATTTCATCAATAGGGCAACCCTCTTCTAACCATCTTGACATAGGTGACATAAACATCAACGTAAGTGGTACCATCCGTCTTGAAGGTGGAAGCAATTCAAGGGGTATTGACCTTAACAATTTGATGAAAGACCAAGCTTTTGTTACACAGATAAAAGACTTGATAAAGGATTCCATAAACAAGGGTATGAACAACGGTCGTTCAATGCACGATGCCTCATCAATAGGAGGCGGATTGCCAAAACAAGTTTATGCGAACGTTTAATGATAAGAAAGACTTGAAAAAGAACAACATAAATCATTTACTTTAGATAGAGGATGGAAAAAGTAAGTAACACAACCTTTTCTAGGTTCGGTAAGTCAGTTACGTCGGCGTTGTCAAACGTGATATCAAACGGTGACTTCATGACAAGAGCCATAGGACAAGGAACGTCATATGATGACTTGATGATGGTCATACAGTTGTTGGGCAGGAAACCAGTTAGCTTGCTCGGCAAGAATTTCACGTACATATTTGACCATGTCCGCCGTAATTACCTTCAAGGGACTAGCGAGAAATCCTCCATCTATGGTCTTAATGGAAGTTCTATCTCATGCCCAAAGTTCACTTTCTACAAGGAGGTGCCAACTGTTAGGTTTGCAGACCCATATACGGATGCAGAAAACTATCTTGGAGGATGGGTTGCTGACATGCAGTTTGGAATTACGCAAGAAGGCGCGACAAATGTGACTTATGCTGAGTCCATGGATGGGATTGCTAGGTTGGAACCGATTGCGTTTGAGAATAAGATACCACCTGGTGGACATTCAGACCACAATCTTGTTCAATCCTTTGACGATGATGTTCTTCCATCGTGCGACCTCTTGAGAAAGACGTATGAGAATTTCCAAAATGGCAAATACCAAACCCTAATATCAAGGTTCCATACAAATACTGATAGCAGCAAGAGTCAGACAGACCCGACACAAACAGCCAATACCAAGCAGTTTGGCATGTCTCACGGAAGGAACTTGTTGAAGCTCAATCCAACCACACATAACACTTACGATAATCCTTATTGTAGGGTATGGACTGCTCATCACCAATATGCCTATCATACGGATACAATACGTCCATTTGATATGACAAGCCAAGAAGAGTTGGAAAATGTAACGTCAAATGGGAAAGGGAATAGTTTTAGGGTAACGAGCGGAAGTGGAAGCACAAGTAACTTTGACAGTGGTAGCAAGAGGCTCGACAACTATGGGGTCTTGAACCCCAAGAACGGTCTTGTGACAATTGCTCCAACAGCAAGGCTTGTTGATTATTTTAATGGCACGGTCGATGACAAGAACTCTGACGGTCACATGAGCCCTAAGAGGTGCATGTTTTCAATAGAGAACTTGGCTTGGAAGGACAAGAAATTGAGCAAGAGCGAGTTTGATGAGAAAGGGTTGTCTCCAGAACAAAAAGGACCTTTAGGCGGCCGTATCATGTGGTTCCCTCCTTATAATTTAAAGTTCAGCGAAGACGTTAGTGTTGATTGGAACGGAAACCAATTTATAGGGAGAGGTGAAAAGGTATATACTTATTCTAATACTGAGAGGCGAGGCAACTTGTCATTCACGTTATTAATTGACCATCCGTCACTTGTCGATTATTGGTCACGTAAGAACGGAGATGGAATAGAGTTGGATAGTGTAAATGACGGAGGAGTTGACAATAAGAACAACGAGGAGAATACACTATTGCGTTTCTTCGCAGGTTGTGATGTTCTTTACACCAAGCGTCAGACTTACCAAAAGAGAGTTGAACCTCAGAATGAGGAAGAGAAGAAGGAGGATGTATTGACGCCAGAACCACTAGAAGTTGCAAGTCCAACACCTCGCAAGATTGTCTGCGTATTGTATTATCCCAATAATTACAGTGGTATGGATGATAGGTCTGACAACAATGCCATCAAGTACCTTATGAACGGAGTTGGAACCAACAAATATGTTGATGATGCCAACAATGCTGTAGACATGCCGTTTGATACAACAAGGAAGGTTACTGTCAACAGCGCCCAAGTGGGCGGATATGAGATGCGACAAGACAAACCGTTGGATTATGGTGTGGATGAGGCTCTTGCAAACAGTTACAATACTATTGTAAAGACATATACGGACATTGCATCAAGGGCAAGAAAGGCTCAATTGCTGACTAACTCAAGCGGAAGTCCTATACAAGCTCATGTGGATGGTGACAGGTTTTATACTTTGGCAAAGCAAGTATATGATGGGTCTCCAAGTTTGGCGGCGGCAAAGCAAAGTCCAGTTCCAGAGTCATGGTACAGACAACGTTGGTACTATAGGGTGGACAACAATACCGTTCAGCAGATTTTGAATGGATATTGGACAAGTGGCAACACTCAATATACCCCAAGGGAAAATTACATTGATTCAGCAAGCTTCGGTCTTAACTCTGTTTATGGCTACACATATCCTACCACCAATGAAACCTTGAAGCAAGCCTTCGGTCTTGATGAAGGAAAGAACACTACATTGGTAAGTTTCGCTGACATGTATGTAGCACTGACTGATGACGCGAGCAAGACTGTTCTTGATGGTTGCTACAACAGCGATACGGTCAAGATTATTAGGGATGTTCTTACCAACAGCAACGGTGGGTATAAGATACAGAGCATCAAGTGCAATGGGCATGCTTCAAAGCAAGCTAGGAACGCAAGTACAAAACTGAATACAAGAAGGAACACGTCACTTGCGCAAGAAAGGGCAAATACGTTGATGACTTGGTTCAAGAACGCGGCAAAGATTGGACAAGATGTACCAACGGTCGCTAGTACGATAGAAATTGAACCTGGAGGGGATTTGGGCAAAAAAATCTCCGATAATAACATCAATCTTGAAGAAACCAAGGCTTGGAGAAGTGCAGCGCTTGTCATTGAATATACACAAGAGGACGTTGAAAATGCCGTTGCAACCCAAGAAACGTCCCCAACCAAGGAAGCAGTTCAGACAGAAAACGGTAATAGGAAAAACATATGGGACTTGGACGATGCATTGGTGAATAATCTAAATAAAGAACTTAGAAATATACCTTTTGTTCAAGAGCAACGGAAAGCTACAGATGTTCCAAGGTATGATAATGAGGGAGAGTTCTTCAAGTTGCTGTCAAAGGAAGACCCATTGGTGATGTCGGCTATAAGCGAGAAGGTTAAGTATTTTGACCCTGCATTTCATTCTATTTCACCAGAAGGATTTAACGCAAGGCTTACGTTCTTGCACCAATGCACAAGGCAAGGACCGACTGTCGGAACGAGTGACATGAATGTTATGACGGCTAACAACTTGGCATTTGGAAGACCTCCAGTTTGTGTTTTGAGAATTGGTGACTTCTATTACACTAAGATATTGATAAACAGCGTGTCCATAGAGTACGAACAGAATTGGGACTTGAACCAAGAAGGAATAGGCGTTATGCCTATGATGGCAAATGTCAATATCAGGTTTGTTTTCTTGGGTGGAAGCGATATCGAAGGTCCGATTGCTCGTTTGCAGAATGCTGTTTCGTTCAATTATTATGCGAACACTAGCATTTATGACAATAGGGCTGATAAGGTTAAGTATGACCCTAGCGGCAATGGTAGGGAGATTGACTATAAGGCTTTTCTTTATCCTTTGAGGAGTGGAAATGTTGATAACCAAGAACCTGGAAGCGGAACCACTATTTAATATATTTTTTTGTTTCATGGCATACAGCAGATATAAGGCTTTCAAATCGAATGGTGGGTACAAGAAGGTACCCTTCATTGAGATTGAAAAGAGTGACACGGATTGTTACACTACATATGAGGTTGGTAAGACGAGGCTTGATTCCTTGTCTTACCAATATTACGACAATGCCGATTATGGATGGCTTATTCTTCAAGCAAACCCTTCTTGCGGCTCGTTAGAGTACAAGATTGAGAACAACACTGTATTGAGGATACCATATCCACTTGACAGTGCAATACAGAGGTATGAAAGAGGGATAAGCGATTACGAGAGGCTTAATGGATTAGATTAAAGAAAAAGGAAAACAATTAGAGAAGATGGCAACACCGCATTCAAGCGTGAATTATGTCGAGCCTAACGACTTGTTTAGATTCACGGAGGAGATAAGCAATGTTAGGGGCGGAGTTGATAGGGCTCCAGATTTAGAGGATTACTGCATAGCCCTTGACATAGAAGTGGAGCTGAAATCAAGGATGACAGTCGGAACCTTGGATTCGGCTCCTAGGGTGTTAACTGTGTCTTGGAACAGCGGCAAGGAGGAGGTTCGCATGATGAGTGGAAGTAGGATGATTCCTTCTTCTTGGTCTGATGACGGAAAGACTCGAAATGAGTATACCTCTGCTAGGTTTATGACCGACAGATACGCTGACATGTGGCTTGATGACATTATTGATTACGGAACGACCGAGATGTTAGGCATAAAGTCAGTGGATATTGAGTATTACATGAATGTCATACCGAAAATCAAGGTTGAGTTCACGGATGTGAGGGGAATGTCGATTTTCGCGCCAAGGGAGTTGCAAAATGAGAAGGAATTCCAAGGGATTTTGGGAATTGACTCGTCAAATCCAGTCAAAACATTTTTCCAATGCTTCTTTATTGAGCCAAAGACGAAGTTTAGGTTCTATATAAAGGGTTTTTACGGAAAACCAGTGGCATATGAGACGATTTGCTCTGATTTTAGGTCTACTTTTGATTCAGATACTGGTGGTTTCAACATAACAGCCGAGTTCATAGGCGGAACCTTCTCCTTTTTGACCGATATTCCAATCCTAGCGCTTATGGCAGCCCCTTATTCCGACTACGGAGGCAAGGGCTATTGGGAAAGCAACATCAAAGACCGTTTCAAGCTAAAGGGTAAGGATGGTGTAGAGAATGTCCCTATGCCTACGCTGTGTGAACTGTATTGCCATTTCAACACATTGGTCAAGAAAACGACTAATGAGATGAAAAACAGTCCGTTAATGGAGGAATTGGTGTCTCATGACGAGGAAATTGCTAAATTGACCACCTTAAAGGACTTGTATGAGAATTGGTACGAGTCTTTGCTCACTTCATTGCGTAAAGAATATGACAAGTATAAAGTTTATGCGTGGAGGGACGCTCATGGAAGCTATACAAAGCTGATTTTGTTCACCACGAGCGACGGAGACTCCAATATGAGCAAGATTTATGAGAAAATTGGGTTCAGTGGAATTAATAATGAGCTATATGGCGCTGTAAATGAATACAATAAGACTGTTTCAAGCCTCAAGCAGCTTCCGAATGTGTCGAATGATTTTTCCGCGTACAAGAAAGTAAAGATTTTCAACTCGATAAAGAAAGTACCTCAAAGTTCTGAATATAAGAGCGCCGCCACTTATACTGCTGAGTTTGCAAAAACAGCCCCATTGACTGATGGTGACAAGGTTAAGGACTTTTACAACAATCCAAGAATTGCTTCTTTATACGGTGACGAGGGAAAGAATCCTTATCTATATGCTTATATCATAAATCTTGATTATTCAAACATCAAGAAATGGATAAACGTATATCAACAAGAAGCTAACAAGGGCAATACAGCTACAGAGGAACAAAAAATTGAGGATGAACTCAATAGGTTACTGCTAGCCAATATGAATTGGTACCCTTCTGTCGAGAATTTCACAAAAATCATGATGGCTCACCTTGAGACATTCTTGTCCATGATGGATAAAGTGATAACAGAGATTGGTTCTAGAACCCCAAGTTCCGTTGGAGTGAGTGTAGGCAAGGATGGAAATGCCTCTGATGTCCCTAGCTCGTCCGAGTTCTTGCCTCCGTTCCCTAGAATAACAAGGGAAGTTGAGGAAGATGGAATCACAAGGAAGGAAGACGCGTGGGTTGGAGATTTCGTACTTGACGGAAAGGGTATGTCCGAGGTTGATATTGTGAATGGGTTATTGAACGGTATAGGAAGGGTTAATGAGCTTGTGAAGCTGACAGAACAAGTCCTTGAACAATATGACAGGAATACTAGTATAAACACTGACTTGGCTCGTTCTGTAGTAAAGTACCCTATTTCAACTTTTGACTTTTATATTAACAAGAACCCTTACCACAACCCAACAGAGAATCCATCTACGTTTGCGGCACAAGTGTGCGCAAGAATGTTTGCCTTGCTTAGCTTGAACTTTTATAGGACAAGCGCATGGGGTTGGGCTAACACTGACAATATCAAGGCAATCGCAAGGTTGGAGGCTGAGAATTTCTACGACCTCAATGCAATGACGAACTCATCATTGAACGAGATGATACTTGGAAGTGGGGCTTTTGACGGAGAGACTCTCCTTAAGATAGTCACGAATGATAGCGACCCAATTATGGAAGCTTACAAGATTAATGGTAAGTACTACCCATGGTCTAAGAACGCCTCGTTACCACTTCTGAATAAGTCCACGATGTGGATGATAAGATATGAGGTCAAGGGCAAGAACGGTTCCAAGTCAACGTATGTATATCCTATCCAAGATTATGATTTTTTGGATGTGGAAAATACTTGTTCTGCATTGCAGTCGAATACTTTGCCTTATTCAAACGCTAATATCGCAATAAGTAACGTTCCGTCAACCGCAAATGTTGATTTTAAGGCTATTATCAACAGTAATGACTCGCTTTACCATTCTTTGGTAATTGACGATGTATATAATAGGATTAAGACTTATGTTGGCATTGCAAATGGAAATGGAAATGACGCTTATAACCAAGTTTTGAACTTGATAAAGAATTGTTATAATTTTTCTAGCACGAAAGATAATATCACTAATGTTTTTGAGTTTAATTCTCCGTCGATACATAATGCGCATTCGATTTGCAGTGCTGTCGGCATAAAAAAGAATGACGAGAAGTATGTTCCTTACATATTGTCGAGCTTGATTGATGTAAAGAATCCGAATGGCTTGTATATTGATGAGGATGGAAACACGAAAGCTTACGTTGAAAACCCAGATACGTTCCTTACGTCCTATCTCAATTCATTTGAGGAAGAAACGCCTAATACTGCGGCGCTTACATTGACGGAAGTCTTTGGATACGACTTGAACAACAAGATAAACACAAATTATTCGCTGTTTTTGCAGTATTCTTACAGAAATTGTGCAAAATCACTGTGGGAGAAAGGCGGCTTGGGCGTTACGCATATGAAGGCTGCCAAGTTCGTGCTTGGCATAAAGTGGATGGAGATGGATTCGTCGGTAATGTTCTTTAAGAACTCAACAATGTATCCACATGTCTTCATGCCTCGTGTTTTAGCCCTTCAGATTGGTGCCTTGTGTGCCGCTTGCGCATCAGTTGACCCAAGGAGATTGTATAATGGTGCCATCGATACGGAAAAATTAAGGACATTGGTTCCAATTGATGATTCCATGATGATTTTGACATACAAGTACGTCTCAAGGCTAAGCTTCGCCTCCAAAATGTCATATATCAAGTATTTCAAGTCTTGGGTTGACATGAATTTCGCCACAATTAACGAGAAATGCAAGTTCAAGGAAGTATACGAGGAAAAGGATTACATTGAGTATAGGGGAAAGAAGTATAGGGCAGAACACCCAGAGGTATTTGCGTCATACATATTCGACAAGTCAGTCAAATACGGAGAAGTAGAGGGGGACGAGAAGAAAAACATTGTCACGCGTGTTGTCTTTAATGAGGACAACCAATTTGTGCAAGAACTTACCAACAATTTGATGTGGATTGTTTGCGTTACTCACGAAAACGCAAATTCCATACTTGGGACAGACTTGAAACCAAGAACCACAAACGGTCTTACTTTTGCGTATAACGACGCAAAAACTTATTTGGATACCTTTATAGGCAGACTGCGAGAAATGCTCTCAGAAAGGCAGGAAATGCCCTCTACGGTCACGAGAATGGCTGCCACTCCAAAGCGTGTGAACGAGGATATGAAAATAGAGCTGTATAGGTACCTAAAACAGCTTTACGACAAATGGTACCCCATGAAGAGTGAGGAGTGGAAGTTCGAGAATTATTTCAAAGAGACCGAATATGGGCACCAATTCCACTTCATAGACTCATATTATAACAAGATTGGGGACAAGCTCCTTCTTTCGCCCCAAAAGCTGAACGAGCGTATCGAGACGGCTATGTACATGAGGGACTATAATGCCATGATGTTCAATTGGATGTCAAGTGTGTATAATGACGTTAGGCTTATGTTCTTGTGCATTCAGAACTTCAACGACTTGTCAAAGAAGGATTCGATGGAAGAGATGTTCAAGCCGCTTCCGTACAATGGAATTGGGAATGTGAAGAAACATCCTGACTTTGTTGCAATATACACGTATGAACCTTCTCATTATTTGGATATGGGCGACAGCGAGCATATGGATGACGGATTCATGCTTAATGACGAGATGGATACGCCGAAGCCTATAAGGTCAAGGGTAGAACCAAAAGAAGATGGAGACGCAAGTTGGTACAGAATACCTGCATTTGGAGTCTCTTACGGAAGGCAATACCAAAGTGTGTTCAAGAAGGTTTCTGTAGGAATGGACAATCCGATTGCAACGCAGCAAGCGATACAAGCAAAACTGCATATTGCAGGGCTTGACTCCAAGCAGAAAACCACTGCCTCGCAAGACCTTTACGACATTTATTCCACGCAATCCTACACTTGTAACGTCGAGATGATGGGTTGCGCATGGGTACAGCCAATGATGTACTGTGTCTTGACGAACATACCGATGTTCAAGGGTTCATACATGATTATGAAGGTTAATCACCACATGTCACAAGGGGATATGGTAACGACATTTTCAGCTCAAAGGATGTGCAACGTTTCCAATAGACTTGTAAAGAACATTTTCACGACTGAGGATGCTGCCGAGACGGAGTATGAGGATATTGAGAACGTACAATCACAACTTGCCGACATTGACAATGACTGTCCTTACAAGATTTATCCTTTGTTCGAGGAGCACAGAGGAAAGAAGATGTCAAAGTCACAAGTTGAGAAGGGTGTGGCAATAATGCGCATGCTTATCGCCAAGGATAGCTCAAAGATGACACCGATACTTGCAGCAAGTATTTGTGGAAACATTGCCGCAGAGAGTAAATTTGACCCTTATGCAGTCAATCTAGATAATACAGAGTTGACTTTCGGTCTTTGTCAGTGGAGAGATACAAGTGGCAATGGACGTGCAGCAACATTGTTGTTGGAGAATAACTATTCTACTTATGGATATGAATATAGTGGAACGACATATGTGCCATATACACGGTCTGAGAAGGACACATACATTGCAAGATTCAATAAGAAAATTGGAACTACTAGCGCTGCACAGTATGAGGTGAATTTCTTGTATGGTTCAATGACAGCAAGTGGCTCATATCGTGCTGATAAGCTTAATAAGGGAGGTTTTTGGAGTTCTACTACAATAGAAGACGCAACTAAAAAGTTTAATGAATTGTACGAAGGTTCAAACCAAGACCCAACAACTAAAAAGTTTAATGAATTGTACGAAGGTTCAAACCAAAACCTAACAAATAGAATATCTTATGCAAAGCAAGTCTACAATGCGTACATGAACGGAGGTACTGCAAAGGATGAGAGTACAAATAATACTACCGACTTTGAGAAAAACATTCATGTGTTGTTATTTAATGCCGTACAGCAGACATGCAACTCCAATGACTACACCAAATGCAAACTTACCATGTCAATGTCAAATGATAGGGTTTTGGGGCAAATGGAGAAAGTCATGAACATAACGCAAGGAGATGGCAAGACCGACAAGCTTGGAAAGGTGTTTGACATCCTTCTCAACGGATATTACGAGTATGTTGAACAGATGTATTGGGTTTATGCCAATGACACGAGTGACGTTTTCCCAAGGAGCATAAAGGTTGTTCCAAGACTGAAAGTTTCTCCGAAGGACAGAAGAATCTTTGTTGTCTCACACTTGAACTACCAAAGTGACACACAGCCTAGCTATGTCAATGGGGACAGTACGGAATTTTCGACGAACTTTACGCTTCCAATCTTGAAGAGGTATGGTCCTTCACTTGAAGCCTTGTCAAAGTCAAGCGCCGCAAGGAAAGAACTGCCGCAGTTCAACAATAACGGTATTGTAACGAGCAAGTTCTCAAATGCTGAGGTTAAGGCTTGTGACAGTCTCATAGCAAGAGGCTCATGGTTTGAGAATCACGTTAACGGTTCTACTCAGAAGATTGGACAGTGGGAGATTGGAAAAAGCATTGCATATTTCAAGACGAATGTACCAATTGACAAGAAGAGCAATCATGAATGTTACAAGTATGTCAAGAGGGCTTTGTATGCTGGAGGTTTCAGTACTTATAGTGATATCCCAGCCTATACGTTTACGAAAAAAGTTAGCGAGAATCCAAAGTCCTTCAAGATGATATACGACAGTGGAAATTATGTCAACGAGATACCTAACTATGGAGAAAAGAGGGTCGGCGATATTATGGTGTTCCAATATGTGCCGTCTGTACCATACGGTCATATTGACATGTATGATGGAAGAGATTGGGTCAGTGATTTTAGAAGGGGTGACAAGGAGATGCCGAGGAAACCGTCATGGATAAGGGTGTTCAGATTCCCAGAAGATGGCGAAGTTTGGTAAGTGAAAATTTGTCTTTTTAACATTTTTAACATATATTTGCACAAACGTTAAAATGAATCTGATGAACAAGATAGGATATGTAGTTTCTGAGAAAGCAATCAAGGGTCTTGAGGGGTATGTAGCCCAAGTGAGAACGCTTGAGGAGGCAGACCCCTCTTTACCAATTCTGATTGTCGGATGGAAAAAGGCTAAGGAGCTTAAAGGGTACAAGGGAATACTCGAAAGACATATTACGGACAATTTGTTTTGGACTTTTGGCAAGATGGAGTCCCGTGTCGATTATGAAAGGGACTTGAAGCTTTTCTATGCTCATATCCGTCAAGTTTTGGAGAAAAAAATTACTTACAAGTATGTTAATCCTTTTGCATTGACATTTGATGCAAGAAGAAGGCTGATAAAGAGGCTTTCTGATAATGCCATGAGAAGGGTTTATAGGTTTGGTTCCATGATTTATTTGTTGGAAAACAATGTCGTGATGGGCTTCTGCTCCACAACTCTTGAGTATTGCGGAATTAACCCTACCAAGCTTTACAAGAGGATTACCTCAAACTCTAACACGTATGTTGTCAAGAGCTCTCTGAAGATAGAGATATTTTGCGGAGACAAAAAGTATCTATGCCCTTGTTTATGAATGAAAAAAAAAAAAGTTAAAGTAAGAGATATTTATTGATGATACATTAGATTCATCTAACATGGCAAAACGTTTCATCATAAAGAGAAGACAAGACAGCAGACCGTCATTGAGACCGAGTCATGCTTTGACAGAAAATAAAGAACAAAACACCGAAGAAATGGGAATTAGTACACAAGATAAGGTGGCTATCGCAATGGAAATGCTTAACGCCGAGCCACAGTCACAAATCAAGAGGATTAAGAAAGACAAGGGTCTCATTGAGAGAACCGAATCTTCAAAGACGATACTCACAGAGGACAATAAGGAGCTTTTGATTGACTAACGCGAGGGGGGACAAGGAGAGATGGCTACAAACATAAAGTTTCTCAAGGACAATGGGCTACTTGAGGCTCACAAGCATTTCATGGCGTTGAGCGAGGCTTATTTCCCTCACGCAGAGTCGAGCGTGCTTGACGAGGAACTCCCCAACGAGGACGATGAGAATATGGGAATGCCCCAAGACGACCCAATGCAGCAAGGAGGCAACGACATGATGCAAGGTGGAGGAGGAGCCCCCATGGGAGGCAACTTGCCTCAAGACGGCATGAACCAAGACGGAGCCATGGGAGGCGGTCAAGACATGGGCGCACCACCAATGGGTAACGAAGGTGGCATGGATGGAGGAGCCGATGGAAGCATGGTTGACATGGGCGATGACGCGCAAGGCGATGAAAACCCATTTGCTGACCAAGACGGTGATAATGAACCAAGTGATGACGGTGATACTATTGACATAGACGGACTCACCAAGGCGCAATCAAAGCTTAACGTCAAGCAGAACCAAGTCGGAAGGGACATGGTGAAGATTGATGACAAGATTACAAAGCTTATTGACACGATAAGCGCATTGCAGACGGCATTGGATAACAACAACAGCGAGATTGAGGCTCTGAAGGGAGAATTCGAGAAGAGGAACCCGACTCAGACGGAAAAGCTTAACTTGCGTTCATTGGACTCATATCCATTCAACCAAAAGCCGAATGAGTATTGGGAGAAGAAGAACCAAGAGGGAGGATATACTGCATATGGCGACAATCAAGAGCCAACAACAAAGGAATATGTTATAACGAACAACGATGTTGACAATCCTTCGGCTGATGTGTCAGACACGTTCTTCAAGATTGATGACGATGATATCCAGACATTGGACAAGCTTTTTAACTTGTAATAGTTAAATTACACTTTATAAAAATTGCAGAATTCTGGAAAAAAAGCTTCTGGAATTTTGCAATTTTAACATTTTTTACATATATTTGCATTACTTAAGAAACAATTTTTGAGCGCGAGAAATGAGTCGCGCATTTTTGAATATTTTTTTTATTTATTTTAATTATTATTTTATGGAACAAGCTTACAAAGTTAACATTACCGCAGACGCGATTGACAAACAGTATCAGACAGAGAAACAAGCACTAATACCCAAGTCACAAGTTGGGTTTGACGCAAAGCACTACCTTGAGGCAAGGCTTGGCGAGAAAGAATTGTCCAAGACATTGGTTATACGCCTTTTGCCATTTGATTCAAACGGCGGTAGCCCATTCAAGAAGCTCCATGTACATATGGTTAAGGTTGACAAGAATCTGTCCAAGAGTGGATGGAAACAATTGATATGCCCTGTACATAACGAAGAAGGCGGCATCAAGTTTGGCGACAAGTGTCCATTCTGCGAGATTTCCAAGGAGGCAAGGCAGATGAGACTTGAGGCAACTGATGAAGTTCTCAAGGAGAAATATAATCAACTCGAATTCGCGAACAGAGCACGCGAGATGTGGGTTGTCAGATGTATCGAACGTGGCAAGGAACAAGACGGTGTAAAGTTTTGGCTCTTCAATTCCTCTCGCAAGAACGATGGCATCTATGACAAAATCATGAACATCTACAACATGCGCAAGGAGGCAAGCATCAAGACTTTACAAAAGCCTTACAACATATTCGACCTCTCAGAAGGAAAGGACTTGATTATAACACTTTCCAAGACGCATGACAATAAAACTGCGACACAAGTTATGGACGCAGAGAGCAGAAGCTCGTTGTGTGACAATGTCGAGCAAGGTCTTGCTTGGATTAACGACACGATGAAGTGGCATGACGTGTACAAGGTTAAGCCTTTTGATTACTTGGATGTTGTTGCGAACAATGGAGTCCCAGTATGGAACAAGGAATTGAATAAGTTCGTGGATAAAGAGGAAAATGACAAGCTAGTTGCCGAGAGTACACAGAAGGAGATTGAACAAAACTTGCAAAAGCCATCTGTAAACTTCGAGACTGTGGTTAATGATATTGAGCAAGAGGCAAAGGCTAAGGAGACTCAAGCAAAGCCATTCCCAAGCGTGGAACCTCAAGTGGCAGTGTCAACCACATCTCAGACAATGGATGATGACTTGCCATTCTAAGGATAATGAATCATAAATTTTGTTTTGCCTAATGAGCAACGCTAAATTGAAATTCATATTCGGGTCAATGGGCTCAGCCAAGTCGCTGCGCCTTTTGACCACCGCTTACAACATGGAAGAGCGAGGCATTCAGATAATGGTTCTTAAGCCCATGGCAGACACACGAGACGGCAAGGACGTAATACGTTCACGCGTAGGTCTTGAACGAGAGTGCGTGTCTGTTGACGATGATGCCAATCTGTACGAGCTTGTGGATAGTTATAACTCTGTTTTGGAAAAGATGGGCACAAGGCTCAATTGTGTAATGATTGATGAGTGCCAATTCTTGGAGGAAAAACAGATAGACGAGCTTTCAGATGTAGTGGATAAGCTTAACATTACAGTAATGTGCTATGGTTTGAGGACGGATTTTAGGTCAAGATTATTTCCAGCTTCAAAAAGATTGTTTGAGCTTGCTGATGACTTTGAAGAAATCGAAACCACGTGCGAATGTGGAGAGAACAAGACCATGATTAACGCTAGGTTTGACGAAAATGGGCAAATGCTCAAGAATGGAGAACAGATAATGGTAGGCGGAGACGAAATGTACAAGCCAATATGCAGAAGATGTTGGAAAGATTCCACCGTAAGAAAATGACGACACACAACTAAGACAATCAAATGAAACAACCCATCAAGAAGAAGGAATTCAAGAAACCATCAATAGCGTCAATTAGGGAAAAGCTGAACTTGACGGTCAAGAATGAAATGGACTTGGTAAAGTCAGCTGCCGACAAACCAACGGAGTTTATAACAATGCCACAAGCATTCGCAGATGCAATAAAACTTCCAGGAATACCAAAAGGCTACCTCACAATTGTTACAGGATGGTCAAACACTGGAAAAAGTACTATCAAGAACTGCCTCATTGCCTCGTGCATCAGAAGTGGAACGCTGCCAGTGATATTTGAGACGGAAAATAACTTTGATTTCTCTTATGCTATCGACTGCGGAATGCGAGCCACACCAATCTACGGCAATGTTGAGGTCGAGGATATAAACGAGGAAACAGGAGAAGTTACCTACCATACCGAGAACCGAATTGTCAATTACGAGGGAGATTTCCTATATTTCGATAATAAAATCCTTGCCGCACAGTATGGCGATAACGATTATTCCACAGGCAAGAAAACCAAAACCAAACGCAAGGTTGCGGTTATCGAGGACATTGCTTATTGCATAAATGAAATCCTCGACATGCAAGACAATGGCGAGATTCAACAGCCAATATGTTTCATATGGGACAGTATAGGGTCGATAGGTTCATTTAAGTCGTATGCTAGCAAAAGCGGTAATAATATGTTTGATGCGGGAGCAATTGCGCAAGCCTTTAACAGTATCATAAACGACCGTATCCCAGCTTCCAAGAAGGTAAGCGAGCCTTATACCAACACCTTCTTCTGTGTGAACAAGATATGGAACGACTCAATGAATTCCATGGGAGGTGTTCCTTCAATAGAGTTGAAGGGCGGTAAGACCATGTTCTATGGAGCTAGGCTTATAATTCACTTGGGAGGTATTGGAAAGGCTGCTACGAAGAAACTAGATGCCACGGCAAAAGGATGCAAGTATCAGTATGGAATAACGACGAAGATTAGGACAACCAAGAACCAGTTACCAACACCATGGAATGTAACCTATGAGGGTGAAATGTCATGTGTACACAATGGTCTGTTGAACCCAGAGTTATTGGATGAATATAAGAAAACCTACATGAAGGACATCTTAGCCAAGCTTGAGGAAGTTGGCGGCGGAGTTGGAATTTCCGAGGGAGACATAAGTTTTGCCGAAGAAGAGAGCGATGAGTAGGAAGAAAACTACTGATGAATTTTTAAGAGAGGTGAAGTTCAAGAATTCTTATGACTTGGACTTCACCAATTTTGTTTATGACGGGAGAGATGCAAAGAGCGCTGTAAAATGCAATGTTTGCGGTCATGAATGGCAAACAAGTCCAAGGATTTTGTTGGGAAACCATGGTTGTCCTATTTGCAACAAGGAGAAAGGACACATGAAAACTCGTTCTTCCCAAGAAAAGGTGATTGAAAAACTCCAAGAAACCTATGGAGATAGATATGACTTTTCAAGAGTACGTTATGTAAATGCAAGAACAAAGATTGAGGTGGTGTGCAAGAAACATGGAAGTTTTTTTGCCATGCCTCATGACTTGTTCAATTACCACGGATGCCCCTTTTGCCGTCAAAGCAGAGGTGAACAGATTGTTAAAAATGCATTGGAAGAGAATGGAATTGAATTTATTCAACAACATTCGTTTGAATGGATGAGAGTTTCAACTTATGGAAGGCTTTCTTTTGACTTTTACATTCCAAGTCGCAACATTGCTATAGAATGTCAAGGAAGACAACATTTTGAGGTTGTTAATGCCTTTGGAGGTGCAGAAACCTTTGCAAAAACATTGGAAAGAGATAAAAAGAAATTCAATCTATCTCAAGAGCATGATATAAAATTGATATTTTTCTTGGAAAAGCGATTCAACAAATATATGGTTAGTGATTCCACTTATTTTAATGACACTCATGATTTAATAGAATATTTAAAATGCCAAGAGCCTTGACAAGAGATAGCTTTATCGAGAAAGCCAATTCAATATTTAATGGAAAATATTCTTACGAGAAAGTAAACTATGTCGATTATAAAACGGAAGTCACAATAACTTGCCCTATTCATGGCGACTTTAAACAGCGTCCTTCAAATCATCTAAAAGGACACGGTTGCCCATTGTGCGCGAAAAATGGTGTTAGACCCACTTTAGAAGCCTTCAGAGCACGTTTTTCTGACAAGATGATAAACTTATCGGAATTCGAATATAAACGCGCCACAGACGCAGGAAAGTGCCTCTGTGAGCGTTGTGGAAATGTTTGGTACACCACGCCCATGTCTCTTATGAAAGGGAGTGGCTGTCCTCGTTGTGCGAAGGAGCGTAGAGTCATGAAAAGAACTAGCAACATTGATGAGTTTATAAGAAAAATTCAAGAGAAACATGGAATCAATTATGACTTTAGCGAATCCAAATATGTAAATGCAATAACGAAAATGGCTGTTATTTGTCCGTCACACGGCAAGTTTTTCATGACCCCAAATGATTTGTTAAGTGGTCATGGATGTCCAATATGTAGTTCAAGTAGGCTTGAAAGTGAAGTTAGGAAGATTTTAAGTGAGAATAACATAGATTTTGAGGAGCAGAAGAGGTTTGAATGGCTGAGGCTAAAGAAGCCGTTATCGTTGGATTTTTACTTGCCAAAGCAAAACATTGCGATAGAATGCCAAGGAATACAGCATTATAAAGCAATAGAGCTTTTTGGAGGCGAGGAAGAATTAGTAAGAATAAAGAATAGGGATTTCATTAAGAAAGAGTTATGCGAAAAACAAGGCATAACTCTTGTTTATTACTCCAAAAGTGACATTCTTTTAAAAGAAGGCTTGACTGATAACATTGCCTTCAATGAAAGAACATTAATGGAGTTAATAAACTAATAATGGCAAAGAAAACTTTAACGTCTGAGATTGTCAATGACAAGTATACTGAATATTTGTACAAACATTATGACATACAGACAAAGGATTACACTTCAACTGACATACCATTGATATCGCAAGGAGACTGGGACAAGATGAACGAAGATAATTGGAACATATTGCTTATCTGTGGCAAAAGCGGAAGTGGAAAGTCAACACTCTTGAAGGAGATTGGCGAGATTCCCACATTGGAATATGATTATACAAAAGCCGTTATAAGCCAATTTCCAAAACTTATGGAAGAAGAGGCTTGTGATTTGCTTTGCGGAGTCGGTTTGTCTTCCGTTCCAACATGGCTCAGGAAGCCTCAGGAGCTCTCAAATGGTGAGCGAGCTAGACTTGACCTATGCATGTCATTATATTGCGCTAGAGAGTCTGGAATTGCCCTTATAGACGAATTTTCAAGCGTTGTCAATCGTGACGTTGCCAAGTCCATGAGCTATGCCTTGCAAAGGTACGCTAGGCAAAGGGGTTTGAAGGTTGTTATATGCTCTTGTCATTTTGACATTATAGAGTGGTTGACACCAGATTATGTATTCAACTTGGAGCATAAGGACAAGGACGGAAATGTGGAGCTTGAACATATGGTTTATTCTGACGACACTGACTATAACGTTTACCAAGCCGTAACTTGGGCTGAATCGTTGAGTGAACCTATGAAAGTTAATCTTGGAGATTGAAACAATGAAGGATATACATGTTAAATGCAAAAAGGGGTCTCGCCCTAAAATAGAACTTACGGTAAGAAGGGTTGAGGCTAGCGTATGGAAGTCAATGTCGTTTGACAAATCTCATTATTTGACTGCGGCATTGAATCCATCGTGCAAGTGCTTGGTATATGAGTGGAATGGGGTGCCGATAGGTTTCGTTGGGATTTTGAACTCACCAAGGAAGGGTGTTCCGTATGGATGTTCGGTGTCAAGGATTGTGATATTGCCAGATTACCAAGGGTTGGGGCTCAGTATTAGGATTTTCGATTTTTCTTGCGGCATAGTCAAGTCATTGTCTGATGAGAATCATGATTATAGGGTTTATATAAAGACAGCCCACAAGAAGTTTGGAGAGGCTTTGTCTAGGGACAAGAATGTCATAGGCACTTGCTTTGACGGCAAGGGGAGAGATGAGAAATCCAAGGATGACAACAAGTACAGAAATAGACTCACAAGGGTTAGTTATTGCAAGGAATATGTCGGAGAGCCTATAAGAGGATATGAAAAATTACTGCTTCCGATTAGCGTCATGAGAAATATGAAAGAGCCGAATTTGTTTGATTTCGGATAAGATATTTATTATATAAGGAGAAATCAAATAAGAAAGATGGTTATAACTGACGATATAAGGCATCTTTTCAAGCTTGTGAAACACGCCTTGGGCGCGCCAATAAGACCAGTGCAGCTTACGGACGAACAGTTGTGCAGCTTGCTTGAGATGAGCATAGGGGATTATGCCGAGAAGGTGCAGAATTGGGTTTTGAATTGTAATTGGATGAATATACAGAACAAGGATGCGATTACGTTCCAGAATCCGAGTGACTATGCTTATGCCATGACAACAAGGACTTTCCAATGGAGCCAAGAGTACTCGTTCTGGTTTAGCAAGGAGGTTGGGCTTCAACAAAGAGGTTCATATGAGCTTAAGAAGGACTTTTTCCAAGTGGAAAGAGGTAAGCAAGTGTATGTGATACCAAAGGGAAGGGAGATAAACAAGGTAATGTATGTGACACCTTCAACAACGAAGGCTGCTTTGTATGGAAATCTTGGAACCCTAGATACTGGCATTGGAGGTGGCTTTGGTCAATACGGAAACATGGGTAATGGCATGGGTTTGACTGGATTTTATGTCGGTTCGGCTTTTGACACTGCACTTATGGCAGCTGACTTGAAATACAAGAACTCATTGCTAAGGGGCGACTTGGCATATCAAGTGACAGCTGGACCAGACGGAACTCACCTCGTGCATTTGATGTCAACACCTGGTTCTCCAAACATGGTCGGCGGTGTTGCAGCTGATGATTCTTGGGGATGGAATCGTTATGCCAATTGCTACGTATGGTACACGTATTATGACACGGATGGAACGAAGGAGGATTCGGAGGCTTGCAAGAAGGAGAACAAGGATACGGTTATCATAACACCAGACCAAGTACCATTGGAAGAAATGAGTTACGAGCTTATGAACAATCCCACGCAGCAGCTTATAAGGCAGCTATTGATAGCAAAGGCAAAGATATTGCTTGGTAATATTCGTGGATATGCCTCTGGTAAAGTTTCCATCCCTCAAGGCGAGATGATTCTTGACTATGGAATACTCTTAGAGCAAGGCAAGTCCGAGGAGGAGCGTGTCTTCAATGACCTTAAGGAAAGGCTAAACGAGATGACCCCTTGGAAACAGCTTGAGAACCAAGCTAATTTGAGCGAGCAACTTATTAATGTGCTTAAGAATAAGCCCCTTAAAATGTATATACGATAAGAGATGACGGATGCGATTTCACGTGTTTTACGGCAAACCATAAACGAGATGTTTATCAATGAGAACGCCGAGACGAACAACGTTAATGCCGCAAAGCAATACTTGAGGAACGAGAAGGGAATGAGCCAAGATAAATACCAACAAGTAATCTTGGGCATTAAGCAAGGGATACCCAACGTGAGAATTCTGAAAATGAAGTACACGTTAGGCATTGCTCGTTTGTTCTGTAACCGCGAGCTGACAGACGCAAACATTATACATAGACTTAACAGAATCATATATTTTGCCTCTACTAAGGAAATGGCAGAGTCATATGACAGGAACTTGAACAACTTGTCTTTTCAAGAGCTTGACAAGATTTTCACATCACTTATCCAACAGCAAGACGAGGAGGAGCGTTCAAAATCCAATTCGCAAGATGGTGAACGCACTGTGAACCCTAATTATGATATTGTAAAAATAACTAGCTTTGAACAAGCGGCTCAATATGAAGACTACACTCCATGGTGTGTATGCTCTGACGAGGATTCTTACGACCGATACGTTGGTGGCACAGGTTCTATTTTCTATTTCTGTCTCGCTAAAGGATACGAGGAGATTCCTTATGACCAAGGCAGCGCCTATCCTTATGACGAATACGGTCTTTCAATGATAGCAATAACCGTTGACAAAAATGGCGCGTATGAGACATGTACGTTGCGATGGAACCACGAAGTACCAAAAGAATGTGATGCCGAGCATATGCTTTCTGTTTCACAAATAGAGGAGTTGTTAGGGGTTGACTTTTACAAGACATTTCTTCCAATGTCCAAGGAAGATTATGAAAGCCAAATAATTGAGCGTTCCAAATCGGATTTTGGGGTGGCATACGAGGAACTTGAAGATAATTCAAGTTATTATGGATATGATGAAGATGAGGATTCTGGAATCTTTGATAATATCTTAGTGTGCGACCCCTCAATGGGGGACAAAGATGAGCGTACTATATGTGTATACAAGAGCGAAGACCAACTTTATATTCTTGTTGACAATGAGCTTGAGCCTATTATTCAAATGGCATTTAAAGATGTATCTCTCACAAGGGCAAAGGACTATATTGTGGTAACTCGTGAAGATGACAGTGAAAACTTGATTTCAGTCGATGGCACTTTCATGTTTGATGAATGGCAAGATGGAATCGCAAATTATCTATATGCTAAAACACCGTTCTTGCTTATTCAGAAAGACAAGAAATGGAATGTTCTTTTCGAGAATGGGAAATGGTTGTTAAAGGAGGGTGCTCCATATATTACTTATGACAAAGAGGGTAATTTCTTCAACATTCATGACAGCATACATAAAGACTCTCCCATGACAATAGTTACTATGGAAGGAAAGATAGGTTTACCATTCAAAATTGCCCAGCAACGTGTTTATAATGGTTTATGGTTCATTATGAAAGAGGGGTTGAGAATCTACGAAATATACGACAGAAAGACGCTACAACCGTTTGCGCCTTGGAAAGTGACTGAGCTTAGGGGGAGTTATGGTTTTGTCTATTATGTTGTTGATTTGGAAGGTGACAACGAGACTTATTACTTGGACAAACAAGCGAATCTATATGTTAAGGCAGAAGCCAACAAAATGAAACTAATCAAGGAAAACCCATATTTGAAGAA